AAATAACATTAGACAATTTTGCCAAACATAGAGACAATCCTAATTATATTTTTTATCAAAAAGTTAGATATACTCACAAATTAGGACACGAAGTAAATATAATTTGCAGAGGAACCATTATAAGGAATGAACATGATATTCCCGTAAGTATGATCGGTAGCCATACAGATATCACAGATATGACAAAGAATGAACGGGAATTAGAAAAACAAATTAATAAAGCCTTGGAATCTTCAAGATCCACAAAATTATTTTTGGCAAATATGAGTCACGAAATTAGAACTCCTATGAACAGTATTGTCGTTCTTTCCGATCTTATGTTGAGGGATAAAAGATTGTCAGTAAAACATGTAGATTATTTAAATTGTATTGTTAGTTCAGCAGAAGTTTTGATGAAACTTTTAGATGATATCTTGGAATATTCTAAATTAGAAAGTCTTAATTTGTCTTTAAACAATCAAAAATGCTTTCTTGCTGAAAAGAAAAAGACTATTTTCAACACATGGTCAGAGAAAATGAAAGAGAAGATGATTCGTTTTAAGATACATCTTTCAAAATCCGCACCCAAATGTGTAATCATCGACAAACAAAGATTCATACAAATAGTAAACATATTGATATCAAATGCATATAAATATACTAAATCCGGAAAAGTATCCGTCAAAATATATATTAAAAACGAAAAGTTGTGTGTCAAAGTTAAGGACACAGGTATAGGAATACCACTTCAAGATCAAAAAGATTTGTTTGAGCCTTTTACAAGAGGGTCCAATGTTGTCAACAATAGCGGTACGGGGATAGGATTGTCTATATGTAAAACGTTGGTGACGAAAATTGGAGGAGATATATGGTTCAAAAGCAAAGAAAATATAGGATCGTCTTTTTATTTTACATATCCGTTTACCGATAACATCGAAGAATCTGAAGAAGATAAGGATGTTATCCGCAAAGTAAAGAATCGTCATTTGGAAGTTCTTATAGTTGACGACAATAAAGTGAATCAATACATTCTTAAAGAAATTTTCGATGCTGATTATCCATTCATTCGTTATGATATCGCCAATTCTGGAGAAGAAAGTATAGCGTGCGCAAAAAATAAAAGTTATGACATAATTTTCATGGATGTTGTTATGCCACCGGGTATTGATGGTGTTGAAGCAACAAAGCGCATCAAAGAAATAGATCCTAATATTTATATTGTAGCACAAACGGCTAACGCCATCTCAGGAGATAGAGAAAAATATACAAAGATAATGGATGATTATATAGCCAAACCTATAAAAAGTTCTGACCTTCAAAATATTTTTAGTCGCTTTAGAAAACATACATAGTTATAAATGTGGATATACGTCATAATAGTTATTTGTATTGTTATTATTTGTATGATGCTAATATACAAACCAGAAAAATTTGATGTTCTTGATAAAGTCATAAATCGTGATGTAGAGGAATTTGTTGTAGGTTTTAGTAAACCAACCTATGAAAGCAAACCCACAAAAAAGAAAAAAGAAAAACTTCATCATGACGAACCAGAAATTTTGATTGCTGATCCGAACAGCCCAGACGATTTGGAATGTCCAGAACCTCGTGTTGGTGGAACAAAATTCAAAAACGAGGAAAGATGTCGTGCTATATTGGAAAAAATATACGGTAAGAAATTTCCATCAGTGAGACCGACATGGTTAAGAAATCCTGCTACTAAAAGATGTTTGGAAATAGATTGCTATAATCATGAACTCAGATTGGGTTTAGAAAGAAATGGAAAACAGCATTATCAAAAGACAAAATTCCACAAAACAAAGAACGACGTAATATATCAATTCCGAAAAGATCAATGGAAACTCAAACGATGTCAAGAGTTGGGTATTCAAATAATTTCTGTTCCTTATTGGGTAAGACCTGAAGAACTGGAAAATTATATAAGGGAAAACCTCATAAAAGTCGGAAAGTTGGATCCACCTCAAAAAGAATAATTGAAAATATAAAGCACAATCATACATTTTAACAAAATGTATCCTATCCGTTGTTTTTCCTGCAAAAAAGTTTTGGGTAATCTATGGGAAACATGGTTCATCATCACAGAAGGTAGATGTATAAAGGACGCATATTACAAAGAAGAAGAAATTAAATTACTCGAACCCATAAAAAAGAAAAAATTAACCTCCAAAGAAAAACTATACAATGAAAAAGTAGAGAAGAAAAATTCCAAATTAATTAAAAATAGGAAATCAAAGGTTGTTGTCGTAGACAAAGAAGAGACCATTAAAAGGGTCTTGGAGGCATACGGTTTAGACAAACCGATCTCAAAACCACATGCAGCAGATATGTTGAATGTGAAAAGACAATGTTGTCGCACAATGATGTTCTCTTCCGTTGTCTATGATGAATAAAAATGATATATATGTATATTGTTAAGGATTGATCAAAATGTCTTTTTTGAAAACATTTGTTAAATATAACACTCAGAATGTTCGTGCTGGACTTTTTGGTTTGACTATCGCTTGTATCAACATATATAACATAAAACGCAAAAAAAGACAGGATGAAATGGCAAAACTACAATACTTTCAAGTAAGTGTCATAAAAGGGTTAATTTACGGATCTGTATACCCGTTTAGTCTTATATATGTTTGTATTTCTGCCATGGTAGAATCACCAGAAAACTTTAATTCGCATTTTATTCCTTTATCCAAATATGGGAATGAAACACTTCGTCAATTGAAAGAGGTTCAAGAGGAAGACGTCTAAAGAAAACTATTATCATAAATGCAGTGGATATTGATTCTATTCTACATTTCCTACGGGTTAGTGGTTTCCAAATTATGCTATGACATTAAAAATATGAATGTACACATTGACAGAAATTTATATGAAAGCGTTGTATGAATTTTGAGTACATCACCTATATGGTGATGTACGAATAAATCATAATAATATTATGATTCAATATTTATTTATTTGCGCGACTTGCCTTTCTTGGCTGGTGACTTGCCTTTCTTGGCTGGTGACTTGCCTTTCTTGGCTGGTGACTTGCCTTTCTTTGCTGGTGACTTGCCTTTCTTGGCTGGTGACTTGCCTTTCTTGGATGGGCTGGCCTTGCGAGTGTAAACACACTTGGAGGCTGTGCTCTCCTTATCACGACGAGTCAAGACACTTTTGCCACGAGTAACCTTACCTGGGCAAAGTTTTGCGCCGGTCTTCTTGGCTGGCGACTTAGCCTTCTTGGCTGGCGACTTGGCCTTCTTGGCTGGTGACTTAGCCTTCTTGGCTGGCGACTTGGCCTTCTTGGCTGGCGACTTGCCTTTCTTGGCTGGCGACTTGGCCTTCTTGGCTGGCGACTTGCCTTTCTTGGCTGGAGATTTAGCCTTCTTGGCTCCTGATGCGCCAACTGTGGCAGTCTTGGCAACAAGTTTGTAACGCTTGGCGAGGCCGAGCAATACGCCCTGTTTCATTCCGCTGAGGGCTTTGCCTTCAACGCCTTTCTTTTTACGGTAGTCCGAAACCATTTTCGCGAGTTCAGCTTTCGTGTAGTTAGTCATTTTTATTAAAGTGGACAGAATATTTTTAGATTTTTTTAAATATAAAAAATCTCAATACAATCTTTTATATTACGATTAACTGTGGTAGGGTTACTTGTTTAGACTAATATTAATCTATGAATTGGTTATATTTGTAAAAGAATAAAAAATGATAAAAAATGTATAATTTAAAAATAATACTATAAGACAACAGAATGGGAAAGGAGATACAAATTTCTACAAAATCGAAAACGTGCGAACAAATTATTGAACACGCAAAGAAATTCAATGAGGGCTTGAAAATTGACCTTGATAAATTTGATGGAGTGTACAATGTTTTTGATCTGATTAAGACATGTGCAGCAAGAAGTCGTTACAATCCTGATTGGGGAGTGTTGGCAGGAAGAATGATTTTGAATGAGATTAAAAAGACGGCTGGTCAAACGTTTTCTGACGCGACGCGGTTGTTAAAGAACCAACTTCATCCAGATTATTACGATTTTGTGATTTCCAATGAAGATGTCTTGAATGAAATGGTTGACGAATCACGATCTGATAAGAGACAATCCATTTCTGTTGCTACATGTTTGAAATCGTATTTGTTGAAATTTAACAAATGTCAAGGATGTGGTCAATGTGATGAGTGTGACAAATTGTGGTGTGCTTCTACTCTCGAATATATGTATATGAGAGTTGCAACATTTTTATGTATGCCTGATCTACAAATGATCAAGGATTTTTATACACTATTATCTGTAGGCCACATTTCGATGGCTACACCTACTATGTTTAATGCTGGTTTAAAAAGACATCAAATGGCATCGTGTTTTGTTGTGACGATTGGAGATTCTCTCTGGTCGATTGAAGATTTTTGGTTGGCGTTTGGAGAAATTTCAAGAAATGCCGGAGGTATTGGAGCAGATGTTTCTCGCATTCGCCATTCGTTGATTGGTGAAGTTGGTAAAAGTGATGGCATTCCCGCCTTATTGCCAACATACCAAGCGATTTTGCGTTATGTTGATCAATCTAAAAAGAGGAAAGGGTCTGCTGCAATCTTCACATCGATATGGCACATTGACATTGAAACGGTCATTAAAATGAAAGACCCCAAAGGAGCAGAGTCTGATGATACGAAATGCTTGGATCTTTCTTATGGTGTATGGCTAAACGATCTTTTTATGGAACGTGTATCAAAACAAGAACCATGGTCTTTGTTTTGTCCGAAAAAGGCTCCGGGTCTCACAGAGTCACATAACGAAGAGTTTCGTGAATTGTATTTGAAATACGAAAAAGAAGGTCGCGCACGAAAAGTTATTCCAAATGCGCGCAATCTTATGATTGAAATCATTGAAGCGCAAATGAGTACAGGTATGCCTTACCTTTTGAATTCTGATCAAATAAATAAATGTAATATGCAAGATAATATTGGTATCATCAGATCCTCAAATTTATGTGTATCGGGAGATACCAAGATATTAACAGACCGCGGTCAAATAGAAATACAAAAATTGGTGGGAGAAAAAGTAAATGTGTGGAATGGAGAGGAGTTTTCTTCGACCACAATTCACCAAACAGGCGAAGGCCAAGATATGGTAGAGGTTACTTTTAGCAATGGCTCCATTTTGAAATGTACACCTTATCACAAATTTTATATTCAAAAAACCAACCCTCGTTATAAGCCTAAAAATATGTATTTAAATGAAAACATTGTTTCCGTAGTAGAAGCAAAAGATTTAGAAGATGGAATGAAAATAATTAAATGTGAATATCCTGTTGTGGATACAAAAAGACGTTTCCCATACGCATATACACATGGTGCTTTTTGTGGAGACGGAACATATGAAGGGTTACGAAAAGATAATAAACTATGTCAAAAACTAAGTATGAAAAACAGTGCTTTTTGTAAGAGACATATTAATCATAGGGAATATTATGATTATAGCCCTACAGAACACTGTAGAGCAAAGTTGGGAAACATACCAAGAATATCATTATATGGCGAGAAAAAGAATTTAATAAATCATATAGACAGTAGACATGTAAGAGCAGAAAATCTAAAAAACGACAGAATTGACTGTTGTTTGCATTTGGATCTTCCTGAAAAATTTAAGGTTCCTATAAACTACTCGTTAAAGGACAAACTTGAGTGGTTTGCTGGACTGTGTGATATGGACGGAACTATAGCGAGAAATGGAAATAATGAATCATTACAGATAGGGTCAATTCATTTTGATTTTATTAATGACGTAAAATTAATGTTACAAACAATGGGGTGTGATCCTAAAGTTACAAAAAGTAAAGAAAAAGAAATGAGATTTATGCCTGATGGAAATGGTGGTCAGAAAAAATACAATTGCAAAGAGATTTATAGATTGTTAGTGTCATCATGCGATTTATATAAATTACATACAATGGGTTTCAAAACGCATAGATTGATAATAAGTGGAAACCTTCCACAAAGAAACGCAAAACAATTTATCAAAGTTGTATCCGTCAAGAAATTGGAAGAAAAAATGGACACTTTCTGTTTTACAGAAAAGAAGCGCGGTATGGGAATTTTTAACGGAATTTTGACAGGGCAATGTAGTGAAATAACATTACACACCTCTGATACAGAAATTGCATCATGTAATCTTTGTTCCCTGTGTCTTCCAAAATTTGTTCGAGAGGATAGAACTTTTGACTGGGAAAATTTCATTTCGTGTATCCGAATGTCTGTTCGTGTCATGGAAAATGTCATTGAAAGAAATTATTATCCTGATCGTGGTGTTGAAAAAAGAGAAAACAATCGTAAAATGATCGAAGATATGCTTCAAAAGAATGGAATTCTAAATGTGGACATTCGTCATAGTATGGCCAAGGAGATCGTAGATAACATGGAAACAAACGAAATCCTTCCACAAATCAAAAAGTCTAATCTTGCTAACCGTCCTTTGGGAATCGGTTTACAAGGATTTGGTGATGCTGTAGCAAAGATGGATTGGCTTTTTGACGGAGAAGAAGCAGCAGAATTCAACAATCGCATAATTCAAACCCTGTACTATTATTCTGTCGACGAATCAGCAAATCTTGCGAAACAACTTGGATCTTATAAACGCTTTCCTGGATCACCATACTCGAAAGGAGAACTTCATCCTGACCGTTGGGTATCACCATCAGGAAAGAGAACGGAATTTCTTCATGAATTTGAGGGAGTTACATTGGATTGGGACGCTTTGAGAGAGAAAGTAAAAGGTGGCGTCCGTCATTCAACACTTTTGGCTTTGATGCCTACAGCGACTTCTTCGATCATTGCCGGTAACAGTCCATCAATGGAACCGATTAACTGTATTGTCGGAACCAAAACATTGTTGTCTGGACAACATGTTGTTTTATGTGAAGAGGCATACAAAGATTTAGAAAAGTTGGGTGTATGGAATAATAGACTTGTTGATGAAATTATCAATGCCAACAAAGATAACTTTGATTCACAATCAGGAATTCAAGGTGTTGGTGGAATACAACATCTTTCAATTCCTCCAGAGATTGCCGACCAACCACTAAAACGAGCAAGATTTAATTATATCAAACAAAAGTATCGTGTTGGTTATGAATTGTCTGCGAAAACTGTGATTGATCACGCTGCAGCAAGAACACCTTTTGTATGCCAGTCACAGTCTATGAACTTGTGGATCGCTAACCCTTCAACATTGAAACTTTTGGCCATCTACAATCACGCATGGAAACAAGGATTGAAAACTTTGGTTTACTATGTTCGTGGAAAATCTTCGCTTGAAGCGAGAAATATCACTGCAGCATGTAAAGGTGGAATGTGTGAAGGTTAAACTTTCATATTTAAAATATGAAATATAAACTAATGTAATTCCAAAATTCTTTGTACAGTAGGAATAATTTTGTCAACACCAACAGATGATTGTTCTGTGTAAATTTTTGTTATCAAAGCGTCTACTATTTTTATTGTGTCAATTTCCGTTTTTGTGGAGATATCTTCTATATTCTTCAACAGTTTAAGAACAAACGCAAAATTTGTGTTTCTTTGCTTCCAATCATCCACCAACAACATTCCAACAATAGCCCTCACACCATAATTCTTTATCTTTTTAATTTCTTTCAAAAGAACATCTTTAGGAAATTTGTTGTAATATGGAAAAAGAGGATACTTTCGTGAATATAATTTCATATTCAAATCTTTATAAAAATCTCCATCCCATACAAGTGTATACCACCTCAAAAGCATAATACCCACAGACCACAAATCCTGAGAAGCAACCTCCTCCCATGTTGACTTTAGTGTTAATATGTTTGGAGGCATTGTATATTCTGTTCCTCTTTTGATACACCCAGATAGTTCATCTTTTAGACATCCATATCCAAAATCTACATACTTGAACACATTTTCGTTTTCATCATACATGATATTTTGCCCTTTGACATCCTGATGCGCTATTCCTTGTTGGTGTATCATATCTATACCACGAACCAAATCATTAACAACACTAAAATCGTTTTCTCGTTCTTCCAACGGTTCCGTTTTTATTTTGTTATACATAGTTTTTCCTTCTATGAAATTTGTTATGATGTATCCTTTTCCTTCTTTGAAATACTTGGATTTCAAACATAAAGCGTAAGGAAGACATTTGGCTTTTAACTTTTTTAATATGTCTACTTCATACCTCCAATCCAATTTGTTTATTCTTCTATCTGGATTGGTAAATATTTTAATGGCAACTACCTGATCATCACATATACCTTGCCATACCTCACCATATTGACCAGAGCCTATTTTATCAACAAATTCACACTCCATTTAATACCTGAAACAAAAAAATGTTTATGTATTTTGATAATGTTTTAAAAGTTATAATATATTGAAAGATGTCAACCGTTACCTTTCAACTCTCTGCTTCTGATGTGAAACGCGCCTTGAAAACTGGAAAACTCGTATTGATTGCTTCGCCTGATGACGGAAGCGAATCCACACCATCCGTTCCAGCACCCAAGCCAGACGATTCTGGCGATTTTTCTGCTCATCCAGCCGTAAGTGGTGGAACGGATTCCACGGAAGCAACCCCTAAACCAAAATCAAAGAAACAAAAGCCTTCCGAATCAGAATCTGATGTTCCAAAATCCAAGAGTAAACGCACTTTGTCAAGCGATGATTCGGAACCAAAGAAGGGTAAGCGTACTTTGTCAAGTGAATCGGAATCTCCAAAACCAAAGAAGGGTAAGAATGACGAATCTTCTGAATCTCCAAAACCAAAGAAACGTTCAAGCGATTCATCGGAATCTCCAAAACCAAAGAAGGGTAAGAATGACGAATCTTCTGAATCTCCAAAACCAAAGAAACGTTCAAGTGAATCTTCTGAATCACCAAAACCAAAGAAGGGTAAGCGTTCGTCGTCCAGTGACGATTCTGAGGTCAAACCAAAGAAGGGCAAGGCAGAGCCTAAAAAGGGTAAGCGTGCGTTGTCAAGTGACGATTCTGAGGTCAAACCAAAGAAGGGCAAGGCAGAGCCTAAAAAGGGTAAGCGTGCGTTGTCAAGTGACGATTCAGAGGTCAAGCCCAAAAAGCGATCAAGCGATTCGTCTGAAAGTGAAAAGCCAAAGTCAAAGAAGCGTTCGAGTGAATCGTCTGAATCACCCAAGTCAAAAAAAAGTAAACGTGGTGACGATTCGGAATCTGTAGGAGTTAAAAAGCGATCGGTGTCAGAGAGTGACGAATCTGACCCACCAGGACCCAAGCCTTCTAAAAAGACTCAGCCAAAGAATGTAAAGTTGGTGGCTGTCAACAAGGCAAAGGGCGGTAAAGATTGGGATGTGGCACCAGATTATTATACATTTGCTAAAGGAACTAATTATATCGTTGATAAGGATTGTGTTATTGGAGCGTGGAGTAAAAAGGGAATTCGTGAGTTGACAGACAACGACGTTAAAAACATCAAGGCCAAAGGTTGGGATGCAGAAAAGGAAGATGAGTCGACTATTAAAAAGTGTATGAAGAAACTTCGTTAATTCATTTTAAACAAAATGAATTTACATCATTGCTGAAGCGATGATAGATATACCATATACAACTGCTGTATATGGATTTAAAAGGTTTAGTGTGTAGGCTGTGTAGATAACAGGTGCGGAAGCAACAACATATTTAGATCCTTTGAATGCGCATTTCATGTAAACATACATATTATATATGTTCATTTTTAAAATGCCGTAGGAATTTTATTATCTTTTTTCCTTTCTAATCCAATGTCATAAAATCTAACAAACAGCAAAACAATGAATAGAGCACCAAAAGCAAACATTATTAATTGATAAAGTGTTCTTTTCCTTGTGCCAAACCATATAGATACAAGTCTTTCGAAAAGGTCACCCCAAACTCTTGAAAACAATGAAAGAATAACCCAAACACCAAGCCAGAAAAGGTCGTTTATATAGGGCGAGGTTTCCTTTTCCTCGTCTTTAAAAAGTTTTTCGACCGAGACCGTCTTCATTTATTCGTGTGTTTACTTTTTTTCAAAGAAAAAAGTAAACACACTCAATCTATCCGTACGTCGCCATTCGGCGACGTACTCATTCGATTATTCCGAGAAGAGACACCACGTTATTCAAAAATCTCACAAAGTTATGTCTTTGCATGATGTGTTTTCTATCGTACATATATACATGATACCCTATGGATACAACAGATATTTCTACATATTCTATATTTTCACCTCCAATTTTTACTCTTACGCATTGTGTCATGGGGTTCGCTGCTATCAAATATTTATCACATAATGTTGTGACAAGTGTCTTATAGCATTCCATTTATATAAATGTTATTAAATTCTTCGTGGATTAAAGAAGACGATCGTTTGACAATATTGAAGGATCACTTTCTTAATTTCAACGGTCATGTGTATGAATATACAACTATCGGCGATGGTAACATAAAAACTATCACGTGGAACGACCATGAAGCCTTGATATGTGATAATAAATTGGTTGGATGGGATCAGGTTTTACCATCATTCAACCCTTATTATCATGATGAATGGCAGAAATTCCTTTTCATGTTTTTTCCAAAGAAATATTGTGGCGATAAAGTCTTTGAGAAGAAAGAATTGGATTCGGATGTTTGGAGAGAATGGAAAATGCATTATCTAAATGAAAATCCTTGTAATTTGGTCAGCCCACGAAAACGCGAATCGTTGAGATTAAGTTCTTCGCCCACGAGAATAGGAATGTCTCCACGAAGAAAATCACAACATGCAGAACAATACAGCCCTAAAAGCCCAAGAAGTCCTTTAGGTTCACCAAGATCATCATACTCTGATCACAAACCCATAAGACTAAATAGTTCTCCTGGAAGATGCCAACATCCCATTCCATAAATCATATAAATTTATATGATTATTTTATTCGTTGGATGACGAATTATCTGAATAATATTTTTATTGTATTTGCACTTGTTCGTTTCATTACTCTCCATCGAAGATCGTTAGGATCCGTTGACAAAGTCGCTTTACCATCCACACCAACTTTACAGTATCCGGGAACTGTACACGTACCATCATCCTCTACAAAAATTTGTCCAATAAGACCAATTGTTGCCCATTCGGGTCTTGCGCCACGTGGTACATATTTTTGTGATGGGTCATATTCACTTGAAATTTTGTCTCTTGTTATGGGTGTTATTCCAGTTTCAGACATAATATCTAATTTTTCTTGATCGGTGAATAGATCGGATGCATTTACACGGTCGGTGAGCATAGTTTTGATTGTATCATAATTCGATTCATACATTCTTAGGGTATCTAAACCGACTATCAATGTATTTGTTATGAAATTTACAAAACCTGATCTTTCTTGATTTTCCAAGGCTTGTATTCTTGATGTGATGGTTTCGATAAGTCCTTCAACCATACTGTCTTCTTTGACGCGCTCGCCAAACCCATCGAGTTCATACATACCTGGCCAATATTCGTAATGATTACCAAGCATCATGACGGTTGTTGACACAGCGCCTAATACATATGTATCGCTTGGCGTCGCCCATCTTATAGTTTCACCTGCATCGTCGAATGTAACCAGTCTCCCAGGAATATTTTGTGTGGTTATACCAAACTCAAAACATTCTGCAAAATCAGCACCACCGCCTCCAGAGACAAATCCTGAACCTGCTGTTGCTATATATTGATTTGCTCTGCATACCAAGCTTGCTATTCCAGGGAAAGCCGACCCCAAACCGACGCCCGAACTGTTAACATTAGTTATTGAAAACCCTATGGCGAGACTTCCCGCATTTGCACCGTGAGCAATATAAAAGGACGGTGCGTTTTGACTGACTATAGAATGTGCAACACTGTTTGCCGCGTTACCATATCTTCCAATTATAAATTTGTCCCCAGTGTTGTCTGGAAATGATGCACCACCAAATGTAGTCCCAATTGAGAATCCATGCGAAAAATCTTGAGAGTTCGCTGTACTGGAAAAATACCCACCAGCATGCGAACGAGTACCGCTTGCGGATATCTCTTGGCCTTGGGCATGTGAAAATTGTCCAGAGGCTACTGCTTTAAATCCTTCAGCATGTGCACATGTATTTGATGCGACTGTCGCAACCCCTTCAGCATGTGAATGATCACCAGTGGCTTGTGTCGTTTGACCTTCTGCATGTGCGTTTATACCTGATGCAACAGTGTTAAATCCTTCTGCGTGTGCGCATGTGACACCTGCCCTTGTCCATAAACCTTCTGAGTGAGAAGCAAAACCTGATGCCTGTGTGCTTATACCTTCTGCATGAGAAACAATACCTGATGCTGTAGTATCTTGGCCTTCAGCATGTGAAGATTCGCCAGACGCTGTCGTGGAATTCCCTTCAGAGTGAGATTGGTCTCCGCTGGCAGTAGTTAACCGGCCTTCCGCATGTGAATATATCCCCACAGCTGAGGTATCTCGTCCTTCAGCGTGTGATCCGTCATTCGTCGCTCGTGTACTTATACCTTCCGCATGTGATCCTGAACTCGTCGCCGTAGTATTTATTCCTTCTGCATGTGATGCTGTATTACCAGCATTTGTTTGTATACCTTCTGCATGTGAAGCGTTACTCGTTGCTTGTGTACTTATACCTTCCGCGTGTGATCCTAAACCTGATGCGACAGCATCAACACCTTCGGAATGTGAAGCTGTCGCCCCCGCCTTTGTCTTAAAACCTTCCGCGTGAGATGCGGTATCAGTAGCTTGTGTACTTATACCTTCTGAATGAGATGCATTCCTTGTTGCACGCGTATAAAACCCTTCACTATGACAATAATCTCCCGACGACAGCGTGCCCGATCCTTCTGTATATGATGCGAATCCACCTGCGTTCGTTTGGTAACCTCCTGCGTGAGAATAATCGCCAAAAGCTGTTGTGCCGAACCCTTCTGCATGTGAAGAATATCCCGATGCTAAAGTGCTTATACCTTCCGCATGAGACCCTTCTCCTGATGCAGTTGTATAAGAACCTTCAGAATGCGCCCCCGTCGCCCCTGCACTTGTTTGAAGACCTTCCGAATGTGATGCATTGCCCGTCGCCTGTGTACTTATACCTTCAGCGTGCGACCCAACACCAGAAGAGGTTGTGTTTGAACATTCTGAATGCGAACTTGTACCAGATGCAGTAGTGAATGAACCTTCTGCATGCGAATAATCGTTTGACGCTAATGTACCCAACCCTTCAGAATGTGAACTTGCACCATCTGACGCTGTACTGCTACCCTCCGCATGCGAATTAGCCCCAAATGCCGTTGTCCCTTCACCTTCCGCATGTGATCTTGCCCCAACGGCCGTCCCCGCCCCCTCAGCATGTGAAAAAAGACCTTCCGATACAGATTGACCTTCTGCATGAGACCCAGCCCCAGATGCAAGCGACCCTTCTCCTTCTGCATGCGCATACGCCTCCGTTGCACGCGTATTAAGCCCTTCTGCGTGTGAGGCAGTAGCACCAGCACTCGTATTCACACCTTCCGCATGAGAGCCATTGCTTGACGCTTGTGTGCTGATACCTTCTGCATGTGATGCTATACCTGACGCACTTGATTGAAGTCCTTCTGTGTGTACATACAAACCAATAGCTGTTGTTCCACCCCCTTCGGCGTGACAACCATCACCATTCGCATATGTTTGTACACCTTCCGCATGAGAACCACTACCATCACAATAAGATTCAACACCTTCTGCGTGAGAAGCGGCACCGATTGCCTGTGTACTTACACCTTCAGCATGTGATCCGAAATTAGACGCCGTAGTATTTGAACCTTCAGCATGTGATGCCGTTCCTCCTGCAACTGTTAATAAACCTTCCGAATGTGATGCCCATTCTTGTGCTATCGTTCTATCTCCTTCAGCATGTGAAAATGATTGTAGTGCCTGTGTATCTCTACCTTCAACATGCGAAGCCTGCCCAACAGCCGTACCCCCTTGACCCTCAGCATGCGAATTCGTACCCACAGTAAAAGTTTGAAACCCTTCTGCGTGTGATGCGCGCCCTTCAGCAAAAGTTTGTTCTCCTTCCGCATGTGATTGGTCACCAACCGCCATACCACTCAAACCTTCTGAATGGGAATTCCTTCCGCCTGCCCGCGTCCAAAATCCTTCAGCATGTGATCTTTCTGAACCTGCTACTGTATTTTCTCCTTCTGAATGTCCTCCACGATTTTCACATCTCGTGTTTATACCTTCCGCATGTGCACCTATAGGATCACCGGCTCCAGGTGCCAACACAAGAGTCGATATGCCTTCCGCGTGTGATCCCGTCGCCAAGGCATTAGTATCAAAACCTTCCGAATGCGCACCTGTCGCTCCTGCAATAGTCCTATATCCTTCAGAATGTGAAGCATCCCCGCTCGCTCGCGTGTCAATACCCTCTGCGTGCGATGCAGTTGCAATTGCAACAGTAGACTGACCTTCCGAATGAGAAAAATTCCCTGTTGCGTTTGTATTGCTTCCTTCTGCGTGTGAAGCGAACGCTGAAGCAATTGTGTCACTACCTTCAGCATGTGAGGCTGTGCTACTCGATGACGTATCCTGACCTTCCGAATGAGAAGCAGATCCGCTGGCTTGTGTACCAGATCCCTCCGCGTGCGAAAATAACCCTGACGCCCGAGTACCTGAACCTTCCGTATGCGATCCAGTATTAGAAGATACGGTATTAAAACCTTCCGCGTGCGAATATAATCCTGTTGCTGTTACTCCACCACCTTCTGCATGGGAACCTGTACCTCCTGCGAATGTATTAAAACCTTCTGAATGTGAATTTTCTCCAAATGCCCAAGTAGAAGAACCTTCCGAATGCGAATTGTCTCCTGATGCGATTGTACTACTTCCTTCCGCATGTGATCTTGGTCCGTTTGCCGTTGTTCCTTGACCTTCAGCATGTGAATTATTGCCCAAAGCGTTTGTATTCAAACCTTCTGCATGTGAATTGTCACCGTTCGCAAGTGTATCATTTCCTTCAGCATGTGATGCTGATCCGTTCGCTTGTGTGTTCAAACCTTCCGCGTGTGATGCTGGCGCAGTAGCCTGTGTACTATCGCCTTCCGCGTGCGATTGGTTTGCACTTGCCGTTGTACTATTTCCTTCCGCGTGAGAATTGTCTCCTGTTGCTGACGTGCTATTTCCTTCAGAGAACGAAGAGTTTCCTGTAGCAGAGGTGCTCGACCCTGTAGCTGTGGATTGGTTACCTGTGGCAAAGGTGAAAGCCCCAGAAGCAAAAGATCTCGCACCAGAAGCAGTTGTATCTTCACCTGTAGCAAACGAATTAGAACCAACATTAGCAGCGTCCCATTGAGTTCCTGAAACTGTACCCACACGAAATCCTGTTCTACTATAATCAAAGAACATACGACTTCCTGCCCCTGAAATCGCATTTTGCCCAACAACAAAATCATCACCAATTTGTGATCCAGCCGTCACATTTTGACCAATAAAACCTCCAAAATCAATAAATGGAGGTATTATACCCGACCCAACACCGGTTATTCCCTGTTCACCTTGCGTTCCTTGTGGACCCGTCACCCCCACACCGGTTTCTCCCTGTTGGCCCTGTATCCCTTGTGGGCCCTGTATACCCTGAGGACCTGTAACCCCCACACCTGTCGCTCCTTGGTTACCTTGTATCCCTTGTGGGCCCTGTATACCCTGAGGTCCTGTAACCCCCACACCTGTCGCTCCTTGGTTACCTTGTATCCCTTGTGGGCCCTGTATACCCTGTGCTCCGGTCACACCTAAGCCAGTTTCACCTTGAGGCCCCTGTAATCCAGTCGCTCCCTGTATCCCAGCACCTGTTTCTCCCTGTATGCCGGTTTCTCCCTGTGGACCCGTCGCTCCGGCAAGGCCGGTTACACCTTGGTCACCACCGCCGGGACCGATCGGACCTGTTATCCCAAGGCCTGTCACACCCTGCAATCCGGTAATCCCCTGTATACCATCCACGCCGGTAGCACCCTGAGGCCCCGTCACCCCAACACCAGTAGCACCCTGCTCACCTCCACTGGGACCCGTCACACCAACACCGGTCGCTCCTTGAGGGCCGTCCACACCGGTCACACCCTGCGGTCCGACCACGCCGGTCGCGCCCTGTATACCCGCTCCAGTCTCACCTTGAGGCCCCGTCACACCAACGCCGGTAGCACCTTGAATGCCTGCTCCAGTCTCACCTTGAGGCCCCGTCACACCAACACCTGTCGCTCCTTGAGATCCAACACCGGTTTCACCTTGTGGACCTGTCACACCAACACCTGTAACACCCTGTATACCCGCTCCGGTCTCACCCTGAGGTCCCGTCACTCCTATGCCGGTTTCTCCCTGAGGGCCTACGGTTCCGACACCTGTCTCTCCCTGGATGCCGGTCACACCAACGCCGGTGACACCTTGCGCTCCCACACCGGTTTCTCCTTGAGGACCAGTGATCCCAATTCCTGTTTCTCCCTGTATACCATCTGCCCCTGTAACACCTTGTTCTCCGCCACCCGGTCCCGTCACACCGCGCGCTCCGGTTTCACCCTGAATACCTGCTCCTGTCGCACCCTGTGGACCCACAGGCCCCGTCACTCCAACACCTGTGACACCCTGTTCACCTCCACTCGGACCCGTCACACCAACTCCGGTGGCGCCCTGTATACCATCCACGCCGGTGGCACCCTGCAGTCCATTCACGCCTGTAGCGCCCTGTATACCATCCACGCCGGTAGCCCCCTGTATACCCGCTCCTGTCTCGCCTTGTGGTCCGGTCACCCCGACACCGGTCTCTCCTTGTGGTCCGGTCACCCCGACACCGGTCTCTCCTTGTGGTCCGGTCACACCCACACCAGTTTCTCCTTGTGCTCCGACACCTGTCTCACCCTGTGGTCCCGTCATCCCAACACCGGTCTCTCCTTGTGCTCCAGTCACGCCTAAGCCTGTGACGCCCTGTTCACCTCCACTGGGTCCTGTGACACCAACACCAGTGACACCCTGTATTCCAGCACCGGTGGCGCCTTGTGGGCCTGTAATTCCGACACCTGTCTCACCCTGCGGACCCGTGATTCCGCCACCTCCACCTGAAGCAATTGCTTTCCATAATAAATTAGTTGTATCCCATGCATATTGTGTAGAACCTGTTAGATCGTAAAACAAGGCTGGTCTTGTTATGCCAGCAGGAGTAAACGCTCCCGGAGGAGCCGTTCCTTCAAAAATGTTATTAGATTCGATTTGTAAATTTGCTGATCCTTCTGTTAATATTAGTTGAGATGATCCTTCTGTCCAAAAATTAAGTTCGCTACAGAGACCCAAATTGACTGTATTAACTAAGGTTCCTGTGCCACCAGGATTACCTTCCCACTGTTGTATTGTTAATGCCGATCCTCCATCAGAACATGGTATGATGTCAAGAGTCTGCGATGAACAACATGTAACCGGTTTTCTAACAAACGCACTTGGTCTGTATTGACAATGGCACATCTTATTAGCACACGGCTGTCGATAACAATGACATGATAAATTTCCACAGTTTGACATTTTATATATATATAGATTCTTTTATCATAAAAGAATTAACAACATTTACACGGTGTACAACAACTAAATGTTTTTGTGAAAAATGCTTTGAAACGTGTCCATCCACCACTTTTAACCCAATCTCTTCCCCAGAATATGAGTTCGACAGCGTTATCAAAAATGGATGTATAGAATTTTCTGTCTCTTTGGCTTACATTGACCAACAATAAAATATCATTGAACAGTTTTGATGCCTCGTCCTTTTTAAATTTTCCTCGTCCTTGTCCTTGAATGGATTCTACGATGACAACAAGCATACGGATCAACTCTACTGCCAATCCCTTGTTATCTTTGAATTTTTCAATGATATTAATGAGGTCGGTGATGATTTGCGAATCGTCGTTAGACAAACTTAATTTTGCATCTTCCAATTCGCTTGTTAACGATTCTTGGTCTTTGTATTCTGAATTTTTGGCTCTATCCACAGAAGCCCTAACGTTCAAATATAATTGTTCGGACGACATATCCTTTTATTAATGGATAAACATAATAAATGGATGCGTTTCTCAAAAAACGAACAAAACATCAAATTAAACAATTTATTTTATCATCCCTTCAAGATTATAAAAAAGTTGTAGACCAAATGTTCATTCAAATCCCAACAATGATAAAAGGATATACACCCATACAAAGATTGGCATACATATTACACATTCAAGATTTCAAAGTCGTTCAAAAATTAAAAATTCTGTTGAAACAGATATCCATCGGTTCATTAGCAATAAATTCAAAAATATTCCACACATTCCTTCTCAAAAATTCTTCACAAAAACCATCACTTGTAAATTACGATGATGAAGAATATAGCGACTCTGACTCTTGTGTCGAAGAATTAATCCTTGTAGATTAACACTTTTCATGATAAAATCATGAATATTCTCAATGAAGGTCAATCTATTCGTACGTCACCTTTGGTGACGTACTCAATCCGTTGACCCCCGTAACGGAGGTCAATCAGAAAACAATATAGAGTTTTCATCATCTTCCACCCCGATGAATGTCGGTCCCGTAAAATATTTATTAAAGTCGTCCAAATTATTGGTGTCTTCTTCGATGATATCTGGTTCCCATTCATCTTCTTCAGATCCTTCACCTTCCAATTTCTCTTCAATCGCTTCGTCTTCGATTTCAGAATCTTCGTCGGTTCTGAGACGACATCCACGAATAATTGTACATTTCTTGGATGTGTCCACATATTTAAAGTATACGGGTTTTCCGCTCGGAGTTTTTCGTATTTCTGTCTTGATATGATCAAAATATGTAATCATGTCCAACTTGAATTCATGAAGTTTACACGGTTTCAAACTTGTACCCTTTGTAGATTGCGAAAAGTGTGTAACATAATCTTGATACAGTTTTGGATCGATCTTGACGTAAGCCTTCTTGTCCTTAATATCTTCAACAAAACGAGATTTGATAAACTGGCTAAAGATATCGTTGTTAAGTTTATATTGATTTGTCGCCTCCATAACTTTCGACGGAACCTGATCCAACCCTTCTGCCTGATAAAACTTAAAATATTGTAACAAAACCCAATAACCCGCATCCCTAAGTTTTGTCAACTTGGCATCAATGTTCTTGTCAGGCTTAAAATGCTTTCGTATCCATTGTTCTTTCGGATCGTCAGGAGCATTCGAATCAAAAATAGATTCATGTGGAATGATACGTAAACGATTTAATGTTGGTTGATCGTCAGCAGGAAATGCTGGCAACTTGTTCAACATAATAAGCATAGTATACAACATTTTCACGGCACCTCCTTCTTGATGCAGTGAACGAACTTGTCGTTTGTCACCACCAGAGTTGACTTTAAGAGCGCCAATATCCAAAGTTTCATTCTTTGAAATTTCTTTAACACTGGCCAAACGCTTTCCAACCATATTCGCCACATCTGGTTCGGGACCACCAGCAGATTTGACTGTGGATACAACAAAACGATCACGTTTGAGAGTATCGGCATATTCTCCGAATATCTCTTCCAAAAATTCCAATTCTTTAGATTTACCAGCATTACCATCATCATTTGTCAAAATCAAAATCATCTTCTCAATGTTACCAGCAACCATACAAACAGAAAAGGCTTTCAAAACCCAATGTCTTAAAACAGGATCAACATGCATTTTCGCCCAATACCTCATAACAGATTTTACTTCCGGATGATCCCATGTGAAATCACGATATGAAGCACCCATCTTCATGGAAACATAATCCTCTGGAAGACCCAAACGATGAATGCCATTTTTGAGATCGTATACACCATTTTGATCACCAATCAAATAAGGATTTCTATCAAGTCTCTGCTCAAACTCAATATCATCTGAAAACTTGTTTTGCGCAAATCTCACCAATCCATTCAAGAATGGACCATTCTCAAACTTTTCTTCAATCTTGTCACTATATTTGTGAAGATCTTTGCGCTGACCTTTTCCAATATATTCGTCAAGATATTTTTTCATACGAATATTAAACATATTAAACATAAATTTTGGTTGTTTGAATTTGTCCTTTACCCAATGACCTGTACGATTGTCAAATTTGAACCAATTAGATTCTTTAGTGTATACAAATTCTCTTCCATAAAGACTTTTTGCCAATGTACAAATTCTTCCTTCAGATAATTTTGTGATAGCCATATCAATCTCTGAATGATAAATATTTCGTCTCCAGTTGTCATACTGATCGGGGTTATCTTCTTTAGCCCAATAAACCAACGATCCCATACTAAGACCGGTTCCGTCACCAGACAATGCTTTTCTTGTGGCGTAATCCCAAAGATCGATCATTTTTTGTTGTCTACCTGCTTCAAAATATTCGTGAGGAGCCATTTTTTCCAACATTTGCTTCCACAATTCAAATCCCTCTTCGTGACCATTTGAGATGTTATGGATCATAAATCCTATATTTCTTCTATTATCGTATCCTTCGAATCGTGAAGGGTTAAGCATGTGTAAAAGATCAGATGCTTTAGACAATTCTTCCTCTGAAAATTCCACAGACGACATTCTCGCTAAACGTTCTTTTCTTCTTTCCTCGGCATCACGTTTTTCCTCATCCAATAATACCTTAAATTCGCTTCTTGGTTCAACAGGTTCTATTTCTGTGTTTTGTGTCATCATAAAACGTCTGATCGTTTCCGGACTCTCTGAAATATTTGCTCCCAAAATTCTTGTTACATTCGATTTATCTCTATATAATGTGTGTGTAGATACATACGCCAACCCTTCCTTTACAGAACCATAAACTGTCCAATTTTTCGTTTCTATATTATCTATACATGATTGAGAAGACAACGACCCTTGAAAAACGTCATCGTCTTCCGATGCTATAAACTTGACCATATCTGTGATTTTCCTCAAACATGTTGACGATTGACGAATATAAGGGAATAATAGATGAATACCATCAATATATTTGATACCTTCGCCGGTGGTATCTTCTCTCATATCTCTTTTAGCCATAGCATAACAAGTAAGATTTTTGTGATTGACATTGAATTTTTTCAACATAAAATTACAAAAATAATCATAAACTCTGATAATAATTCTCTTGACATCTTTCTTTCTACGTTTTTTGTACTCACTATTCTTAGCAGAAAAGATTGATTTCATATCAATGTCAAGACGAAACGGATTGTTGTCTTTTGGAATGGATTCCGTCACATAAAACTCTCTTCGATTTATAATGTCTGAATGTACACATCTACACATCTCCATTAATTTCCTTTTTGGAACATAATAAGTACCTTTCCCAGGATATACCGAAGTCATCACGACCTCATCTTCTCTTGGCTGTCTCTTATTATCGCGAGTTTTATAAGTAACAGGATTTCCATCCAAATCAACAACAGGATATCTACATAAGAACCTATATGTTTTTGATAGACCCTTATCGATATCCTTTGCTGAGTTCGCATCGGATTTACGAATAGAACTCATGTTTCTTGATTCTGTTATTAATAAAAACATAAAATATTATTTTTTTATGTCAATAATTTTTTCTTAAATTTTTTAAGAAAGCATAAAATTTAGCCACACATTAATTCTCTCCCGCTTTGACACGGCGAATACATGGAACTCTTTCAAGTTCTAAAGTACAGCACTCAACACATTTTGAAGCCAGAAACATTCCATCGGGCATTTTCCTTAGAATGCGGTATTTAGTCTTTGCGTCGTTGTCTGCTTTGTACATAATTTCGCGATCGGGATGTTCCTTTTTGTAAAGGGGGATATACTTGTTTTCAAGGAGATCCTTGAGATGAAACATGGCATTTTCACGTTCGTTACAGTGAAAAATATTCTTTCCATCCTTGAGAATGGCAAAGGAATAATACTTGTCAGGATAAATCACGCTGTCAGGAGTAATAGAAATCGCTTCAGACTTGTTCATTTATTACTTATATATTATTTAACACAAAAATTTATCTTATTTGAAAATAAGATATTTCATTTCGTCAATACTCTCATACACATATTCAAAGCCATTAAATGTTGAGACACGACTTTGAAGGAATAAGGAATTGTGATAGGAACCATCACACCGTCTTTTCTACATACACGACATCTATCGTTTTTGGTGGAGTTGTACGATTCTACGATTCCACATCGTGAACAAACAGTTGTTGTAAATTTGGAAGATGATAAACACATACGATCCAAAATTGTGTGTGTCGCACCATTTGCGATAAGACAATCCTTTTCCATCGTTCCAATCTTGGTTCCTCCATTCTTGGATCTTCCTTCCGTAGGACATCTCATCACAGATTGGACAGGCCCTGACGCACGCGCATTTATTTTATCAGCAACCATATGTTTAAGAATTTGCATGTGTACAATTCCTGTAAACGAATGAACTTTCATTGGCCTTCCATTCATTCCATTGATGAGTTCTGAACACCCATCCCTTCTATACCCCATTCTTACAAGTTGATCCATGATCCATTCAAGTTTCTCATCGTCATTTCCTTCAAATGGCGTACAATCTTCTGACCCATTATGATGATATTTACCCTTTTTACCTTTTCTCACACGAGCATAATCAATCGAAGAAACATATCTTCCCAAGAACACCTCATACAATAAAGAAATTGTCATACGACTCGGAAAACATTGTGGTGAATAAATAACTACTGGCGACGCCTCACATGGGTTAGGACTAAAAGGCATATCTTCTTCATTAGCAATCTCAGCAATTGTTGTTTTTTGCGCACACAAAGGAGTAATCTTATTTCCCCACTCAGGAATTCTAATCTCCACAATGTCAATTTTAATAATTTTACATCCTCTCCACCCTTTTTCTATAATATCCACTTTTTTCACATATCCTCTATTCGTCTCCTTGTATAACAACGATTGATCCATCTTCGGACGTGTACCATTATCAAGCATTATAGTTTTTCCACACAAGACATCATTTTCTTCTACACATGACCCAACTTTGACAATTCCATTCTCATCCAGATGATAGTTTTGTCTCGACTTGTATCTGTAACATTCATTAGGATTAGGAATTTCTATAGTTTCATTTTCAGGATCAGTAATCTCCATCAAATGTGATGTTGTTTTACTCGTCCACCCCCACCCCATCTCAATAGCACTCTTTTTAACAACACTTCCATCTTCAATCGTCATACCCTTGTAATGAGTAAAAGCAATTGGGACATTCACACCAGCAGGCAATTGATCGTATTTTAATAAAACGTTGGCCAATTTATTTTCTACGAGCGCTCTCTGCGGATAAAACAACGTTCTTCCTGAATCAAATCTACCCGTTGTACCTACCGCTTGTCTTTTCATATTCGCACCGTAAGCATTTCGTGGACCCTGATTTCTTGAAGGGTCCGTGATACATCCAGCACCAGCACCCAATAATGTAGCAGGATGAATATCACAATAACGACATTCTTTTCTCTCTTCCTCTGTCAACTTGTAAAAATCTGAAATCGATGTGGCAATCATAGTAAATTCCAACTCGTTCTGATCAAGCATCTCAATAACGCCACTATAAATAGCATCATCCCACGTTTTCCACTCTTTCAAATATTTACTGTCGTAAAGTAATTTACCATCTTCCACAACCAACCATGGTCTCATTAAACGCCCACATTGAGCATAAATATGTAGTTCTTCACGAATGTCGTTCCACACGATTGATACGGTCGATAGATTTAACGAACCGTTTCTCTTACAATTTCTTAATTTTCTTTCCAATTTAATTGCTTTTTCTGTCGTGGTGTTTCCAATCCAATAATTGTCGATGAATACCTTTTTCAATTCGTGTGATTTCTCTCCGATTGGGTGTATGTGTTTTTTGAGGTATTCTCTAATGTTGTCAATATTGAGACTGTTAGAAACAAATGCCAATGCAGCCTGAACCTTATTAAATCCCACATTCTCTCCTTCTGGCGTATCAAAAGGATCTATAACTCCATACATTGACCCGTGAACCATACGTGGTTTTTTCTTTTTGTTCATCTTTTTCAGTTGTAATGTACATCTTTGTAATGATATGATGGCACCAGCGTAATTATAAGGAGAAAATACTTGTGATACACCATCCTTTTTCTCTGTGCCACCCCACATGTTCATTGTCAACGCTTTGGAAAATCCTGAAGTGATAGGCATTTTTGTCGGATCCTTAAAAGGAAATAGTATATTTGCGTTGATGTTTGCTTGTCCAGTACATTTTTCCAAATTTGATGTTATCTCGGAAATGGTTCTTCTCATTGATGTGTAAAATACATTTGAGAATAATGCAGCCTCTGTATCCAACACCTTTTTACCAAAGTGATCTCTATCTTCCGCACGTATTTCTCCTTTAATAAATTTTAATAACGACAATATCATAAATCCAAAATAATGTGCCTTTTCTTTTATATCTCTGTAATGATGAAGGAAAAATTTTTCTATGATGGTTTGAGCATAAAGTTCTTTATCGTTTACTTTATCCTTTCCAAGATTTCCAAGATGATCCACATAATCTTCACCATCCCCCTGTTCCAAAAATTTCAAAATGTATGGAGAAGCATCTTTGAAAAACGGATCGTCCTTGTTCACAATCAAATCAATAATGTCTTTAGGATTTTTGTAACCCATCGCATGAAAAAATAAAACCGCAGGTATGTATTTTTTATCGTTGAGATATTTCATATACACGTAAAAATATCCATCTTTTTGAAGTCCTAAAGCCACCGAAGACGTCGGAGCGTCATCCGTGGCACTATTTCTAATCTCTATGGACTGTAAAAACTTTTTATTTTTGGATTTTGCTTTCTCATCATCAAACAACATAAAACGATTAAAAGTGGAACGTTCCTGAAACATGATAAATCGTGATGTTCCCTTGTATATAAAATATCCTCCCAATCCAAATTTAAATTCATCCTTTAGAATCTCTTCGGAAGGATTTCCTGTTCTCAGGTTACACAGACAAGATCCGACCATTACAGGAATGGTTCCAATGTGTACACGTTCAAAGATTTTTCGATCTTCGTTTGCCAAAGAGTATGTACGTTTTCTTGTTTTGCTAACATCTTTGATTCTCAAGATGATACGTTCCAGGATATGGTGATCTTTGTTGGTTTTACATTCACATTCTTCATCATTACACATAAAGTCTTCGATGTTTACATGTGGTTTTACATGTCTCAAAACCGATTTGTAATCAGCATCTGTGAGACTTTTCCATGAAATTTTATCTTTACCTTTTAGAAATCTTTCAAGAATGGATTGTTTCATTTCTTTAATTTTTTTGGCTTTGGGAATAATGTATTTGATTAGTTCTGAGATCATTTGAATATCTGTGGCCATATATTCTTCAATTTCGTCATTTGTAACAACACATTCAATATCACAAAAAATATCTGAACAATAAGTCTCTTTAAATTTCACACATTCTGACGGAAATATATCTATTTTCTTTCCTTCCACGATATGATAAGGTGCTACTGTTTGTAAATTTTTAATGTATAAAGTAATGTTACCAACAACAATTTCCGTTTCAAGCATTTTCTTTGCGCGTTCAATAAATTCGTCATATGCTCTGATGTGATTGGCATCGACATTGTGACAATCCACATAAAATTGAATAAGATCCCACGTATCCTTGTTCTCTTTTGGTCTCATGTTGTTATGCTAACATGAGAATATTTGTTTATAAAATCATTTAATATTTAAGGTTGTTGGAACCATGAACAATTTTGTGTGGTTGGCACACCATAATCATTTTGCGTATAAAAACCTCCTGCTACAGTATCGCCGACTCGTAACTGATTTGTACCGTTTATACCTGTAATATTGTTACCATATCCTGACGAACCTGCCTGTAATATAACGGCTATAGCCGTTGGTACAGCAACATCGGCAACAGACAAATTTGTGATAGCGATTTTGGACAATTGTGTCATTTCGATGATTCTTTGATTAGCTGAATTGCGTGTCACCGAACTATTGTTTAATACTAAGGAACCTGTTATAAGATAAAAATGCGGAACCGTTGATGTCAAACTTGTATTGATACACATACAATTCGACAAATACGTATTTCCATTTCTTGCCGAAATCAAAACTCTTCCCAAGTCTGAAGAGATATTAACAACACAAGACACAGCCACAATACTCGCATTATCATATACTCTGAAGGCTGTTAATGCTGTTTCTATGCGATTTGACGAATAGTTCCCAATACTATTAGCATCGTTGTTTATTAATGCTGTCCCCGTCGGTCTTGAATCTATAAATTGGTTTTGGAATGCTCGCAATCTTCCAATCTTACAATCCAATACGAGATTTGCCAATTCTAAAGAATTTTCTATCAAAGAATAATATAATGAATTAAATCCAGCAAATATCATCTGACTATCTTTCAACCAACAACTAATTATATCTGAAAATCCAGCGTGATCTATAATAACTTTCTCAAATATACATGATACATAACAATTATATTCCGTGTTATAGGTTGAAGAGTTTTTCAATCTTGTTATAGCGGAATCTGTATTTTTAAACACACATCCTTCATACATTCGCGATCCCGGAAATATACTCAATCGGCCAGCAGACTCATTGCTGAATGTAATATATATTTCACAAAATAGGAAATTCACATATGGTGGTCCTGTTGGTGTAATCATTTTGGAACCTATCGCATCGGGTATTATTCTAACTCCATTAAACTCTACAAATCCTTTAACATTTGTCATAATTTGAAATTCGCCAGAAAATCTAAATGAATTAAATATAGTAAAAATTTGGTATTTGTCACCAGTTTCTAAAATCAATACACTGTCATTATCGTCGTCTGGACTTGGGTTTGTAGCCAAAACACTTATAGAAGTGGTTGAATTTTCTTTTATGGTGTAAGCATGACCATTTGTCAAATTGTCAAAATACTTTTCATTGTACATACCGGCAACTAAATTAGAAGCGCTTATAGTTTGCCAGCGATATTCATTATCGGTTATTGCAGCAGGATTACCGGTAACTGTAGGAATATAAGGCCCGTGATCTTCCGTAACACTTCCTACAATACCGCTAACCACATTGTACCTTGTTCCTTTAATTATTATTCTTGTATATTTCGTTTCCATTTCTCTTGCGTCAAACACATAATCCTCAGGTAATACAAACTCTGTAGTACCCACCAATTGTATTATACCCAAATTACCTTGTCTTGTACCCAATCTTGCTATCGCACCATCCAATGTTCTCATGGCGCTTGAAGGAGAATCGCCAGAATTAGAATCATTTCCCGATCCAGCATCAACATAGATGATAACGTTTTCGTTTGTTTGTGTATTACCTTTACAAGCATCAAATTGATTGAAGCATTTTCTATGGTAAGAAACAGGTTTTCTTGGTGCGCACGAAGATGAATCACATCCGAATCTTGGAGATTTCATGTAAGTTTTAGCGAAATCTGAACAACTCATTTATATTTTCATATATAATAATATGAAAAAATTACACATATGAGATCAAAAGTGCTTCAAATGTGGGGTTTGCTATGGCCACGATACCTCTCACATCTCTATTAGATTTCCGTATTTGTGTTATTATGTCATTCATATCCCTTCTTGTTGTTTTCTTCAATAGGTAGGCTATTACTGTTGCAGATCTGTTGACTCCTGCCGTACAGTGAACTAATATGTTTTGTGCGTTCATCTTTTTGACATTTTGGTATATCTCTTGAAACGTGTTTACCAATGGTCTGAATTCGTCCCAATCTAAAAACTTGTCAGGGAATGTGTATGTTAATAAATTTTTAACACCATTCTTTTTGTACAAGGAAATAATATTTGAAGGAGTCTTGTAATCACTGACATTGATGATAGTGTCAATATTATAGTCTTTCAAATATTTCACCAATTCCTTTGAATCTTCTTTTGTTTGTGGTTGTGCAAATCTTACAGATGATATATGATATTCTGTTCCTTGTATTCTTGCCACCTCCATTTATAATAATTATATGAATTAATCTGAATATACTTCGGAATCATCATAATAACTGTCGGATTCGTCAGCAGATTCGCTTTCAGGCATTGCTGAAACGTCGTCTGACTCATTCTGATCTTCAGTTTTCGATTGTGACCAGATTAAATATCCTATGGCTAAAAAGGTTAAAACTCCAAACGCGATTAATACATATTGGTTGTCCATTTTTATAATAAATGAAAAGTTTAAATTAGAAAAAGTATACTAATTAAAACAGCAGAAAAAATTATTCCTGCTTGTACAACAGGTAGATATTTCACATTTTCAAAATACTTGGTAAAGTATGAGGATGTGATAGTCCATGCGAGAACAGCGATGATCAACGAAACTATTATCGGGTAAAATGTACTTGGTTGATATGTTTCTATAACAGGGCTAATACTGTCCAAAAACTCCAAATCATTGGCACTTAGCGTTTGTACATCCTCTAAATTCATATTATCAAAACTCGTCATGTCTTTTAATGTGGGAAATCATAATAAATGGGAAAAACTAAAGAATATCGTCGCCAACTCAAACAGTCAAAAATTATAGAAGGCTTTGAAAGCACCGGATATAAAATTTCACAGTGGTATATTGATCCTATCAAAAATAGTTGTGTTTTTATTATTGTCAGGAATATCACAAACAACATCGAATTTGTTTGCCTTATACCACACAACTTTCATCTACCTTGTACAGATGGAATTTATATTTATGAGGACGACTTGAATACACCAGATGTAGACGATGCGATTTCCATGTGGAATGAATGTAATTTAGAAAAACTACTTATCAAAATTCATGACAAGGTCATAATAAGATTGTCCAAAACTGATTATTCGGTTTATACTTGCAAGGATGAAAGGCCAGACGAGGACGAACTTGATACTTTAGCGAGATACGCAAATGAAATGACAGTATTGAATGATGAAATGGATAAAATCTCAGAAGCGAGCAGTGAAGGAAGACCATCATACATACAAGACAAGAACCCCTTCGACATATTGCTTGATGGGGGTTCATTTGAAAAAGTTCAAAGTAATCGTGTAGAGGACATTCAGCCATGTGTATTGGTAGAATACAATGGATATACTTTGGGACAAGCGGTTCCAGTCATAGAGTTCATGGATTTTTTCAATCGTAAGGATGTAAATGAAAATATAAATATCATAGCACAGAACACAAAAACCATATACGAATTCCAAACAGAATACATCAAAAAACTTTTTGAAGAAGCCCTGGAAAACTTAGAATCATTCACAGAATCCATAAAAACTTCATACGAAGAATACTCCAAAAACCTCGAAGAATCACAAAAAGATTTTAACACCATACAAGCAATATTAGAAAAGAATGCCTCCACCGTCAAAGTAAACGACATCGCCACCAAAGCAAACAACACCCTTCGCATCCTATTAGACGAACAAATAGAAAAAAGAGACAAAATGATAGGATTACTCGAAACCGTTCGAAAAGTATTTGGTGAATTGTAAAATGATCCTTTCCGTGAAAGGTGAATTGTAAAATGATCCTTTCCACGAAAGGCGAATTGTAAAATGATCCTTTCCACGAAAGGTGAATTGTAAAATGATCCTTTCCATTCACAAAAATGATTTTCCATATTGACAATATGAAACAACATCAATTAAACTATGACAAACTTACAAGTACGCATTGCAGTCTGTAACGACTGTGTAAATGAAATTTATGGATACATCCCTCCTCAAACTAACCCTGAATACAATGATTGTTATTTGTGTGATAAATACACGGACAAATGGGTCGATCACAATATCGAAGGATTACTTTCTCATTTAATGTATAAACTTAAAAGTCTTAAAAGAAATCAAATGGAGTTTTTACAGATTCCCGAACCTTTTTTCACCCAGATAAAGTCTGGAACAAAAATTTATGAAGCACGACCATATGACAAGAAATATAAATTATTTGACACTTTGAAAACAATAAACGAACACGGAGAAACCATGAATTGTATTGTGGTTGGTTTGATTAGAGCGGATACAATTTCCGAACTCATTGATAAGGTTTCTTTAAATCTTATTTTGCCTGGTGTGACTACAAAAGATAAAGGTATTGAAATTCTCAAACAATGGGGAAGCGATGATGGTGTCGTCGGAATCAAATTGGTTCCGGTTAATATTTGTATGGAAAAGGGATGTAAAGAAAATAGAACCGACGAAGCCTTTTGTGATGAACACGGAAAAATGATATATTAATTACAAATATAGATACAATCAAAATGGAAGGACGTTGGACAATCCAATACAATACAGGCATAACATCAGAAATTACTTTTTATGTAAATGGGATTTTTTATCAAAAATATCGTAATTATGTTGGTAAGTGGGTTTTGAAAAACAAAAAATTATATATGCGATTTCCTATATTCTGTAGATCTATATATGTTGCTTCTGTCAGCGAAAACGAGTTTCGGGGGTGTTTATATGGTTCAGGATATGAACGTGGTCTTTTAGGATATAACGCAGTAAAAGCGGATAATGTATTACACGAATCTCCATTCCAATGCTATCTTCCTGATATCGACATTGACGGATTGGAATATGAAAATACCCGCGAAGACGAAATATGTTTAAACGAAGTCGATTTTTTAATCGGTAAACTTTTTGGATGGGGTGAATTTGCTATAGACAAAATCAAAAATATATATATGGAAAACAAAAATTTACCAAAAAAGCCTTTATTTAAATATATTGAAAAAACTCGTGATATATTTAGCGACGAAACACTGTGTTATTACTGTGATCTTTTACACTGGCCCAGTTTTTTAAAGATTTTTCATACTGTAGAAAACAAAAAATGTCGCCAACAACTCGCATATTATCTAATAAAATGTCACCCATCGTTAGAATTCCCATCACATTTTAAGTTCCGTAAAGATGACATAATTGAAAATTGCTTGAACACAGACGATATATTTTATTTGGTTGACAATGATCTATATGATTTTAGCGATGAGTTTTTTCAAGAAAATTTGGATATTTTAGACAAAACCGCAGAAAACAGCATTTCATCGAATCATTTTTTTAATATTCTTACCAAGATCAATTTATTACCATTAGAAAAAATAGAAAAATATATGCTGAATTTATTTAACAAAGCGACAGACAATGAAAACAACGAAAAGATTATGCACAGACTGTTAGAACTATATAAAACAAGAGTACTTGTCGACGAAATGGCACCCACAGGAATTGGCGGGAAACTAATTATAGATTCACTTCAAAAAAAGCATACAGCCACACACGAATAGAAAAACGATTTTTCCGATTGATGAAAATTTCATAATCAATTCATTATGAACCAATTTATTAACCAAGTACCAGTAATCCACAATTTGGCAGAATTGTTAGGTAAAAACCTAATACCCTTATTAAAAACATGTAAACGAGGCCAAGAATATAAGAAAGATTACTATGTTTTAACATGTATGTCTGACGATCCGTGGTCTGATGCTTGTGGTCATGGTGATTTGGAATGGGTTAAATATTTACATAACACAAATCATGAAGGTTACGATGATAATTTTGATTTTGCTGCTGCATATGGACGTTTGGAAGTATGTAAGTTTCTATATGAAGTTGGAAGGGGATATAGTGACTTTTCTTTACATATTGCTGCAACTGGTGGACATATTGACGTCGTTAAATTTTTGTGTGGTCTGGGAATGAATTGTCGAGATTCAACTATCGATTTTGCTGCCCTATATAGAAAATATGATGTGGCGAATTATTTGGCAACAGTCTACAAAGGATACCTCACACTAAATGGTTTTTTAAATCGGCACGCTAATAAATAGTGATCAGCCTTCCAGATTGATTTTTATTTACACACATAAAGAAAAACGACTATACATACACGTAAAGAAAACGACTATACATACACGTAAAGAAAACGACTATACATACACGTAAAGAAAAATGATTTTTCGAATTGAAATACTCCCGCTCTAACAACTTATCACAAGTACCCACACTTACGAAAACAAACCCCTTTGCGAAAACAAACCCCTTTACGAAAAATGTCTACTCCATCCGAAATCTATTCTTACATTGTGAACGTTGTCAGCGATCAAATGGAAGCGTATCAAAAAGAAATCAAAAGCCTCAAAAAACAAATAAAAAACTATGAAAAAAGATTTGACATGTATGACCAACAACTCGAACAAATGTCTGAAGACATCTCAGACAACACATTAAAGATTGAAGATCTCTCAGAACTTACGGATGCGTTGTTGGATCAGGATCTCGACACATTGGCGGAAAAGTATGGTATTGAGGAATGTGTTGAAGTCGAAAATGAAGGTGACAGTAAGCCTTGGGGTGTAAAAGACGCGGTAAAAAGAAGTGTGTTGGATGGAGAATTGGAAGAAATTTGTCGTATAAACGAATCAAAAAGAAATCATCGGTTGTTTTGTTTTGTTTCTTCTACAGATATGCGAGGGTTGGAAGAAATTTACATTGGACAACACTATCAGATTGGTGTGGGTTCACTTTCTCGTTTTCTAAACATTTATATTGGCAAGGAATGGAAAGAAATGCCTGTGAGAATTTGTGATATTTACAACGAAGAAGAATACATCGAGTTTGATTTCCAAAAGCAAACAATCACAAGTTGGAGAAATCCTGGAGTTGTAGTATATTGGGGAAACGAAAACCCCAACGACTATTTTGCCAAGCAAGGAAATTTAGAAGCAATCAAAAAATTGTACAGCGAAGGAAAAACGTGTAGCAACGACGCTATTGGTTGGGCAGCAATGGGTGGACATTTGGAAATCGTCAAGTTTTTGTATTCCAAAGGCATTACTGAAGTAGATCTGGCATTGGAGCTTGCGAGAAAACACAAACACCAAAACGTTGTAGAATTTTTATGTGAACATTACAACAATAAATATGCCATGGAAATTTTATACAAAACAAAAGACCCCAACAGACATCTGAAAAGATTAGAAAAAATGCGCGTAGACGAACAATATCTCAATGTACACACACTTCGACCAATCAGAAAATTGCCAAAGAACGAAAATGTGTTTGTGTTTTGTACCAACGGCTTGGCTGTCGATCGCAATCAAATGCCCGTGTATTAAGTGTTCAGAAAAAAGGTAAGTGTTGAAAAATAAAGGTAAGATACAAAGAAAGGCACATCCAATTTTATAGTTGGGTGTGCCTTTCTTTGCGTTTAAAAAAATGGCAATATCTTTACACATATGTGTAAAGAAAAATGATTTTTCGAATTGAAATGGTGATTTACAGGTTAAATCACACAAACACACAAAACGAACAAACGAAAGACAATACGCGAAACCAAAGACAATATGAACTACGAACAATTTTACCGATACGCCAAGGAAGCACAGAAGAAAGGACAAAACGGAACGATCGGCGAGTACATGGACGCAATGGAACCACTTCCTTTGGGAGCAAAATGGGAACAGATAATCGAATTGAAAGAGGGTAAGGTTGGTCAGATCGACACAAATATATACGATGCGACTATAAAGACATTCCGTACGTTAATGTCTGTTTTACAAACACCCGAGGACAAGGTAGTGTTGTTGGGTGGGCTAACACAAATAAACATCAAAGATTTGGATGACAGATTTCAACGCGAGGGAAGATTTGCATACTATGACGAAACGAAGAAAGATTTTCTGTTTATCATGTCTTCATATAAACCAAAAAGTTGGGCAGATATGGTTGACGAGGAACTCTACGACCCTTCCGTACCCACAGAAGAAGATGAACGTGAGCGCCAAGCCGAAGAGCAAAGAATCGCTTATATTAGAGAACGCCAAGCACAGTGTGAAAGAGAGCACCAAGCTGATCTGCAAAGAATTGCCTACCTAAAACGACAAGCTGAGGAAAAACAAGAACGTGAACGTCAAGCCGAGGAACAGAGAATCGCTTACCTAAAGGAACAAAAACGCCAAGCCGAGGAAAAACAAGAACGTGAACGTCAAGCAGAAGAGCAAAGAATGGCTTACCTGAAGGAAAAACAAGAACGTGAACGTCAAGTAGCACACATTCAACGACAAAAGCCAAGAAAGAAAGATATTTCGGAGCCATTAAAAATTATTCAAACTAAACACAAAGAACAATACGAAAAATCAAAACAGATCGTTTCAAAGACACAATTGAATGTTATTGCGCATATGATGAAGCAAAATGCTGGTATTCCTCCCGATTCCTTAGTCAAAGACGGCATTCAGAAAACAATGGAAAAGATTGGAGACATCACACAAAACGACGATGAGGAATCGTTGGAACCGGTTGTACATACTACTAAGGATGCGCATACTACTGAGGACGATGAAATGCAAATAACGTGTGACATCACACAAAGTGACGACGAAGAGGAATCGTTGGATGTAGTTATCAGATTTGAGGAACCCGAGGAGAAGGCGGAAGCCACGAAGGAACCCGAGGAGAAGGCAGAAGCCACGAAAGAACAAATGGCAAAGATTGACGAGATGTTTGAGTCAGAGGAGGAAGAAAATGATTTACCCAAGGGTTTGTCCGAAGAACACAGAAAGATGTACAACAAGTTGCAGGCTGTTGAGCGAGGACGTTTTGATTGGGTTGTGATTACCAAGAAGGGAAATGTTCGTGTTTATGAAAACCCTCTGTCGGAAGATAGTGAGTATGACATTGATAGTTTTCTTGATCTCGAATTCAAAAGTGTGGAACACATGGTCGGATCAAACTCGAAAGAACACTTTTTACAAGCAAAGATGGTTTTGGATGCGCTAAATACAAAACACAAACCTGTCAAAACCGCAAAGACGCCACTGTCCGCAAAAGATCTCAATCGAATTGTCACCACACGAGATAAAAATGTACATTACGATTACGACAAAAAGGTATTCCAAGCCAAAGGTGGGAACGATTTGTTTTGGGGTGTGAATAACAAGGAGTGTATCAATCAAATCTATACGCATCTATGCGAAATTTACACACCTCAAACAGAATGGGAAAAGAAAAATCCTATCCTTCACAATGCATTCCTTGATCACGAATACCAAGATCGTGATATGCAAATGGCACTCTATTACGGAGTCAAGGAAGGTTCGTATATGGTTCTTGATGGCATGTGTACACAACACATGAAATACGAAGATGTTATGGATATGCCATTGTCCATCCACAAAAACTATGGAATTGCCGTTGTAGATAGTTATAACGATTTAATCTTTTTCATCGACTCTCTCAAAAAGAAATTTTATTCTTTGGATGACGAACAAGAAGACGAGGATGAACAAGAAGAACAAGAGAAGCCTTTGGATGAGACAGACGAGTACAAGGCATTTGCGAAAAAACTGACCAAGGCAGTGATGAATAGACCAAGATGGTATTGGCTTCGTGTGGTTAGTAAGAAAAAATACGAGTATGTTCAGGATATTGATGAATCGTACGATAAAGAATATTTTGTGACGGGTGAAAAGACTTTGGTTGATTGGGCAGTGAAATTTATTAAGACTCTGGAACTTGTTAAGCCCATTGTAGAACCCGAGTGTGGAACGATCAAATTGGGAGACAAACTTTTAAACAAATTGTTTGACATGCCAGAAGACAAGTTTTTGTGTATTGACAACAACAAGTACATGAGCAGAGAAGAGTTTGGAAAGGACATGTATGGCGATCTCGTTTGTGGATGGTGTACTACAAATGACAAGTACAAGAAAATTAGAAACAAGATTAGAAAGACTATGCTTGAAAAATTTATGGAAGTTTCAAAGAAATAATCTCTCACATATTAAAGAATGACAAGTTTAGTTCATGGAACACAATCAAAACCATCGTGTGGTACAGATGGTTGTATAAACATAAGAAAACCTGCTGCATTCCAATACAAGAGGCCTTGCTGTAAACCTGACGACGCTCCTATAATTAATCACCCTTCACAATCCGAATGGATTTCATTTCCTTTAGAATTTATAAGCGACATGGCTCCCGATCCAGTTAAGGCAACAAATACTATTTACGACGATGCGAAATATACCATAATCAACAACACAATGTTTGTCCAATATTATTACTATCACGACGATAATACAGGTGCGTCTGCTGGCGGTGGATCGTACAGTTTAAAATTGCCTAATATCCCGATTTTAGCGGATTACGCGAATGAAACAAATCAACATGTAGGAATTGCATACGTAGGAAGTAAGGACGGAGTTAATCCGACCGAGACAAAATTAGGTCATGTTATGTTTGATCCGTCTGAAGATGCTTTGAAATTATTATATTTTAACGGAACAACTGTAGAACTTGTGGAGCCAGGTGGCGATGGAGATCTTTCAAGAGATGTCGTCGAGTTTTCTGTAAGTGCAACATTGCAATTAGTACCAATATAAAATTCATATAACCTATATGAATTTAAACTTCGTACTTCCTAAAAAATTAGACTATAAATTCCAAAGGACATCTGCCGTTAACGTATTGTAGAGCGTACATATATCCATCATAACCTCTTACCCAGCAACTTTGTGAAGCATAATTGAAATAGAAAGGATTCCAGATATCATAATAATAAGAGGGATGTGCCCAATAATAATTTCTATAGTATCTTCCTGGTCTTCCCCATCTCGATCTTCGAAAACCACCACGTCTTCCGCGTCTTCCCCTTCCGCGATAGAACATCGCTTTATGAACCATATCTTGATCGTCTTCAGCGGGGACTCTACGCATTAAAACGAGGCCACGTGCGTACAATTTATCCAATTGGTCTTTGGAAAGTGTTCTGTTTTCTGTTCTTGTGTTGTCTAAAAATTGAGTTATTTTATTGACATCCAGGTCGTCTATTAATTCCTCAGCGAAATAAGTCCAATACAAAACAACTCCTGCTATAACCAATAAAGCCAACACTCCTAAAAGTATTAAATAGTTCATTTAATATACAAAAGAAAAAAATATTCATTATAAAGGTCATGTTGAAAAAAGCCTTTGGAAATTCGCGAAAGCCACGTGCTATTAAAGAAGCAGCGGTTAACAAATTGGCTAACAAGAAAAATTCTAAATTTATACGAATTGGGGATAACAAAGCAATTGAAGCCGACGTTGCTTCAATCAAAAAAATACAAGCATACGCCGAGAAAAAATCCAAAAGTGGTAAAGAAGTTACATTGGAAGATATTATCAAAAACGTTGACGTTGACTATGGTGATGGTGTTGGGGATTTCAAAGTGATGGATGTTGTGACGGAAGAACGAAACATTGAGGATGTTGTTATTGTAAGGCCTGATCTTTTGCGTTTGGACGAAACTACAGCTATACAAGGAAATCCATTGTTGATCAAACGTGCTTTTGAATATGTACAATCGAATCCACATTTGGCAAAAAACCCACAAAAAATCATAAAGGAGATCGACGAGCCCATCGAAGTTTTATTTCGAACAGTTCCTGAGGCTGATGAGATGGAAGATGTGTTTGTGATTAGGTCAGGAGCAAACATCTTTGAAACAGATGGTTATCTTGAACAAGTTCCTAAAAAGGAGACGGTGGAGAAGAGTATTGAACCACAACTTCACATTGTCAACACAACAATTTTGGATCAAGATGTTATTTCAGACGAGGAACAATATTTTATAGATCTGGACATGAAAAACAAATATTATGCTTTGGGCATATTGTTGGAAAACAAAGGATTTCAAGGCCCTATCCGTGAAAAGATTGAAAAGAAGAGAGCAGATCTATTAGAAATGATTGGAAAAGATGTACCCCGATATGTTAAAACTGACGGTTTCGAAGATTTTATGATTAGAAAACCTCCTCTAAATAAAAAATACAATCCTTTTACAGACACTATTCCCGCAAAGGCAGGATTTCTTGTTCCCGGAGAAGGCGTTCGTATTTTTGATGTGGAGGAAGAACAAGTTTATGAAAAATCCGCAAAAGAAATTCAAGACAAGGCAAAGAAAACCATTGACATTAAAACCAAAAAGATTATGTTGGAAGATCCGATTCCTTTTCCGTCCAAGAGCAATCTGAAATCAAAACTGAGAGAGGTTATACTATCTGAAATGATAGATGCATTTACAAAATTGATTGTTGTGGAAAAAGAGAAAACAGAAACCGTTGTCGAAGAATTTGATGAGAATAGAACTGTTGATGCTATTTCCAAAAAACAATTTGTGAGCAGAAGCGTCAAAGATTTGACACAAGCAGGAGAAATCGTCAACCAAGAAGACGAACAAGGTAAGGAAGCATACGAAGCGTTTAATACCGCAAGACAAGCATATAAATTGTCTTCGGTGAGAGCACAAAAAGAGGATTTGCTTACCAAGATGACTTCAATCATTGAGTGGAACATCAAGAGAATGTATCCGAATGTATTCGCGGTTTTGCCTTTGTTTGGAAGACAACAATATGACGGATTGTTTAATGTGTTGCAAGAAAACAAAAAACCAAGTTCTTTTGAGGTTCGATTTCTCAGACATCTTCAGAAAAATTTAGATCGTATTGTAAAGAGCACGAAATTTAAAGAGTATGCTCAGATTGACATTGAGGGAAGAATGTGGGATGGCAATCAGTACATAGAAAACATGAGAATTGAGACAAGCCGTCTCGATAAAATTATGTTTGAAGAGATTAAGAATTATTTGAGAGGAAATATTGATGAGGATTATATAGGATTTATAATCAGACCACCATTTCCACGTGTCACGCAGGTACAATTAGATCTCATTAACAGAGCATGGGAGGAGATCAATGCGTTCCAAAAGTCAATGATTCCGGCAAGTAACGCAGAGAAAGATGTCATAATGGAGGAAGTTGTTGAGAGTGTGTCAAGTCAAAAAGCAAACGTGATAACAGAAGTTAAGTTGTTGGAGGCTAATATTTTCAACGCTCTACAAGTTAAAACAACAGGACAATATTTGTCGAGCGTTGCTTATGTTTTACAATTTTTGGATGTGGAGAGTTCTAAAAACTATACTGTTGGACCATATGCCAAGACATACAGAGAACGAATAATGTTGGGAGACTTGCCGATTCCATCACTTCACACATTAGATTTTGAATTGGCATTGCCTGAATTTTCAATGAACAAGAATCTTTCTCGCGAGGATATTAGAAATTTTGTACTCTATTCACAACACGACAAGGCAAACAAGTTGATGAATTTTTGGGTATACACTCAAACACTCAAGCAAACAGACAAGATTTGGTTTTCTGAAGGAAAGAAACCGAAATTCAAACCACAGGAAGTTTTGGCAGATTTGGAAACGATGTGTGGACAGACAAAGGATACCGTTTATATTAAAAAGGGAGGTCAAATCGTGTGTATTCCGCGTCAGCAAGCGAGACAGGAAATTGATTTATTTTATCGAGATCAAGGGGATCAAGTAAAGACTATCTTAAACCCACAAGCCCCCTTAATCGATTTTGACTTTTAATAAACAATGGACTTTGAAACTTTCATTTTAAAACAAATGAAACGTGCAGGTGTCAACAAGAAAAATAGTGTGGAAATATTTCACACATACAAAGATTTATTTGTAAAAGCCTTTACTCATAAATCTGCCAATCCTACTGATAATTATGATATGTTGGAAGCCTTTGGAGACAAGATCATCAACACATGTTTGTTTGACGCTTTACAAGAAAAATATCCTACATTGGATCAAGGTACTGTCACTTTGGCTTTTCAAAAGGCAAAATCAGAAGAGATATTCTCACGAGAAGGCGTCAAGGAAGGATTTTTTGATCATGTCATAATGTCTCCTGAATACAAACATGATTGTCTTATTTGGAGAGATTTGAACAACAACCCACAAAAATACACAATCATTCAAGATACAAATATTCAAAATGTTTTAGAAATAGATTCCAAAACACGACTGAAACAAATTTTTCTAAATCCTTCCAACGACAAGGAAGACATATATCGAAAAGTTTTGGAAGACACGGTTGAGTCTTTTTGCGGTGCTTTATGTAAATCCATCAACTTGTGGACTGATTCTCGTATGGGACCTGGTGCGGAAATGGTGTATAGATGGGCTTTGCCTATTATCGAAGACCTTCCTTTTGATTGTACGAATGTTGACGAAACACGAAACATCAAACAACAAATGAAGGAATTTTGGGATACAGTATATGCGCAGGATGTCGCTGAAGGACGAAAGATGACCAATTTTATGATGTATTGGCACGACAAACACAATTCTCGTCCCGGACAAATCATAATGCACGCCACCGATCCAAATCCAAAACAAAAAGGTAAAAAACAAATATTGGCTTCTGTGATTGGACCCAACCAAAAATATGCTCAGTTGTATGTCGCACAATTGGTGTTTCCAATGATCAAACAATACTACGCATCAAAATACGAAAAGGGATTGGCATATAAACAGTCACTCATAAAATGATAACTATAAAAGGGAAAATAAAAATGACATGTATTAAACAATGTGTCAAAATCATTACTGTATACACACGAATGTTCAGACTATGTCAAACAAAAAAGTTATTAAAAAATATTGTTAACCTCCGTACGGAGGTTAACCTATTTGGCTTCTCGTGTACACGAGAAGCCAAATTGTATTGATTGCTTTATTAAAAAATATAATAAAAACCCCTCTTCATGATCATTCATGGAGTGGGGTTTTTATACGTTAAATTTCATATTGCCTTTAAAAATATGAAAACAAATGGTGATTTGTGCGTTCGCGAACGCACTCAAATCAAACCGTTAGATTCCAACATGTCTTTCATGTGATAATACAAGCCTTTAGGGACGTCGTTTGGGTATTTCTCTAAGGATATGATTCTATTATGTTCCACAAATTCTTTTCTCGAATAGAAATCCTCTTCAGTTAAATTATTACAAATATTTATAATATCATCAACATCCTTGGCTATTATAATACCGCGCACATCAAAGAAATCTCCTATATTGGGGCATCCTAAGTATATTGGAACAGTTCTTGAAACGAAACAATCTACGAGTTTTTCAGAAAAGTATCCTTTAATTTGGCAATTTTCTATAGCGATGTGAAACATCGAATCGGTAAATGCTGGTGATTTTGTCTCTTTAGGAAGAGGTTCTGTGTCATATTTTTGTAATGAACCTATATATGCTGTCGAGTGAAACATTCTTTTAGGGATGGCTATTTCCTTTTGTTTATCCCAGCACTCTTTTCTTTTGAGATGCCCTGGTGTAAATAGTTTTCCACCACAAATAAACGATACTTGAAATTTCTTGTTGTCATAACTAAACAAACCATATTCCTTTTCCAATATCATCGTGGTTGTCCAATGCATCCCATATGCATTTGGGATTACATTCAATAACCTATCATCGTGTGTCATCACAACATCAAAATGATGATGATTTTCAAGTAACCATGGTATAACCGAACCAAGGACGACAGAAGGTTCACAAGCATAAAATATACGAAACATGTTTTCAGGAAATAAATGAAACGAATCTATTGCCAATCCTGTAGATTTATTAACACCGAATGGGAGATCTCCCAACCAATCACAAACTACTTTAACGTTCATATTTATATGAATGTTCTCTATAAATTGAAATTTCATATTGAACGGCAATATGAAAACATAGAATGGGAGAACAATACAACGCTTTAGTAAATGGCGACCCTGTTACCTTTAAATATGAAAACACAATGGAGGAAGAACTATATAATGCGTGTAGACATGGTAATCTTGTTACAGTTAAAAAATTGGTAGAATCGGGGTGTGATCCTAAAATCAATCATAATTGGGCTATGTTATGGGCAAGTATAAATCGTCATTTAGATATAGTTAAATATTTACTTGAATATGGATGCGATTATAATATTAAAAAAGAATATAAATACGAAGCATTACGCGAGGTCAAGTTAAGATTATTAATATTCATGCATACCATACCCAAGAACACATATCTCAAGAAGGATATATTAAAAAGGGTAATTCCTTATTTTACAGATCATGAAATTATGTCTGTGCTATAGATTCGCCTCCGTAGGAGGCGACGTACGAATAGAATAGTGATGAAATGCGCACGAAAATGAATTTTTATATTACATTTCAATATGAAAACAACATGGAACATGAATTATCATACGCATGTAGGTGTGGGGATTTCGATACTGTTAAAACCTTGATAGAATTAGGATGCGATCCTGATAGGAAAAATTGGGGAATTTTCTGGGCTGATATGTGTGGTCATAAAGAAATATTTAAATATTTACTTGAACACGGTTGTTATTACAACGCTAAAAAAGAATACAAATACGAAGCATTACGCGAGGTCAAGTTAAGATTATTAATATTCATGCATACCATACCCAAAAACACATATCTCAAGAAGGAGATATTAAAAAGGGTAATTCGTTGTTGTTTTAAAGATCATGAAATTATGTCTGTGATAGATTGAGTACATTCGCCTATATATGATGTCGCTTGCGCGAATGGAATACACGAAAATGAATTTTTATATTACATTTCAATATGAAAACAAAAGAATGGATGTACAAAGAAAATACGATTTGCTCGCTTCCAAAAAAATAGGAGATATGAAAACGTACAACGAGATTAAAGAAGGAAAAGAACTTTCTGTGTATAAGGATTGTCGTGCGCAAGAAGCAATGTGGATTGAATTTGAAATCCGTGACGTTGAAATCACTGAAGGCGAACACAAATGCTACAAATGCAAATCACGTAAAGTATATGTTGCCTCTATACAAAATCGCGGAGGGGACGAGGCAATGTGCCACTACGCTAAGTGTGCAAACCAAAGATGTAATAATGTTTGGACATTATAAAAATGATAATTTATATAGATAGATTTCATATTATCAATATGAAGTTTAAGAAGGACGTTGTTTGGAATAACGGAAAAATCACATTCTTGGAGATTGTCTCAAAGACGAAAGAAGGACATGTATTGGTATATAATTATTGTCATGATCCTTACGAAGGATCGTTTGTTATTTTTGGAGAACCTGTCATTAGAAACACACAAAGAAAAACACAACTCTTGAAATTCAACATTATAATGGAAAAGGACATTGGTGGAGAATGGGAATATGTTGGTAATCCCTTATTGGCACAATTACAGAATCCCGGATACAATGCGTTTTTAGATCTAATGGAATATTATGATCTTATTCAGTGATGGTTGACATACCAAAAGATTAATATCATAAATATATAAAACCAAAGAATTGCACAAAACACTACCATTCTTTTTTGCGTTGGTGTCTCATCATCTCCCCAGTGTACACGAGTATACGGTTCTTCGCCAAATCTATATGTGGGGTTGTGTATAATCTCTCCAGGAAAAGGATCGTCAGGTGGATAAGGTTCCATTTATTATAATCTATATGTCACTTAATACTTATTTTCTTGCGCGTTTATTCGTACATTCAGTGACGTACTCAATCTATTTTGTGAACTGGAACGAGTATAATCATAAACTTCGCCTTTATGTATTTTTTCTATGGCTTGTATATATCCATTTACTTGACCGTATTGTACATCAACAAATTTTACAACATTTTGAAAATCATACTGTTTCAAATATTCATATAAGAGGAATTTTGCATCTCCTATACCCGCTATATATATAACGTCACACAAATTAAAATTCTTCAACGCTTCCGCACATTCGCGAAAATATTTCTCTCTTTTACGCTTTCTTTCCTTTGATCGTTCAGTCATACTCATCGATTCACTTCCCGCGCAAATTATTTTTTCCACTATTTTGTCGTTTATGTTAAATGTTGCCATGTAACTATCAATAACTATGATGTTTAGAGACATTTATATACATATTACAAATTAAACTATTCAGCAACATACATATAATGTGTATCAAGCATTTTCTCTTTTGAGGCTATATCGCGTACAGGCATTTTTATAAACATATCTACAGCGGATATAAAATCGGTTATATCCTTTATAGATTTTGGTTTCTTTTCTATATACAAATCTCCTTCACTAAAGAGATTAAAACAGTTAATATGTACAAATTTGGCATTCATGTCACGCAACACTCTCGCCTTGTCGTCAGAATTACAATCGTTAACCAATACGATTTTTTCTGACTTTTCTATAACAGACACAATTTTCTTGAAAGGACCATATTTTGATGACGATGAAATTCTAAGGTTTTTGAGGACATCAGAGGTCGCATCCTTTGCATCCCTAAAGTTATACTTGACATATTTCTCTTTTGTAGCAGTAAATAACAATTCTGATATTTCTTTTGAAATCTCTTTTTCTGATATTATAGCCAATATCATTTATAAATAAAATGATTATTATACCTTATAGTTATAATGTATACAAAGAATTTATGGGTGTACTCACACTTGATAGTTACATTAGAAATACATATCCCAAAGCCATAAGAAAATATGATAAGGGTCAAAAATTGTCTGGCAAATTCGCCTGTTTAGGCCTTGACGCCAATCCGTTTGTATATTCAGCAGTATATAGAGTATTTGAGATGGGACCATGTAAAACACTATTTCCTCGAAATGCAAATAAGACTTATGAAAGAAAAGTTCAGATGGTGTATGAGGATACATGGAATCAAATAGAAAGTATTGTAAATGTTGTCACAACAGACGAAATCTATATAGCGTTTGATGGGACAGCACCCAGAAGCAAAGAAACACAGCAGAAATGTAGGCGTTATGTGAGAAGTATGCCCGAAGAAGGTGATTTTGACATTTCTAATATTAGTACAGGAACAAAATTTTTACATAATTTGTGTACATTTATCAAACACAAAATACATGAAGTTCAATGGCCGAGAGTTATTTTCTCATCGCAAAATGTCCCTGGTGAGGGAGAACACAAGATCATGGATCATTTTAGAACATATCCGATGGGAACCAAGGTATGTATGTTTGGGCCGGATGGTGATTTGATTATGCTTGGTCTATCTTCAAATTTGGATTTTCATCTATTCAAGGTTGATCATAAAACAGAACATAGTGGAAATCCAAAATATTACACTATACACATAAATACCATCAAAAAAGAATTGAGTGGTGGAAAATTTGATACAAACAAAATAGATTCGTTTGTGTTTTTAGGATTTTTGTTGGGTAACGATTTTGTCCCTCGCTTGGAAATGTTTCACCTTTTCTTTGATGGTATAGTGAATCTTTACAAATATGTGAATAATGACATTATAGTGCGTAAAAAACTTGATAGAGAGATATTTAAAGACCTGTTGGCCAAACTATCAAATGACGAACCGTCTCTAATGTCGAAAAGAACAGAATATCCCTTTCCTCTTTTAGAAAAATACAAGGATGGAGATAATTTTGATTTTCAGGGATTTAGAAAAGAATATTACAAAGAATGGATGAATCTCGAAGATGAAAAGGGTATAAGAAAAATGGCATATCGTTATCTCGACACATTATGGTGGAATTGGATTTATTATACACAAGGATGTCCTACATTTAATCATTCGTATGGTTATCACTATCCACCATTTGCATGTGATTTGTTGAGTGTCATTGACAAATGGAGAATACCTGAATTTAAAAAGGTAACACCACGTCTTCCTTTTCAACAATTATGTGCAGTTATGCCACCAAACAGAAAACATCTATTACCTCCAAAATATCACAAATTCTTTGAAGATTGTGTTGATCCATCGTCAATCAAGAAAAATGTCGAAGGAAGACATGAAGAATTTGAAGCGGTGTATGAAGTTCCCATGGATGAAAAAGAGATAAACGTTGAGCATAAACATTATCATGCGAGAAATCGTGTAGACAAGGATAGATTATTTGTAAAAGGTAACGAATTGTATGAATATGAAACTAAATGGGGAAAGATTGATACATATGTAGAAGGATAATTTTCTTATTATTCGTGTGTCGCCATGGCGTCACACTTATTGTACAATAAGAAATTCAAGGTATAATAAATATTGGTTCGGGAGAATATGTAGTAAATTCAGGACATACAGTAGGAATGTCGGAATCGATTGTAATTTCAACAAAAGTGCTATCAGTTAATTCGTTTGCTAAACTTGTTGAATCTGTGGATGTTCTGACAAAAAAAGATCCGTCTGCTTGTTTTTCTACTGTCACCAAAACATCTAAGAAAGGACTTATCGCTATTTGTTTTATTGTAAAGGAATTCAAAAAGTTGTAATCTATATCGTTAAATTCAATTACGTCGGACGCGAGCGGAAACACGCTTCCAGAAAAGTCAACACCTTTAACCAATCTTGTTTTCATAGTTCTTCCGAGATCTATCAATTTTTTATCAAACCCTTGGTTATTTAGAGGATCATTCAAGAATGGAAACATTAAGACGACTATAAGATCGTTACAACCAAGAGGTAATGGTACGGATACTTCGTCGGGTTTTTCGTTTGGTTTACAGCAACTCTTTTGAAAACCAAACGAACGGCAATATCTCAATGCGCGGTCACAGCCTACACTTGGTCTGGTATTGTATGTTCGTGATGCGGATTTATTACAAATGCTTGTGGACATTTATTAATGTATATTTTTTAATCGTCCAAAAATAATTTACCTGGAACGATGATGGCTGTTGGACATGGTTCCGTGGTTTTACATGGTGATTGTACAACTTCAATTGTTGTTTTGGATTGTGACAATTCATAAAGATCACTAAAATCCTCGCTTGATGCTTTTAATCTTATAGGTTTTGTCTCGAAAAATAGTTCTACGGATGTATTGTGATTGTATAACTTTACTGAAGATATTGAAAGCACGTCCAATACATTAAAATCTTCGAGGAATACACCATTTCTTTCAAAATCCTCCAAAGTTACTTTTCCTAACGATTCGTATATGATTTCGCATTGTTTTTGTAGAGATAATGGTTTGTGAGGAGTTGGAGGTGGTAATATATGCAAATTCGGGTTGTGATACTGAAATGTTGCTTTTTTTGCTGCACGAAGATAACTCATTTATAATTAGATGAGTATTTTATTATATTTATATGAAGATCTGGACTCCGCCACCAGATACACATGCATCGTCTCCTGATGACAATTTGCGAGTGACATTTAATACGGCGGTTAAATCAGCCAAATCTGCAGCATTTGCTGGAGAACCGGCTCTCTTCTGGACGTATACACCTCCGTTCATACACACCAATTCAAGATGAACAACAACAAGTCCTTCTGTCAAAGTCAAGTTTCCTGGTGCGGTGGCGGAATTGACCAAAAGAGCATCGATACAGTTTAAAGAGGTTGGTACCATAGTACCTGGAACGTCAAAATCTGTTGCGGTAACAGTTCCCAATGCAGCCAAAATAGCAGCAATCGTTCCCTCGCAAGTTTGAGGGAGTTTGACATCTACATTCGTTTGCGGTACGTCAACTTGACCCTCTGGGCAACATCGTTTTGTATAGCGAAAGTATCCTTGTTTACGGCAAGGGCACCCTGCGAGCGTGCTACCGGCGCAGAGATCGGTTGTTTGTGAAGCGTTTAAGTAAGTTCTTGATGTTTGTGAGCAACTCATTTATTATAAATTAAATAAAAAAATAAGAAAATTTCAAATGGACAAATAAATGAAAATAGAAGAAGAATATGTTTACAATGGGATTGTTAATATTGGCGATGACACATCAATGTTTAACAAAGCGACTTTAATGTGGTTATATTGGAATGGTACAATGAATAGATGGGAATGGGGATCAGGACACAATCCCATAAATAAAGAGGAGACCAAACTTGACAGAACAATAATATATTATTTTATTTACGATGGTGTGTTAAACAGTATATGGTTTGTGTGTGCTTATAGTATCAAAGCAAATTTGTGGTTAAAACCGTATAGTTTAGATGTTTTTAGACACTTTACAAAAAATTATATCCACGGAAATTCGAGGACAATATGTCCAGGTGAAACTTTATATTTCTTCGTGTATGACACAAAAGCGCCTTACATCAGGAAAGTTATATATCCGAAGGAAACTGTTGGTGAAAAAACATGGAGAGTTTTGTCGTGGATAAACCCTTTCAAAAAATAATTACACAAATAAATGTATCACATCGGAATAATTTTAGTATTGTTATTGTTATCTTTTGTTGGATACAAATCTATATACCCAACAAAAGAACCCACACAAAATCCAAACTCGATGGCTATCATCCTTCCTGATAAAGAAGAAGTAACGAGAAGACCCGTTGCTATGTGGCTACCACCGTGTTCGTCAAGGATAGTAGGAAAATATGGTCCACCGCTCAAGTGTTGTGGTGATTTTTATGCTGACAACATATACATTAAACCAGAAGACGAACCATATTTTTAATTCATATAAAATTATATGAAATCACAAACCTTTTATTAATTTGTTGATTTCTTTCATGTATTTAGTATATTCGTGATCCAAGGGTAGACTGAGTAATTTGGTTCCATAAGAAAATATGCCTCCAGTATACATGTAAATGTTTTGTAATCTCCCATGTCTGTATTCGAATATATATTTTTTGTTTTCTGCCAACAATATTTGATTACCATGTAAATTACCTCCATAGTAAGAAAATGCCTCGGCAATGATTCCATCTCCGCGACAATAAACACTTTCCATTTGTTCATTCTTGAATATGATATTGTATTTTTTGACTCTTGTAATGGGAGCGATGATGGAGTCAATAAGGTTATATGATTTGAAGTCCATATAACACGATACATTTATATATTGTTGGTCAATACGATTAATGATCATGTGAACATTTTGTTTGTGGTAGATTTTCATTGTGTGTTTCTTTGATTCATGGTATTTTTCCAACGATTCCTTGAGTGAAGGAAGCGGATTGTCAAAATTGACGTAGGTAGAAATATAGTTTTCAAACTCGTCAAAATATTCGATGGTGTATCCTCGATCACCCATTGACAAAATTACATCTTGAAGTTCCTTACCCAATGGTGTGATGTTCATTTATATATCATAATAAATTTATTATGATATAATTTGTGTGGTGTGCGTACGCACATCATATAAAGAATATACATTATATAAATGTCATACGAACCACCAAAAGAATTAAGTCACTTACCAATCGGCTTACAACTCGAAATTCTTGCAACCATGGGAAGGCTCAAGTGTGCTTCTAAAAATGGACAGACGTATGTCAGATTTTATGGATTGTCTAAAACAACAAGACATTTATTAGAGGCTGCAGCCATACCATTAAAGTATAGATTTTTTTGGACTACTGTATATCTTCCCAAACATAACTAAATCGATTGAGCGACACGCGAATAATATTCTTCACAAATTTCTTCTTCTTCTTTCATTTGTACACTTATGGGACTTTTACGATATTCTTCCCATATATTGATATCTAATATTTTCCATATACCTACATATTCATCATCATATCCGTACCATAATGGTTTTGGTTCAAATCCTTGTTTCATATCATCATTTGCCCAAGCAACAATGATTGGGTATTTAAGAGACATTGCCATTCCTTTTAGTCGATTGAAAGGTAATTCGCCATCCCACCCTACTTGTTTGAAATAGTTCATTTAATATCATAATATTTATTATGATAATTTGTATGACACACGAATAATCACATCGAATCCATTATAGTTCTAATAGCGTCAGGTTCAAACGGTTTCATCAATAAGCCTTCTAATCCGCTATCTAACCACTTTGTCTTTTCTTCGTCGGACAGTTCAGCAGAAACACCATAAACTCTCAATAATGCGACTTGTTTCTTGATTAGTCGTGTGGCAACGATACCATCCATTTTTCCTTTTAGTCTGCAATCTATAAAGACGAGATCAAAATGTGAATGTGTTACGATTCTCACAGCCTGTTCTCCGGAATCGACAATAGTTATGTTATGATCACTGATACCACACGATATCAAAACTTGTTTGAGAGCATATGAGGAATTGTCATCGTCTTCTACAATACACACTGAAAGATCTCCTGATGATGTTAATCTTTTACGAACTAATCCCTTCTTTGAATTTTTCAAGGATATCAAAAGATTATACACTTCGCTTTTATTATTTGTACTTGCTAAAGACGCATCAAAACCATCTACAGTCTTTCCTGTATTTAGTGCTACAATTCTACTTTTTGGGAAATGATTCTCTATAATTCTTAAAAATACGACAGATTCTCCTAAATCCTTTGATACGTCAACCATAAATATGTCAAAGTCAGTTCTATAACGAACAAGTCTTTTCGCTTCTTTGAAAGACGAAGCGACTTCAACATTTACTTTCCATTGATTACAATATTCTCTTAGATGAATACGAGATGATTCATTGGAATCTACAACAAGAACAGAAAGACTGTGGTCTTCATCGCTTAGGTCTTCTATGCTGTATGTTTCAGGTGCCAATGGAAGGGTAATTGTAAATTTTGAACCTGTTGGTGGTTCTACACTGCTTACCACTGTAATATCACCACCCATCATCTGTACCATCGTGCGACATAAAGACAACCCCAATCCCATTCCCGAATTATATGATGGATTGACTTGATAATACTCGTCGAAAATTTTATATATATGTGCTTTTGGAATTCCACATCCTGTATCCTTCACCCATATCATTACATACCCCGCTTTGTTTTGAACCCCAATATCAATGGATCCTACATCTGTAAATTTTATCGCATTGATAACTAAATTTATAATAATACGTTTTATTTTCGGGGCGTCTCCATAAACTAATCGAGGTACATCGTCATCTACATGAAGGTGCAATCTTAATCCTTTAGAATCTATTTTGTATCCTATGAGATTTAACGTGTTTGACAAAAGATCTTCGAGATCAAATGTTTCGTTGACGACACCTACCGATCCTGTTTTTAGTCTTTGATAATCTATGGCGTCTGTGACTGTACCAACCAAATCTTCACATGAAGACATAATTCTTCGTACGTATTCATCAAACATTTTGTCGTCATCTCTCACTTCGTGAAGTAGATTTGTCATGTTAACGATGGAATGTATAGGAGTTTTAATTTCGTGAGACACAGAAGACAAGAATTGATCGTATCCAGATTTTTCTTTGTCAAATGTTGCTTTTTCTTCGCGACTAATTATGATTCCGCATAACATATTCAAATGATGTTCTATTCTTTCTATTGTTTTGTGACTGTATGGATTTTTCTTGTTTGCCAATAAAATTTGACCATACACAATATCATTGGAAATTATTGGTATGGCACAAAGTGTTTTTATAGGGCAAGATTTGGATGTTGGTCCTCTCGGATCGTCTCTTGCATTGTTAGAAACTATGATTTTTTTGGTTTCTATGGCTCGTGTATATAAAGAAGAATCTTTACATAACGACAATTTTGGATCTGTAGTGTAGGTTTCTAAATATCGCGTGTCACCGACATTATCCACTTTGACGAGAGTAACCGTACACAATTTTGATTTTGATAATTTAACAATATCCTTACATAACTCTGGAACACCATATGTTCCAGATAATAATTTTTCATACAGAGGATCAAACGTGTATTTATAATCCTTTGTTCTTATCACGCTTGTATTGAAACTTTCTGCGCTAATCATTCTTTATAATGTTTTGTAAAAATTATCCAAAAGTGTATTATAGAATAGTAATTTTATAAATGAGTAAGATCGATCTATGTGTAGAATTTATTGGAATGGATAATGACAGTGATGATTTGTTGAGCACTGTTGAATCGTTGTCCGAAATGGAATCAGAATCTATCAATTGTATATACCCTTCAAAAGTAGGCTGTAAGAGAACAGCCATCACACCATTCGGATTTTGTAAAAGACATGCAAGCACCAAAAAAGGAATTTCTTGCGCGGAACTTTACGAACAAGCATTGATGGAAATCGCCACACCCGATGAACCAGAGAGCGATGAAGAAGAAACACACGAAGAAGAAACTCCTAACGAACCACCATCCGAAGAATCGTCTACGGTTGATGGAGAGATTGAAGCAGAATATGTTCCAGCAGAGGAAGATAGTGAAATCAAGAGACAGGAAGAAGCAGACGAAGTTGAGAAACATGTGAATGATGATGGAATGAGATTGATTGGCGGTGGTCAATATGAATTTGTTTGTATTAAAACAAAGAATGGTGACATTTATCACAAACAATCAGGAATCATTTTTGATAATGTGAAAAGTAAGACCGCTGTAGGAACATATCTCAAGGAAGACGACAAAACATATTTCCTCACCGAAGCAAACGTTGAGTTTTGTAACAAATACAATATTAAATACAAGACCGATAACGTTTTAGTTCGAAGAGAATGTGGTACAGTACACGTACCCACAAACTTGGTGTTTAATACCCGTACTAAAACTGCCATTGGTAAGGATGCAGGAAATGGAAAACTTTATGTGCTGTCTGATGATGATATTGAGTATTGTAAGAAAAACAGATTGAGGTACAAGGGTATGTAATTTTCATATTGATAATATGAATTAGAACAAATTAATATGAATTAGAACAAGTCCCATTCAACTGCTGAATTTTTTGGAGGATTAGGGTAAAGGAATTGTTTTTCCCAAAGTCTATCTAATCTTTCGTAAACTGTGTAAACTGACTTGTATCCAAATTTTTTGTATAGATAGTTGATATCGTCTTGTATGTTTTGAAGAGAGTCTTGTGTGCAGTTGGGGCAATCCCACGGATCTAAAATAGATTCACTTCCGAAGGAGGTGAACAGATTGAGTACGTCGCCATTCGGCGACGTACGAATATGATTCATTTTACGTGAACTATATACAGTTTCACAAACAGAACAAACAACATCTTTCATTTGTTTGATTGATGTTTTTGATTCATTTAATCATTTTAATCTTTGCATGTCTCTGAGCCATTCCCATTAAGACCTGACGTGTTTTTTTTCGAGTTGTGACGAAGACATCGCATGCATATTTTGTACAATGTTCTCCACAGTCCATGCATCAAATCCAGGTACATCTAAAAATATTCTACCTGTTTCAAATAGCTGTACAGTAAGTTTATCTAATATTTCCTTCGGATAATATTCCAATGCTTCCACATTGTGTCTTATACAGTCAAATTTTAACATATATTCATATAATTCATATCCAACCTCTTCCATAAACTCCGTATATTCTTTTGACATTCTTTCCATATCTTTTAAAAACCCAAAATCTTCTACACACGGACTATCCCCCTTTTCAAAAAGATACTTGATCATTTCTAATGTCCATATTATATTTTCGTCAAATTCAGTTATGAAAGGGTTAGGAATGTAATTTGAAATGATATATCTCGCATAATTGTTTGTCTCATAATCCGTATTATACGGTGTTCCTGTAACTAATACAGGTATATCAGGAAAGTGTGTGAATATTATATCCAACATTTCAACACTAAGAGAGTTTATGGATTCAAAAACATCATTGCCTGTGAAGACAACACCGTTATCTATGAACCTCATTAGAAATTCCACTCTGTGTTTGGCCTTTTTATAACTATGACTTCCCCATTCATACCATGTTTGATTAGAATAAATATCAAAACCCTTATCTTTCATGTAATCCATGATTTCGATGGCATCCTTAAATGAAATACCAATCGAATAAAATTCTGACAGATCTGAATCTAAAGGTAATTTGTCGATATATGATTTGATCTCATCCATATCTTTTGAGGACATCTGTTCGTGATAACCTCTTGAATTTTTCACAATCATACGTCTTAATTTTGATATAGACATGTTTATAATACTATATAATTTTTTTGTGTCCAAATTATATAATCTGACGTAGTGTCATATATATGAACACAATTATATCTATCTACACCTAACATAAATTTTTCGCCGTCTAAATAAGCCCTTTCATAAATCCACATTAAGGATTCTTCAAGTGTGCCGAAAGTGTTAACGATGTCATATGCTCCTCCCGATGATTTATTTTCTTCATATGCAAATATCAAATACATAATTTATATTATGTATTATATTCTTTCATTGCTTCTTAGGAAGCGCGAATTATATTCTTCTTGCTTCTTAGGAAGCGCGAATTATATTCTTCTTGCTACCATTGCTTCTGATTTTCTGTCTTTACATTTACACATGACTGTTCCGTTTTCGTCATAGTGTGGACTCCAGAAGAATCGTGGAACGCTATAGTCCACTTGTGTACATTTGCATATTGTACATTTTGCTAATTTGTGTTGATCAATTGGTGGATCCCAAAATTCTTTTTGTTCTTTAGTCATACCCTTTTGAACTCTGAATGATGGAGTGGGTATAACCTCAGCCATATATTTCATACATGTTGGCTTTGGACCACATGAACTTGAACACGACATCTTTTAATTATGTGTATAATAATTATTGTGCGTATAATATAAATGTCAAAGGATATAGAATTATTTCCTGACGATCACTCGGGTAACCATGAAAGGATTGCCAAATTATTAGAAGACCAAGCGGAACGCGAACGAAAATTGATGGCTATGGTGGAAGACCTTCAAAGAAAGATGGATCAAATCAACAACTCACTTCCACTAACAGAAGAGGAACGTGCTAAAAATAGAATGATCAGAATGTATTCTACTAAAGGAATTGCAGCACCTTTTTTCCACCCATATACAAAAAGGATGGAAAAATAATTAGATTTTACATAAAACTTGTGTTTCCACATGTGGAAAATTTGGAATAACCCTTTTTATTATTTCCATTTTAAGATAACGGTTATTAGGTATGGTGTGTGTAAATGTTAATAGTCTTACTTTAACATCCTGCAATGTATAATATTTTGTATATATATCCCACCGCAAACCATTTTCTCGTTTACACCCTATTTCAAAGAAATAACGCAGTATGCGTACATTATTATTTTCGTTTGCCAAATCCACAGAATTTAAATAACCACTATCCGGTTCACATCCCAATCCAACTAAATATTTAACCATATCCAGATTACCTTCAGCAGACGCGGCCCTAAGCGGATAATTCCAATCTTTTTTGGGATCACATCCTATACTAATAAGATATTTTACTATATCCCAATGACGATTCCATGACGCCGATCTAATGGCTTGATTAACAATGTCTGTTTTAGGATCGTAAGCCAAATTCATAAGCATTTCTAAATCTCCATTTTCACACGCTTCGATAATACTCATTTATATTCCTTTTTTATTAAAAGGAATATCAATCAAAATTTACAAGTTGAACCAAGGTTTTCTCTATGTTATTTACAGTTATCTGTGATATTTGAAGTTTTTTGAACAGCGGTTCTTTTCCTTTATCGTCCAACATATGATTCAAGGTTGGTGACTTGCTAATGTATTTATATATGATTACACTGGCAATGTTTTGTGGTGTCGATCGTTTGGATCCTTCACATTCATTCCACGTTTTTTCTACATATTTGGCAATTTTGTAAATATGTGGATGGTATTTATCAATATTTTGAATCTCTAATTTCTCCAACAAAGGCCTTATCATTGAAGAAACTGTAATGTATTTTGTAAGATATTCAGGGAAAACTGTATATACACTTTTTAACGCTTTCTGTAATTTTGATCTTGTAAGTTTAAATATCTTTGCAATTTCGTGTATTGTTTTAGGTTTCCCCACATCTTGAAATGCCAAAAATGTACATGCAGCAACAATAGGCATTTCGTTTTTTACACGATTATCAATCTTTGTATATTTCTTCATTGATGCTCGAATAACATCATTGTCAAACCCCATCCCTCTCAATATCTTTGTGTGATCCTGCGCTTTCACTGTTTGATTTCCATACGTATATGAAACTGCACTCCACGGTCTTTCGTTTGATATCTCTTGGACATATTCGCCACAAAATACACATGTCGATTCCGGATCAATTTCTAAATGTTTACATATGTTTTCACCACACGCAACACATTGATCCAAATCATCATCTATCGTCTCCACCTGTAAATGATCACACGAACGAAATACTATTTCATCCATTTACCACTTTAATAAATAAACGGGCTTAAAGATCATTTTCTTTTATCGGCTCTACATCACAACGATGTATATAAAGTTTGAACTCTCCGATGTTTGTGATATTCCCTCGAATGTACAAAGGTGGCGGGTTGACAATATTTTCTTTGATTGGTTGATATAACCCCAAAACCTTTGTACACTGCATCAATTTCATTACATGTTTGAGTTCGCTGATATAAAAACACGCTTTGTAATGATCCTTTTTCTTTCGGAGTTTTCCATGACTCTGACCTTTATCTTTTACAACACCATCCCTTGAAAACGAAACATAATTGGGAGACTGTATTGTAATGTATATTTTATTATCATTGGTCTTTGCCACAGCCTGCGAAAGTTTCATAAATCTCTGAAATGTGTCCCTCTCCAGATTAACTGGCATCTTGGAAAACATATTCTCGGGTGCCGAATGAATTACAACGTCTTGGGTTATCATCGTCTGTATCTTGAATCTTTCCACATTACCCTCTTTGTCTATAATCTGTCCATGAATAATTTCGGGATTGTTGTCTGTTATGTATATTTTCAACGTATCAGAAATTTTCATTAGGGATATCGGAGTAGACAATTCTTGTATCTCAAACGTTCTTGATACAACGGACTCCTTGAAATGATACCTATATTCCATAAGGTTTTTTCCTTCAATCGTATAATTTAACAATATTCTATTGTCTGGCGAGATCTCACTACAAGCAATCTCGGTTTCGGACAAATACCATCTCATAAGCCCTTTGCTAAGTATCGTTTTCATACAGTTAAAAATTCCTTTTAATGCTGTACCTTTAAGTTTAAATTTAAAAAGATATTGCGCGCCCATATTATTATTTTTACTTTTTTTATTATAGCGGTAGTTGTTTTAATAACGTGTTTTAATTTGCTTGTATAAACGGTGAAATAAAAATGATTTGTTTTAAAGATCTTTTTTATATTAGCAAATGAGTGGTTATTTTCACTATCACAGCAAAAATCAAGTTCTTACGGCATACTATGAAATTTCTTCCAAGCATGGTATTTTAACCTTTTCTTCTTCTCTGTGGAAAAAGAGCACACCTCAAGAACATTGGAATAGGCGCCAAGAAAATAAAAATGCGTTTGAAAATTTTCTAAACTACAAATTTTCTGTTTTGTTCAAACCATTTAAACAGAGAAATCTTAAATTGGATGATGTTTGGCTAAAGAATTTCATTCATAAAGCGTTGACTAAATATGGTCGTATTAATAAAACTGTTCATTGTGAAATCGGCGATCAAGCATTTAAAACGATCGAAGAGTGTCATTTGTCTCGCGGTCATATATATCATCCGCGAAAATATATTCAAAGAAGGAATGACGAGATATGCATGTTGAGTTTACTCGCGCTTATTGCTATGTCAATCTTGTTCCAGGCTTTCTTGACAGTGTTGATGAGTTTGCTATATTAATTTTTTTTCATATAATATATATGAAAACACTTCCACGACGAAGTTAATAAAACACTTCCGCGACGAAGTTAATAAAACACTTCCGCGACGAAGTTAATAATAACTAAAACTGCATTCTTGATCTATTTCGACTTTAATAATGTTTGCGTGAGGATAACTTGGTCCGTCGCCAATCGCTGTCAACTCGTCGCAATATTTTATCAAAGCGTCCCATTCAAGAACAACATCGCTTTCTTGAAAAAGAAAGGGTAATATCCATAATGCCTCCCTACCTGTCCAAGGAGCGTGTATGATGGGATATGGTTGTGATAACAACGCTTTTTCAATAACGTTTGGAAAATATTTTTCTATCACATCTTCTTTCACACCCATGTCCATACATGTTTTGAGAAGACCCAAGTATTCGTCTGTCAAAGGTTTTTCTCTTAAATTTTTAATGACCCAATCAGGAACATCATCGTCGTCCGTAATAAACTCCATTACAAATTTATTTGCCTTTACGATGTCTTCTGTTAACAATACTTGAATTGTGTCTTCCAAACAATCTGTGTATAAATGTATGAGATACATTTATTATATTTTTCTTGTTTAATTACACTCACCCAAATTATTCGTGCGTCAAACCGTGACGCACTCACCCAAATTACATTCTTCGCTTTCAGACAAATAACCCTGTTCTTCCATTTCTTCAATGTCACACATAAACAATTCGTCAGATTGTGAATATTTGCTAAAGACGGCTTGTCTCACCCACCCTTTGAAACCAAGTTCGCATACAAGTTCAGAAAAGATAGTATCTGGGTTGATGGTTGTTTCAACAATGAATCGTGATCGGATATTGGCCAACACATCAGTAATTTCATCGTCATCCAGAAAAGGAAGTAATACATTAAATATCGCTGTGATAGTTTCTTCATAACCATAATGATTAACTGTGTCTGATTTATCCTTGAGTAAATCCACATAACCAATAAATTGTGTTGCCATATCAATAGCCAATTCTAATTCTTCATCCGTATATATACCCAAAGAAATATAAGGAAGTTTCATAAGAATGATGTTTTTGTCAACACGGTGATATTGATACACATCATTTTTCGCATAACGAGAAACAAATTCCTTAGATTTACAAAACTTTACAATATCCTTTTCTTCTCCGTAATACCCAAAGAAACGCTTTTTAGACTTGGAGTCCGACGTGCTTTCACCCCTTATCAAGCACGTTCCCTTTGTAATAATCAATGTTGATAGATTAATGTCCATTTATTAATGGTTGTAAATAATGATATGGAAAAACGATTTTTTCCATCACTATCACAAAATTACCAACAATGAATTGTCCTGTCTGTAGAGAAGAGTGCGATGGCTTATACACGTTAGATTGTCCCAAAGCACGAGATATGTGTAATGAATGTATAAAATATTTTTACGAGAAACACATTCCAAAAGAAGTGGAATTATTTGCGTGTCCATGTTGTGACAACCCTGTGTATGAATGGAAGGTTAAAGAAGATGAAAATAATAAATGTGGGTCAAGATTGCTGGTGAATACCTTAACTTGGACATGATCATTAATATTGATGTTGCTGAAGATGAAGATGGAAATTCCGTATATTGTTTTTATAACGTCGATTTAGAGAATGTCTTTACTGTTCCAGTAGATGAACTTAGTGAAAAAGATTTGGAAAAGATGCTCAATATCAAAAAGTAATTTCTTATAACATATAAGAAAAATTCATTGTGTGTCAAGTTTTTTAGCCATTTGTTTAAGACCTTCCAAACCGAGTTTTGAATATCCCTTACCGCCTTTCGACTTTATATACTTTTTCAATTGTTCAACCATTCTCTTTCTTATAATCTTATTTTCATCAACCAAAGACATTGACGTAAGACTTTTGGATGTTACTGAAACACATCTGCCGGTTTTAACATTGTATTTCTTACCCTTTCCACATTTTACAATCGGGTGTAGAATCTTTTCAAGTTCCGGAGATAGTTTCGCTTTAGAAGGACTCTTCTTTTTGGGTGTCATGGATTGACCTATCTTTCCAGTTTTAGAAACACATCGTCCTGTAGCAGGATTCATAATTTTACCCGAAGGACATTTCTTTGGCGGGCTTTTCTTTGAAGGAGACTTCTTGGATAAAAGAGATTGGCCTATCTTTCCAGATTTTAACACACATCGTCCTGTAGCAGGATTTATTATTTTGTCTTTTGGACATTTTGTCATTTTTATTAGTACAAGAAAAAAAAATACAATATAAATGGAATCAAGGTTTTCATCGCAATTCACTTTGGATCAATGGAATGAACTATATGCTTCTATGGAAGGGAAAACTTTTGATGGGATGGAAGAATTTTTTATTGAAAATCTTGTATGGGGAGGAAATTTTCAAGATGCCATAGAATTTATTACAAAGACAGACAAGGAAATATCAACATCATATGGAGAAAGTGATGATATAGATGAGAAATATGAATCCGATTGTTCGTATGATCATTATAGTTTTAATCCGAAATGGAGAGGCGGATGTAAAAAATACAAACCTATAATCGATTATCCTCCTCTGTCTGAACAAGAATATTATGAAATATTAAAGCTGAGATTTATAGGCGACTATTTTCACGATAGCGATATCAAATGGGCAAGAGATATGTTGGTTTCCACATATCCCATGAAAATTAGAGACAGTAATGAAAATTACGAGAGGGCGCTGATAAGAATAAGGTTAGAGATATTGAATCGTGATAAGGATGTTCTAAAAAGATTGTTGAGAAGTGCGTATCCATCACAATATGACAATTTCTTGTTTTTGACCATGCCGGATGGAAAAGAAATCCCTATCGATTGGGAATCGTCAATGATCGTTCAAATGTTGTGGGATAACAAAATTCCAACATCTGGAGTGATCACCATCGACGGAATGAATAATATCATTATAGGAAATACGGATGAAATATCTGACGACACATACACAAAATTATTAAAGTTTGTCAAAAAATCCAAACATCTAAAATTGGAAAAAGATGACGATTTTGTAACAATCATGTATAATCCTCGCAATACACGAAAAATCTATAAGGATCTCGGTCTTTCTTATATCCCCAAAGAAAAGACATTTATGGGTTTGTTGCCTGATATCGTATGATTTAAAGAATTTATTATGATAAATGGGAAACTCGCTTCCGCTTCCTATACCTAATGCTAATGAAGCAAAAGCTATAAGTGATTCGTATGACGATCCGTATTATTATCGAAATTATGTAGATTGTACATATAAAATTGCAAATGCTATCAAAAATGGTAAACATTGTGCATATTGTGTCTATATGGAACCAAAGTTTGATCAAATTTTAAGAGAAAAAGGATATGACGTTCGCTATGAACGTGTGGAACACAAATATATAGGACCGAAATATTATGCTGTTGTGTCGTGGAAAAATGAAAACACCGATTAAAGAATGATGTTATGACAAATGGGAAACACACAACCACGTAATGTCCCTGACGCAAACCAAGCAAAACAAATGTCAGACGCAAATAGTGATAAGAAATATTATAGAAATTATGTAGAGTGTACAAATAAAATCGAAAGGGCGATCAAAGAAGGAAGTAGTTGTGCTTATTGTCAATATATGGGGACGAGATATGAGAAACTCTTAAAAGATAAGGGATACACGATTGAATTTGATGATAAAGATGATTGGTATACTGGACCACGAAATCTTGTTTCGTGGGAAGAAAATTGAACTAATACATTAACAAATTAATGTATAACAAAAGATCATGGGAATTAAAAATTTAACAAAACTTGTCAAGCAAAACAAACCAGATGCGTTCAAGAAGGCTAAGATGGATTTTTTCAAGGGGAAGTCTTTTGCAGTTGACATTTCTATTTATATTAACAAGTACGTCAATTCTTCGAGGGATGAATGGTTGAATCTTATGACTTATTTTCTCATGAATTTGAGATATAACGATATTGATGTAATTATTATTTTTGATGGAAAGCACGTTCCCGAAGAAAAAGAAATGGAGAGAGAGGCGAGAAAAACAGGAAGAGAGAATCTTGCGAACAGATGTGATCGAATGGAAGCGTTATATAATAAGATTATGACTCGTTTCATTGACGAGAAAACAGGAAATACACGACTTGTGGATGAAAAAACCCAAGGAGAGTTTAAAGAGTTATTTTCGCGATGTAAGATTGATCAAGATATTAATTATGAGGACGCTGACGATCTCGCTTTGGTATTGATGGAACGTTTAGAAAAAGCAAAATTGAATGCTGAGGGTGTTTCGTTCATACATAAAAATGTGACAAGACAGTTGATAAAGGCAATGGGTTTTTCTTATATAGAGGCATATGGTGAAGCAGAATCATTGTGTTCATCACTTGCTTTTCATGGAATTGTTGATGGTGTTATTTCGACAGATTCTGATTGTTTTGTTTATGGAACACCACTATTAATTAAAGATATTAAGGGTGGATTTTGGGAATATATGGAATTAAAGGATGTATTGGAGGCATTAGAATTGGAGATGCCAGCATTTATTGATTTGTGTATAGCATTACAATGTGACTATAATAAAAATATGAAGGGTGTGGGTATGAAAAGAGCATATGAAGGAATCCTCAAATATGGTTCCCTTGATAACTGGGAGAAAGCAGAGCCTGAAAAACCGTTTGAAGTGTTGAGATATCCAAAATGTAGAGAAATTTTCCAGCCATATAGCAAAAAATATGTTTCAAAATGTTCGATCAAAAAGCCAAAGGATGCGAATGTAAAGATGTTGGATAAGATTTTTCAACAATGCGGATCAAAATATACAGGAGAATATGTTTTGTCAGTACAGAAAAAGGAATGTGCCCCTTCACTTAGAAAATCCATGTATGATGAACGAAGAGAAATAGATATATTGTAAAAATTGATATTTATGATCATAATAGAATTATGATCCAACATGTATTATTACGATGTTTTTGTGAAGATGGCTGATCCATCACAAACTTTGAAATCTATTATTAACGACGGAAATATATTTGAAGCGTGTGCTTCTATATTGGTTAAATTGGGATATCATCCAGACTACAAACAGGGTTCTGGGTGGAAGCACATAACAGGAAATGTGTCTACAGGGAATCTAAAGACTATAAAGGATTTGAAAAATTATTTAGAAAATAAAAAGATTGGAAGTGGAAATTTAGATGGTGTGTCGGATATAACATTAAAAAAGGGTAACAAATATGTCATGGCCACATGTAAATATTTTAAAGAAGAGAAATCGGTCAGCAAATACAACATTTCTGATATAGTAAGTGTGTCGGTACATAATAAATATAAAGAGTATGATATTTTGGTGTTTGTCAACGACGCAAACAAACTTAAAACCAAAATACAAAGATCTTGGATATCAAGTGATTATAACACGATACATATGAAGAATGTCGTTGATCTCCCAGAAATGGAGAAATGGTTACGACAATTTCAGAAAGATTATTCAGAAAACCCCAACATAAATTCTTATTTCGTTGAAAAACCGAGAATAAGAGGACGATTTCATCAAATATATACCACAAACAAATCATATTCGTTGATATTGAAAGGTGTATCTATAATTTTATGGTATCAGAAACAAAGATCAGGGAAATCGTATTGTGCTGCACTACTCATACACACATTGTTGAAGGTGTGTGAAACATTGAACATAATAATTACATCCACTGTTCCAAAAGAAACACTTGAACAATTTAATGATATTTTCCTCGAATACCAAGAATTTGAAAACGTTAAAATACATAGGATTCATACAACATCACAAGTAAAAAACATCAAGTATGGAAAGCAAAATATATACATTGTTTCCAAACAACTTTTAGAAAAATCTCCAAAACTTTTTGAACGTGAAATCGATTATATCTTTTTTGACGAACATCATTTTGGTGGAACGACAGAAATTTCCAATGGTATTGTTGAGATGTATAACCCTAAAACATCAATAATTATTAGTGCAACACCCACAAAATCCCTTATGAAATATAACATCCCTAAAAGCAATATTATAGAATGGACGTTGGAAGACGAATTGATGTGTAAATCGTATAATCTCGAAAAAATTAAAGAAAAATACAACATTGATGTGAATCGTGAAGATTTGGATGATTATCAGAATTGTCCAACGATGATTACACTGACTAACATTTTCAATAAGGAAAAGTATAGTGACATATTTAATAACCCTAAACATGGTGATACAGGATTTTCTTTTACATCGTTGTTTACTGTCAAGAACAATGAATTTGAATTTGAAGACGATGTGCGCATGTTCTTGGAATATGTATCTGGGTCAAAACGTATAGATTATCCTGACAACATATATGGAAGAATTCGGAAATTACAAAGACATTACAATTCGTCAAAACATAAAGTAGAAATTTGGTATCTTCCGTCAAATGGGATTGATGCGATTTCAGAATGCTTAAAAACTATGATGGAAAAAGACAGTATTCTCAAAAACACAGAAATTTTACGTGTGAATAGCAAACAAAACATAAAAAATATACACACGGCTGTGAAAAAATCACTTAGAATAATGGAAGGTAATAACAAAAACAAACTAATCATATTAACAGGGAGAATGTTGTCGTTGGGTATTACATTGAAGAATGCTGGTGTGATTTTTCGTATGGATGACTGTAAATCCTTAGACGAATCTTTACAAAAAGATAATAGATGCTGTTCAGAGAACGATGGTAAAACTATAGGAATAAACGTTAAATTTGATCATACAAACGTCATCAACACAATTATTGAATTGTGTCCTTCACATGTCAAAGGCGTGAAAGAATGTATAAAGTATGCCATAGAAAATAAACTTGTCAATCTTGATACGGATTCCTTTATCAACTCGGAAATCACAGAAACGAAAATGATTGACCAATTGTTTGAAGAATGGATTGACAACCCTTTAAATTGTTTGAAAAGAGCACAGTATAGTCTTTCATCTATAATTATCCCTATAACTAAAAAAGATCAGATTAATTTAAATCAGATGTTTACACACTCAAAGATTAAATTGGAACATCATACTGGAGAAGAAATTGCTACGGGTGTAAACAAGAAACCTACAAGAATACAAACATCAAAACTAAAGAAAAAGGTAGAAGATATAAATTTTGTCAAAGATGTCTTGGTTTACGTTGTTCCTTTGTTGTGTGTAATTGTTGATGGTGACAATTTGGAAGAACTTATTGACAATGTTAACACAGAAAAATTGGTTCATATAGTCAACGAGCAGTGTAAAATATGGTGGGATAAGGACAGTTTATTTGAGATCGTCAGGGCTGTCTCAAAGAAATATTTTATAAAAAATGAAATTATTATTAACAATATCACAATTATTAAAGAGGGTATGCGATCATTGATAAACAAACCTGATCTTTTAATTAAATATATTAATGACGCTCTTAAACCCAAAGAGGAAGAAAAGAAAAAGTTTGGTGAGGTTTTTACTCCTTTACACTTGATCGACGAGATGCTTGATAAATTAGATGAGCATTACACTAAAGTCCATGGATCATCCATCTTCTCAAACAAAAATTTAAAGTGGTTTGATCCTGCTAATGGAATGGGTAATTTTATGATTAGGGTTTATAAACGTCTTGACGATGGTTTGAAAGATGTTATTGAAGATGGGGAAAAAAGACGAAGACATATTTTTAAGAAAATGCTGTATACATCAGAGATAAATCCCAAGAACAACCATATTTACCAGAGAATTATAATGGATCGTAATGATTACTATAAAATGAATGTGTATGAGGGAGATACATTAAAGTTGGACATTAAAAAGGAGTGGGGAGTGGATAAGTTTGATGTTGTCCTCGGAAATCCACCATATAACACAGAATTTGTTGGCACAAGATCGTCTCCTCTTTATCACAAATTTATAGAAAAGTTTGTCAGTGTTACACAATATTTGACATTTATCATTCCGAGCCGATGGTTTTCTGGGGGGAAAGGTTTAGACAAATTTAGAAAGAATATGTTGTCCAAGACTGATATAGTTTTTATAAACCACATTACCGATGCTTCAAGCATATTCGGAAATGATGTAGACATCAAGGGCGGTGTTAATTATTTTTTGATAGACAACATGTATGATGGAATGTGCAATTTTAATGGAAGGAAAATAAAACTTAAAACGTATGACATTCTTGTACAAAGCCCAGATTATTGTAAAATTATTGACAAGATGATGTCTTCAGAACACATTTTAACAGACATATTTTGCTCACAATCGTTTTATAAAATCGAAACCAATGATAAAAGATTATACGAGGTCGCCAAGAAAAATAGTATGTTGTGTTATGTAAGCCAACAAAAAGGATTCAAAAAGTACATAGATAAAAAACATATAAAAAGAGAAAATTCATGGAAAGTGATTACAGCAAGGGCTGCACATAAAGGGCAAAGTGGTTTTGGTAATATGTTTGTTGGAAAACCGACGGAGGTTCACACAGCAAGTTATATTTCTTTTAATTTGGATACTAAAAAGGAAGCAAAATCTTTGCTGTCATATCTTCAAACACGTTTGCCAAATTTTATGCTTTCTTTGAGAAAAATTAGCCAAGATATATCCGGAAATTCTTGTAAATGGATCCCTTTACCTCCATTGGACAGAGAATGGGATGACAACAAAGTATATAAATATTTCAAACTCACGCCTAAAGAAATAGAAATCGTCAAAAATGCAGAGATTGTTGGATATAAATGAAAAATAATTTGTCTTCCCGTCTACATGGAAACAGATGAGTAACAAATTTCTCAAGGCATGTAGAAACGGTCGGGTAAAATTCGTTAAGAGTTATATTAAGAAGAATGGATATGATGCCAACAAAAGATTGGTAGGATGGATAAATAATGGAATATACGAAGCCGTACTTAATGATCGTCTGGAAATAATTAAATTTTTTGTAGAATGTTACCCAAATCAAACTGACAAGGATTATGTTTTTATAAGATCGTGTATACATTATCGCATAAATATAATTAGATATCTTGTTCAAACCGGATACGATAGAATTAATGTTGGAAATGCGATGTTTGGATCAAATTACCTTGTAGACAAAAACATAGAATACTGTTTTACAATGTTTTTCATATGTAAACTCAAGGTGTTTATGAATTATGACAAAGAAAACAAATATCGCAAAATGGAAATCACAAAACGCATATTTAAAGGCTTTACAGATTATGAATTGATGCGTATGATTTAAATGATTTAACGTGATAAAAAAAGACATATTAATAACATGTCTAAAATCGTGAACAAGGATGATTTGACGGATGGAGAAATTGCTAAAATATACAAATATTGTAAAGCATCGAAAACAAAAACTCCGTTCCTTCAATTTCCCAAACCTATAAAATTGTTTGGATATGATGGAAAAAGATTCTGGGTTCCAATGGCTATGGATCTACATGGTATGACATACAACGATTATTATGGTATACCAGACAAAAAAGCAAAATATGAATTTTCAGGAAAATTATATGAAGGGTACGATGATCCCAAAGGTGAAAATAGAAACCAAGTCAAGGTATTAACTGAAGCGTTAGAAGATCTCGCATCGCAGGGTACAGCGTTTTTACATGTATCCACCGGTTATGGAAAATCTGTTATATTGACAGCGCTTTTACATTCGTTGGGGCTCAAGGCTGCAGTTATTGTTTTTAGTCAGCAGTTACAAACCGATATACTAAAAACAATGAAAACTTTAACCACGGCAAAAATTTGTCATTTCAAGTCTACAAAAGAACCTCCGTTAGACACGGATATTGATGTGATGGGTCTTAAAAAAGCGTCCAGTCCAAAACTCACATCCAAGTTTTTCTCAAGGTATTCAGTGATCATATTTGATGAGGTTGACCAACTTCCATCAGAAAAATCTATACCCCTATTACAGAAAATCGCACCCCGATATCTGATTGGTCTTACAGCAACTGTAGAAAGATCAGATGGTCTGCATTCAGTTTTATACAAGTATTGGGGTAATAAAAAATATTTCATTACACGATTTGTGAAAAAATCAAATGCTACAATCATTAAATATCAAACAAATTTTGTCCCTGAGATTGAATATGAATCCGACGGAACCGTAAACAATGTAACACTTACAAATTCTTTGGCATATAATGAAAAACGTCATGCTTCCATCGAAAAATTAATAAGATCTCTATATCCTCAAAAACAATTGTGGCTTTCGGATCGTGAAGATGAGATAGTTGCTATTTATAACAGAATCAAAGATCTTGATGCGGATTATAAAACGGGTGTGAAAAAGGACATGGACAAGAATAAAAAGATCCTAATAGGAGGACATAAATCATGTGGTCGTGGTTATGATGTTCCTGGACTGGAAGTTGTTGGAATGCTCACGTCATTTAGAAACGTTAAACAATATGAGGGACGATTACGTTCTGAAAGCGGAACTATTTATGATTTTGTGGATTGTGCTCCCATTTTGGAAGCAAGGTGGAAAACGCGATTAACGTGGTATAGAAAGAGAGATTTTAATATAAAGTTTCAGATAGATGGAATGGATGATGTGAGAGATTACAACCCACCACGAGGTTCACGTCCACCAAAAAATACAAAGTACAAAGAAATTAGTATACTATAAATGATTTTATTTATTGAACAATCATATTACATAATATGATTATACAGCAAATACCCGTGATTCATAAACTCAGCGAACTATTAGGTAAGGATGTCCTGCCTTTACTTATGACATGTAAAAGAGGTACTGAATACTTGACGAAGGATTATTATGTTTTGACAAATATGTATGAAGATTCATGGGATGTTGCTTGTGAAAGAAAAGATTTAAAGTGGATAAAATTTATGTGTGCTAATAAGATACCTGACGACAATGTTGCTATGTGTCACGCATTTTATTATGGATCTTTGGAGATTATTAAATATTTATATTCAGTCGGAAAACAGATAGATAATGATTGTATGTCTTGGCTTACTATGAGAAATGCAAGTGGACGTTACGAATTTCTCAAATTTTTACATGATGTTGGAAAAGAAATACCCAATAGTGTTGCCGATTATATGGCGAGTAATGGTTATTTGAAAGAGGCCAAGTTTTTACACAGTATTGGGAATATATTTTCCATCGAGGCTATAAACCAAGCAAGTTACAATGGTCATTTTGAAACGGTTAAATTTTTGTATTCCGTAGGCGTGGACTCATACCAATGTATGAATTTGGCAACAAGAGGTGGGTCTTTAGATATAGTTAAATTTTTCTATGAAAACGGAAAATATAAAAATAATATATTCACAACAGCGCTCAATTGTGGAAGATATGAAATAATTAAATTTCTATTGGACAAAGAAGGCGATAATATTAAAATACCATTTGAAATATTATACAATTTAGGTCGCTATGACAAAATTAAAAACCTTTTTCATTTGGGTGTTGATTGTAGTGAGGCTTGGAAAATCGCGTATGATAAAAACGATTTGTCGGCATTGGAATGTTTTAATGAGATGGGTCTTAATAAAATGTATTTTACGTTGGAGAAAATATTTAAAGACTTTGAGTCTACAGAAACATGGATTCTTGAATTTGATGACTGCCATGACATAATGGCAACTTTTGCACTTTACAATAAAAGCCCATTGGTTTATGATACACAGTTGGCTATCGTTCCTATAGATGACCGTATTGATGTAATGATTTTAGGTGATGGAAAAAACGAGATTTTGGAGTTGGATCGGGTTTTGCGAATTGTTGATTTTTTCCGTGTGTTGTTTCACAGTTCAACCTCTAAAGAATGTTTAATCAAAGATGTTTGGGGAATTGACACCAAGTAAACACTTTAAGAGATTGTCCGTAAGTAAATGAGTATTGTTAATTGTACCCCTCACCCAATAGATGTTTTCAAGAAGTTGGACGAAGATGATTGGAAATTTATGGTTAGAATTCCGCCGTCAGGATTTGTTATGCGTTTGGATTCACATGAGCAAGAATGTCGTGGTGCTTGGGGTGCTACAGGTGTGGATGGCGAACTGGTAAGAATTCCTGTGGTTACATCCCAACGATTTAAAACAGAAATAAAATGGCCAACATCAGAAGAAATACCAGAATTGTCTGATGAGAATGCTGTTATTCTCGTCTCAATGCCTGTCGGCCAATTTATCGCCGAACTAAATGAAGACATTCCTTACAATGTGGGAGGTCCTGACACAGGACCCGAAGGGGTTGTTCGAGATAGTGAAGGTCAGATTTTGGGAACAACTCGATTTGTTTGGTATCGCGCTAAAGGCACATCCGTCGGAAGAACATAAAAATGATATATATCCTTATTTGAATAAGGATAAGTAAATGAACGTTAACAGTCAAATTATTAATGAAAGCAATGTTACAGTTAATGGAAATGGGAACATTGTTAATGGTGCTAAATGTACTGTGAATGGAAATAATAACATTGTAAATGGTGCTCGATGTATTGTGAATGGAAGAAACAACATTGTCAATGGTGTTGGGTGTGTGGAGAATGGAAGAAACAACATTATCAACGGTGCGATGAAAAGTACACGTGGAAATAAAACAATTTCAGTAACCGGAGGTGTTGGGTGTTATACAGGAGGTTCGGTAATGATTACGAACAATCCTTTGTTTGGATCGTCTAATTTTCACATGAAGGATGGAACAGTTGTAGATTTGAAGGGTGATAAATTTTACATTGATGGAAAGTTCCATAAGAAATTTAATGGTGGAAGTATATTGTGTTCAGGAAACAAATTGACGTGTGATGGAAAAGTTGTTTATGAATGTTAATAATATTCTTTATAATAAATAAAGAATGGCAAATCTCGAGGATTTTGATATTTTACTTTTTTCAGGACATTATCTTTGGCCGAGTTATCTCTTGGAGTGGGCGCAAGGATCACCTTACTCACATGTGGGTATAGTGCTAAAAAGTCCGACATATTTGCATCCAAACTTGACAGGTATATATTTATTAGAGTCGGGACAAGAATGTAAACCGGATTCAGAGGATGGCGTGAAGAAGTTTGGTGTACAAATTACAGAGTTGAATGGGTTGATTGGACAATACAAAGGAAATATATATCATCGACAATTGGTTTGTGATAAAACAGATTTTCATAAGAAATTTAAAACTATCCACCAAGAAATTCACAATAAACCATACGATGATAATTTATTAGATTTGATGAGAGCAGAGACGGGATTACAGTTGGGTAATTGTAACATTTCAAGCAGATTCTTTTGTTCTGCGCTTGTAACATATGTATATACGAAATTGGGGTTGTTGCCTGAAGACATTGCTTGGTCTATCGTCGAACCAAAGGCTTATAGTGATGGAGGAGATATAGATAAGAAATTGATAGGCAGTAAATTAGAAAATGTAAAGAGAATTAAATAGATTTATATATATAAATGCAAATATTTGTAAAAACGCTTACTGGAAAAACTATCACTTTGGATGTGGAATCTGGAGACACGATTGAACAGGTTAAGATTAAGATCCAAGACAAGGAAGGAATTCCTCCAGAACAACAGAGGCTTATCTTTGCCGGAAAACAATTGGAAGATTCAAGAACGCTATCAGATTACAACATTCAAAAGGAGTCTACACTACATCTTGTATTGAGACTTAGAGGTGGGTATTAGAAAAAATGATTTCATATATCGTATATATGAAAAATATCAAGACAATGCTCTTATTAGATGCTGATTTGACAAGGATACATCCCAATAGGTCTGGGATTATTCCTTATGTAAAAAGAAATAATCATGTGTATTTTTTAATGGGTGTAGATACGAATACAGGAGAATGGTCTGATTTTGCTGGTGGTGTAAAGGCATATGAAAATGCTTTATCCGGAGGATTAAGAGAGTGTATGGAGGAGTTGAGATGGATTATATCTTTTCAAGATTTGGGTTTGATACGTCAAGGGATTTTGGGTGTCAAGGCAAAACAAGAAATATGTATAATGTTTGCTGAAGTAAAGGAACCCACATTTTTTGAAACCGCAAGGGAAAGATTCCATAAAAAATGCGATTCAATGCGTTATCATGAAATGTCTGATATCGTATGGATAAGAGATGACGAAATGTTGAAATATTCACGTGTAACGTTTCGAAACTCTAAGATATGGACACGCATACGCGCAATTTTAAGCAAATGCGGATCATTCAATTGGAATTTTATTAAAAGGTTATAATTTGGTATCCCACGTACGAATAATTTTCATATAAAATATATGAAATTACCACTTGTCTCTCCACGTTCCCGTTTTCATTCCAAGCATATTATAAACATCCTTACTCAATCTTCTTTCAACAATTCCATAATAAAAAATAACATCAATAAAGTTTGTGTCTGGTTCGTAATATTGTGAGAGAATAATCTTTTTAACTACAAGATCCCAATTGCTGTAATATTTCAAACAATAATAGATAAATTCACAATGTCCCATTCTCAAATGTTGTATGTTATCTATCAACAACGCAATATTTTGAGTTACATATGATGTTTTGCCAGCCATATCCATAAAACGCAACGCCTGAAGAATACTATAAGCAAAATCAGAAGGATCGTAATTAAGAACCCTCAATCTGTCTCTAACCTCTTTAGAAAGCACATTGCCATTATATATAGACCACATGTCAGAAAGAAATCTCGTTGTAAATTCATTGCGCGGACGTTTTACAAGAATCCAATCGTCTCCCATAGGAGGACTATAGAAAAAACTATATTCTGTCTCTATAACCTTTTGAGTCAATGATCTGTCAAATTTAACACCATATGCTTGACATAATTTTGATAAAGCAATATCGTCATTATACACATATCCCATGCTTTCCAACATTTCATACGATTGTGACTGTATTAACTTCTTAACTGTCATCTTATTCCACACAATAAACGTCCCGAACGATATATTTCCGTATACTAAACCGCTACATATAGGTTCAGATTTAGTCAATGTATTAACCTCTTTCACAAGATTGTCCACATTAAACACAGAAGACAAGTTTGTTCTCACAACATATTCATATTCTTTTTCCATGTCTATCCATTCCAAAGTTTTTAGTGTCTTGATTGTACATCCCTTGGTGACGTTTTCTTCGACTTTGACATACACATTATTACCATCAACTTTGAAATCTTGATCGTAGAATGGGTTGGCATACATAAAATAAATTTCGATTTCTTTGTGTATTTGATCTTGAATTTCCTTAATTTGCTTGAAAAAATCGTATATGGGTTCTCCACGATCAGCAATTGCTATCATCAATATCTTGGTCATTTATTGGTATAAATGGCTTTATATTACTAAAGATGGAAGAATCTTATTTTAACGCTGACGATTCTATTTCATTGGGTACTTGGTTTGAATACAACGGTTTGAGGGCTTGTAAAATAGAGGCGTGTTTTACGGTTTTCAAACTAAGTATGATTTATGGATTGATTTCAATGCCTTTTCTTTTTGAATTAAAGGGTGAATCATATGATTTGGATGTGGATATTGTATACTCTCCGAATAATACTTTTTGGTATGTGTACATTACTGTGACATATTTGATTATGGCATCTGTCATAACAGATAGGATCTTTGATCGAATGAAAAAGATCCTTAGCACGTCATATATTTATACAGCTAACGGTTTAGATATTAACGATCCCAGAGGCATAACTATAGATGAGGTTATTGAGAGAACATCAGTAAACAAAGAAGAACTCTTGACAAATTTTATGAGATTGGATAATTTTTTGATAGGTCTTGATGAAAATGAAAGATTGAACACAAGAATCCCATTCTTTCGCAATCTTCTTACGACATTGCCTTTTGAGATCGCTATCAAAGAGGTAATAGGATCTTATTTCTTAGATGTTAATGTTGATTTGAGAAAAACATCGCACAACCAAGATAATTTTAAGGAAAAATCTATAAAGATGGGATTGTTGTCAATACCATTTTTACCTGTATTATTTATTTTCACATTAATGAATCACATTCTTACTTATTCAAATAACGGAAATTTGTTATCTTTGTATTCGTATAATAGATATGGAGTGTGGAAGTTGAGGTTGTATAACGAGTTTGAATCGCGTCTCAAAACACGTCTTCAAAGAACACATGGTGCTGCAGAAGCGGTTCTTTCTAATAAATTTGTAAATTCGTGGAAGGCGTCGGGATATAAATTTCTTTCTTTCATTACAGGATCATTGACGACGATAGGGATATACATGTCATTTCATGGATATATGAGAGTGTTTGGAATGGATATTATTCCTGTAACCGGTCTTTTAGCGATGATATCAGCAATTACATATCCTCGTGTAAAAACAAACACAAATGGATTGGGTTATTTGAAAAGAATGCTTAAATCGGATTTGACAGTCGAAGAATTACAGAGTTTTTTTAGTAGCAAGATTTCTATATTGTTACATGAAGTTATTAGTATTCCTTTGATTCCTATTGTTTTAATTTTCCTTTTGCCAAACAACTCATATTATATCTCGGAATTTTTCACAAATTATGGAAGATCAGGTTATTGTTCTTTAGCAAAATTTGAAAATCGTGGTATGTCCGCCAAAGGAAGAAGATCATTTACTCTGGCTAAAACAAAAATGGGTGAATCTGATCTATTAGTGTCAATATAAAAAATTATGAATATTTGTGCTTTAAAAATAATTTCACTAATAAAAATGTTTAGTTGGTTTTTCTCCACATCTACCCCTACAGAACAAGACGGGTTGAAGGTGTTAGATCTTCTTAGATACACGTCAGACGTGGAATTTTTCATGAAAACGTTAAAAAATGCAGTGAGCATCTGGCCAGATATTCACAAAGCATTTTTACCACAATTCGCAAACGGAGAACTGTTAGAGTCTTCCGTTGAAATGTTAAAAGCCATGATGACAGAATGGCCTGAAGATTTGGCTGTGTCTATGGCAGGTCTTCTAAATTCAAATTCTATTGTTGCAGCAAAAGCAATGGGATCAGAAAAAAGCAAATTCAATACGTTGTATTATACGCCAGTAAGAAATGCTTTAAAAATGACATCAGAGGACTTTAGAAAATTTTTGGTTAATGCGCGTAAAGGGTGGGATGTTGTTTTGCGAACATGTGAAACGACGAAACCTTATTGTTTGTGTTTATTTAACGAACCATTAATGTTCAACATAACAAATATTAAATGTAATCAAGACATTCCAATCATAACAATGTATAAAGGAGAAATTAAGAAACATCCATATATGTACGACCCTGTAGAAACACCATTAGAAACTCCACTAACACAAAAAGATATATACACGTTTCAAAAAGAAGCAAAAACAAAAGAACCTATCGTGATCATAGCATCAAACATCGATGAAAATGTATATTTGCCTGAGAATGTTTGGGTTGTGTTCACAAACTCTACAAAATCATGGGGAGATAGAGTGATTCCTTTCTTCCACGAGAAAGGTCACTCCGTGTTGACAAACATGATCGACTTTTTACATCAATGATTTCATAATGTTATTATGAATTTACATCATCAGATATGAGGTCATCGCTAATAATACACCTCCCCACACCGTTTCAAAGAAAGCCAACCATAATGGCCAGTGTGGATATATAGCATACGAAGTAAAGGAATACGTACCATATGCTATTAATCCTATAAGGAATGATGTTATTACGGGTTCTCGTTGCTTCAAAGCAATCAAGACACCCATCGCCAACAAAAGATATACTACCAACGCACCGTATAAAAGACGATAACTAAAATTTATAGGCGGATACACTCCACTTATAAAATATACAAAAGGTATGTCTAATAAGATGATCAATATCATCACTTTAATGAGTTTCAAGTCCATATGCTTTAATAGGAATAGTATAATAAAAATGGATTTAGTTGAAAATATTACATCAAAATTGTCTGAACCTGATACGCAAGAAACCGTTGGTAAATTTATTAGTTTGCTAAACACATTTCGTAAGGGACATGGTGACATCGTTGTTACAGACGAAGGTTCTTTCACATTTCGTGTTGTGGACGGAGCACCCCAATTAACAGTTTCTCGTCCATTCATGAAGAACCTTGGAACAAACGCATTAGTATTGTCATTGGATGCCCCAGCCACTAATGATGTTGTGGCCAAACTTAATCAAGTTGACAACACCGTCATTCGTTTCAAGTTTGATGGAGAATTGTATCATCCGGAAATCTCGCATGTAGTAATCTCAAAACAACCATTATATATTCAACAATTTATGAAACGTCAATCACTAAACAACGAGGAATTTGAAATTTTAAAGAATCATTTGCTAACACAAAAAATGGAATTTAATGTAGATGACGATTATGTTTCTCCTGTAGAAGAAGAGATCCCTGAAGACATTCGTCACTTGCTTAAGGACAAGGATGATGTTACAGTTGATCGTCGTGAAGAACAGCCACGTAAACGAGTTGTCGTTCCGGACTCTCCACCTCCACAGCGACGCGTTAACATTCAAGTTCCTTCTGATGACGAAGAATCCGAGAATGAACATAATATGATGGAAATTGGTGTTACTGAAGATTTAGATGAACTTCCAAGACGCAAACAAGTCACTGAAGATTCGGATGATGAGTTGCCAAGACGTAAACAAGTCACTGAAGATTCGGATGATGAGTTGCCAAGACGTAAGCGTCCTACTACAATTCACGTTTCCGATGACGAGGAAGAGGAAAAGAAAGATGACGCTGAACAATCTTCGCGATCGGTAAGTATTGTCTATTTCCGTAAGAAGCGCGATGGCACAAGAGATAGAAGTATCGGACGTGTAGGTAATTTTGTTTTCCGAGTGGGTAAGAAATTACACAAGGGAAAACAACGCGCGGAGTTGATTTGTATTGGAAAATACGATGCCAAGAACAAGGACACACTGGATCTCACTAAGGAAGATATTGCGGAAGCCAAGCGAAGAAACTTTACATTGGCTACAAAATATCAATAAAGGAACAAAATATATAAAATGGACGAGGTTCAAAATAAAATTTTAGAGTATCTCTTGGAATGTGATGAAGAAGTTCCAACATTACAAATTTCAAAGCACGTTTTCGGAGACAAGGCTACAAAGAAAATGGTAAACAAATATTTGTATGCTCTTGAAAAAGAAGGATCCGTTGTAAAATCGTCTGAAGAAAACGGTACAAAACCCAAATGGCGTATAGTAAAAAATGACTAAAATCAATATAATTCCTTTATAAACACTAAAGGAATGAACAAGCATATTCTTTTTGTAGATGGGTTGATAGGTGCTGGCAAAAGTTTTCAAATTAAAAGATATAAATCTATATATCCAAATCTTAAAATTGTTCTTGAACCTACTGAACTTTGGGAAAAATCAGGTATGTTGGCTAAATTTTACTCGGATATAAAAAAATATGCTTGTGAATGGCAAAAATATGTGATGACGACATTTCTTCAAGAACTTGAAAAACATTTGTCGGACGATGATGAATTTGTGTTGGTTGAAAGAGGGCATTTGGCTGCATATACCGTATTCTCTTATATTTTGTGGAAAGATGGAAATATGACAGATCGTGAGTATGATGAAATAAGATTGTTACATGAGAAATATGATAGGGATTTGAGATTGCGTGGTTATGTTTGCGATCATATATTTTTGGACACTAATGTCAAAACTTCGATGGAAAGAATGAAATCCAGAAACAGAGAAAATGAATCTACGGGTGTAACGGAAGAATATCAAAGAAGGCTTTATGATAGGTTTTATCAACTTAATTTGACTCCTTATTCCGTAAACGAATTGGATATGTTGATTGATAAGAAAATGAAATTAATTAACGAAAATAATCTTGTTCGTCAACAATGAACGACATTCTTTTTAAACGTGCTTTGAAAAACTCTAAGAAACTATTGGAAAGACGTGGATGTGTGATCGGAAAAGAGTATGAGGCTGACGAGGATTCCGAATATTATTACGAATTCACAACACCCAAAGGGAAACCAGGAAAAGTGGTCTTCTCTTCACAGGAAAAGGAAGGAAAAAAATATGTTGTTGACATCTTTTCAGAAATCATGGAAGATCCTAAACATTTAATTCTTGTTTATCGGAACATCACTCTTCCAATGATGAAGATTTATAGAGATCATTTTAAACCTTATTTCAAAGCGGAACTAATCTCTATAGACTTCTTACAACAAGATTTGTTTGATCATCCTTACGTACAAGAATACGAAATATTATCAGCACAAGAGAAGAAAGAGATTGTAAAGGCGTATGGTGGTGATATTAACAATCACATGTGGATGTTGGAAACTGATCCTGTAGCAATATCCTTGAAATTGTCTAAAGGTCAAATGGTAAAAGTCATTTCCTATTATGACCATTCCTTGGGCAAGATAAATAAAGATAGACCACCAAATATTTGGTATCGTTTGGTTGTTTAATTTTTTTCATATAATATATATGAAATCAAATACCCATTTCTGACAATAGGGCTCTTGGGTTTGGAACCCCCACTTGTCTCAACTTTTTCAAAGCCATCTCTTCTTTTTCTTTCTTGGTCATTCTCTTTTCTTTTTGTTTTGGTGCGACCTCATCAAATTGTACACCTTGAAAATTTTCTATTTTCTTTTCTTCCATATACACTCTAAGTTTTTCACCAATCTCCTTTTTCTTAGCGACAAGTTTATTCAATTCCTTCCTCTTGTCGTCTATTATTTTTTCAAGCATTCTATATTCACCTCCCAAAGACATTTACATATAAAAATGACATTTAATAAAAAAATATATAAGGAATTATAAATGTCCTGTGCAAAAAAATACGCTTTTTATCACGAACGCGATCTCGCTCTCGACGAACCAAGACGCGCATTGGCTGCAGCACATTGGCCAGCATCTGAAGTCAAGTATCATGAAGATGGTGTACAATATCAGGATCTTTTGTGTTCTGATAAGCAAGAAGATAAGGATTTGATTACTTTTGTAGATAATATTTTGTGTCTATTTCAACAACTTGATGGAATGGTCGTGGAGAATCTGTTTGAAAATTTTATTCATGAACTCGCAGAATATAAAGAAATTAGAGATTTTTTCATTGTCCAAGAAAACAACGAATTGGTTCATTCACAATCATATGGAGACCAGATGAATGCTTGTATCAAGGATAGTAAGAAGAAGAAAGAACTTTTGGAGGCAGACATTACAAAATATCCTGCCGTTAACAAAATTATTGAATGGTCGTCTGAATGGATGGATACTTCATTACCAATTGAAGAGAGGCTGATTGCGTTTGCAGCGATTGAAGGCGTTATTTTTACTGCAGCGTTTGTTGCTGTTTATCGTTTGAAGGAACTTAATATTTTTCCGGGAATCTGTAAAGCAAACGAGTTCATTTCAAAAGATGAAGGAACACATACTGCAGCAGGAGTACATTTTTTCAAATATATATGTAAGAATCGTGGAACGAATGTTTCGAAAGAGAGAGCACACGAAATTATTCGATCTGCAACGGAATTGTCATGTATGTTTGCGGAGGATGCGGTTCAACCAGATTTGATCGGGTTGAAGGTTGAAGATCTTAAAAAATATATGTATTTGTCAGGAAATAAACTTTCACAAGAGTTTGGTTATGGTGATATTTATGGAAGTGAAGCGTCGTGTCCATTTGAGTGGATGGAAAAAATTTGTATGATGAACATATCCAATTTCTTTGAAACACGTCCTACGGAATATCAATCGGTACATGATCAAGAAGAAGACCTCACAGCCAATCTTGATGAAATTGATTTTTAATATACATAATAACAAATTATGTATATACATATAAATTATGGATAAATTATATTTATTGAGGATGGATTGCGATACTTTGATTGATATTATGAAAGATATTCGTGATACTGTGGAATCAGGCGAAAGATCGCAAATTTTTGATCTTTGTGGATATTTTTCTTCAGAATATATAGATTCTAAGAAAAAAGCAATCAAGAAATTATTGAAATACGCTGACAAAATTCAGAGTATTTATAATGGAAAATGTGAACCAGAAAGCGAAGAATATGAATCAGAAAGTGAAGAATATGAAACAGAAAGCGAAGAATATGAATCAGAAAGTGAAGAGATTATACCTAAAAGAACTATTCGAAAACCAAAACATAAGAACGAGGCATACTTTAATGCTTGCAATGAGCACCAAAAACAATGTCATCCAAGAGGTGGATTTATAGCGGGATCAGGTCGTCATTATGATCGAAGATACGATGGTAAATATTAAAAAAAATTTAAACATACTAATAAATGCCTTCGAAAGAAAGAAAAGGTCCCGCCGTGTCAGCAAACGACCATCCAGGAAAACTCATGAAAGGAGAAGATGGAAATGTGTGGCAATCAAAACCTGTTGCCAATGGAAAATACCATAGATGGTTTCCTATCAAAGCAAAAAGTGCAAGCAAAATATGTAAAAGCACAGAAATCATGAACCCCATGACTGGAAAATGTGTTTCCAGAAAAAGCAAACTTGGAAAATCCATTATTGAATTGTCTCCTTGCAAACCACATCAATATGTTCACCCCGTTACAGGAAAATGTGTCAATATAAAAGCCAAGAAATGTAAAGCAGGTGAGATTCTGAACCTAACAACAGGAAGATGTGTTAAGTCTAAGTCGCCAGCCAAGAAAGGCAAATCTCCAGCCAAGAAAGGCAAATCACCAGCCAAGAAAGGCAAATCACCAGCCAAGAAAGGCAAATCACCAGCCAAGAAAGGCAAATCTCCAGCCAAGAAAGGCAAATCTCCAGCCAAGAAAGGCAAGTCGCCAGCCAAGAAAGGCAAATCTCCAGCCAAGAAAGGCAAGTCGCCAGCCAAGAAAGGCAAGTCGCCAGCCAAGAAGGCATTGTGTCCAGGTACGATTACGCGAGGTGATAGTGTTTTGACGTTGAGAACCAATGAAAGTACATCAACAAAATGTGTGTATACTCGCAAACATAAGTAATTTTATTTTATTTCAAAAAATGAAAAACCATCTTATGAATATTTCAATACTTAAAGATGAAGATTACATTACACAACTTTGGGTGTTACAAGGACAAAACCTTTATTTTCAATGATATGTTTACACTATTCAAAGGTATAAACGGATCAGGAAAATCTACGGTTTTTAAGGCTTTGTGTTATGCTTTGTATGGAAAGAATAAGACACTCATGTATGGAGAATCTACATCATCTGTAAAATTAGAAACAAAATCATGGTCTGTGACGAGGGTTTCGAAACCAATGTCATTATTGTTAACTCACAAGGAAAAATCATATGAAGATACAAAAGCACAAGCAATCATTGAAAACACTATAATTGGAATGTCATGGGAACAATTTAGTCTATGTGCGTGGGTTAGTTCGACATCCAAGGCTTCATTAGCAACGATAACACCAACTGAGAGATATAATGTGATACGTACAATGGTAGCCAACACAGAAGAAACACAGGAAGATTGTAAGAAAATTACAGAATATGAAAAGAATATACGTGAGGATTTTATAAAGGTAAAGTCACAACAGGCAACTCTTGAGGATCTATCAAAATCGTTTTCCAATGTTAAATCTCCAAAAATCAAAAAGATTCCTAAAAATTTGATGACTAAAATACACAAATTGGAAATGGATATCGAAGAACATGAAAAGAAATTAAGTGCTTTTCAGGGATTGTCGTCTAAAATGTCCAAGAAAGACATTAAACAGAGAATTAAGGATATTGAATTGAGACCTCAAATCATCGATAAAATCGCGTTGATGAAGAGTTATCTTGTATATGCCAAGCGAATTGAAAAACAGAATGTTGATGGTGATAGATTTGAAGAAATGAAAAAGGAATATTTTGATTCTGTAGAAAAAGATTTGAATGAGAAGAAAAAATATTTAAAAAAGGTGGATGGAGATTTGCTAAAGGCAAAAATCAAAGAGCACACTGTGAGATGTATAGCGAAAGACAATAAAAATCCTTTTTGGGATGCTGACATCAAAACCATAAAGCAAAAGTTGAAAGCGTCACAAAATTCAAAAGTCACTGCCCAGATGAGAGAAACCAAACAAGAATGTCCTCATTGTAAGAAAAATGTTTGTATTGATGGAGACACCGTCTCAAAATATTTGAAATCATATGACAAGGAAAAGATTGTTGTTTCATCTGACGATGTCGCTTTCCTCGAAGAACTTCAAGATTTACAATATGACTACGACGAAAATGTTGATAACGAAGAAGAAGAATTCACAAAGGCCACACTTCGTGTAAAGGAATGTGAACGCATATTGGACAAGGGTGTATTGACGGCTGAACTAAATAGAATGAACAAATCTACAGGATGTGAAATCGAAAAACCACAAGGTTACAAGAAAAAGTATAATGTTGAATATCTTGAGGAAAGAATCGAAGCGCTTGTAGGACAGTTGGGTGGTATTGACGAAGAGAAGGATGATGAATTGGAACGATTACACGATTTACTCAAACAAGACGACTTGCCAACGACAGATGACATTGAAGAAGTTCAGACAACATTAACTACATTGAGAGAGAAATTAAGAGATTTGAGAAAGTGTGAAGGTGCGCAGTTGGCGTTGGAACAATGGAATAACATACAAGAAAAAATCTCGAGTGTTGATATGAATTTGGAAAAATGTAAGGAAGCACAGTCATCAATAAACAAAACAATGCAGGCGTTGGCGGTATTAAAAACGAAACAAAGAGAGGCAGAAATCCTCTCGATGCAAAATGTCATTCAGAGTTTAAATACGATGGCATCACATTATCTTGAATTGTTTTTTGACGAACCTATATCAGTTAACATTTCCATGATTAAGAAAACAAGAAATAACACAAAAATGTCTTTGGAGATCTCTTCACAATTTCGCGGACACACACGATCTGATCTCTCGGATTTTTCGCAAGGAGAGACAATCAAAATCAATCTCGCTTTTATTTTGGCTTTGAACCAATTGAACAACTCACCGTTTTTGTTGTTGGATGAGATTATGGGAAACATTGACAAGTCTGTGATTGTGGATGTGTATGGTGTATTGAAGGAATTGTCTCAGGAAAGACCTATATTCGTTATTGATCACGGTGCCATTGAAGGAATGTTTGATTGTGTTGTGGAATTTGGAGAATAATCACATAAAATTTTTATGTAACACTTATAATTTGGAAATATCGTATTTTGCTTTTTCCAAAATGGATTTGACATGATCTTCGTCAAAGTTGTGAATTTGTTCGAATGTTTCCTCGTACTTTTCCAAGCCAGGAATCCATATGAGACCATCTAATGCGCTTAATATGTCGTAGCAAGATTCTATTATGTACTTGGTTTTAACACCGCTTTCTCTTTGTAAACTACGTAACTTTATATAGTCACTATACCACTCGCCTGCGAGATATATTGATGCGGATGCGGATGTCCATACTTGTGATAGATGGTCTTCCATATCAACATTTTCGCTGTATCTCGCAAAAATATCATAGGATAACAACAACGTTCTTCCATCCAAGCCATACTTTATGATTACACCATACATCCATTTAAATATGTTTGTTGTTATCTCTTCATTGCCATATATCCACCCCCATTCTCTTTTATATGATATCCCTCTTGTACTTACTATACATCTATTTTTCGGATCTTCGGATATCATTCTCGTCAATTGTGAAACCTGATCGTCTCTCAAATAACGTTTAAACTTTTCAGGAGCCTCAGGAATTTGGCGTTCTTTTATCATATATCGCGTAGTCTCATCGTCATCCCTGTACATGTCATTCATGCTTTCTATTTCATCGCTTGTCATACACAGTGTTAATATAGATTTCGCCAATGCCCAACAATCTGTTTGAAATGTAGTTGATGCTTCTTCGTCAGCGTACGGATCAAAATATTCAGGAGGGCGATATATTGCAGTGTATCTTACAAATTTTGGATGATGGCTCGAGCATAAACCAAAATCGGTGTATGCTACCTTTTTTATTTCGTCTCCGTTGTACCATATCAGCATATTTTGTGGTTTTATATCTCCATGTATAAGACCCACAGATTGTAAATCGGACAGACCATTTAACAAATCATCAACTATTCTTGGTAAGTGTTTTGCCAATTGATCTTTAGTAGCCGTTCCCCACCAATTGGATAGATCAGAATCAGCAAACTCCAAACATATTTCATTTCGATTGAAACCACAATATTCCGGGATATATTTGGATTTTATTAAACTTAATATACTGAGACTACCAATTTCTTTAATTACATCAGAGGGAACTGAGTCCGTAGAAGTTTTTACAGCCACATATGTGGCTTGTGGTGTTTCAAATTGACTAACGGATCCATACGCACCTTCTCCCAATTTTTTAACTTCTTTGAAACCGGCTTTGTCAAACTTTATATTTGTATTGTTTAAATACTCTGCCATGTCAAATGTTGATAGCCCTTTGACATTTTGTGTGCTATTTCTTATATTTTTAGCAATCTTCAATATTTCTTCATCTGATATGATGTCAAATGTATTATGGCTCTGTTTGACTATAAGAAGTATAATATCAGGATCCATATCCGAAAAAGATATTGAAATTTCCTTGATTCTCTGGATTAATTCTTGTCTTTCCATTTATATTTCGAAATATAAATATTTATATAAAGAATGTGTGAAGTGTTGATCGAAGATCCATTACAATGTCGTGGACATACCACTATACCGGATACGTGGCAAGAATTGGTAGAACGTAGAATAGATGACGATTGGAATACAAATATAAAATGTGTAATTAACGGAACTAAACACGTTGCCGTCACAGATTATGACTCCATAACTGATCCTGAAGAGGTAGAAAGATATTATGAAATGTTGGGTGGTATGCAAGAACACATAGAATTAGTTGAAAAGGCAAAAGAATGTGGGGTGGGGTTGTTGATCGATGATGAAGGAACACATTATTATTTTCGACCAGACGCAGAAATAAATGCCAAACTTTTGATGAAATATGGTTTTGTTGATAAAGGCGATCTTCCAAAAGATATTAATAGAGAAATATTTCGTTCTTTATTGATGGGATATACAGACTTAAGTATTATACTTTATCAGGTTGTTAACGAACAGGATCAAGCTGAAGGTGAAGGTCAAGATTTCTTGGACGATGACAACTATGAGGATACAGTAAGGGAGTTCATACAAGGATATACTCCACAAATAGAAAAGGCGAGGGAATACATAAGAGAATTGGGTGGTGTAATGTTTGACGATTAAGAATCATATTAATATGAATATAAATCATAAATGAGTGAATATACGGATTTGTTCATGTTGTATCTGACGAAAATTCAGTTGTACATTGTTTATGGTGTTGATCTTTCCATCGTGTTTTACAATTACATGAGAATGCGATTCTTCGAATGGTTGGATCTTACTGGTGTAAAAGTTGTGGATGGTGTAAGGTGTGTATACTACACATACAAAGGATCAAAGTACCTAATTCCTTGTCCACGTGTTAGAGGACCTTCGGTTAGACATCCCTTGTTAGAAAACTTTTTTAGGAACGCGCCGGATAGGATGTTGATGTTTATGGGTCCAGATAACGATTGGCATGGACAAGGAAATTTTTTGGAACATGAATTGAAACTTCTCGATGATGTTAATTTCTAAAAATATATAATTTTATTATGTATAAAATGTTTGGACTCGAAGAAATTTCAGAAAACACGAAAAAATGGATTATTTCCACAGTATCCGCAGCAATATTCCTATTTATAGCATCACCTTATGTGTACGCACTCACACAAAGATTCATAGCTAAGCCTCTTGGTGTCTCATTTTTGGAGGCTGGATTGCAACCCACACGAATGGGTCTTTTTGTCCATTCCCTTGTATTTTTGGTGATTGTTCGTTTATTGATGGAATAAATTTATCTTTATGTATATAAAGATATGGATTGGTTATTTGATACTACGCTTGAAGATACACGTGGTGCTTATCAACATGTCGTTATAAAACATATTAGCGACTATTGGTTTGCCGGTTATTATAATATAGGGTACTGCAGAGATGAGAAAAAGTATAGAATCACACATGACAAAACAAGAAAAATGGAAGTTCGTGGATCTGGTCCTATTAGTTCATTGATACAAACTTTTATAGATTATATTAAGGATTGTAATATACTCGACGAAGGATTAGTTAAGCATTTAGAATATACTCCAAAATCTAAAGGAAAAATCTCTATTCCGCCAAATAGATTTTTGAGTAACGTGTCTTTGTCGTGCGCACTTGATTCTATATTGTCTATTATGTTTTTTGCATCTAATGGATATTTTATGGCGAGAGTATCACAGTCAAACATAGGAAATGTACCAATATGGGTATCTCAAAACAAAGAAAAATTTGTTGAAATGAGTATTATTGTCAAGAAAGGATTGTTCGACTTGTTTGATCAAATAAACTGGGATGGAATGAATGTCAAGCAACTTCAGAAAGATATAAGTTTGTTCATCGAGGATGATTGTGGAGATGTGAAAGTGGCTTATGAAATTTGGGGCGTATTGGCAAGTATGTTTCAGGGGCTTTCGTTTGACGTATTAACGAAAAGGGAACACAGTATTGGAAGAGTTCCTGTGAACACGTTTGGTTTGGTTGTAGATGACGATATTGTCTTGCCAGGAGATTTACATATGAAGCCCTATCATTTGGTCTACATTAATGACAGAATTGTTGATTCAATAGATTTTCGTACTTTTGGTTTGTATGAAGAGATTGATGGGTACAAATTGGTGGGTATAGTCAATCATACAGGAGGACATTATATATCAAAAATAAATGTGATAGACGATTGGTATTCATACGATGATTTGAATGCGTATATAAAACCCTATAGAGGTGACGTTCTTACACAAACAAAAAATTCAAAAATTGTTATGATGTTCTACACGAAATTGTGAAAAAAAATTATATTGACATGTATAAAATGGCATACGAAGAACGTTATAGCGGTATTGTACGCAGACTTAAAGACACACTTAGAGGCTTAACCATGAAATTGATTGGTTTGTTTTTGCTGATTGCGGGATCGGTTGGCGCAGCCGTAGCCTTCGCACTTAGAACGTACAAGCCATCACAATTCCTTAATGACAAGGGAAAGGTTATTGAATGGAGAGTTGGATTGACTGCTGCAGCAGCAGGTTTGCTTGTGGCTGGCGGTGCTTACTTTGGTGGTTTGATCTAATTGAGTACACCTCCATTCGGAGGCTTTGATCTAATCGAAACACACATATTGGAAATATGTGACACATGGATAAAACAAAAAAATGACAATGGTGTTTAAAGAAAATGAGAATAACAAGAAACACAAAAAATGTCAAACCGAAAACAACAAACTAAACGAACCTGCGTAATCAAAGAATTGAACGAAGAATTTAACCCAAAAGAAATTGTATTAGGAGAAGTATGTGCTCCAAGTGAATGTGGAAAGATGGTACAAAACTCACGTATGGCAATCGCCACAAAGGATATGATTCCCCCTCGCGGATTTAAGGATCACTCTCCTCGTCCTGATCTTAAGACTTGGCCTTGGCGATCTCACGAATCCTTTCTTTATCTCACTCTCAAGGATGCCAATTGTCTTGGTATCTATCCGTCTTTTGACGGTAAGGGATTTGATATTGTCGTGTCTCTATCTTCTTTAGAGGATTCACTTGAGGCGGGTGAGAATGACCATGCCTTTAAGGCGTTGGATGGAATGCACAAGCGCACGGTCGAATTGTTGCTTCGTCGCAAGGAAGATCTTCCTGAAGCGTTTGCCGAGATGAAGGATGAACAGTTGGAAAAGGCAGTGAGACCAATTTACAGTGAAGGTTATGTAAACAAGAAGGGTGTCAAGCGCGGACCATCTTTGCGTGTAGGTTTCAAGTTTTTTGCTGAATATAAAGATAAAAAGGATCCTAAAAAGAATCGAAAGGAAAATATGATGACAAAGTGTGAGGTGTATGATGGTGTTGATGACGATGGAGATGACGTCTATCGCGATATTACAAACAACATGGATGAATTTCGTGAACTTGTTTCCGACATTGATGAAAAGAAATTTGTTTTCGGAAGAGTTGATATCGCCATTCGTGTTTTACACTTGGGTTTTTCCATTCGCCCAGACAAGAAGACAGGTAAGATTAACAAGACTATCAATGTAGGTACAGAATTGGTCAATATGGCCTTCAAGCCATCCGAAGGAGGTAACGCTGAAGAACCTGATATGCTCGGACACAAGACTTCTAAAAAGACACGAAGCGAAAGCCCACCAAAGGATGATATTCCGGAATTGGTGGATGTTGACGATCATTATGAAGATGAAGACGAAGAACCACGTTCAACACGCAAGAGTCGCAACGACGAAGATGATGAAGAACCAAAATCACGTAAGAGTCGTCGTGATGACGATGAAGAAGAAAGTGAAGAAAAACCACGCAAATCACGAAAGAGTCGTCGTGATGACGATGAAGAAGAAGAAAGTGAAGAAAAACCACGCAAATCACGAAAGAGTCGTCGTTAAAAAAATATTTCATATAAGAAATATATGAATAACCCTTAATCATAAAAATACCTTAAATGTTACAATTATTATAAAAATAATGGCTAGACAAAAACAAACTACCGCAAAACAAACTGTACCAAAGAAAACTACAACCAAGAAGACGACAAAGGCAACCAAGAAAACAACTAAGAAGGCGCCAAAGGCTTCTAAGAAGACAACAAAGGTTGATGTTGCAAAAATCTCGCGTCCTCGTGTTATGAATAAGCAAACATTTGAGGAGTATATGGATTCAGTGATCGCACATTTTGAAGGTCGTCGCGATCAGGTTAAGGAGTTTTATGAGGACAAGAAATGTCCCAATGCGTGTGTTCAATACCAGAATGCTTTTTTGCGTGAACTCGAAATTATTAAGAAGCGTGTTTCTAAGAAGTTGGTTGCCAAGCGTCGCAACACTGGCAATCATAACAACGGTGCTTTGGTAGCACCGCGTCCAATCAGCAAGGAGTTGGCTTCTTTTCTTGGTGTACCCAAGACTAAGAAACTTGGTCGGGCTGAGGTAAATCGTGCCATTACGGCATACATTCACTATGATCCAAAGAAGAAGGTAGATACGTCTACTCCAGCAAAGAAGGCTGCACACAAGAACAAGTTGAAGTGGGTTGCAGCATTGAACCCCAAGGGTGAGAAGCGAAATTTGCAAGATCCTGATAACCGTTCGGTCATTAAGCCAGACAAGAAACTTTCTAAACTTTTGGGTTATGACGATTATGTTAAGCGCGTAGAGAAGGGCAAGGTTGTTTGGAATCGCAAGGTTGACGGTGAACCAACCAAGGTTGTGGAAACCGATCCAAAGTTGAACTATTCGGTTCTTCAACATTTGTTGGCTAAGCACTTTTTCAAGAACGAGGATGGTGATGACGCCGAGGTTGTTGTTTCTGAGGAGGAAGCAACAGAAGAGATTGAGGAAGTCGAGGAGATCGATGAAGTTGGTGAGGTAGATGAGGTTAGCGACGAGGTTGAATCTTCGGATGACGAGGAGGAAAGCGAGTAAGAAATTTCTTTTTGAATTGTAAAAAAGAAAATATTTTATATATATAAATGGGTTGTGTTTCATTTTGGTTAGATAATCCCATAACGGCTTTAAAAAATATCAAGTCCATCATACCCAGACACGATCAATGTATAGATGAAAAGTTAAATGGGTTATCATTATTCGTGATTCTATTTACAATATTTTTGGCTGCAGCAAACGTTAAGAATTTTTGGGTGTTTGGTGCTGTAGGTCTGTTCGTCATCATATTGGCCAAAATTTTCTTTTTTAGTGGGTTTAGAGGAAAAGTTAGTGTAGATGAATATATGAGAGGTGCCATTCCAATCGAAGATATCGACGATTATATTGATTACTCTGAAACTTCGGAAGTGTTGTCAGGAGATGAAGATCAATACTTTACACCCATATACGAAGACGATCTTGCGTTGACACCCGCATTGAATAATACAGGAGATACATGGGAAGAAATCAAACAGAACGTGGGTGATCAAATTACGCACGCAAGAAGTCCGGGATTTACACATGGATGTTGGAATGATGATAATTGTTATTATTAAAAAAATATGTGTATGTTATATAAAATGACCTTTCCTTTGGAAGATCTTCCAGATTATGACGCTTTTGAGTTTTTAGAGAGACTTGATGATGGAATGTTGTACACTATGTGTACTCAACCAATTTCCAAACGTATATCTAATTTGTGTAGTACAAATGACAAGATGGTGAAAAGATTATATATTCGAATTATGAAGCACATGTTATCGGATCCGCAAACTGAAATTTCTCTTTTTAAAGCTGTGTTATATAGCGATCATAATAAATATAATTATGACCCAGATCCTGAAAAATTTGGTGTTTACAGCGATAGTTGGGAAAAAATAATTTATATGGTAGAAAAACATAAAAAAATCAAGGGGTTTCTTTACACTATAACCGAAGAATTTGTTTATATAGACGAAAAAGGAAAACGTCAGAGAACATGGGGGAAAAAAGTTTTAAAAGATGCTGAAGAAGAAGAGGTGATTGAGTTCATCATGGACAAATACGAAAAGGGATTCGTGATTCTTGACCCAGAGGAAGAACCTTTTAAATTCAATGATCAAGGAAATCCTTTGAGTATAAAAGAATTGATTGATTATTTAAACGCTCGAGATGCTCAAGACGCAATTAAAAATTATTATGCAACACGAAATAAAAACGATGATGATTCTGAATCCAGTGAAGAGAGTGAATAAATCGTCGTCAAAAATTGATACATATGTTCACAAAAAAATAAAAATATACTCATCTTTATAAAGATGAGCAAGATTGACAAATTATTTTCACAATTTGAATCAAAATTGAATGATCGCTTTCGTAGTGATAGAACTTTCAGAGAAGCGAAATATAAACAAATATTTATAGATTCCGACCCGACAGCAAATAAAAAATACCTCAGATGGATTTTAGACTCTTACGTCAATAATGGAATTCAGCGTTTTGAGGATCTTTACGGAAGAGTTCCTGACGCTTTGGAAGATTATGATTATTTAGTCACATCCAAAAAACTTTCCAAAGGTGTAAAAGGTGAAGCGTGGACAAACGAAACAGTAATAGATAACTTTTGTGGTTTGGCTGGTTGTACGAAGAAAGGAAACGAAAAGATGGGATTAGACGATCTCTTGGACAAGTATTACGATATCATAGAAAAACGAAGAGAAAAGGGAGAAGAGTTGGAAAATGTCACAGCAGAAAGAGAAATAATATGTGAAAACGATTACTTTAAAATAATACATCCAATGACGGAAAAGGCGTCATGTTATTACGGTGCGGGAACGAAGTGGTGTACTGCAGCAAAATCTCGCAATCAATTTCGGCACTATAGCAAACTATATATAATAATTCCAAAACAGCCGGAATATAACGGGGAGAAATATCAGTTGAGTTATGATGACGATGGTGATTTTATGAACGATAAAGACCAACCTGTTGATCTAAAAGAAATGATGGATAACCGAATAGGATTTAAAGAATGTGTTATCAAAACTATGAATGTCGTATACGAAGGAATAATGTACGAAGACAACAATGTTGTAGTAGTAGATTCAAGAAAACAAAAGGGGGCTGTAAATTTGTTAATAAGGAAATCAAAATCAAAACTCTACGGTATTAAACATAGTTATTTGATTATTTCTAAAGCCGATGATAATTATTATTATATTACTGTAGACAATTTTTTTATTGATATTAACGTTTACGATTCTAATTTTTTAAAGATTGATATAGACGAATTGCTATACACTAATAGAGATCAGTTGGTTGATAGTATAGGTTTTATATTAGATGACATAAAGAATCGTACTGATAATATAGATAAATATATCATGAAAGTACTAAATAACCCTGATCCTGATTATGAAGAACAAGGCGAAACGCTAATGAAAGCATCTTATACACGTAATGATAATGATACCACTTTAATGCCAATCAACACAAAAATTAAAAATTGGAAAGCTTTTCAATACTTAATAATATTTCGTGAAAACAATTTGTATGACATAAAAGAATATGTAATTGACAACGACCCATATGACTATAGTGAAAGTGATGCTCATTATCGTCGTAGCAGAATGACAATAAGTCGCAATTTGAATAAAGAAGAAATAGTTGACTTTTTAGTAGAAAAATTTTCACAAGGTTTTAAAATATACAACGAAATAGGCTATTCTATTTTTTCTGAGAGAGAGTGATTGTGTACGTATAAATAAAATTGATACATAATATTATTATGTACATGTTCACACAAATGCTACATTTCTTGGGTGTTTTACCCATCCTCGAATCAATGCCTGATTATAGTAGCGCTATCAAATTCATATATGGATTTTGTGTTCATATGAAAGAAAAAGATTTCATATATCTCCAGGATTTTTTCACAAAACATACAAAGATAGAGGGTGATATAAAAGATATCTACATGGATCCAAAGTTTACACTTTCTAAAGCAAGCGAAACGTGGAAATTAAATGGTCTTTATCATAATAATAACGGACCCGCAAAACGATCGTTTTATTATGACATGACAATCGATATAGAGGAATATTACGTGAAAGGAGTAAAAACCAAAGAATACGAATATGATTATTATTACAATAGCATATCCTTGAAATTTTATGTTAATGGAAAAAAACATAAAGACCGTGAACCTGCTGTGTTGAAATATAAATTACCTCAAATGGATTTAGTTACTGAAGAATGGTGGGATAACGGAGATTGTATGCGAATAAACAATGAAGACTATACACAATTTGTTGAAAGATGGCGTCAAATGAGAAATAAATGAGATTCCTTATTACAAACAATAAGAAATAACAAATGGATCATAAAGACTATAACGACGAACACGAATACGATATGGACGACAAAAATGTAACCGACTATATTCGGAAATGGAATGAAACTATGACTTATAGTGATGATGTGAAGGCATATATTGATAAAAACGCAGATGACCTTTTAGGAAAATATAAAAAGACGTGGACGAAAAAAGATGTTGATGATTCTATGATACGTAAATATAATTTGGCCAGAAACAAAATGATTAGCGGATTTACACAACTTTTTGACGGTATTGGTGATATGTTGGACATTGATAACTGTTCTCTGGTAAATCAAGATTTTATGAATGTAATGGCAATGACAGCATTCGCAAAATCTTCCGCTTTTGATAAACTAAGACATTGGTCTAAAGCGGAAAAAGAATATCAACAATCCAAAGGAATCGATCTTCCCGGATCTTCCACAAGAAAAGGAAAAGAAAAACTTTCCAGACCACAAGAATTAGAAGACGTTTGGTATGCCATGCAATTCATGTATAGACAATTTGAAATCTTTCGTTACGTTCCAAATTATGACATTTGCTCTGGTATTTGGAATTTAGTAGCCAACCAAGACAGAGAAGCAGTAAAGGTCATTGATCATTGGTATTATATACACCGAGACCAAATCCAAAATAAAGAAGACCTACAACAAATTCTCAATGGTTACTTTTTCCGTTATAACGCAAGAATGACATCGGAAGCACAAGCTGAAACTCTGTTTGTTTTGAACACAATTTTTAACCACACACTATCCAAACCCATCGGAACACTCGAATGTGCTCCGTGGTATCCTGATTCCACCATTTCAGGAAAAAAAGATGGTGATCTTCCGTTTTCCAATTCCATCATCCCTCAAAATGTTAGTAAGAAGGCTAAAAAGGCAATATCCAAGGCACCTTTAGTTGGAAAGTCGATAGACGGAATTAGAACCATGCCTTCTGAACCAGAAAACCACAAAGAATTTGAAGATAAAGAATTGGCAAACAAAATTGTAAACAAGAAATACAAAAATAAAAAAGAACTTGTGAAGGACATCGAAAAGAAAGAAGTGACAAGAAAAGGAGAAAAAGGTTACTTTAAAGGACGTGATGGAACAACCGACCAACATTGGGATCAAGATGATGATAAGTCATATGATAACGGCATGGAACTTCCGGATGGAGCAAACATGGAAGAATCAGAAAGCGAATCGTCAGAAGAAGAGATTACTTTGAAGAGAGGTCAAGGATCTCTGTTTTTAGACAAAAAAGGCTACATCACTAAAATCACAAATCATAAAGGGAAAAAGGTAGACAAAATCATAACCGATAGAGATAAAAAATACAAAATTGGTCAGAAACTATAAGGAAAAATGATTATATAAAACGAAAATATTATAATATACATAAATGTTCAATTTTGAAACGAATGATGATGATATGTTGGGCGAAGGTGTTTACGGAAAGGTTTATAAAATCAAGAATAAGAAAGGTAAACAATACGCCTTCAAACGTTTCAAAGACGATTTGGGAGAGGCTTCTTCTGTTCGTGAATTGGCGACCTTTGCCATTTTAAATGCTGTAGGTGCGTATATGACTCCCAAACTTAGAGGTATCAAACTAATTAATTTTACTGGTGTTGTGATGCAGGAAGCAGAAACCGATCTTGAAACGTGGTTATACAAAACCCCTCTCTCTTCCCGAGAACCTTTTTTTGGAAAAATCATGGATATGTGTATCAGGTCACTTGGAGAACTTCATTTCTGTGACATTGTACATGGAGATATTAAACCCGCAAATGTTTTGATCTGGCCTAACATGGAAAAAGTCGGATTGACGGATTTTGGTTTATCAACATCATCTCCCGATAGGAAATACGATTTTATATACACTCCTGACTATCGTGCTCCTGAGGTTTGGTTGGAAAACGCCCCTTCCAAGGCATCCGATGTATGGGCGATGGGTGCTACTTTGGTAGAAATGGTCATCCAAAAAAGATTGTTTGAATCGTATACAACAAGGAAAAAGATTGTTGAGAATGACATTGTTTCCGTGATCACCTCAAAAAAGGAGAGGGTGGGAAAACATTTTGACTCACATCGAACAAATACAATTTTTAAGATGTTGGAATACGATCATGAAGATCGTTATAAGATTCCCATTCCTAAAGATCTTACACTTCCTAAAAGAAAATGGTATTTTGGAGATGATGAAACCATGGATGATATAATTTCCTTTGTTTGGGCTTGTTGTGATTATGCTGGAATAAAAAGATCTACATTTGTAATGGCTGTTGATATTCTCTTGCGCACATTGACAAAGAAGATTATTCGTTCAGGTGATTGGAAAAAATATGCTGCATGTAGCATAACTCTTGCTTCCAAATGGGGTGATTTATATTCGGTGGATATATGCGACGCGATGAAATGGGACGATTCTTTCAAGATTGATGTTTATGAGGAATCTTTAAAAGATACCGAAAAGCAGATAATGATCACTCTAAAAGGATGTATTTGGATACCCGGTCTCGAAGAACTAATCAAAGAAATTAAAAGTTCAGAAACTGATCATTATGGTATTTTTAAAAATTGGCCTCTTGAGTAAAAATGATAACTCTATATATTTTATAATGAATATATAGAAATGACCATATTGGCATGTAAAAGGGATTTGATTGGCGAATGGATCAACGAATATATAGAACCTTATGATTTTGACGATGAAATCATCATGCACAATGCCCTATGGGATTGGGAAAGCGATAATGAAACGGATGATGAATATGAAACGGATGATGAATACGAAACGGATGATGAATATGAAACAGATGATGAATATGAAACAGACGATGACGACGAACTTATTTACACTTTCAATACCAATATTCCTTTGGAGTTGATAGCGCAAGAAATGAATATACCCGAGGATGAGGTTGTCGAGACATTTAACAATTTGTCAATTGAAGAGAGAATTGAAATATTAGAAAAAATCGATCGTGAAAGCGATAGTGATTCTGAACAACCAAATTTAAACTTTGGTGAACAATTAGCCATTCTCGAAAGAATGTTGGATGACGGAGAGTGGTTAGAAGACCTCTAAAAATGACATTTTTGACTGATTTTCATATTTTCGCACAATATGAACGAAACAGCATATTTACGTTTTAACATCGACATAAACAGCATCAACATTCCAAACTCTTTATGTAATGTTGGTATCAGACTTGATATGAAAACAAAAGTAAAAAATATTAAAAAGGATATAATTCATGAGTTGTTCAAGTGTTGCGGAAAGACAATTTATTATCACAAAGACGTATACGCTAACCTTGTGATCTATGAGAATCAGATCCAAGGCGACAATATTTCTGTGAAGGCGATGTTGAACCATCGTAATAATGATAATTATTTTAATGGAAGACTTGAAAGGGTTATGACAATAGAATTAAAATTGGACGAAACAACTGTTTTTATATTGTTTCCTATGAGAAATATGATGATTAGCGAAATAAAGAGAGAAATATCAAAACATACAAAAATTGTTTTCGGAAAGAAAAAATACGTTTGTAGAATTGATGGCGACAAATTAATAAAATGTGAAAACACTGATGTCATTTTTGGAGATCGTTATTTGATGACTATAAAAGATCTATCAGATATAACAACACCTGTAATTCCTACTACCAGCATAGCCAGACCACATATAATATACCTAATACGAACGAGAGAGTATATTGACAAGGAAGAACATGTATACAAAATAGGAAAAACAAAACAATACTTTGACAAACGAATGGCTTCGTATGCCAAGGGAAGCGAACAACATTTATCGATATCAGTGTTTGGGGACATTGACGAAATAGAAACAAAACTAATAAATTTGTTTATAGAGAAATTTACACAGAGACAAGACATCGGAAGAGAATTTTTTGAAGGTAATCCCAGGGAAATGATGAAACTTATCATAAACACAACGCTATAAAAATGACATTTTTGATTGATTTTCATATTTTCGCACAATATGAATCCGTTTAACGCATTAGACGATTTGGTAGAGTTTGCTTCGGCGAACCTTTCGAAAAATTCGTGGGAAGCAAAAAGTTATACACAACAAGAATTAATAGAAATCATGAAAGGTGTGTCTCAAAAATCAAAAATCACAAAAGAAATGTGGTTGGAAATTTTTGATATGCTAAAAAATAGTGATGACGATCACATTGTCAGTGTACATACCGGAGAATTCATGAACATGAGATGTAAATCAAATGTAGAAACCCTAAAATCAGAGATCGTCAAAAAATTTTCATTAAACCCAATCGAAAAAGATGTATTTTTTAATTACATAGATTACATGAATAAAGAATCTAAAGTCTATTTCCTCACAAAAGTCTTGGCTTGTGGTAGATCTTATATTGACAAATTTCTCGACACCGATCTAAATGACATTGGCGAGAAAATCTTCAACGAAAAAATAGACTATATGGGATCAAGAAAAAACCATGTAGATATGTATAATTTGAACGCGCCCAGCCAAAGCAACAATCGAATTTTATTGTATAGAGGAGTTTTACACAAAATATCCACATTAGAAAAACCCAAAAGACACAAAATATACAAAAAATATTTTGGGGTCAAAATGACAAATTCTCCACACAAAAATAGACAACTCGTATATAATGGATTTATTTCCTACATAGAAAATCTATCTAAATCGCAATTAAAAACGTTTATAGATGACACATGGGATAAAAATATAGACCCTCTTAAAATGTTTAAATGATTTAAACGTTTAAATCATTTCAGTGTTATATAACAAATGTCAGATACAAGCGAGGAAAGCGAGAATTTCATTGCTACCATTGTTGACGCTTCATATGATTACATAGAGTTATCAAACGGAAAGGTTATATCATGGAAATTTGACACGTTTAGAAAATGCTGTGAGGAAGTCGGTGAGTATCGTTCCAGTAAATCTATCAATCCCGAAGACATGATCGACGCCTTGTTCATTAAATACGATGTTGTCGACAGGGGTTCAAGTAAATGTGCTTTAATAATCTATACTTCTTCAGGTCGCTATATACAAAAGTTTTTCAATAGGCATAATGGATATTATAGTCATTCGTTTACGGTTTATGAAGACGATGAGTGTGTCATTGAGAAATGTCTATAAAAAATGATTTTAAGAATTGTTATACCAATAACGAACAACATGTCTGAACTTCTCAAAACATCTTCCAAGAATATGCCATGCTTTCTTTATTACGAAACGCAAATTGATTTGCTAACACAACAAAACAAACAACTCCAGAAAGAACTGGACGAAGCCAAGAAAACCATTGAAAAACTGCAAAAAACACAACACCGCTCGTGGGCTCCAAAAAACCTTCTCTCCGATACACTTTTATAATAATTTTTTTTCATATAATATATATGAAATAATAAATGAGTTGTTCAAAATTCACTAAAACTTACATGAAATCTCCAAAGTTTGGTTGTGATCCAGACACGAAATGCAGTTTTCGAAGACCTATTTCTTACCACAGAAAATGTTTCTCTCAATTTGATGCATGTGGTGGAAATCCGGAAATCGTTGGAGGCGATGTTATTATTTATGTTGATGCGAGGCTTGGTAACGATTCCAATTCAGGAGATTCACCTTCAAGTCCAATGAAATCGTTGGACAGCGCATTGACAAGATTAGGAAGTCTTACAGGTAATGTTGGTATAATACAATTAATAGGGAACACAGAGTTTGTATTACCAGAGGATTATGTATTTGATGCACGTGATCTGGAAAATAAATATACACGTGTGATAATTAAAGGCACACGTTCAAGTGTTGTTAATGGCACGGTATCGACTATAACTATTGATCATGGGCCAAACATACCTACTATAACTGGTTCTCTACCCACTGAAACTGGGTCAGAATACATATGGCAAACTATAAATGCGTCAGGATTGGTGTCAGGTTTTTATAATGAAAAATATCTTGACAATTTGACAAATGGTCATATGTATACGATCAAAGAAAATACAGGAATGACTATAAGTGTAATATCTGCCGACGACGAATCACCCGATCAAAATGATATGTTGTCTATAGAAGTGGGTGACAAGTATCAAATTTTCACTATATCAAATATTATTAGATTTTCTGGAGACTTTCGAATTGATACTAACATTGAAGGATTTGTATCATTTAACAGTGTGCGTATTACACCAACAGACGAATTTGCAAAACTAATATCGCCAACAGGATTACGTTCAGTTCACTTCTTTGGCTGTGAATTGTTTTACACACATACACATCCAAGCGGTGTCCTTATCAATACATATCCGGGATCGTATTTATTTGAAGGATGTCTTATTAAGAATTATTCTACAAGTTCACAAAGCAACGTTCAAAGTCATAACAATGGAATGTCAAACCACATACATATTTCTTGTATTTTTGATAACAGAGCTTGGGCTCTTTTAGGGTACAATGTTTTAAATAGTTGTTGGATTAAAGAAACGCGAATACTTACGGCAGGTCTGGTTTATATAAGACACAGTTTATTTGAATCGTCAGTTCAGCCCTTGAATCTTCCGCTTCTTGAAGTAAACAATGGAAGCGCAAGAATAAGTGACTGTTCGTTTATAGATACTCGTTCATATAGCGCAAGTAATTATGTGGTTGAATCTGATGCAGAAGCACAATTGACACTTGTGAGTAACTGAATTGTAACAAATTCGAATGTAGTCAGACTTAATATTAGACCAGCGTCTGTTTTTACAGATAGATCGTCGATCACGATTACTGGCGTTGGATCTTTTGTCGTGTCTAATATAAACTCAAAGTTTACATCTCAAGGCTGTGTATGGATATCAGTTGATGCTACAAGCACAACGTCACTTTTTAGACTGTTAGATACAAATGCCACATTTAACAATAATACTATAAACAGAGATTCTGAAGCCCAAACGGTTTTTGACGCTTCCTATGCAACTAAACTAAGACTCAACCAAATAGGTGTTGGTGGTGTTGGAACAACAACGGTTCCTATTATATTACTTGAGACTGGGTCTTATGGAGTAGGCGAAGATATAGTAACTTTTGTTCCGGGATCTGAATTACTAGTCGGCGGAAATCCTCCAGGAGGGTTGTTGACACAAAACGATTTGAGTAGCGGAACCCCACAAAATTGCTTTTGGACACAAGTTTAATCACTTTACATATGTAATTCATTATATAAAGAAAATTGATTTTTCAGACTGAAACATTAGCCCTCCAATAACTTTAACAAGTACCAACACGAATCCCAAAAATTGACTTACGAATCCGACAATCTATATCCAAACAAAATGACTTACGAACAATTCATTGAAAAGCACAATCAGGAGGCAACTACTTTCTTGGACAAACAATTTAATCAGGCTCTAAATTTCTTTGCTAAAAATCTTGCATCGTATACATGGGAGGAACGAAAGTATACTCAGGCAGAAATGAAAAGAATTATGAAGGGTGAAGAGTCTCCTGTCCCAAAAAAATCAAAACAAACTAAAAAGGTCGAGGAAACCGAAGAGTCCGAGGAAGAGAAAAAGGAATTTCCAAAGGGAATGACAGAAAAGAAGTGGGAAAAGATTTGTGAAGCATTGAAGGAGAGAGAGGAAGACCAATTTGTAAATGTACACACAGGAAAATGTGTAAAGAAAACACCAAAAAACAAAGCAGCATACTTTTTCAGAAAACACTTTTGCGCACCTATGGCACACAAACCTCTCGTTCTCTGGGCTTGCAAAAACGAACCTGTTATTGAAACTCCTGAAGAAGGAACAGAATCCGACGATGGCGAAGAGTTGGATATTGAGTTTACTGAAGAAGAAGAGGATACCCCACCAAAGGCTAAAAAGGGAAAGAAAAAGGTTGTCGTTGAAGACAGCGAGGACGAGGATGAAGACAGCGACGAGGATGAAGAAGACGAGGATGAAAAACCAAAGAAAAAGGGCAAGGACAATCTTCCTGAAGGATGGGAGCAGAAAAAACTAGACAATCTCCGCAAAAAGGCAAAGGAAGCAAAATCCAATGGTGAGTGGGTAAATGCTGAGACGAATCGCAAGGTAGCCAAGACAGACAAGAACAAGAAGAAATTTGTATTCACCAAGCACGGATTTTGTGTAGACATTGCCAACGAACAACTCCAAGAACAACTCGAAGAACTTTTTTAGGTATAAAAACATAAAACACTAACCCTCTCTCCTTTAGGCAAGCCCTCTTCACCATTATTGGTGAAGAGGGCTTTTTTTTTCATGTATTAAAAGTGAATTTTTAGATCAAACTCTCAATGTTTAAACATCAAAACATGACAAATATCAATAATCCTTTCTGTTCTTACAAAACTGGCGATCTCAATACTATAAACCAGATGGTTGAAAAAGGTTATAACACAAACATTCTTATTAAACTTGCGTCTAGAAACGGTGATTCGGAAGCGGTTAAACATCTTATTGATATGAAATGTGACCCATCAACGGATGATGATATCGTTAGAATTGCATCCGAAAACGGTCATCTGGAAGTGGTTAAAATTTTGGTAACGGCGGGTTGTGATATAAGTTCTAATTACTCAATTCAATCAGCATCTGAAAACGGTCATTTATGGGTAGTAAAATATTTAATAATGGCGGGTTGTGATCCGACAGCGGACAATAATTATTGTATCCAACTGGCTTCTGCAAACGGCCATTTAGATTTAGTTGCATATCTTGTTAGCATAGGATGTGATCCTAAAGCGGAAAGCAATTTGGCTATTCAATGGGCATCAGAAGGTGGCCATTTAGAAGTAGTTAAATATCTTGTTAGTCAGGGGTGTGATCCTAAAGCGGAATGCAATTTGGCTATTTCATTGGCCTCGGGAAAAGGTCATTTAAAGGTGGTAAAATATCTTGTTGGTATAGGGTGTGATCCTAAAGCAGATAACAATTACGCTATTTCATTGGCCTCTGCAAATGGTCATTTAGAAATGGTTAAATATTTATTGGAAATGGGGTGTGATCATAATGAAGTTAAAAAGGAAATAAAATATGAAGCATTACAATATTGTAAGGTAAAATTATTAACATTAACACACACCATTCCTGATTGTATCTATCTCAAAGTGAAAATTTTAAAGATTGCGTTTCCCTGTTTCTCAGAATGGGAGATAATGAATGTATGTAATTCGGTTTCCCTTGTGGGAAACGATAAGATAATGCGTCAAGAAAAGTGATTTTTCGAATTGAAATACTACCCCTCTAACAACTTTCACAAGTACGAAACCATGAACGAAATTATTCGCAAACAAGATCAAATGATTGGGGCGCTAAAAAAACAAATAAACTATCTAAAAAAGATGATGAGTGAAGATTTTTTCGAGTATTCTCGACAACTTGAAGCCAAAGACGGAGAAATAAACCGTTTGAATGACGAACTTGCGTCGATCAGAATTGCTCTCAAGAAAAACAAATTGAGTGAGGATATATTTAAAGACCTTGATCAGATCGCAAAGGAAAACGATTTTGAAGATGAGCCAGAGTTGCCAGAATGTTTTGAACATGAGATGAAAAAAATTCGTTCCCTACACAATAAAATAAAAAATAACACTAATTCTTATGTTCGTGTCAATTGGCCTGTAGAAGTGATTTGCCCAACAAAGGGTGATTGGTATTATGATCGTTACTATTTTGACGAAGAAAGCGGACTTTGCGGACCCATTGGCGACAAACATTACATCAAAGTGATCGCGACACGCCTAAGCGTTGAATATGAAGGAGACAGCGAACCATGGGATCAGGATTTGACAGAATCAGAAAAAAGAAAAATCTTGGACGGCGACCTCGAACAAATTCATAAAGAAATCGAAGAAAACCAAAAACTAATCAAATACAGCAAGATCTGATTTCTTCGCTAAAGAATACGTTGGGACAAAATCAATACGACGACATTATCAGAGAACAACTTGGACTGATTTCTTTAATGTTACGAAACTTAAAATAAAAAACTAACCCAAAAAAGCCCTCTTCATCATTATTGGTGGAGAGGGCTTTTTTTTCATGTATAAAAGTGAATATTCTTTACATACGTAAAGAAAAACGAATTTCCAGATCGAAATACTACCCTCTAACAACTTTATACAAGTACCCACAAAACTACGAAACCATGTCAACCTTGATTAAAAACCTCGAAACCGCGCAAAAAGAATACCAAGAAAAAATGCTTGACGAATTTAAATCGACTTTGGAAAAGTCAATGAAAGAAATTTTGGAAAGCCAAATAAAAACACAATATAATAAAATAAAAGATCAACATTGTGAATATAAAGGACTGTATGGTTATGAAGGACTGGATCTTAAAAGTTTTGACGAACTTTGGGGTATATGGGGTGCGTTGCATGGAGATGTGTTTTATTCTATGGACGGAAAAGAACGCAAATTTTTTAACATAAACAATTTGCGTTCTGCATATTCTGATGAAAAATGGATCCTGCTTACCCGAGGATCACATGGTCAGCACATTCACGTAGTTTCCACACGTGGAAAATACGCGCGGTTTGAAAAACCAAACCATCCAAAAGATAAAAAATATATATTTGTCGTTGATTTAGAATTTAGAATACCAAGATCATACATACGGTGTTTAACCTTGCATACTTATCATCCTGATAGTAGTTGTACTATTTTAGATTTCCTGAAAACAATAAAAGAAGAATTATCAGCAAACACCACTCTATCTCCGTTCGGGGAGACCATATTGGAAAGATGCAAAACCCTCGAAGCGGAAAACACCGAACAAACAAAAGAAATAAAAGACCTGAAATATCAAATAGAGTCTACAAAAAATTCAGAAGAAAAATTAAAAATTGCTATGCTCGAAAATATAAAACTACAAAAAACAATCGATGAGATGGCAGAAAAGATTAAAATGTTAGAAAAATCAGTACCACACCCACCAACAGACATTGACTTTCCAACAACCATGGAAAACAAAGCATAAACACCACCCTTCAATCCATAAAAATCTCAAGCCCTCTTCATCATTGTTGGTGGAGAGGGCTTTTTTACGTAAAGAAAAAGCGAATATTCTTTACATACGTAAAGAAAAGTGAATTTCCAGATCGAAATACTACCCTCTAACAACTTAAAATGGCTACTGTTTGCGTACAAGACATAATTAAACTGCTTAAAATGGGTGTTGATCCCGAGGTTTTCCATGACTGGGAATACATGTGCGAAGATATTGTTAAATGTGATAAGGAGGATGCTTTTTATTTAATTGAAACGTTTCAGAAATCAATGGGATGCCCTGATTATGTTGACGTTCTCGAGACAGCGATTCACAATGAGAATTGTGATTATGTGAATGAAATTTTTGAATGTTGTGAAGAAAAAGATGTTTATGAAATGTTATCGGCACAACCTCACCATAATTATTATGGGTTGAAAAATTTTTTATCAAAAACAAAAAGATGGGATTTGTGTAGAGATGCTGTTATACATCTTGTATTGGAATACTCTGGCGATACAGTCAAATATGCGTTTTTTGATTATCTCGTCACAGAAAAAGACATTGATATGAATCGCGATGATGTGTTTCCTTACATCCACGCCCTTATCGATTCATTAATTTCGCTTCCTGTGTATGTTGTCTATAAAATTGTGGATGCGTCTTTCCATACACACAAATATTTTCAAGAGTGGGAAATTATATCCATGATACATTTGGCAAAAGGTGAAGATAGAATATATACTAATCACCCTGAATATAAAGATGCAATAGATATAAACAATATGTTAGTGTCTGAACAAATTAAATGTATTAGCACACTAATAGATTGTGCAGATCAAAAATCTCTTATGGAACGAGTAAAAATTTCTATGGAAGTTTTATGGATGCTCAAACATTTTACAAATTTGTTAAAACCGGAAAAGTTTAGGGACGTTGTAAAAGCAAAGTGTATCGAATTTTCATATAACCCAAACACCACACACCACAACATTGACTTTGGGTTTTGGTATGACCATTTAACTGGGAAAGAAGATCGCTCTGACAAAGTAGCAATTTTTAAACAAAAATATGAGGAATTGTTTGACCTTGACATTGAAGATCGTATACTTATGTTTATAAAAACGATATTTTAGATTGAAATACCCTCCCACTTACAAATGGAGATTTACATTTGCGAAGAGTGTATAAACAAGTATTACGAAGACACAGAGAGCGGATTCCAGCAATGTATTGATGGTCAAGAAGCATTGTGTGAAATTTGTCACAAGGTCAATAAGTTGTTTTATCGTTATTTCGCAGAGGAAGAAGTGTTAGATATGGTGAAAACTATCAGACTACAAAACGAACAAATAAAAGCATTGGAATTACAAAGTAGCAAGAGAAAGTGTTTTTAATTTGTTGGAAACACAAATTAAAAATGAATTTTCAGATTGAAATACTTTCCTAATTCCAAAGACACACATGAACATCAATATATACGTCAACGAGCCACAGATTTCGGACTGCGAGACTGCCTTTGTTTTGGGAACTACAATTATAGGTTGTACATATCCGCTAAAAATATACGAAAAACCTTCTTTTATATGCTATTCTCATATGATCATGTCAGGAACCGCGTCCCTTGTTGGGTCGTATGCCTTTGTTCAAACTAAAGCAGGAAAATATGTAGCGACAGGGGTGTGTATGGCTCTCGCAGGATACACAGGATACAAATTTATTTCAAATACTTTCTTTTCTAACGAAAAACTAAACTAAAAAAAACCCAAGCCCTCTCTATCATTATTGGTGGAGAGGGCTTTTTTACGTCTTGAAAAATGAAATTTCCTATTGAAAACAAGTATGTTAGTACGTATATGAATAATGAACGTTTCTTTATTGACACATTACGACAAATCTATATTTGGGGTGGATGGGGTTGTTTGTGTGAGTGAAAAGTATGATGGGTGGAGAATGTATTATAAGAATGGTAAATTTTACACGAGAAGGGATAACGAAATAATATTACCAAAGAAATTTTACAGAGATCTTTCGCAATATGATTACGAATTTGACGGTGAATTGTGGCTTGGTTATGGGACAACGTCCAGTGACATTACATCAGTAACAGACTACAAAAATGCAAAATACATGATATTTGATATTTTGTCTCTGGACACAAAATTCAAAAATAGAAATGCTGTTTTAAACCTTGTGGTCAAAGAAACTGACAATATAAAAATTGTAAGGCAATACATGTGTAAAACAGAAAAACAAATGGATTTGGTTTACAACAGCGTTCTAAAACGTGGAGGTGAAGGTGTTGTTATCAGACCACCTTCACACATTTACAAACATGGCATCAGAGATAAAATCTTTCAAAAGAAAAAACCTCTTGATACATTAGAAGCAATCGTAGTAGGATACTACAATACAAACAAGATCAAAATAAAAGATTATGTATCGTCATTGATCGTAGAATCTGTAAAAGACAAATGTCGTTTCAAAGTTTCCATCAAATCAACATCACCTCCAAAAATAGGTAGCGTTGTTACAGTCAGTTACTCTCAGAGAACCGTTTCAGGTCTTCCAAAACACCCCGTCTTTGTTGGTGTGCGTGGGGACGCGGATCTTCCTGAAGATGCTATAAAAGCATTGGCGCAAAAGAAAAATTATGTTATCACCCCATTAGTAGTTGATTTAGAACATCCGCAGTGTGATGGTGTTGTAACAGCATCTGAATGTAAAATATCACAACCACGTCCATTATCAAATGGTAGACATGTATATTACGACAATGAAAGAGGTGTCAAACATAAAGTGTCATGTGACAGAGCAGGGAAAACCGCTTATTGTTCATGTGAGGCTTGGAAATATCAACGTTTGCCTGCAGTATATAGAACGTGTAAACATTGTATATCCGTTTACGGATACAAACCAGTCGTTCCATGGGACGTCATTCAAAGAATGAAAGAAAGAGAAGCAGAACGCGCACTTGAAAAAACACAGCCCCAAGAAAAATGATTGTTTTCTTTATGTGTGTAAAGAAAAATGATTGTTTTCTTTATGTGTGTAAAGAAAAATGATTTTTCAGATTGATTTACTCCCACTCTAACAACTTATTACAAGTACCCATATGACTACTCTCGCAATAACTCTCATTGACTCGATCGTATCTCTCGTCGACGGTGACGACAACTTAATTGATCAGTATGTAGAATTAATCGAAACGGCAATTGTGATTGCAAATCGTTTGAATAAAATTTTAGTATGTTTACATGAACGTGAAACCGGTGAAACAATTTCTACATCGGAGGAATATTGTATGGAGACAGAGACTGAATACGACGAAGTAATGCGTATTTTATGCCTTATGAAAAACGATATATGGGAATTACCGTATGCTATATATCAGTCTGTACGATTACTCAAAGCCCTTGACGATCTTCGCGAGTACGCAGTTTCCGCAAATTCAAAAATATAAAAACATCTTCGTCGTTTCCACAAATTCAAAAAATATAAAACATCTTCGTCGTTTCCACAAAAAAATATAAAAACACAAAGCCCTTTCCTCTATATGGAGGAAAGGGCTTTTTTTTATTGACCCAAGAACCGAATTACGCACGTAAAGAAAAATGATTTTTCAGATTGATTCACTCCCCCACTAACAACTTACAACAAGTACCCACAAAACTCTAATAACCCCCCAAACGCTACAAACCCTACGAAACGAAAAGTACCCTTACGAATACAAACAAAATGTCTGACTATACCCAATTTATCGAAAGCCACAACGAGTCTGCAGTCGCCTTCCTTGACAAGCAATTTAACCAAGCGCTTACTTTCTTTGCTAAAAACCTTGCCTCACACAAATGGGAAGCACGCAAATATACTCAAGCCGAATTAAAACAAATTATGAAGGGAGAGGAGGTTGAAACAAAAACTAAAAAGACAAAAAAGGACGACCAGACAAAGTTTCCAAAGGGATTGACTCCCGGAAAATGGGAAAAGATTCGTGATGCTCTCAAAGATCGCGAGGAGGATCAATATGTGAATGTCAAAACCGGAAAGTGTGTGAAGAAAACTGCTCGCAACGAAGATTACTATTTTCGAGGAAATTTTTGTGCCCCAGAAGAACTCAAGCAAGTAGTGTTGTGGTGTAACAAAAACTCCTCAGACGACGATGAAGAAATCCCAAAGAAAAATGTCAAAGGAAAAAAGGTAGTTGTTGAAGACGAGGAAGAGGATGAAGTCGAAGAGGAGGAGGAAGACGAATACGTGGTGGAAGAAGAGGAAGACGAGATCCCAAAAAAGAAGGGAAAAAAGGTAGTCCTCGAAGAGGAGGATGAAGACGACGACGAAGATGAAGACGACGAAGATGAAGACGACGAAGATGAAGACGACGAAGATGGGGATGAAAAACCAAAGAAAAAGGGCAAGTCTGACGATCTTCCGGAAGGATGGGATCAGAAAAAATTGGACAATCTCCGCAAAAAGGCAAAAGAGGCAAAGGCTAACGGTAAGTGGGTAAATGCAGAGACGAATCGTGCAGTAGCCAAGACCGACAAGAACAAGAAGAAGTTTATCTTTACCAAGCACGGATTTTGTGTTGATCGAGCCAACGAACAACTCCAAGAGAAATTGGGAGAACTCTTTTAAATTCACCTCCTCACAATAAAAAACAAAACAAAAAACTAACTTAATCTCTTTTTAGGCAAGCCCCCTCTTTCAAATAGAAAGAGGGGGCTTTTTTCACGTCTGGAAAAATGATTTTCCAGATTGAAATACTCGAGTCCTATAACTTACTACAAGTACCCACAAACTACGAAACAAACTACTAAATGGCTCGAACTAAACAATCCGCACGCAATTTCCTTAAGACCGTTACTATCGCTGACCCAAAACCAAGCATGGAAGAGATGCGCAAACGTGTACAACAAAATGCATTTTGTGTAGATGCGTTACAATCCTTGGGTGACTTTTATGGTCACTGTGCTTGGGATATCTGCGAGAAGATTGGCAAAGCGTTGGGAGAAAATCCAATGAAACTTTTTAATATTATTGCACCATTACAAGAAGACGATGTTGTAGAAGACGATGAGACAGAGGAAATCCAAGATGTTGAGGTTCCTATCGTGAAGAAAAAGGTCATTGAAGAAGACGAAGAGAGTGAGGAGGATATCCCCATTGTGAAGAAAAAGGTTATCGAAGACGACGAGAGTGAGGAGGATGTGAAGACCATGAAGACACTTTCAGAAAAAGAACTTGACGATTTTACGGAGCGAGTGAAGAATTTTATGGCGACGAATGCAGCAGGTTTGATGTCAGGATATTGTAACATTGAAGGGGGTGTTGTTGACGAGCCTGACGAGGACGAATACGACATTTGTGAAGAGTACAAGTTTGTGTTGCCGTGTTCAGGTAATTACAATTTTGACGACATTGAATCACACATGATTGAAAACGTTGACATGGAAGAGGTTGACAAGTTGACAAAACAAATGTCAAAACCCTGTATGGGCAAATGGATCGAAAAAAGCGTAGAGCAAGTTTACCCGAATTTGGGAATTGAAAAGGGAGCGATAAAGGAAGTTGAAAAAATTCTAAAGGATATACAGAAAAAATGTCAGGAGCAAACATTGGAAAAATATGTCAAAGCCATGCCACACGAATTGAAAAAGCATGCAGAGCGCGAAATCTCAAAGGAAGGATCAAACAATTTTTTTAAACTTCCTGACGAAGAGTTGTCGAGATTGCTCGAATACATCTGCGCAGAAGTCGTAGAAATTGCTGGCAACATTGCAAACGATGGAGATTTTGACAATGAATGCGACATCACCAAACAACACATTCTCGAAGCAATCGCCAAGGACGAAGATCTCAATGCCCTTATCAACGACGAGGAGGTAGAGGAAATTGTGATTAAGAAAAAATCCAAACGAGCAAATTTTGACGTTGTGTGTATTGATTGTGAACACGAAGTTGGTGAAACAGAATGTTGCGAGCCATTGTGTGAAGATTGTAAATCACAATGCAGTGGTTGTGAATGTGATCTTTTGTGTAGATGTTGTCCGTTTGCTGAGGATGGTGATTTGTATTGTAAGGTGTGCTATGAAGATATGCAAGAAAAACAGACGAAGGGATTGTCAAAGAAGGCTAAGGAGATGATTGAGAAAGCAAATAAACTTCTCAACAATCGTAAAGACAAGAGTAAGTATGTTAATATTTCTACAGGAAGACAGTGTGCCAATCCAACAAAGAAACACCATTCGGATTCGACTAAAAAGATTTGCGCAAACAAGGACGACATGACGGCAAAGGCATTCCAAAAGATTGCCGATCAAATTGAATGTGTGGGGTTTAAATTGTCAGACACATACGAGGACAGCGACGATTTTGTGTCCAAGTGTAAAGCCTCAAAGAAACTTGGAAAGTGGCTCAACTATACAACGGGCGGACGCGTTGGAAAGACTCCTGCAAATCTCAAAAAGTATGCGTTTTCAGTCAAAGGATTTGCGGTACCCAAGGATCAAAAGGACGAGTTGTGGGACGAATTGATTGCTTTGTTCTAATGTGATATATGACATTGGAGGTGAATAAAAAATAAAAAATAAAAAACACGAATAATTTGCGCGATGTGCCTTTAGGCACATCACAAATCGATTGAGTGTGTCGCGAGACACACACGAATAAAGGCCTTCTCATCTTATGGTGGGAGGGCCTTTATTCACATGACATTCTCTTGTCTGAATAATTGATTATTTATATTGAATTGAAGGATACAAACAACTTAACTACAATCGCCCCCGCAAATTACTTCATAAGAAATGACTCTGTCAAAAAAACAAATGTTATTGAACATTCAAAAAAGTCTTGTGTGCCCTTCTGGTCTTAAAAGCCCTTTTATGTTTTCAACACAATCTAAAGACCCCATCACAAAAGAAGAGATTGATAAAACGATTATTAAACACGAACTTGATTTGTTATTGGTTAAAATCCCAGAATGGGGAGAAGTGGCAATTGAAAAGATTAAAAACATTTATACATCACACAATTTACCAAAGGAACATTTATATGATCACATTGATTTTTTTCTTGATATGTTTGACGAAAGAGAGTTGGCTAATTATATTGTCAGAAAGAAAGATATTAAAATATATATTCAGCACCAAGAAAGGTTTAAAAAAATAACAATTAGAAAGGCACTTGTAAAATTTATAATAAAGTATAAAAACTTTGACACAAAAGATCTTCCCAAGTTTACACAAAAAGAAATAGTGGGTATCGATTTCGCCACCAAGGATGTGAAATTTCTAATAGAAAGAAATTTGTACGATTTTGACGAAGAGTTTTTCAAAGAAAGACCAAAATTATTATGCCAATTTTCAAAAGATTATGATCGTTACGATACTTTTTTAACCATATTAAAAATATACACAACAAGTTTGGACACAAACCAAGTAAAAGAATATTATAAAAATGTCGCAAAACGTTATCAATATGAGGGTGGGGTGGAAGAATCCAATGATGTTGAGCAATATATTTTTGATCGGCTGTTAGAACTTCACAAAGCACATGTATTGATGGAGGAGATGGCACCTACCGGAATATGTGGAAAACTTGTGATCGAAAGGCTTGAAGCCAAGAATAATTGATATTTTTTATCGTAATATATGGAAAAACAACATGGAATATTGCAAATACTGTGGAGAATTTTTTAGACGAGTGTCATCTCACATTGGTTATTGTCGTGAGCGGATAATCAAGGAGGCAAGAGAAAAGGCTGAGTTGGAATGCGAATTGCGTTTGTTGAAAGAAAAAATACAAAAAGAAGAAAAATCCAATGTGTACAACATAACAAATAATATAACTACAAACAATATAACGATTACAAATATTAATGTGGCTATGTCTTTAAGGGATACCTTTGACACATTCTTGGAAGAAATGAAAGATGTCATTAAAAATGAAGAACAAGAAAACATTATCAATCTTGCCAAATCACATCCGAACCAAAAGGTTAGAAATGCTATTGAATGTCTCATCAACTTTGATAAACCATTCAAAGAAATCGACATATTGTGCTTGAAAGAAAAAATCGATCATAACAACCTTGACAAGATTGAAACAATGTATGATGCCATTAAAAAAGCCACGGTAAAGAAAATGAATGAAATCGCAGGAAGAAAATAAAATTATGGTTACAACAATTAAAAAATGATATTTTGTGTTACAAACAGCAATTAAAACAAATGTTTTTCGATGAAGAAACACTTGAGCCTTTTACACCGATCTGTGATAATATTGGACAAGGACTGATCCAATCGTTGGTGGAATTAAAATATGTCACAATCAATAACAATCAGTTACAATTGACATTGTCTGGACAAGACTACATTCGCAGACATGGAGATAAATATCCCTCTTACATCCAACAACTTTCTAATAATCTTTTTGTGTGTACAAGCAAAAGAATTAATGATTTAGGTGAAGAAGTCGACGATTACAATAACATCCAATTCAAAAGCAAGGCGTCTGGCGAAGAAATTTGGCCCATTTCCCCATCTTTTACCCCCCAATTACATCTAATGGCAAGAGAGCCTTAAAATACGTTTTAAGAAAAACGTATAATAAACAATGGCAAGTGTGGCAGTTGGTTACAATAACGGGATTGGAAATATTCTACCCCCGTCAGAGATACTGTTTGGAGACGAAAGCAAAATATATAAAAAGATACAAATTGGACAAGTAGATATATTACAAATGATGAATGAAATAACACGATTAAGAGATGAAGTTGATTTTCTAAAATCTGCGTTGCATAGGGTGTTGGCCGAGGAAAGTTATCGTGAAGTTGAGGAGATACTGTGTGAATCTAATTCACGACATCATAACAATGAGTCATAACACTTACATGTAAAAATGATATAACCCAATATAAGTATATAAACGTTAAAATGCCAACGTTTATCGAAGTATGCGCTGGTGCTGGTGGTTTAAGTCGGGGTCTAATTGAATCAGGGTTTACGCCTCTGTTGTTGAATGACAATGACAAAAATTGTTGTAATACTCTGAAAAAGAATCATCCAGGTGTTCCTGTCATATGTGGAGATATGACAGAATTAGATTTGACGGAATATGTAGGTAAGGTTGATTTGCTTACAGGTGGTGTTCCGTGTCAATCATTTAGTATGGCTGGTAATCGCAAGGGATTGAACGATCCGAGAGGACAGTTAATTTTGTCATTTGCGAAAATGGTGAAAAGATTAAAACCAAAAATGTTCATGATTGAAAACGTCAAAGGGTTAAAGTCGCACAATTCAGGAAAAACGTTGGAGTCTGTTCTTGAATTATTGAAATCGACGGGAAAATATGTTATATCATACAAGGTTTTAAATTCCGTGAATTATGGTGTACCGCAAAAGAGAGAACGTATTTTTATTGTGGGGATTCGTGGCAAAGAATTTAAATTTCCTAAACCGTCTGAAAACATCAAAACGTTAAAGGATGTTTTGTATGATGTTCCTGATTCTCCATGTTCGAAATACAATGAACGCAAGATTGAACTATTCAAGATGATTCCTCCTGGAGGATGTTGGATTGATTTGCCCGAAGATCTTCAAAGAGAATATTTGGGAAACAGTTTTGGATCAGGTGGAGGAAAAAGAGGAATATTAAGAAGAATGTCCATGGATGAACCATGTTTGACGATTTTGTGTAGTCCATCACAGAAACAGACAGAGAGATGTCATCCGAAAGAGGAAAGGCCATTTTCTGTTCGAGAAAGCGCAAGAATACAAACATTTCCAGACGATTATGAGTTTACAGGAAGTATATCATCACAATATAAACAAATAGGGAATGCAGTTCCTGTCAAGTTGGCGAAGAAACTTGGTAAACAATTATGCAAGTATGTAGAAAAATGATTAATGTTTATGGGAATCATAATTCATCTATCGAATAGATGAATATCAAACAGTTTAATGAATACAAAAAGAAAATGAGGGCTATAATTAAACATGAATATACAAAACCAAGGAATAATTCGCCATCAAAGGACATTCTTGATGAAGAAGAAGATAGAATATTATCTTTGATTTCACTAAAAATAACCCAAAATTACATGATAAGAGGTAAAATATGGCAAGAAGCGATCGGTATGTATGGTACTTGTATAAACTTAGACAAAACAAAGTACAAAGTATTTTATGGAATTGACATTATAAACCATGAAAACAAATTGGCAATAGAATTAAAAAATAAGTACAACACTACAAATTCTAAAGGTCTCAAGTCTTTGCGAGACAAACTTGCAAAAATAAAATTGTCTCGTCCAGACTATCGTGCTATACATGGAATAATAAATGGAAAAGATTTAAAAAGTTATAGAAAAATCATCACGCATGAATACAATGGCGAAGAGGTTGAGCTAGAAGAGTTAGTTGGGATGAAGTTGTTTAAAACAGTGTTTGGAAATGATTGTAACAGGATTCTAAAATTTATTAAAACAGAGGTAAAGAAATATCATGATACAGCAAAAATCTTGGAATTTATACAAGACAATTGTTAAGATTCATGTAATCTACATGAATTTAAAATTCGTAATATTCTTTTAAATCTTTCAATTCCTTTTCGTGATCTTTGTATTGGTTCCATCCATATAAAAATTCTTCAACGTTGGCATCGTGTCCTTTGTGAATGTCAAGAATATCAAAATTAGAGTGTGTTGTGATCAAATATCCATTAAGGTTTGAGAGATCTGCTTGTTTTTTGATGTGTGCCGGTGTTTTGAAAACTTTAACTAAATATGAAAGTAAATCCTTACCATCTTCACCATCATACCAACAATCCAAGACAAGTGAATGTAAATGTTTCACTGGTTCAATCGGAAGATTTGTGATCAAACCTCCATCCACACATTTTTTTCCATCAATTCTTACGGGTGTAAAAATTGGAGGTATGGAAGAAGATGCGTGAACGGCATCAAATAAAAGAGTGTCTGGATGTGTTTCGTGATTGATGAATAATTGTTTTTTGTCGTCCACATCGGCAACTTCGATATAAAAGGTTTTTTTAGTGATCTCATAAAATTTTTTCATTGTGATGTCTTTGCATCCTGCAACTTCTTCAACCATTTTACGAAATTCCTTTGTAAATCTTTTAACACGGAACACCCCTTTTCGATCTGACATCATTAGCAGATGATTAATGTCCCAGTTTAATTTTGCGTCTATTGGAATTGCTTCCAATATCTTCATGGGTTTCACACCCAAAAGGTAAAGAACCATTACGTATACACCTGCAGAGCACGCTGATACGGCTTTAACATTGTCAAGATATCCTTCTGAATCTAATTTGCCCAACATACCAAGAGTTGAAATACATTTTGCTCCACCTCCACAAAATACCAAAGCCTCAAACATTTATTAATGATATTGCACATAAATTGATTTTTCTGTTGTATATATATATTTTCAACAATGGACAAAATAGGAAGAAATTTATTAAACGCAATAGATATCGAAATGTCTGAAAAATTTGACTGTGATTTTCTTATGTCATTAAAAACACGGCAAGGACAAACACAAAGATCAGAAATTATGTATATTGTCGAAATAGAAAAAATTTTAAAATTGTTTCAGGAAAAACGAAAAATTAAAAGTTATACTAAGGCTGGGTCTCAACAGCCATACGATTTTAGAGTTAATATAAAAGGACTGTGTATAAACATCGAAGTAAAAAAGACTTCTTCGATGACTATCATGTTAAATGATACATATCCGCGGAAAAATACATATTATATAATATTATATTGTGGAAACAACACAAGAAAACCTGAATATTTTTGGAAAACAGGACAAGAATTAATAGACGATTTGTCTGATGAACAGAAAAAAATTATGAAAGAGTATTCCAAAATTATTAAAGAATGGCGCCAAAAGACTAAAAGTATGTTAAAATCGTCTAGGTTAAAAGCGTGTATGAGAGGCAATTATTCGATAAATATTAAAGATTTTTTGGGCAAAAAATGAAAACCGTTATAACAATATTATTATAATAAATAAATGAAGGCCATTAGTCTATTTTCTGGTATGGGTGGGGATACGTTGGGAATGACGAATGCTGGGGTTAAAGTGGTAGCATATTCCGAAAAAATGGCCACGTTTAGAAAAACACACGAGGCAAATTTTCCAAAATCTAAAGTTATTGGAGAAGATGTTAATAGTGATATCTTAAAAATTAGTGACGAGGAGTTTAAAAAATATAGAAATAAAATTGATATAATTTTTGCCGGGTTTCCTTGTCAGTCGTTTAGTCAAGGTGGAAAACGTAAGATAAACGATCCAAGAAACACCATGTTTAAAGAATTTGTTAGGGCGACAAAGTGTATCAAACCTAAAATTATAATTGGAGAAAATGTAAAAGGTTTATTAACTAAAAAAACAGAAAATGGTGATAAATATATTGATATAATTGTAGAGGAATTTGAAAAGTTAAACTACAAGGTTAAATACAAAGTGATGGCTTGTCACAAATACGGTATACCACAAAAACGCGAGAGATTAATAATTATTGGTATAAAAAGGAGTGAATTGGCTAATTTCAATTTAGGATTCCCCGAGGAGTCAGAAAACATCACAGATTTATCAGATATAATAAAATTTGATATGGAAGGAACAATGGAGTTAACAGAAGATATCTTTGATGTATCGATTTTGCCCAAAGAAAGTATAAAAAGAAATAAACACAACAACGATAAAGAAAAAAATCCGCATCCTTATTTAGTTATGAAAAGGGATATTAAAGACAAATCTTACAATGGGAAACAATTTGATTCACTATTTAGTTTTTCAAAGAGAGATTCACCTATACACTGTGAGATTGTAGATTTAACAAAACCTTCAAAAACTATCATTTGCACATATAATCACCAACCTAGATTGTTTGTCACTATGAAAAATAAAAATGGATATTTCCTTAGAATGATGCTACCAGACGAATTAAAACAAATTCAATCTTTTCCATCAGATTATATTGTATGTGGAAACAAAAAAGAACAGATAACGCAAATAGGAAATGCGGTTCCTCCGTTTTTAATAGAACAAATCGTAAAACACATTCTCAATAAATGATTCATAAAATGTTTATGAATATTAATTAAACGACGATTTACTATTCGTACGTTGCTCTGAGACCCCTCCCACTTCCTAATATTTGCCCAAGCAATTCCTGCGATCTTTCACTGATCTGCTTCTTGGGCATTGATAATGATTCTGTTAATTGTCGAAGTTTATATGATGTCGCATTCGCGACATCATAATCTGTTCGGTTCCCGCGTTCGCGGGAACGCGAATTATATTCAAGTTCGTCCAAACGATCGTTGACCAATTCAATTTCCGTCTTTTTGTAAAGAGGTGAATCTCTATGTGAAGAGAATGTCAAACTTTCTTCTTCAAACATACCTCCAAAACCTTCCAACCAATATGTGAAATTATCGTTTTCCTTAGAAATACATATAACAGTAGACAATTTACGCTCGTCCTTTATATTAACATATACCCTGTCACCAAGTTTGAATTTTGGATCAACACGTGTTACCATTTTCTGAAATTCACATTCTATTGAGTACGTCGGGGGATTATTTTTTACCGCATCGATTGTTGTTAATGTACATGTATGTTCCTCTAAATTTATCTTTTTGTCTACAAGTTCACAAACAACATCATTCCACATGACAAGGTAATCACCCTTTTTCAAAGATATCACTTCTACCTTATCTCCCATTTTTAGTACCTACATTCTTTAAATTGATTTTCATATTCAAACATAACCAATATACAAATGTCTACAGAATTTATCGAATTTTACAATGCTTGTAGATACGGAGATCTTATCACACTTATCAAACTTATGAAAAATGTTGGTATTAGAAAGGACGCTAAAACTAATATAGGTATACAATTAGCATCCGAATATGGTCGTTTAGACATAGTTAAATATTTAGTCGATAAAGGGTGTAATCCAAGGGCAGATAATAATAGGGCAATTCAATGGGCATCATATTATGGTCATTTAGAAGTAGTTAAATATCTTGTTAGTATTGGGTGCGATCCGAAAGCAGATAAAGATTGGTCTATTATATTTGCGTCACAAAATGGATATTTAGAAGTAGTTAAATATCTTGTAAGTGTTGGATGTGATCCTAAATCAAAAGACAATTATTCTATTTTATGGGCATCACGCAATTGTCATTTAGAAGTAGTTAAATATCTCTTAGAAATAGGGTGTGATCATAAAGATGTTAAAATCGAATATAATTTGGCTTCCCGCGCACGCGGGAAGCAAATAGATGATGATGTCGCGTACGCGACATCATATAAATATGAAGCATTACAAGATCTTAAAATCCGACTATTAACCTTATTGAATAAAGCACAAGAAAACAATTATATCAAGACGCAAATATTAAAAAGGATAATTCCTTGTTTTACCGAACATCAAATCATAGGCGTGCTTTGATTGCGAAGTGTTGGTTACCAATGCTAAATTGAATTTCATATTCAAGATATGAAAAATAACCAAAATGTCATATTTAATAGTATTGGCATCCACATATAACTATATATGGTTACTCAAATTCTTAGTAGGTATAGGGTGTGATCCAAAAGTAAATAATAATTATGCTATTCGGCGGGCGTCTAGAAATGGCCATTTAGATGTAGTTAAATATTTAGTTAGTGTCGGATGCGATCCACAAGCAGAAAACAATTGGGCTGTTCAATGGGCGTCACAAAATGGTCATTTAGAAGTAGTTAAATATTTAATTAGTGTAGGCTGTAATCCAAAAGCTGAAGACAATTGGGCTATTCACTGGGCGTCGCAAAATGGCCATTTAGATGTAGTTAAATATCTTGTTAGTGTCGGATGCGATCCTAAAGCATTTAATAATTGTTCTATTCGATGGGCATCTTATAATGGTCATTTAGATGTAGTTAAATATTTAATTAGTGTCGGATGCGATCCTAAAGCGTTTGATAATATTGCTGTTCAACTGACGTCTAAAAATGGTCATTTAGAAGTAGTTAAATATCTTGTTAGTGTTGGCTGTGACCCTAAAGCTGAAGACGATTTGGCTATTCAATGGGCATCTTCTGAAGGTCATTTAGAAGTAGTTAAATATCTTGTTAGTATCGGTTGTGATCCACAAGCAGAAAACAATTATTCTATTCGTCGAGCATCTTTTGAAGGTCGTTTAGAAGTAGTTAAACACCTATTTGAAATGGGGTGTGATCATAAAAATGTTAAAACGGAATATAAATATGAAGCATTACGCGATCTCAAAATCCGACTACTTACTTTTATGAATAAAGCACAAGAAAACAATTATATCAAGATGCGAATATTAAAGAGGATACTTCCCTGTTTTACCGAACATCAAATCATGGTTTGTATAAATGAGAAAACGGATGCTTACAGTTGTCACAAATCTTCCCTCTTTTGATATTATCAAATACACATACATTACACCAATTATGAGGAATTTTGACACATTGATGAACATAATACCATGAATTTATAAATCCTTTACACAAAGAGCATCTTAAATTGTGTCCACCATGTGTTTCTCTTACATAAGGCATTTTTAATGTCCCACCATAGGTTGTTCTCGGACATGTATTTTTCTTTGATTTTCTCGGTGAAGGGATAACAAGCGACATTTATAAATGATTTTCATATTTAAAAATATGAATACTCCAAATGAATCTTTACGATGCTTGTGATTCAGGTAATTTAGAAAGAGTCAAATATTTTGTAGAACAAGAAAGATGTGACTTAAACAATACTTGTGCGATTCGATGGGCGTCCAGAAGAGGGCATTTGGAATTAGTTAAATATTTAGTTAGTGTAGGATGTGATCCTAAAGCAGGGGACGAATACGCTATTCGATGGGCGTCGAGAATGGGTCATTTAGAAACGGTTAAATATCTTGTTAGTATAGGGTGTAATCCTGCATATTTAAATAATTGGGCTATTATTACCACATCAGCACACGGTAGTTCGGAAGTGGTTAAATATTTGGTCTCCATAGGATGTGATTATAAAGTTCACAAAAACAAACCTATTCGCTTAGCAATCGGAAACGGAAATTTAAACGTGGTTAGATATTTAGCAACTTTGCCAGATGGGTTGAAATATGTTGACGAAGTTGTTGTTCAATCAGCACATTTTAGGAATCAGATAAGAATGCTTGTATATTTATTTGAATTGGGATATGATTATAGTTTTATTAAAAAAGAAATTAGATATCAAGCATTACAAGACGTAAAGATCAGATTATATAATGTCGCATATGCGACATCATCTATTCGTACGTCGCCGAATGGCGACGTACTCAATCTGTTCACCTCCTTCGGAGGTGAATCTATTCGGATCCCGCGTGCGCGGGAACACGAATTATTAACATTTACTACCATACCAAACAAATACCTCAAAAAGGAAATAATCAAAAGGATAATTCCTTGTTTTACCGACCATCAAATTATTAGTATTCTTATTTAATCAATAAGAATTTAAAGTTTGGATAAGACTTCATCACATATTTCCTTGAATTTGTTTTCTGATATAAATCCTTGAACAACAAATTCGTCTTTCAAATCTTGTACGATACCACCATTAAACGCCTTATCAATAAACGTTAGATATGGCGATCTATCCTTGGCATCTACAACCATAGCATCCATAATCGCATTCTTTTGGTCTCCTTCTTCCAAATTTTTGATGGCCGTATTAATTCTCGCTTTGATGTTGGCTTCCAATTGAAGATTGATATCCATCATACCCTCCAATTCATCAACATAACCAACCATTGTGTTAACCAATCGCTTTGCGTGACCTGAAGCACATGTATCAGACATGTCAATGAGTTCTTCTAACAATCTTGCCATCAGCCGTTTCTTTGAAGCGTGATTACAGATTTCGTTGTAGATACATAACAAAATCGTTGTCATTGTGATGTTGAATCGTGTAAACTTTGAAGCATCCATCATCAAACGATCCAAGGATCTTCGAACTGACATACAATCATCAACATTCAGTTGGAACTTTTCACACATAATCTCAATGTCTCGAACGACTTCATCAATCTTAACAAACCTCTTGTTGGATTTTTGAAAAATCGTTTCAATGTATTCTGTACATTTTTCATTGAGGAGATGAACATTTTCTGCGTTCGTATACACTGTCCTGTTAATTTCAAGATCCTCTTCTGATTCTCCCAACGAAATAACAAGTTCATATGCTTCTTTGTGGTATGGCGATGAAGTTCTTCGAACGAGAACATCTGCTGCATCCGCACGAATACGATGAATTTTCTCAGCCAACTTCTTTTCGTCAAAAATGTCCAAGACAAACTTTCCTTCCTTGACTTTTTGAAGAAACTCTTTCTTCTCTTTCTCATCCATTCCATATGTTTCTTTTCTGATCTGTTCTTGCATGTATTTATCCACCAACTTGTCAAACGTGGTTGACTTGGCCATATCCAACAATTTCTTCTCAATTTCCGGCTTAACCTTCTCATCGTGACTTTGCTCAAGCAAAAATGTATATGCCAAAATCAAATAGTCTGGATGTGTAGGTGTCTTAATAAACACCTTGAATAGGTTGGTGACCAACTCCTGATCGATGTTGTTTGTTTTCAAAATGCTATTGAGATAACGTGTCTTTAATCCCAATTCTGTGATATAACACGCTATGGTTTCATATCTAAACCTGTCCTCCAATTCTGTGTTATTGATGATCTCCAATGTGTATTTTTCGATTTCTGGCAAATACTCTTCATTTTCTGAATAGTACAAGAATTTACACGCCTCGGCTTTCTCTGGTGCGCGAACATGAGGACTTCTCAACATTTCCAAGAACATGTCATAACAATATTCAAAAGCGTTGATCGTGAAAAAGGATACGGCAAGATCAAACTTTTCTTCGGGAAGAAACAATTTACTTTTGATTAACTCCATCGACAACAAAAATAATTGTTTCAATTCTGTCGGATCACCTTTGAAACGTTCATCTCCATAAGACGATGGATCTTCACCATTGGTAGCAATCCATGAACCCAACACCCTCATTGCTTCAGATGTTTCGTAATATCGTTCATCATCGCTTTCCTTTTCATTCTCACTCTCCCACAAACGACATTTAATCAAAAATTCCGCTCTATCAACACCTTTTTCATGTGTGGCTCTAATCATTTTAGAACACATTCTGATTGTCTTTTCGTCAATTGTTGGAATGCTTGCTATTCTCTTTCGAACAGACGATTGCAACGCAATATCTACCTGGTGTTTTTCGATATCGGGGTCTTGAACGTAAACGCCTCTCTTCTTAATGGATTTCTCCTCTTTGAGCAAAGTTTTTTCTTCTCTTTGAAATCTTTCCGTTTCAAAATCAATAACATTCTTCGCATTGGTGGCTATAGAATCTTGATAAGAAATCTTCTTTTCCAGCACACCAAGAAGATCATCCAAAGTCATTTCACGAATTTCTTCCATCTTTTCTTCAATCTTTTCAAGTTTTTCTGCTTCACTATCCATTATGGCTTTTGAATTTTCTTTATCAAACTCAGCCCTAACATAAGCATTCTTACTCAAAACATTTTTAGGATTTTCTTTATATTTAGCGTATAGACCAGGAATATTTTTTGATGCCAACGCATTTCTTTCCTTTTGCTTTCGTATTTCTTTTTGTAATACTAATTTCTTTTCTGTTTCAATGTCAAAAAGATAATCCTTGACGATCCTGATGTCACCACCTCTGTTAATTTCATCAAGCATCTTTGTTAATTCTGCGCGTTTAGAAGTACACTCTTCAATTCTTTTTCCTTGTGTCTCAACAATTTCATTAAATCGTTTACGTTCTGCTTCAAGAATCTTACGGTTCATTTTTTAATAACGCATTTCTTTATGGTCTAATAGATTTTTCATAATTAAATGGTGAGATTTGTCGAAAAACAATCAGACGTTCCAACATGGGTCATCAAAAAACACAATTTTGGTAAATTTATACCCAATTTATTTCTTGACATGTTAGAAATTAAAGAAAAAGTAAAACCTGGGGCACCTCTCGTCCCCGATTCTACATATCAGGGGAATGCGTTTACTGAGGAAGAACCAGAAGCACCGTTGCCTGAAGGAGGACCGAAACCCGAAGTGGAGGACACACACAAAATAACTTTAGTCGTTGAAGATGAATTAGAATCACATACACACGACAACGGAACACGGTCAGATGAAGAAGAAGATTATAACAATGACGAGATTGAAATTTTAAATAGATTTGGTGATAATTCAGAAGAGCATCATGAAGAGGAATCGCATCGATATGTACAAGAATCCGAAGAAGTAATGTCTGCTCCAGATCCCGAACCTGTTTATATTCCTCCTCCCCCTACACAAACAAAAACACAAGAAGACGATGAGGATGTATATGCTCGTGAGGTGGTCGAAAAGAGAATGTTGTTGTCATATTTCAAAGAAAATAACATAGAATTTGAAGAATCAGATTCTTTGAGGATCTTGAGAGAAATTAAGAAAGCACATGAAAAGAATCAAAGTAAACAAGGTGCTCTAACTTTAAACCGTGCGTTGCTTGGTGTGTTGATGTGGGGAAGTAGTGAAGGTTTAGAATGGTGGGATGATAGTCTCAAGGGATTTCTCCAATACCAAATGAAATTAATGCATTTGTATGATGGTGTATTGGAAGAATTTGATGATGTTGAAATAGCACAAATGATTATGGATCTTCCACCATTTGCCAAGTTGACTTTGGGCGTTGCTGGGTCATCCGCATTGTTTGTTGGAATGAAGAAGTTTGGAATTGAAGATAAACTAAGAACATCTAAATTTATGGAGACTATCATACCTGGATATGGAAAAGCAATTGACAGTGTAACAAAAGCATCTGAGGAAGTTAAAAGAGAAAACGGAGAACCTTTGGGGCAGAAAACTGCGAGAAGAAAAAGACGTGGACCATCGTTGAATCCTGACGAAATTCGTAAAATGATGTGATTTCATATATATTATATGAAAATTAAACATATCCTTTGTATATATCAGTAATAATCGTATCGTAATCTTGATCCAATATTGGAATAAGTTGTCTTCCTTCCCAACGATCACAAGATTCAGGCCACACGAGATTCTCATATGTGATCATTTCTGGTAAAGGTTTTCCTGTACACAATTGATAATCTTGGGCTCCTGCGTGATCGATGGCGTCAACGATAGGTTCCAAGTCTTTATAATCAAAATTGAAAGACATACAACTGTTGGAATTTAAATTGATAGGTATGTCACAAGGTTGATAGAAAGTCCAGTCTTCGAGAAAGCCTTGTGCTTTTATAAAATCCCAGTCGTAATAATTAATAAGGAAAATCGGAACGTTTTGGATGTCGTCTGGTGTAGATATTTTTAGATTTTTCCATGTGAAATTGCTCATGTCTGATAGATATTGATTAATCATTCTATCTTTGGTGTTTAGAAACTCCAAGGAAAATACTTTTGAGAATTCTGACATTCTCCTAATCTTATCCAATTCGTAAAAAAAGTTGTCTACCACATTGTTAAAATATTTGGTAATCATTTCGTATACTTCATCTGTCCCCTTTTTGGAAAGTCCACATACAAATGACATACTTTTAGGATGTACTTGAAATGACCATATACCATTTCTATCTGATTCAAACACAAAATGTTTAACGATTCCTGTTTTTAACAAAAAGAATCTTCCAGCGAGATCTTGAACGCTTGGAGGATTTACGATGGTTTTATTATTATCCACGGCAACATTTGGATGAGTATGAAACGTGTAGAACAACCCATTATCGATATTAGACACATATGCTGTTTCGTCCATTATAAAATTCCCTACAGAAAGATCACATAAAAATTTCAAAGAATATTCCTTTGCTCTTCCTTCATATTCACTAAAAGTTTCTTCAACACCAAATCCACCACCATATTCTCTTTTTTGGTGGCATAATTTTTCTATCTTCAAAAGATCCTCTATATCCATGTTTATTAACGCAACATCTAAACCTTGCTGTAGCATATACTCCACTCTTAATTCCTTACATCTCATCCTCACACTATTCTTATCAAATGGTTCTCCTTTTGTAAAGGTAAGTTCCAAATAATCACTTCCTGACGAGTTATTATTAACAGGATCCTGAAATCCAAATCCTGTGTATAGTGAAATCGCACGATCCCAATATGGATTGTTGTAATCTACTATCAAATTCCAAATCTCTATATCGTTATACAATTCCAAGATCGCCATCAATATGAGTTTGGACATTCCCCTCGCTCTTCCGTTTACAGTAGAACATATTGTCCACAACTCACCTCTTTTCTCTTTATAGATTAAGGGTGTCACAGCCATAGAGATTATGCTGTCTATAGTATCTTCATTTCTAAAAAAGTCTATGGTATGATATTGTTCAGTCCATATAATCGATGTCGAAAATACATATATAACTTGGTCAGCGTACGAATAATCCGTTTCTTGAAGACCCAAATTGAAACATTGCTCGTGTATTGTATTTATCTTGTCAAAAAACAATTGTGAGTGAACTGCTTCGAGATCGTTACCTTCTATAAATATTAATGTGGTGTTTTTATCTTCAACGTTCTCAAAACGCATCCTGTTATTATTGTAAAAACAAATAATTGATAATAAAAACTAATAAAACGATTTAAACCAAACAGATACCATCATAAATGTCAAAACAAGAGGAAGTTCAGATTTTGGATGACCGTACTCATATGCTTCAGAGACCGGATACTGTGGTGGGAAGTATCCTTACACAGCCTGAAGAAGTGTATATTATGCGTGATGGAAAAATTGTTATGGAGAACATTGACGATTTTAACGAAGGTTTAATCCACATTATTAAAGAAATTTTAGATAATGCAGCAGATAACAAAAACAGAAAATGGTCGAAACCGCAAACATATATAGAAATCGAAATGACGAAAGAGTATGTACGTGTAAAAAATGATGGTAAACCCATCGCTGTTGAAGAGATCAAAATCAATGTTCCGGGTCAAGGTGTCAAAAGCATGTATAGAACAGAATCTCTCTTTGATTATTTTCGAGCAGGTACAAATTTTGATACAAAGGAGAAATGTATTTGTACAGGTGGAAAAAGAAACCCTAAATGTGTAAAATGTCAAGGAAGTGATAACATCGGAATGAATGGTTATGGTTCCAAAGCCACGTTGGTCTTTTCAAAGTATGGTTATATCAAACACGGTGACCCCGATTCAGGAAAACAGCTAATTTTGGAATATGAAAACAATCATGATATTTTTGAGGTTGACAAAAAAGGAAAAATCCTTGGTCGTAAGAAACCTCCGAAAGTAAAAAGTTATAAAAACAAGGCATCGTTTACAGAATTTTATTTTGAACCAGATTTCAAACGTTTTGGTCTAAAAAAGTTTTCTTCTAACCATATTGGTATTGTACATGCAATGGCTGCAAATCTTTCTTATATCACTGGTCTAAAAGTCACATTCAACGGTGAGAAACTACAAGTAAAAAATCTTAAACAGCTGGCATCCATGTATTTTGGAGACCGTAAATGCTTGGAATTTAAAACAGAAAATGGTGATCAGGTGTTGGCTATGGAACAAACATTAGACGAAATGGAAAATTTTGGAAGCAGACAACTATCTTTTGTCAACAACTCATATACAAGAAATGGAGGTATTCACGTTAGATATAATGAGAATCTTATTGGTAAGGTGTTTTCTGAATGGTATGGGAAAGGTTTAAAGTTGGTGGATGCCAAAAAGGCGTTCATTTATGTCGTAGTGTATAACATTAAAGGAAAACTAACATTTACGAGTCAAACAAAAGCAGAACTCAAGGGTCCGACTTCTCTGAAACGTGCGATCGTTGAAAAGAAACATTTTAACAAAGTCAAGAGTTGGGAATTGTTTACGGAAATCCAGATTATGTTGGACGGAAAAACCCAGAGAGAGGCAAACAAGGGAACTAAAAAGGGGTTGGCTAAAGGATATTTAGGGTCAATGGGTAAAAATTCTTTGGATGCAAACAATGCTGGAGACGCAAAATTGTCAGTAAGAAAAGGAACCACATTGTATTTGTCTGAAGGAGATTCCGCTATGAGTTTTTTGACTGATTGTGTTAATGTTGAAAATAATGGATGTCTTGCGTTACGCGGTAAAATTCCGAATGTACATCGTGCCAAAAAGTTTTTGATGAATGAGGAATATCAAAATATTAGAGAAATGTTGGGATTGCAGATGGGATGCAAGTATGAAAAACAAGAAGAGATTGATAGTCTGCGATACGGAAAGGTAATTATCGCCACAGATATGGATGGTGATGGTTATCACATTTGTAGTTTGCTGAATGTGTTTTTCCGAACACAACATCCTGGATTACTTGATGGAGAAAATAGTTATGTTCAGAGTTTGGTGACTCCTGTAATCAAAACAAACATAGGAAAGAAAATTTATAGATTCTACACTGAACGAGAATACAAAGAATGGTTTGACAGTTTTGATGAATCACAAAAGAACGGTATTCGAAACAATACTAAATTTATCAAGGGTCTTGGTGGTAACGATCCTGATGAGGATTCGACTTATATCTTTTCTTCTAATTTTACAACAGACACATTCACATTCTATGACAAAAAAGATGAAGAGATGATTGATGTATTTTTTTCATCAGGAGAGACAGATTCCAAAAAGGATGTATTAATGAACACACTTTACAATCCCGGGTTTGAACCAAAAATCAAGAGAGGACGTAAACCTTTCAAAGATTTTATTGAAAACGATTTTGTATTTACATGTGATGAACAAAATCTTCGTGCCATTCCTTATGTTTACGATGGTTTGAAAGAATCTCAAAAGGATATCATGTATACTGTTTTAACAAAGTTGGGAAAGAAGGAAGTTAAAACTAAACGTTTAGGAACTATGGTTGCCGAACACGCATTCTACCATCACGGTGAAGACAACATTCCATCAACTGTCACATGTATGGCTCAGGATATTATTGGGACGAACAACATTGCCTTCTTTACACGTAAAGGCAGTTTTGGTTCACGATACGATGATGGAACCAAGCACGGTGCAGCATCCGAACGATATACGTATGTACAAGTTAATCCTTTGATGCATACAATTTTTCATCCAGAGGACTTTAATATTTTGGAGTATGTAGAAAGAGAAGGAAATGAAAAAGCCACCCCGAAATATTTACTTCCTATCATTCCTATGTTTTTGACAAAGACACAAACAGGAATGGGTAATGGATGGAGTACAAATTCTCCATCATACAACCCCGACGATTTGGTAAAGTGGGTGAGAATGTGGATTGGAAATAATTTCAAAGGAGAAGAAAATGAATATGATGAACTGATTCCATGGTTTAGAGGATGGGATGGTGAGGTTGTAAAATATGATAATGGATGGGAATTTAAAGGTGTGATCGAAGAAATCGATGACAATAATTGGACTGTCAAAGAAATTCCTGCTGGCTGTTGGGGTGTACAACTAAAGTTGGCGTTGGAAGTTATTGCTGATGAGGGAAGAATTGAAAAACCTCGATATGAAATCACGCACAATAGAATTGTTGCTCACGTAAAAAGAAAAAACGGAAAGCCCGTCAATCTATACAAAGAACTCCTCAAAGGAAAATCAAAGGCTGAAATGGGAAAGGGTAAGACAGGAAAAGAAAAGACAAAGGCAGAGAAGAAAGCCTTTAGTGCTCCTATGGTGAACAAATTTCCTATGACCAATGTAACTTTTCTTCATGATGGATGTCCTGTAAAATCTGACAATGTCGAAACACATCTTGATGAATATTGTCGTCGCAGATATAAAGGATACTGCCAACGAAGAAAATGGAAGCTAAACTATCTCGAAGAACAAATGACCATTCGAAGAAATAAGATTAAATACATCAAAGAGATTAACAAGAAAACCATTGATTTCAAAAAGATCGAAGACAAATCACATCTTGAACGTATTCTCGAAGAAATGGAATTTGACCTTGTTAAAGATTCCTATGACTATCTAACATCTATGGGCACACTTTCTTTGGTGAAGAAAAGCATTGGTCGCTTGGAAAACGAAATCGAGAATCTTCAAAAAGAATGGGACGAACTAAAAGCGACAAAAGCGTGGCAAATGTGGTTGAATGAGTTGGAAACCTTTGATGTAGAGTATCAAAAATATCTAAAGAACTTTCCTGTACACAGAGAAAAAGCAAAAGCGAAAAAGAAGTGATATAAATGAAATGAAAACATATAAATGTCTGACACACTTCTTTTGAAACTTTATTATTTATATTGTATTCAGAATAACGGTATGACACATCTTGTCGAATCTATAATTAACGAAGGAAGACAAGATTTGCTCGATAAAAATACAGAATATGTGAGATCTTTGATGACTAAAGAACAATTATCAAATTGGGTGATGTGGTCGAAAGATGTACTTTCCGAAGACACATTTCAACAAATGATGAAATTGGATCATGTGTATGGTGTTATCATGGATATTAACGATCCCGTGTCCACACACATACAAGAATACATTCCTGAAACAAAAACAGTTCTTTCATTCTTATAAAAATATAAGAATCAATGTATAAGTTCGTAAGTGCTCGGATTTAATAACTCCTTACACTCTTCCTTTGTAGCCCACAAAACATCATGTATTTCATTCGAAACTGTCCATTCTCTTCCCGATATGGTAGAATTTGTTCTTGTTTTCCTTGGTATTATCATCACTTCCGTATCACACCTATAGTAAATGTTTTTATATTTTTTCCCATCCGTACCTATAAAAATCTCTTCTAACGGTGGCTTACCCAACACTCTAATCATATCAGGAGATATTTTCACCTCCTCCTCAAATTCTCTTAACGCTGCATCTATCCCCGCTTCGTTTGGCTTCCTTCTACCTTTAGGGAAACCGTATAGTGACAAAATTGGTTCTGTGGGTGGTAATTCCAAACCCTTTATTATCAACGATTTAATTTTAAAAAATCTATCCTTTATGGATCTGTATGTTCGAAAAGAACTAAAGGAATCATTGTACAGTACATCAAAATGGTTTATGTATTTTTTAAGTTTACTCCTTTCATCCGGAGTACACATTCTCACATATGAAATAACTTTATCAGTAGGACAACGAGGATTAAAAATATCACTATATTCTAACGAACTTCCCCTATCACATATCAAATAATGCTTCTTTCCATAGAGTTTTGTGAATAATATTATTCCATAACTCACAATCATTTCCTTACATATTGTAATTTTACTTATATCATAACGTTCCAAATAGGGCTTCTCCGATCGTAGTGTTGACACAAAACAACCAATGAAAGAATATTCCTGAAAGAAAAGATAATAATACAGCCAACAAATATCTTATCCCAAAAAGATATGACACTACCCACGCCAACACAAAAGTTAAGGCCACGTCTACTATAGCCAAATTAAAAAGTCTATATGAATGTGCTCCTTCTTTTGGTTTACCAAAGATTTCTTTGTATTTGCAAAGATTCATTTATGATGTCTATTAAAAATGATTTTTAAATTTAATTGTGTGGTGACACTTTTAACATAATGAATGTTAAAGTTAGATACTCTGAAAAATTACATAAAGCCATTGAGAAAAAGAAGGCCTTTGAGAAACCATGCGTCTCTTCGAAAGTTGACGTTCTCCCAAAAAATGTAATGCATCTCAAGGAAATTCCTTCGTGGATCAAACGATACATACCTATAAATTGCCAACCTCATCCATATCAATATGAGGGTGTTAAGTGGATGACCGAACGTCAATTTGGAGGTATATTGGACTGGGAACCAGGAAGTGGAAAGACATTTACATCTCTTCTTCACATGAATCTCACATACTCCATGTCAAATTTGGTTATCGTAAACAAATCACAACTAATTGTCTGGAAAGAGGAAATACATAAATTTTATGACGATCGTTTCACTGTATTGGGAGCACATAAGGAAATCGGTAAATGCTTGTGTGACTGTACACAGGACGAGTTGGAATCGTATGACATTGTGCTGACCACATACGAATCAATAAGTTCGTGTTTCAAATACAAGACGGAATTTACACAAGTATATTGGAATAATGTGTATTGTGATGAGGTTCATAGACTGAGAAATAGCAACACAGATCTTTATCAGATTATTGATCGTATACGACGTAAAAAATTCTGGGGTCTCACAGGTTCTCTCATCTTTAACAAGATTCAAGACGCACGAAATATACAATCACTCGTACATGAGGACAGTGTTTATTCACTTGCCAACATCAACTCTGTTAGACTTACAGATGTCGGAGTCAAATTACCCGACCTAATCATGAAATATGTGTATACAGGATTCACAAAGAAACAAAAGATGTGGTATGAAAATTACAAGATGCAAGCAGAAGACATCCTCAACACGCTTAAACCAAAAAATAAGAGATCGTGGGGCGCCATATTTGCAATTCTAACACGACTTCGACAAATCACAATATCCCCAAAACTCTTAGAAGGATCCCATGATGTCACCTTCGAAGACGAAGACGGATATAAATCTCCACGCATAGAGTCAATATGTAACCAAATAGAAGCAAGTGAAGGTCAAGGAGTCGTGTTTTGTTTCTTTCGTGATTCCCTCGAAATGATAAAAAGAAATCTCAGAGAAAGAGGATTTCGATGTAAAATAATCAAAGCCGAACACAACACAAAACAAAAAACAAACTATATAGATATGTTCAAGAATGGAGAATATAAAGTAATTCTCTCCACATACAAAACAGGAGGTCTCGGTTTTAATCTCACAAACGCAAATAATGTTTTCTTATGTTCACTATGGTGGAACTGGGAAATTATCGCTCAGGCATTTAAGCGTTGTTTTAGACCTGGTCAGACTAAAAATGTAAATGTATATTATTTCTTGAAAAGGGAATCTATTGAAGACAGAATGATGGAAATATGTAAATCTAAAGGAGAAATGTCTGACAATTTCCTATTGGGAAATAGAAAACCCTTCAAAATTTCAAAGGAAATTATGAAAATGTTGTTCTAACAATGTAACATATGATCTTAAAAAAATCATACAATTTAAAATGAAGAAAGGAGACATAGTTTTTCTTTTACCACATAACCCTCTTACTGTACATGGTATACCGTATGGATATATAACAGATGTTAGATATACCGACATTGACATCGTATTATGCTCGCCAATGAAACAAGAATATACAACACAAAAAAATTTAGTATGTGTAATCGAAAAAGACCAATGTCCTGCAAATTTCAGAAAATACTTACCTTCACCCAAAAAAATTATTTCACATGACAGCGATAGATTAGACAAGTTAGAATTGGGGTTGGCTCAATTGGAACTCCGAGAAAAAGCAGATCGCGTCGAATCGTTAATTGCTTTGAGAAACAAGATCGATAGAATCGAAGCAATGGTTGAAGCAATTGGATGTGCTATGGGTCTGAAATAAATAAATGATTTAACCCTTTAAATTCTTTCCATATATCAAATGGAATTAGAATTGGCAAACGAACTTAAGCGACAAAAAGGAAACAGCGAGATTATTGAAAATGCACGAGTGGTATTGATGGATGAGAAGATGGTTGCACTTCCACAGCGTAGGGTTGAAGACTATGATGTTTTCTTTTGTCCTGGGTTTCGTTTGATGATTTCACGTGATCACGAATGTTTGATGGTCATTATCAGTGAAAATGAATTTGTTACGGTATCTGTAGGAGAACGCGTACATATGATATATGTAAAGGACGGCGATGAAGACATTCAATATACTTACAATCCATTTGTACGTGAAGGATGTAAACCGTTGGTATATTTTACTTTATTTTTATGGTATCTCTCTGATTACGAAGGTCACAGATTGAAGCATTATCTACTAAATGTTCAAAAATCTAAACCGTTCACTACACATTTTGTATTTTCTCCAAACACATTTCATGAATATCGTATGCCATCCTCATACAAGCAAGTTCAAGCGTGTTGTGAAATGTACAAGGACATTATGTACGATCAGACAGGAGATTTTAATATGTCTACAGAACTTGTAGATTACAAACCATGGAAGATTCGTACAAATGAGCAAGCAGAACATTATCTTTTCTTGACACAAACAGCACAAGATGACATGAATAAACTTCGTCAAAGTATTGCGGATGGAATCAACATTCCTTCTTTGTGTGATGCTATTCAATCGTGTGTTCATATGATCAATGAAGGATATTTTCTTTTTGAAGAGGCATTGTTACAAAATCGTCCAGACATTGCCACATGGTTGTGGATTTATTATGGACTTGATCCAACGGTTCTCAAGAATGCGATTGTTGGTCATCCGTCCAACAAGGTTGTAGAATTTGTTTATTCTTTATGTATGTGATTCGTTCTACACACGAATAACTAAATTCTTTTTTTAATCATAATAAAAAGAATGACTCCTATATTTTTTGGGTTTGCTGTTTTTGGATTACTCGTGTTTGTTTATTTCGCATACAAGGTACCACAACAAAAATCTTTGTATGAAAGCGATGATTTGCCTATACCAGCATATACCGAAGACGAGTTAATTCCGGATACATGGGGAATACCAAAGACGCAGAGACACTATAGAGATTTGAAGGGTCCGGCTCCGTGTGTTAGATGTCGTAGTGACAATGGAAATTGTGAATGGGTATGGCCAAATGAATTGTGATATAAAATAAATACATATATAAAAATGTCTGTTGTTCCAAAGGGTCTTCCAGAGATTACTAAAGATGATAATACTTATCCTATCGTGTTATGGATGAAATGTCCATATATTGTTTGTTTTGTCAATTACGACATGAAGAAAAATGGCAAAATATCACTAAAAGAAGCCAAGGGTTTGAGTGGGAGAATATGCTATGAGATTAACGATTTTCGTCATAAAGGTGTTGTTCATTGTGATAACAGACTTTATTTTGGAACGGTTACGTATACCAAAAGTGGACATTTGAAACTTATTCAAACAAATAAAGGAATATTATATAACATGATTAAATAAAATGATGGAAATTGTCGTATCAGTGTTGATTGGTATTGTCGTGTTTATAGGTGTTATAGTCGTGCTGGTCTATATCCATTCTAAAAGTGAAGGTCAGGGATACAAAGAACCACCGTGTTCAGAGGTATCCCACGATGTGTCATGTCCAGAAGGATGTGTGTATGCCAAGTGTTCATCCGGAGTTTTTGACGAAGGAACATATACGTGTTGGAACGCAAATGATATAAATAATGGAAAATTAAATTCATGTTATTAATAAAATGGCATTTTGGGATGGAAATGAATATTTGATAATGGCTTTGACAGTCATAGTGATAGTAGTTGGTACGGTAGTTGTATGGTGGGTACAAAAACCAAAAGATGCGTCTGGGTACACAGATTCTTCAAGATTTTGTAAAAATTGGCTTAAATGTATTGATAAATGCGAAAATGGCGCCACACCAGAATGTGTAAATTGTTGTACAGACCAATAAATGAAATTTCATGTTGTTAATATGAAAACTTAAATATCATGAGTGTGATAAGCAAAGAACATTTAAGTAGAGCTTGTAGTAGAGGAGATTTAGAGTTGGTTAAGTATTCAATTAGTATAGGATGGGATCCTAATTTCTCTATTGTACGGGCGTCTAGAAATGGTCATTTAGAAGTAGTTAAATATTTAGTTAGTGTTGGAGGTAATCCTAAAACAGACGACAATGAACCTATTGTACAGGCGTCTGGAAATGGTCATTTAGAAATAGTTAAATATCTTGTTAGTTTAGGATGTAATCCTAAAGTAGATAATAATTATGCTATTCAATTAGCATCTTCCAAGGGTCATTTAGAAGTAGTTAAATATCTTGTTAGTATAAGGTGTGATCCTAAAGCAGGTTGGAATTGGGGTATTCAACGGGCATCACTAAATGATCATTTGAACGTAGTTAAATATCTTTTGGAAATAGGATGCGATCACAAAGAAATTAGTAAAAATATAAAATATGAAGCATTACATGATGTCAAAACCAGATTACTAACATTAACACATACTATTCCTAATCATACATACACTAAAATGGAAATATTAAAAGGGATAATTCCTTGTTTTGCTCAACATCAAATTATTAGTGTGCTTAAATGATTTTCATATTCAAAATATGAAAATAGAATAACCAAAATGAATAATGAATTGTATAACGCTTGTAAACAAGGAGATCTTGATGTAGTTAAATATTTAGTTAGTATTGGGTGTAATCCTGAAACGAAGGAGAATTTCGCAATTCAATTGTCGTCTAAACATGGTCATTTGGAAATAGTTAAATATCTTGTTAGTATTGGGTGCGATCCTAAAGCAGACGACAATTTGGCTATTCGATCAGCATCTAAACATGGTCATTTGGACGTAGTTAAATATTTAATTAGTGTGGGATGTGATCCTGAAGCAAAAGATAATTATGCTATTCGATATGCATCTTCTGATGGTCATTTGGACGTAGTTAAATATTTAGTTAGTTTAGGATGTGATCCTAAAGCAGACGATAATTTTGCTATTCAATTAGCATCTGAAAATGGTCATTTGGACGTAGTTAAATATTTAGTTAGTTTAGGATGTGATCCTAAAGCAGACGATAATTATGCTATTCGATATGCATCTTCTGATGGTCATTTGGACGTAGTTAAATATTTAGTTAGTTTAGGATGTGATCCTAAAGCAGACGATAATTTTGCTATTCAATATGCATCTTCTGATGGTCATTTGGACGTAGTTAAATATTTAGTTAGTTTGGGATGTGATCCTAAAGCAGATGACAATTTGGCTATTCAATTAGCATCTGAAAATGGTCATTTGGACGTAGTTAAATATTTAGTTAGTTTAGGATGTGATCCGAAAGCAGATGACGATTTGGCTATTCGTTGGGCATCACTAAAAGGTCGTTTAGATGTAGTTAAATATTTATTAGAATTAGGGTGTGATCATAAAAAAGTTGGTAAAAATATAAAATATGAAACATTACATGATGTCAAAATCCGATTACTAACATTAACACATACTATTGCTAATCATACATACACTAAAATGGAAATATTAAAAAGGATAATTCCGCATTTTTCTGAAAAACAAATCATGATCATATTAAAATGACTCCAACCGAAACATATCTTTTTTATGGTAGCATTGCCTCAGGTGTTTTGGCTGTTCTTCTATTCATAGGATATTTCTTCACTACTTCAGACACTGTCCTATCGAGAGGTACGATGGCTTTATTCATCTTATTCCTCCTTGGATCACTTGGATCTGCTGGAGTATATTACTACGAAAGAAAACAAGACGCATCTACGTACACTAACCCAAAACATGTTGATCACGATCATGTCACAATAGATAGAAATCCATGGATAATTCCTTTGAAAGGATGTATACATGCATAAAAATGACATTCATAAATAATTTATGAATAATTTTCAACATGTCTTTGACAGACGATCAACAATTTGCTTTTGATGAGATTATAGAATTTATAAAAGACGACAAGTATGATTTTTTCACCCTTAAAGGCAATGCGGGCACAGGGAAAACTTTTTTAACTAAGCGTATATCTGATTGGTGTATAGAAAACAACATAAAAATTGTTGGTATGGCTCCTACACACAAAGCAAAACGTGTGTTATCAAATTTCCTTAACAAGGATTCGTTTATGCCTATTCCATGTATAACTGTCGCAAAATTTCTCACAAAACAAAGACAACATTCTTACACAGGAACAAAAAACTTCAAAGGAGGAGACGCAAAAGACGCATCTTCCTACGATCTTTTTATTATAGACGAATGTTCTATGATTTCAGACAATGATGTTTCAAAAATCGTTGAAAACATTAAAAGATTCAAAAAGAAAGGATTGTTCATAGGTGATCCATGTCAAATACCCAACCCATGTCAGGCATATCAGAAAAACAAGGATGGGACAATCTCTAAAAAAGATTCTTCATCCTTTGATTTTGATTATGTACGTCTTTCAAAAATCGTAAGACAAGCCGAAGATAACGGAATGATACAAATATCTAAACTCTTTAGAAAAAGGATATGTGAAGAAAAAGACATTCCGAGGAAAAATGTTAAAGGTGTTAAATTTTATGAAGATCCTGAGGATTTTTATGACAAGATCGCACAAAAGTTAACATTGGATACGATGATGGATACACGTATTATCACTTACACAAACAGTTCCGTGAGAGCATATAATAAATTCGTGAGAGAAAATCTTGGCTTCAAAGAAAAATTTGTCGTTGGTGAATTATTGATGGGATATCAAAATATAGGATGGCCAACCCCTATAATTGAGAACGGTGAAGAGTATATAGTAAGAAATATCAGAGAAGTAGATAAATACATTGACGAATTTTGTTGTCGCGGATATCAAGTATATTTAGAAATTTGTAGTACGGGTGGTCATGTGGATGTGTTTTTTCCACACCTAACAGGAAAAGGAAATGTAAAAATGCTTCAAAAATTAAAACAATTGGCAGGTATCGTTAACCAAAAAGGATCTACCAAGGAAGATTTCAAAAAATATAGAAACCTAAAGGATCAAGTATTGTTTTTAGAAAATATTTACGAATTTGAAGGAGTAATCGTCAGTGAAGAATCCCTAAAACATAAACACCCAAAACTTTTTCGAAATGTCAATAATTATATAGATAACAAAACAAGAGAAATCATAAACACCAAAGACAAAATTAATGATATATATCCAGGTATCCTAACACAAAGAATCGATGACAACAAAGGTATATCAGAAAACGAACGGTTGGTTGACAAATTTTTAGTCATTGATATGGATATTTGCTATGGTTATGCAATTACTTGCCATAAATGTCAAGGCAGTACGTATAAATTTGTATTTATAGATGAAAAGAATTTTGAAAAACTTACTGATTGTTGGAATGACAAATATCAAGCATATATAAATGGAACAAAAGAAAAGAATCAACTAAAATATGTTGCTTATACAAGAGCATCAGAAAAAGCATATGTGTTGTATTGATTTCATATATATTATATATGAAAATTAATCGCTTCACACAATTATCGACATGCCAAGGCAACTTTTCCTGTAAAGATATTATTACAGTCTACATCATACAATTCAAAACCTTCTAAATACTTTTGTGTGAAATATTCCAAGGCATCGTCCATCGTTATATGTTCTTCCAATTCAAGTGTCCCAGCGCCTGTTGCATCGTACACCATATATTCCAGATGATCGTCATGTAATGACACTTGTCCCTTAACCCACACAGTATTGAATTTCTTATCAATATCGGAAGGTCTTATTTCAATACCTACTTTGAATGATTCATCAGAAGGTACGGACTCTATAAACTCTTTGATTTTCATTTTTAGTGAAGCGCGATAAGTTCTTTTTCTAATATTACCATTCATCTTACATATCTGGGATATCTTTTTGGATATAGGTTGTGCGCACATCATGTACAACGTCTCGTCGTCCAATCTTTCAAGGAATTCAATGATTTGATGGTTGGAAAGATTTTCCAAAGGAAACTCCATTTTATATTACATAATTTTTTATACATTAATAAATGCACGATTCTGGAATTTGTCTTCCATGTGGTCACACCCCAACTTTTATATATCCTTGCATATCCGGCGGTAAGCCGAAGGAAGGATATTGTACCAACGAATACGCCTTTGATCCTTCAAAGAAACCATTTGACCCTGCAAAAGGTCTCGGTCCAGCAATGCCACCAACCAAAACAACTCCACTTGTCCCTCTTACAAAACCATACGAATATCTTATTTATATTGCTGGGGGTGCTGCAGTTTTGATGGCTGTTACTTTATTGGCATCTTTTATGGTAAGCGGTCAAATAGCAACGGTTCTTGGTGTCGTTGCCGGTCTATTGTTTGTTGTTGCTGGAATCTCTGGTGGATACTATGAATACGAGACGGCACAAAAATATAAATCTTCATGTGGATGTTAATTTGTGTGAAAAGCACGAATAATTTCATATGTAACATATGAAAATATTAAATATGGGTTACATCACAACTAACCTTGGACATCTTGTTTTCTTTCATAGTAATATACACCAGCAGATCCAAGTGATCCTAAAGCAAATAAAACTGTAAGAGTCAATGTTCCTTTTGAAAGGAATGTGTTTGTTGTCGTAGATAAGTATCCAACAAAAGATAAGATGGCGAGAACACCTGAAACAATGGCGCCATAAAAGAGATAAGTTTCTGTTTTTGTTAATGGAGTTGAAGACATTTTTATAAAGATGTCTATAAAATTTTAATTATTTGCGTACTCTTTCCTTAAATTCTTCAAAGGTTTCTCCTCCTCGTTTGACAGGAACCTTTTTCTTATCTTTCTTTTTCATTGCTTTCTCAATCGCTCTCTTTTCTTTTCGTTTAAACATATGAGTATCTTTTCCAATAATATCAATCGGAGGAGGAAGCCAAAATTTCCATCCAGCACGTATAGCATCATTTCTCATATCGTCAACCTCCTGTAATCCGTGAAGCATTCCACTACGAACCACATTTCCTTGCTTGCTCTTTTCCACATAAATATATTTGTTTTTTACACGTTGGTCTCTTTCATTGACATACCATGTAAACGAAAGAATGTTACCAGTCATATAATCAGTATAATGAATGGGGATTTCATCTTCTCTTGTCACTGTTCCAAGGCGTCTTTTGGTAGTCGTCATTTAAATTACATCAATTATTTTAAAGTGGAAACGTAAACTTTCTTTGGAGATTTCTTCTTTTTACACATCTCTTCCAATTTCTTTTTACCCAATTCCGAAACAGTTTTAGGAGTTTTATCCGATACTCTTTTTGATGGTCGACAATAAGGATATTTACGTACATTTGATTCCTGACGACCACAAGGTTCATATCCTCTTCCCTTTGGTTTACAAACATTAACCCATTTCTCTTTATACCACCGATCTAAATCACCCTCCTTCTTTCCTGAATACGTTCCGCCTTCCCTTTTATATTCTGAAACAACTTGTCCAGATGCGTATGCTGAAGGCCATGTTTTAACTCTCTTCTTGACACGGTCACGAACTTTCAAATACAACACCTTATCATCGATTTTTGAAGGAAGAGAATTGTATTCTTTGAGCCGATTTTCCAAATCCTTTTTAGAACCAGAAGTTTTTAAACCTAACGATTTAAGTTTTGATTTAAAATCTGTAGTAGACATTTTTATAAAATGTTTTATATTCATTTCGCGGAATTGCTAAAAGACGATCTCACATAATATATGATTATGACGATTACTATTATGGCGACAACAACTCCTACTATCGTAAATATTCCTTCAGTGCTTGTAAAAAACTTTGCTATGCCGGCGAAAAAGTTTGACAGTCCAGATGATACACACGGACCAGCAAAAGGATTACTCTTACACAAATCGTCTTTTTGTGTTTTAACGTATTCATTCACAAAATTTGTAGGATCTTCATATACACTTCCCGTAATTGGTTGAATAGACAATATCGCATTGTTGTTTGTATTGTGTTTAGTCGCCCATACACCACCTCCGCCTGCAGCAGTTATGTCAGCATTATCACCTCCTATGAGAACCTGTGATATTCTAATATTATCACCAAAACAAACCGGACCGGTTTTATCTCCTGTAACGTCGCCTGTGACTGTAAACGTTTGCCATTTTGTGTCACTACAATTTCCTGAATCGTCTACACCACTACACGTTCCAGCACCGCATTGCATATATTTATTCGTTGCTGGACAGTAAAGTTGTACTTTATCACCATAGTTGATTGTCGCTGAAGAATCTACACACCCTTCTTTTTTGAATACGAATTGAAACGAACTTTCTAAAACTTCTTTGCTGAGTGTGACACGATCAAACGTTTCAAGATTTCCTCCAACACTTTGTAAAAATGAAAAATTCCCCATGTCAGAAGATATCCAATTTCTCGCCCATAATGTAAAAGGTGTATTCACACATATAGGATGTAACACCTCACGTCTCATCGTTCCGTAAACACCATTCAAATCACTAAAGCAACTATACGATGAACAATTTTTACCCGATCCACCTGACCCCCCACTTGATGGATTAGTAAAAACTGATCCTGTCACAGGTAATATCATCAACACAGCATTATCATTGCTATCGTGTATAGTTGCCCATACAGCACCTCCATCTGCTGGAGTGATGTCAGCATTGCCAACCACAACCTGCGATATTCGAATTTGCTGGCCAAAACACAAAGGACCGGTTTTCATCCCTGTGTCTGCAGTTACTCTAAAAGTCTGCCAAGCATCCTTTGAACACTGAAGTGATTTATCTACACCACCACATCGCCCACCACCACATTGAATATATTTTCCAGTAGCAGGACAGTAAAGTTGTAAATGATCTCCATAATTTATTGTTGGCGAATTATCCGCACATCCTTCCTTTTTGAAAACGAATTGAAAATGAGAATCCAATTGTGTACCATCCACGGTAACATCGTTTACTGTATTTAAATCGTATCCGTTAGCCTTTAAAAACGTTGCTTTTCCTGGAAGGGCAGTCCAGTTAATTGCTTGTAATGTGAATGGTGTATCTACACAAATGGGTGTCATTACTTCTGGTCTTTTTCCATCAGCCGAATCATAACATTTATATGTTGAACATGACATTTTTATTTGTAAGGATATAAAAAATCATAAATATAACTATCATTAATAAGAAAATGAGATGGACATTCTCACTAAAGATATCAATATATTCGTTTCACAAAAAGGAATTGTGAAAGATTCAGTGGTTGAAAGTGTGTTTAAAGGAAAAGATCATCTGTATTATAACAAATCGGAACTTTGTATGTATGAAAAATCATTGATATGTGTGAAGGATGATGTTGGATATCTGTGTAGATGGGAGAATGATAAAACCATAATCATGTATAGATGCAAAGATAACTGTAAAGTAGTTTTTCTTAACGATTTAAAAGAAATAAAAACAATGTATATCAAAACTGATGAAGGTGTTTCCATATTTAGTATGCTCATGGATTATTATGATCTGGAAAATAACATTGTATATAACAGCCTCCACAAGAAAAAACTAAAAGATTTTCTTTTTTAAACAAAAAGAAATTAATCTTCACACGGTGTTTCGTAGTTACGCTCATATAGCGGTCCATAACAATATTTTATCTCTTCGCCCTTTTTTATATTCCTTGATGCTCTCAGTTTATAAATAACTGTATCGCCTTCCTTTAGTGTTCTTCGTGTGCGGTATGTCTGTTTTAGATTTATATCTATATAAGCATTTCCCTCTTCGCCTTCAGAAGGTTCGTTGGCAAAATATCCCCAATATGGAATACCTCTACACGGAGGAGGTAGTGATTCCAAAGTCAAATCGCCTATGAGTGTTCTGCTCTCATTTCCTTTTGGAGTGTGTATAGTGAATGTATACATGTTGTTTGTTTTGCTTTTGAATCCGTCAAGTTTAAAAACCGTCATTCTATAGTAGGCTATAATAGAATTTTTATTTATGGGTTTTGTTGCGAATAACGAAACACCTTTAAACTTGTGTTTTTTAATGGTTACTTTTAACCCTCTCGTATCGGTATTTCTCATGATATACTTTGGGTCAAGAATTTTCTCAAACTCTGGTCTCATTTATCAATACATAAATTTTTATATTACAAAATGTTTTAACACAAACGCTATAGACATCAACAAGCAATCCGCTACATCATCTCCCTTCTTCATCTTTTCCATATACTCCAACATTTTCTTATCGCCTCTCAATTCATATATTTCCTTTGCTTTTTCCACAGACCACTTTTTCCTTTGAGGCTTTCCCCACGACGTCAACATTCTCAACCCTTCCTTGTTCACCATTAGGCTTTCCTTTGGACACGCCAATAATGCCGTCTTATATTTTGAAGGAGTGTATACAGGTTTACACGAAGGAATGTTCAATAACAACCATGTAAAACAACATTCAGCAAGCATCAATGCTGGCTTGTTTACGACTCCTGCCTTGGGGTTGTAATATTGTTCTTCTATAGCAATGTGATCACAAGTTTTCAAAATTTCTTTGTGTTCTTCTAAAAACTTGAAAAGGTTTTTTCGTGTTTGAATGACAAGACCATCTGTATTTCCCTGATTAGGGTCATACAACTCAAGATGTTCTGTAGAACACTCTTTGTAATATTGATTCAAATATCCCTTCAATGTTTCTGAATGCTGTCTTCCTTCCTTTATCTTTTCCTTCTCAGGCAATTTCGAATAAAGACGTACAAGATTTTTCAATGCGGAGTTTCTTACTTTTTCTATAATCATAGCAAAATTTCGTGTTCCTACATCAAATATGGCTATCCTCATTTAACTATATTCATTATATTAAAGATGTCGATTGTAATATTAGAATCTCCTTATTCAGGTGACATCCAACGTAATATAGCATATGGTCAAAGGATTATGGCTGACTCAAGAGAAAGAGGTGAGATCGTGATTATGCCACATTTGTTATGGACACAACATCACGAAGCGCCTAATCATTTTGTTTCAGATTACGATGAGAAATACGAAATTAAGAATTGTGGAAGAGAAAAATCGTTGGAACAAATCAAGATCTTGAGAACGATTGCTGACAAAGTTATATTTTACACAGATTATGGAATGTCATCGGGTATGGTTCACGGATTGGAAGACTGTAAACAACGTAACATTGAATATGAATTTAGAACAATTGGCAATCTTCATCTCGACGAACAAAACAAGTTGGTCAGGGTTTAATTATATTCATTATATTAAAGATAATGAATTTGTCCGTACGAGGAAAGTTTTTCAACGTTAGATGTGATGTTCTCAAAAAGTCTCCATACTTTGATAAGTTAATCGAATGGGATGGAGAAAGTGAGATGGAAATTGATAATGATCCTGACGAATTTGAACAGTTTTTGAAATTCCTTGAAGGAAAAGAAGATCATCCTGGAGTGTTGGGAGATTTTTATATGGTAGGGTCAGGAAAACCATCCATAAGCAACGAAAAAAATGTTGTAGAAAATGCAATGAAACCGTATGACATTCAAAAACCTAATCATAGTTATGACGCTATCTACATGTATTGTTATGGTTCCACTACACTGTTTATGAAACATCCATACTCACACCTAAGCGAAGATTCATCAAGAGATACACGAATTATATCATGTGATATGAAATCTGGTACAGTAGATTGGATTAAAAATTTTAGAATCGTCACTAACAGAAAAATAAAACATGTGAAAATAACAAGCAAGCGTGAAGATAAAACGTTAATAATATTTGACGAGCCAAACCACGAATATATGTCTGAAAATCTAAAATATATACCAACATTGTACTGTAGAAATGTCCATGGCGAACATATTACTTTCGAAGTTGAACTTTGCCAAGGAACATTTGACCCGTGGGTACAAATAATATACGACGCTTATATATCCATCCCTGCGATCAAAAAACAACTCATGAAGCCATCAGAATATTATATACATAACATACACGAAACAACATATACAAATATCGATGAACTTCACGAAAGTCGGATAGACGATTATCACATAGATTATATTACTCAATCTTATGTACCCAATCATGGAAGTATAAGTATATATGAATACAAAAATTATATAGGCAAAACATCAAAAATTTACTTTGACAATCTTGGTCGCACAAAATTAAAATATTATGATATCTACATTTCCAAAAAATACGGTCCTATAAAAATTATGGTTATGTTTGGACAAAATATGGTTCCCTTTTGTGATCTAAATGACATTATTTCCACATATAATTGTGACGTGGACGACGGAAAATGTTATCGTTTATGTATAAATGTTGCGTGGACAACAGTCGAAAATATGCATTTGATTTTAGATAAGGATGTAGACGTTTGGATTAATGATTATAAAGTATTGACACAATATTAATCTTCGTCATCATCTTCACCGTTATTACGAAGAAGATCAGTACCACGTGGAGTCGTAATCTTGAATCCCTCTGAGTATTTCTTTGCCAAAAATTTAGGAGCAAAATCAATCACTTCTCTCAAACTTCCCGACATAATAATTCTGGCATGTGGTCTTGTTGTTTCATTCCCGCTTTCATCTGTAGTAAACACAAATTCTTTCACATCGTACTCCATATTAGTATTCAAATACACATCATATGTAATATAAAACCAGTTATCGCCACTAAATGCTACTGGAGATACATTACTGTCTTTAGTACGTGAATATTCTGCCACAACAAGATTCCAATTATATGGCACACGGTCGAGATCGTAAGATTTTTCCAAAAGTCTTATGATTATAGATTTAAGTTTCTCCTTTTTACTTGCTTCCTTGACTCTGGCAACCAAATTACCGTTCATTTTACATATCTTATATACACGTTTAGAAATAGGGTTAGCGCACATAGTGTACAGCGTTTCGTCGTCGAGTCTCTCCAAAAATTCTATTGTTTCATAATCTGTAAGTCCTTCAAATGGGAACGACATTTATTATGAAAATTAATATTTATAAAGAAATTTCTTTACCTTTCTCCAAAACATCCTCAAAAATTACATCTGACCCTTCCAATTTTTGTATCTCTTCGCCTCCGGGTTTATAAAACAAAAAAGTTGGAAAACCAACAATCTGTCCTTCTTTGAGACTGTCGTTTATTCTGTTGTACTGCGCATAATTCTCTGATTGATCGTCTACAGTAAAAGTGTGAACATTCATGAAAAGCAGACGGCTTCTTGCCTTTTTCCACATTGGCATTACGGCGGTACAATGTGGACACGTAGAGGACTTGAATAAAATAGCCGTGGGTTTTTTGGTGTTCTTTAATCTATATGGATGTAATTCATCAAAATCAGAAGCCTTTAGTTCCATTTTATATATATATTTACAAAGTTTTAAATCTTTTCGGTCCAACTCTTTTAATTTCGACATTAAACTTTCTTTCAATTTCCTCTATACTGTCTTTGAGTGTTGGTTCTCCCCATAACAACCATCTACTCCAGAACCCTGCTGTTTTGATTCCCGATTTCTTCCAATTTTCTCTCGATTTGTGACGAGATATATACATCTTTTTACGTTCAGGGTCTTTATGTTTTGTATAGTCAGACATTCCCTCCGCACCAAAATGAATCGTTTTTCCATCCACCCAAACCATATATTTCTTTCCTTCTCTTGTGGATTTTGAAAGATAGATTGGTTCCATTTATGTTACAAAATAAAAATGATTATAAAATTAGTAACATTTTAGTTTGTCAAAATGTTAAAGATTGAAACATTGGCTGAATATGAAGACAAGTTCAACAAAAACCCCATGCATACCTTGGCTAAAAACGCTGTAACATCTGTGGGCGCACAAAACGCATCGTTGGATAACACCAAAGCAAATATGGTATCTCACGTATTTTTAAATTCGTTAAAACCACATAATCATCGTGTAACAAACCAAGAAAGTTCTGGAAGGTGTTGGATGTTTGCTGGTCTCAACATTTATAGATATTTGTTAATTCGTGCTATGGATCTTGAAAGGTTTGAGTTTTCAGAGACATATCTTTTCTTTTATGACAAATTGGAGAGAGCCAATTACATTTTACAATATTTTATTGATAATCCTAACGCGACACACGAAGATCGAAATGCTATTCTTGTTCTCACTGACCATTATGGAGATGGTGGATATTGGAATTTCTTCTCTAATCTTATTGACAAGTATGGCTTGGTTCCTAAAGAGTGTATGGAGGAGACGTATCACAGCGGATGGAGTGAAGAGATGAATGGAATTTTGCGCGGACATATTGTATCGTGTGTGAATCAAATGATGAAAACAAAAAACAAGGAAAAACTAAAGGATGAAACGATGGAAAATATTTATAATTGTTTGGTGAAATTTTTGGGTCAGCCTCCAAAAAAATTCAATTGGTATTTTGAAAACAATAATCATGAAAAGAATGCCATCACAAATATGACACCACAATCTTTCTACGGAATGGTTAAAGCCGTCAATGCCAAAGATTTTGTTGTCTTGGTCAACATTCCTGACAAGGAATACTACAAAACATACCAAATCAAAGATCAAAATAACATGGTTGGTGGAAATGAATGTGTCATTTTGAACCTTCCCATTCACGAATTGAAGAAATATGCTTCCAAGTCCATTGACAAGGGTGTACCTGTATGGTTTGCTGGAGATGTGAGCAAGGGATTTGGATATCATAAAAGTGTTCTCGATGAAGATATTTATGACACGGATCTCCTTTTTGGAAAACAATATAAATGGACAAAGGGTGAGAAGTTGAGGTTGAGGTATACAGTCGCCAATCACGCTATGACACTAACGGGAGTCAACTATAACAATTCAGGACAACCTTTTTCATGGCAAGTTGAAAATTCATGGGGATATTATGATCACGAATCTCCAGGTTTGGATGGTTTTCTTACTATGAGTAATAGTTGGTTTGAAAATAATTTGGTTCAAATCTCTGTAAACAAAAATTTTCTTTCACGCAATATCTTGAAATGTTTAAAGTTAAAACCAGTATTGTTGGAACCATGGGATTATATGGCTCCCGCTTTGAAGGTAGAATGATTTCATATTTTGTAATATGAAAAATTACAATATTGTCCATCCTTTTCCAAGTAAGTTTGTATGTGCTGATTGTGCTGGCGCCGTAGAGCCTCCGATAGTACCAACAGGAGTGTTTGTCCAAGTAACACCATTTATACTATTTGCAAAATCGTCAAATGTTATTAATGCATTGTCGTATTGTGTTTGTTGTATACCACTACCATTCAAGAATTCATCAGCATTTAACAGACTTCCCATATTCCAATTTTGTATATCAGGATTTGCGCTCGTAGCATTTATAAACATATAAGACACATCTTCAACATTACCAACTGACCATCCGGATACGTTAGGCGCAGTGGCGGATGCTTCGGCAAACATATAAGTCATATTAGTTACATTAAATGTGTTCCATATGTTTCCACTTGTTGTTGTAACAGGTTGTGCATTTGTTGCATACGCAAACATATAAGACATATCTTCTACTTGCGAAGTGTCCCAGTTAGTTGTGTTTGGTTGTGCATTTGTTGCTTCGGCAAACATATAAGACATATCTGTGACTGATCCTGTATTCCATATGTTTCCACTTGTTGTTGTAACAGGTTGTGCTAATACAGCACTTTCAAACATTCCTCGCATGTTTGTTACATTTGATGTATCCCATCCTGATGTATTTGGTGTTGCTACTGATGCCCCTCTAAACATATAAGACATATCTTGTACAAGCGAAGTGTTCCAGTTCAAAGTATTAGGTGTTGCTGCTATTGCTCCAGCAAACATATAAGACATATCTTGTACTTGCGAAGTGTCCCATCCTGATGTATCTGGAGTTGCTGATTGTGCGTTGTCAAACATATGACTCATATCCAGAACATTTGATGTAATCCATCCTGATGTATTTGGTGTTGCTGCTATTGCTCCAGCAAACATATAAGACATATCTTGTACTTGCGAAGTATTCCATCCTGATGTATCTGGAGTTGCTGATTCAGCCCCGGCAAACATATAAGACATATTTTGTACTTGCGATGTATTCCATATGTTTCCACTTGTTGTTGTAACAGGTTGTGCTAATACAGCACCTTCAAACATTCCACGCATGTTAATGACATTTGACGTGTCCCAGTTAGCCGTATTAGGAATTGCTGATGTCGCACCAGAAAACATTCTTTCCATATAGATTACATTTGACGTGTCCCAGTTTGTTGTGACAGGGTTTGCTGATGTTGCATCAAAAAACATAAAAGACATATTTTCAACTAATCCTGTATTCCAGATTGTTGTATTAGGGGTTGCTGCTATTGCTCTTTCAAACATCCCTTTCATTGTTATAACTTTTGATGTGTCCCAGTTTGCCGTGTCAGGCGTGGCTACTGTTGCCCCAGCAAACATATATGACATATCTGTTACAGATCCTGTATCCCAATTAGTTGTATTCGGATTTGCTGATGTGGCATCCAAAAACATATTAGACATATTTTGTACTTGTGACGTATCCCAGTTAGCCGTGTCAGGGTTTGCTTGTGATGATCCAGCAAACATAAAAGACATATCCGTTACATTTGATGTAACCCATCCTGATGTATTAGGTGTAGCAGACGTCGCCCCTTCAAACATATATGACATATTTGTAACGTTTGAAGTATCCCATTTAGAAACATCTGGATTGGCATATGTTGCCTGAGAAAACATATTTGACATATTAGTTATAGTCGTTTCAGGTGTATCCTGAGCACTAAATGTTGTAATACTTGTATTTTGTATAAAGTTTAATTGTTTCAACCCAACTTTTCCAAATTGAACAACATCAATTAACTTTTGTCTGAATATAGGAAATTGAAGTATATCATTATCCCAAATTTCTATTCTACCCATTATGGTCACAGTATATTCTCCTGGAATAGTATACGTGTGGGTAACAGGTTCAGCAGATGATGTTATTTTGTTAAATGTTCCATCACCCCAAAGAACATAAAAATCAACTTCTCCAAAAACAGGCAATTCTATTAATTCGTTCTGAGTTGTTGTTTTCCATACCGTAATAAAATTATTAGGAGTGTTTTGAATGTTTTCGAAAAATATATTTCTATTAAGTCTTTCATCTCCACAACAAGGTTTGGTGTAACCTAAAGCAACGGGTTTTTTGAGAACCCAACATCTATCTTTACAAGACTTTTTAGTTTTACTAAAATAAGTCATGTTTGCTGTATCACATGGATAAGACATTTTATATAACACATTATTTTTTTATTTTAATCCATACTTTTTCATCAAAACGTCATATGTTTTCCAGAACTCAGGATCGTGGTCAGGATCCTCATATCTGCCATCCCGAGGTCCTTTTCCCCTTATAATATGTGCGATCTCATGTACCAAAACTTCTTCGTCCCATGTAAAAGGATTTAAATAAATTTGTCCATCAAGAACCATATTGTGAAAAGATGGAAGTATGGGATATGGGGACATTTCAACAGCATCTCTCCATCTAATGATTGTGAGCGTCAAAAAAATGAGAACAAACAACATTATTATTGTCATAATCAACATCACTCTTTACAAATGGGGATATTAACATTTAGAATTATTGACTGGCACGTCGAAGAGATTAAAGATGTTGAGATGGTTGTTCATTTGAGCGGACTTACTATTGATAATAAACAGGTATATTGTAAAGTTTTAGGATTCAAGCCACATTGTTATTTAGAACTTCCATTATCAGTAAAATGGACAAACTCAAAAGCACAAATGTTATTTGAGTTTGTACAGAAAAAGTTAAAGGAATGTCCGCCAGAAACATACAAACTCGAAACCAGAATGCTTAATATGTATTCTTTAAAAAGAAGATTCCTAAGAATAGATTTTAACACAAAAAGTACATATAGACATCTTTCAAATACATTAAGATGGAAATGGAATGTTCCTGATCTTGGTGAATTTGAACCAGGAACGTTTAAACTTCATGAACAAAACATCAATGATGAGATAAAAATGGGTGTACAAGCAAACATTGATATGGCTGGATGGGTTGACGTGAAACCTTTAAAACTTGATACAGAGGAATATCCCAAGAATTTTTCATATTGCGACCATAGTGTATATGTACACATCAAAAACGTTAAGAGGTCTACCAAATACACAAATGACGATCAAGTCGATCCTTTGATTTGTGCTGCTGATTCAGAATTGCATTCCATAAATAGAAAATCAAAATCACCAACACCAGAAGTCGAAGGAAATGTGATGACAATATATACTTTGGCATTTGGTAGGTTATCACAACCATTGGAAGAATGGGATGTTCATACAATATCTTTGTTTGATTGTGAAGCGAAACAGGGTGTAGTCCATGATTGTCAAGGAAATGAAAAGAAATTTATCAAGATGAAAGCAAAACTCATCAAGAAATACAAACCTGATGTGTTTACAGGTTATAATATCAATGGGTTTGATTGGGGAGCGTGGCTTACAAGAGCAAAGATCAATGGTTTGATAGATTCCACGAAAGCATACACAGAAATTCCTGAATGTTTACATATGGGAAAACTTAGAAATGGTGGAGATTTCGTTAAAGATATCGGATGGGCATCGAGTGCGCGAGGAAAACAAGAAAAGAAATATGTCAAGATAATGGGTGTTTTGAATTTTGATCTATTCAACGAAATATCGTTCAACTATAAATTGCCAACATACAGTTTGGGGCACGTATCTACAAAATTTCTTGGTGGAGAAACAAAGGATGACATGCCATATCAACAAATGTTTATTCTGTATGATATGATTTCTTCGGTTATGAGACCACATTTAGACGGAATACAATTGGATTATGACACAGCAAGGAAATTGATGTTGACTCACATATCAAACAAAGAAATGCTTAGAATCCCAAATCAAGTGAACCATCCAGCAGATATGGTTGACGAAATTAATAATACACAAAAATATAGCAAACTTATGAAAATATCACAAAAATATTGGAAACTTATGGTCGACTACTGTATCCAAGATACAATTTTGGTGCCAAAATTAATGGCTAAATTAAATAGTTTGATATCTTTGTGGGAAAATGCTAATATTTGTAAAGTTCCTGCCTCTTTCATATATGACAGAGGACAGCAAGTCAAAGTCACCGCACAAATAATCGAAGAGACATATAGAAAGGGATATGTCTTTTCATATGTAGATAGAAATGAAGAAGTTGAAGACGATGATGACGATAGTGATGATGATAGTGACGATAAAGCCAAGAAAAAGAAAAAGGCAAAATACCAAGGCGGTGCCGTTATGAAATCTCAGCCCGGTGTTCATGAACGTGTAGCAATTTTAGATTTTGCATCACTATATCCCAGCATCATGAGATCCAAAAATATGTGTTACACAACTTATAGACTCAATAACGATACACGCGTCACAGATGATGAATGTTACATCGCTCAATGGTCAGAACACAAAGGATGTAAACATGATACATCAGGAACAAAAAGAGATAATATCTTGTGTGGTGATAACAAATATAGATTTGTTAAACCTGTAGAAGGAAAACCAGAAACACATGGAATATTACCACGCATATTGACAAATTTACTAAACTATCGTGCTTCAGTTAAAAAAGACCTCAAAGTTGCCAACACCAAATACAAAGAAATAATGTTGATCGCACAAAACCAAGAATTGTCCAAAGAACAAAAATACGAAATGTTGAAAGAGAAAGTAAATGCTTCCATTTTAGATTCTCGCCAATTGGCTATAAAGGTGTCGGCCAACTCGATTTATGGATACACTGGTGTAAAAGCAGGAATGCAACCATGTGAAGCGATAGCAGCATCTGTTACATACTATAGTCGTATGTTCATCAAAGAATCGGAACGTTTAGTGTGTGAAAAATGGCCAAACGCTGAAGTTATATATGGGGATTCTGTTTCAGGCGATACACCTTTATTATTAAGAGATAATAATGGAGTTATCCATATAAAAACTATAGAAACTCTTTCCAATGAATGGGAATCGTATGACGTTTTTAAAGCAGGACAATCAAATCGTAAAGACAAACAACAAGCAATGGTAGAATATGAATCGTGGACAAGATCAGGATGGGCAAAAATAAAAAGAGTTATTAGACACAAATGCAAAAAGAAAATGTATCGTGTAAATTCGAGATTTGGTTGTGTTGATGTCACAGAAGATCATTCGCTATTAGACGCGGAAGGCAACAAAATCAAGCCTAATGAGTTGGGTGATCGAGAATTATTACATTCCTTGCCACCAATAAAAAATATGTATGCGAGTAATCCTATCATACTAAAAGATTTTTCAAATGATGGTCAAGTACCCGTATACGATGAAAACCACCAAAAATGTTTAATATATTCGCTCGATTATATGTTAGAAAAAGGTTATGAAATCGAGGATAACGATTTAATTGTGTGTAATAGCAAATTAGAAGCGTTAGAAGTGTATCTCAAATTAAAGCAATTATATCCCGATACTGAATATTATGTTACAGACGATTTGAATATTCGCAAAGGAATCAGAAATTTTAATAGTGTTGTGGAATTAGAAAGAGACACAGAGGAATTCGTTTATGATTTAGAAACAGAAGATGGTACTTTTCACGCAGGTGTGGGCAGTCTTATCGTTAAGAATACCGATTCAATATTTGTGGTATGGCACGGAGCCACATTAGAAGAGACGTTTGATTTAGCAAGGGAAGCAGCAGAATATTTAACAAATAAACTTCCTGAACATATTGTTATGGAGGATGAAAATGTTTATCATCCATGTTTGTTGATTACAAAAAAGAAGTATGAATATTTTGTTGTTGATCGTCATGGCAATGTTTTGAAGGAGGATAGTAAGGGTTCGATGAAAGCCAGAAGAGACAATTGTGATTGTGCGCGTTACATTTACACAAAAGCAAAAGATTCCATTATGGCTTTGAAACCTTTTGAAGAGACAATATATGAAATCAATGAAGGTATCCTTGATATGTTTAGATATCGTTATCCTTTGAAGGATTTCGTTATTTACAAAGGTTTGAGTAAGGATATCGATGATTATGCAGCAAAATCTGGTCATGTAAGATTTGCCGAAAGATTAAAAGAAAGAGGAAATGATGTAAAAGCAAATACTCGTTTGGAATATGTAATGGTAAAAACAGATGACAAAAATGCAAAATCTGGTGATAGAATGGAGGATTGGAGTACTTTTTTAATGACACGATTCATCGAAGGACAACAATTGGATTTCGTGTATTATATCGAACACAATCTCATAAACCCCATCACAAAAATTCTAAACATTGCATATCCGAATCAAGAAAAAGATTATTTTAAACCAAAGGAAAGATTTGAGTTGGCTATGCAGTGTCTACTCAAACCAAAGTGGGCTACACTATTAAAAGGTCTTCCGTTGAGACAAAAAGCAGAATATATAATTAAATATTCCAAAAATAGGAAACTTAGAAATGCAGCATTGGTATTTTATTCTAAATGGATTTTAGATACGTTACATAGAAAACACAAACAGCCATTGAGATATAGAAAAAGGCCAGGAAATGGAAAAAGTGTGGTATATCAAAATGATAGAGTCATCTCTGATATCTCAAAATATCATATGTGGTGGAGCGATGTTGTCAGAGAGATTAAGATATGGAAAAATTATGTTAAACTCAAACATATAAAATCATAATAAAATAAAATTATGATAGTAAATGAGCACATATGAAAGAATTCAACCCGCTGTTTTTGCGGGTGCAGCACAATGGTTGGCTTTACATGCTTATGCAGCAGCATATGAACCTTCTAAAGAGACTAAAAAGGCTGCCATCGATTATATATATGCTATAGGAAAATTGTTTCCATGTAAGAATTGTAGAGGTCATTATCAATCTTTTTTAGACACTAACGATGTAAGACTTTATTTGGACAGTGCTGATAGATTTTTTCTATGGACATACATGTGTCATGACGGAGCAACAAGAGCAAAAGGTGAGACCTCACCCGATTACTACGAAACCAAACGATTTTACTTTGAATCATTACACGGCCAATGTGATAAATGTGGTTAAAAAAGATATTTAATATAAATGTCACGATACATTGAGGTCAACGGTATAGTTCTTGATCTCAAAAAGATTAAGGATGTGTCCATTTCCGGATATTATATAAAGGTAAAACAAAAACACAAGTTGTTATTTACTAAAACCATAACCATTCCATGTAAAGAAGCACATATAGCATATGAAGGTATCATGGAAGAAATCAAAATGTATAAAAAATCCGTATAAAGATAATTTTCTTGATAAATGAGTGGGAAAACTTCTTTAGAAATGGGAGATTTTATGCCAAGCAAATTTTCCATGGTACATGCAGCGGTAGATATCGTTTTGATCGTCGGTGTTACTGTATGGCTCAACGGAAAGATAAATGCAATCAGTGTAGAGAACAAAGACGCTGAAATTTTAGAATTGAAGAAACAAAATGATATTTTAAATCAAAGGTTGCAAAGAGTAGAACAAATCCTACAGCAACTATTGCAAGGTCCTCCACCTCCAGTACAACATCCCGTACAAGAACCTGAAAAGAAGAAAAAGAAGAAGAGAAGATCTTCACCAACACATAGCGAAGAAGAAGAATCAGACGAAGTTTCAGAAGTAGTATTAAATGAGTGATTACGAAAGTGACGACGAACAATTATACGACGAAGAATCCCTTTTGGAAGCAGACCTGTGGTCTAAAAAGATGGAATTAGAAGACGAGGCCATTGATAATTATCATAGAATGCAAGACGAATATAAAAATTTACCTGACATTTTCACATATATAAAATGGTTTTTCGCCAAGAATGGTCATTCTTACGATAACTTGTCTTCCATTGACTATAAATATCTACCTTCCGTCGAAGCAATTATGGCTCATGAGAAATAAAACTTTTCATATTTTAAATATGAATACTTTACTTTTTCATACACTGTTTGACAGCCTCTCTAATTTTATTCTGTCCTGCTCCTCGTTTAGACAACTCTTCCTTTGTCTCTACATATGATGAATCATCGTCGTCATCGTCATCACCTGTGATTATTGAAACTTCATCGTCATCACTCTCATCATCACCTCCTGTGATTATTGAAACTTCATCGTCATCGCTTTCATCGTAACCAGTAATCATTGAAATTTCATCAAATTCAGGAGAAGCAAATGGGTCAAAGGTACCCGTTTCATCGTCATCATCAAACTCAGGAGAGGCAAATGGATTAAACGCTTCGTCTTTACGAGCATCCAAAGCAATTTGTCCTGCAACTTTTGATGATCCGTCTAATACTACAGCACCAACTTGTTCGATTTTTGATTTGGTTCCAACAACATATTCTGATCCCTTGACACCAATGTTCTTTTTGAGAACCTTCTTTGTAATAGGAACACACTCTTTCTGATCCGCATCATAAACCTCCGAAGCATCATCACATGATACATCAACATCACGACGTGGCGAACGTTGTGGTGAACGTTGTGGCGAACGATGTGGTGAACGTTGTGGCGAACGACGTGGTGAACGTTGTGGAGAACGGCGTGGTGAACGGCGTGGAGAATCCATGTGTGGTGTGACAAAATCGTCATCATCAACATCATATCTCAAACCATATTTTGCCATGATCTCTTCAAGTTCAGCAGATGTTCCCAAATATTCCTTACCGCCAATCTTCTTGATTTCCAATCCCTCCTTATCAAGTCTTCCTTCTGTCCACAACTTCTTATTATTACACATACCCGTGGAAACCTTGACAACCTGCCCCTTCGCACATTTCTTGCCAATGGCTCTTTGAATAGAATTGTCTTGTTTTGGTGTAATAAAATCATCATCGTCAACACGTCCATACTGTGATCTTCCTGGTGAACCCATTTGTGGTGTGACAAAATCATCATCATCAACAACGCCATATCGCGATTTTCGCGGAGAAGGCTTTTTAGATTTTCTGAAATCATCACAACTCATCGCTTCCTTACCCTTTGCATTTTTCGCAACAAGGAAGAATCTTCCATCCTTCTTAATGATCTTGTTAGTCTTACATTGTGCAGCAGTAGGAACCACACATCTCTTGGTCGCAACCTTGTAAATTCTCTTCTGTCCACCATCAGTGTCCTCACATTCTGGAACATCTTTTGACTTCTTTGGCGACTTTTTTGGCGACTTCTTTGGTGATTTTTTCGGTGACTTCTTTGTTGTCTTCTTTGGTGATTCTTCACCCAATAATTTTTTACCGATAGCACCGGTTCTTAATACACAACGCCCAGACGCAGGATTGACAATCTTATCCTTTGGACAAGGAGTTGCTTTCTTCGTAACGGTCTTCTTTGGTGATTTCTTCGAAACGGTTTTCTTTGGTGAGCCTTTAGTTTTCTTTGGAGAACCTTTAGTTTTCTTGGGTGAACCTTTAGTTTTCTTTGGTGAAGGTGTTTTTGATTCGAGCCATTCTTTGCGTGCTTCCGCAGTGCCATAACTACAGGTCTTTTTACTGTATGTACCTCCAGGATACGCATCCTTGACTGTTTTTAGGTTGTCAACCTTGAACCATCTACGCGAGTACAAATTGAAAACTTTATCTTTGCAATCAGACATTTTAATATAGACGAAGAAAACTTAAATGATATATTTTTGAAGATTTAATGAAATGATTCATAATAAATATGACGTGTGAGATTTTAACCTTCAATGATTTTACCCTTGAAGGAAACAAATTACGAATTGAAATGCCTGGTATATGTGCCGTCCTTATTATGACAGGTTCAAACGATATGTCTTTACAAGTAAGACAAATATTGGACTCTATTAATATTCGCGGAATGGGTAAAGCTTATATTGACGTTCATATTAAAAACAATAGAAAGATTATTGATTTGTCTGCTGGTACCACTACTCCAATCAAACGTTTGCCGTTTTTAGTTTTGGCAGTAGATGGTAAAATTAGATGCAAATATACAAAAAAGGCTACCAAGAGAGATATAGAAACTTGGCTAAGAATGAAATTTCAAGAATTTTCTATGGATGTTCAACCCCCTCAAATGTCATCTCGTTCACGTCAAAGTCGTACTCCGGCGATGGCAGAAATGGCTCCTCGTCAAAGAATTATGAATCCTCAAGAGCCAATGGTAACTGAAAGAAGACAAAAACAGTCATTTAGTATAGCAGAATCACAAGATAGAGAGAATGATGAACAAAGAGCGATAGGTGCTCCTGTAGGATTAAATGCAGCATGGCGATGTGAAAAATGATTTATGATATAACAATCATGAATGAAAATATCATGTCATTGATTATTTATACTGATGGTGCGTGCTCAAGAAATGGGTATCCTGATGCTGTTGCAGGATACGGTGTTCATTTCGTAGGAAAGGAAGAATGGAATATTTCAAGACGACTAAAAGGTAAACAAACAAACAATCGTGCTGAAATGCAAGCAGTTGTCGCTGCACTAAAACGTGTTTATTGGAAAGGCGTCAAGAAAAATGTGGTGATCATCACAGATTCTCAAATCGTAAAAGGTGGGTTCGACAAAAGAAAAAATAGTAATGCTGCAAACTTTGATCTGTGGAAAAAAATTTATTATATGTATGACATGTTGTCAGAAAATATAAAAATCTCAGTAGAAAAATGTGATGGACATGCAGGAATTGAAGGAAACGAAATCGCTGACAAACTCGCTGTAGCCGGTAAGACGCGTTAAACAATACTCATATCAATAAATATGAGTGCTGGTATTGAATGGGGAACTAAACCATCACAACAAAAAATTTGTGAAATGATGAAAATGTGTGATGACTGTCCTGTACAGACATCTTGTGTTGGAAATGAAGGTATCCGTGTTACATTGGATGAAGGAGCAACACTTCCCACACGAGGGTCTGAAGAAGCAGCAGGCTTTGACTTATATGCTTCTTCTGACGTACTCGTAGGAGAACAATCAACGCTCGTTCCTACAGGAGTTCACATGGCGATTCCAAAAGGTTATGTTGGTCTCATCCGTTCACGATCAGGAATGGCATACAAAAATAACGTGTACACAGAAGCCGGAGTTATCGATTCAGACTATCGCGGACCCATAGGTGTTGTTATGTATTATAATTACGTACCCCACATACGTGGGATGCCTATTGACGTATACAAGATCAATAAAGGAGACCGTGTAGCACAACTTTTGATTGTTCCCGTCAATATGGCAAATTGTGTTGAAGTCCAATCGTTGGATGACACTGTTCGCGGTGATGGTGGATATGGTTCAACAGGAAAATGACATTTTAATCAAAATTCTTATATTTTATAAGAATGAGTTTGGTAGACCAAAAGGAAACCATCGAACGCAGAATGAAAAATCTTTCTGAAGTAATCGATAAAAAACACGAATCCATTAGATTACTCATGATAAATTTTGAAAAATGTCTCGAAGATTGGGAACGCATCAAAGGATTGATTTTTGAAGATAAATATTCGCTCAACGCAGAGTCTGTTAGAACCGATTATATTAAACTATTAAGCGACTGTACCATTCAAGGTGGAAGGATACATACAATGAGTGTTCCTAAAAAATATTCCGATCTTATCAATTTGAAATATGGTTATCATCGAGGATTAGATCCAAAGTGTTTTGACAAAATCCAACCGTCGGAAATGATCCGAGAGGCATTTGATGTTGTAAGCGAAGAAATAGTCTTCCTTGAAGAAGGACATCGAATCCTTTTTGACCACTACAATAAAGACGGAAAAATTTATATCAACAAATTTTCACAAGTAGAATATTGGTCAAATTAAATTCATATATTTGTATATGAATCATTAACACGATCCAGCACCCCAGGTCCCGTGTGTTGTGTCGTCTGAGTAAATTCCTTTATGTACGATATCGTCTCTTGTTATGCAATATCTGTCGGTACCCGGACCACCCTCAGGCCACGGCGTACCGTAGAATACAGATGCATCTTTTTGTAAGATAGAAGGAGTAGTCATTCTCTTTAATTGTCCTTCCCACATTGTTGGGCGTGCAGCGTCAACAGCGCGTTCATAATCCTCGTCTGAAAGAATATCAGTTGGATCCATCATTACATTGGGTTCCCATATAGTCATTCCACGCTCATCAACATATTTGGTGAAACTTTGAACGTCGTTTGTGGGATCAGTGACAGGAACAATCACACTTTTCGAAAGATCAAGATAGTTAAAATCATCTTCACTTACAACAGCGAGATGTACATCTCCGTGCTTGGCTCCTTTCTGTGAAACTTGTACGTCTCTTCCATCAGGGATCGCTTTTCCTTTTTGTGGAACTGTAATCAAAGACATAATATCTTTCGAGTAAACAAACCCAACTGCTGCAAGAACCAATACACTTAACAATATTGTCATCCAATACGATTTTAGAAAATCGACAACTGTATCTACGAATGTCATTTTATTATGAGTAAAATTTTTTATTCAATTAATTGTGGACATTTTAAACAAATTTTATCAAAATAAATGAGCGATACCGAAGATGAGGTTCGTGAAATTTCACAGTTTTCAGTTATCGATATGCCCAAGTCATATACCGCTTTACATTGCGGTCCACCAGGTTCAGGAAAAACATTTAGCATCCTTTCTCTTGCTTACATGCAAAGTCATCTATACCCAACAGGGCAAGTAACGTGCGGTACTGAAGGCGGTCAAGGTGGGTTTTCGCCTGTATTTGGAGGTTTATTTGTCAAGGAAAAGTTTGATCGTGATGTACAAACTATGGCATCTAAAAGACAAGTAAAGGCTAAAAATTCTAAATGTCCGCATTATTATTCATTTCATGTAGTAGACGATATTAATTTTGATAAAAAAGCACTAAGAGATAAAACTATCATAGAATCCATTAAAAACGGAACACAATGGTTGTTCAGGGCATTTCATCTTGGTCTTCATTCTCCAAAGGATATCCACGACGATCTTTCCGGTTTCAACTATGTTTTTATTTATCATCAAAAGGATTCTTCCCTTAGAAGAGTTATATGGACTAAATATTTTCGAGCATACAATATCAGTTTCAAGGATTTCGAAAAGTTGATGAATGATATGTTGGGATCGGAGAAAAAAGGTGCTCTTGTTGTAGACCTCAAAAAATCTTCTTCCGTTCTTGAGGAGTGTGTGTTTATTTTTCGTGCTCCTTATTGGAAATGGCCTAATTCTGAAGATCCTGACAAATGTAGACCATACCCTGAAGGCTGGAGGTTTGGATGTCAACAACATAAAGACTGGAATGACGTTCGTTTTAATAAAGATTACGTTCCAGATTATATCACCGATTTGGGATAATTTGTTTTTTTTTCTTATTTAATATAAATGAGTTGTTATCAAATAGCAAAAGTCCATGAAAAGAGAAGAGCAAATGTATGTCCTTCATGTAAATGTGGAAAAGCAAAGACGTTTTATAGATATCCATTGACTTTTGACACACAGTCACAAATTAATGAAGATACGTTGAGAAGAACAGACATTCAACAAATTATTGAAGATTTAGTTTTAGTCAAAAGCGTAATGTTTGACAACAATGAATTGATATGTAATGTTGATGACGATACTGCAGTTCCAAGAATTCTTTCACTTGGAAGTGTGACACACACTGGTGGAGATTTGACAGGCACATTGAATTTCACTTCGTCGGATGTATTTAATGGAAGATTAGCGGTATATGTGAATTCAGAACAGTTTGCTAATACCGAATTTACATTTTCCGCTACAGCAGGAGTTAACGAATTTGATTTTAATTTCGGACAAGTAGGTAAAGCGGACATTCAATTCGCATTATTTAATGATGGCATTCCAGCATCTACTGATTTCGTCGTTGCTAACGTAATCTCTACTGTTGCAAATGTTGCTGTATCTCCCATTGCAAACGGATTTAAAATAACAACAACCGCTTCAATAGCTATTAATACTGATTATATTACATTTAATGTTGATGCTGAAGCAGGAAAATGGTTTCAGGTTGTAAACGCTGGCGGGTCTGTAGCCACTTCAATGAGAAATGACACGACAGGAGCACAGATAACCCAAAGAAACCCAACTACAACACCTGATCCTGTAAATTATAGTATCGGATCGGGTTTTGGTCAGTCAAAAACAGGTATTCAGATTAGTTTTAGAAATGCAGGGGGTAGTTTGCAAAATGGTTCTGATATAGATTTCACATTCACAAATACGGAAAGAATTGCTGTGGATATAACTGATGCATCCATCAAAATAAACTAACGAATTAATTTAAACGCAAAATAATAGATAAATGTCGAGATATGTTAATCCAAAGGATGTTGTCGATCCAAATGCTCAAGACCTAACAGACCAAGAAGTTCAAGAGGTCTTACATGATTCCTATCGTAAAGGACGCGTATTCATCAAATCGCACATGTATCCCGTATATAGACAAAACGATAAGGGCGAAATTATTGCTGATAATGATGCGCAAAGACCTTGGTGTATTGTGTCAAGAATGCTTTTGAAACAACCAATCGCCATTGATGGTGACGATAAGAGAGTGTTGTATGGTTATGAAACTATCGTTCCAGGTATCTATAGAGATGAAGATGAAGCGCTAACAGTCGCAACTAAGATCTTTAAGAGTCATAACTCGTATGCGCATTTATATGCAGTTCCGATGGGTGTAGTTCAAGAAATCACAACGCGCGAAGTAACAAACATGGAAAAGGAATTGGAAGCAAAATATCACGAAGAGATCGAAGAAAAACAAGGAGAAGAGGACAATTATGTCATTCAACAAAGAAAAGCTGAAGAAAGAGCACGAGAAGTACATAAGAACAACTCCAAAGAAGGAGATCTTGACGATTTTGTTAAACAACAATTGCGAATCCATTCGGCAGAAAAACGTTTGGAAACAGCCAAGAAAACCATCAAAGACTGTGAACGTGTTATATCCGAAGCACAAGAAAAGGCTGATAAGATGTTGGCTGAACACCCAGAATACGAAGATCAAGCATTGCCACACTATCAAAAACTTATGGAAGATTGCGGATTCGAAAAACCGGATTCCTTTTACGACCAATTTGAAATCGAGAGACAAGGAGATGTCACCGATATGCTACACACAGAAATTAAAGAATAATCATTCATATAATCTATATGAAAATTTAAGGAATCTCATAAAATAATCCTTGTTTTCTAAATTCTTTTTCTAATATTTCACATTTCTCAGTATCCTTTTTCATCAATGCGAAATACGCACCAATACGCTCATCCTCTGTAAAATCGTCTGGAATCGCTTTCAGTTTTGTCGTTTTCAAAACCTTACTCAACTGTTCTTTGATTTTTCCTTTGTGCTTCTTCTTGAAATCTTGTATGTCTTTCTTATACAATTTGTCAAATAATCCCAATTTCTTATACGCTTCCATGTAAATCTTGCCTGACAAATTCGCACATGCACGCCCTCCTGGTCTTCCTCCCTTGAGAAATATTTTGAATATACCATCCTTCAAGGATTTTGTCGCGTAAAAATCCCCTTCAAATTTCTTTGGAACAAGTTTCTTTTTACCAAGGGATTTGATTTTCGGTATTATATCCTCATAACCTTCTATAATAATTTCCGTTCCATCATCTCTTTTCACTGTTTCTCTCGGAGGTACCCATGCCCATCCTTCCTCCTTTAGTACACGTAACTTTGAAGGGTCTTCAATAGGAATAGTTCCAGCACTATATTGTGTATCTTGTGCTGGTGGTTCTGCCCAAACAATATTATATATATCTCCATCAATATCATAAACTTCCTTGAATCCTGAAATTATTCGAAGTGTTTCATTTTCATCTTTTTCTAAATATGATGTTTCAAATGTTTCATTTTGTGTTCCTTTTGATAAAGAAAAGAATAGTTTTCTCATAGCCTTAGGTGAGTCCATCGACATCAATTCTTCAACAGCTTCAAGATCGTGGTTGAATGCTTTTTCATTCATAATGTCTTTCAAAGATTTTCCTGTTGAAAATGTAGACGTTGTGAAATAAAACGAGGAATTGGGATCTCCAGAAACTGAAGGATCCGTGAAAAACAAATCTCCCTTGTTGAAAATCAAAGATTTCTCTCCGGAATTATTCTCATGAATTATACGTTTAGATGCTATAAGTTTTCCAGCACGATACACCAACATTTTCGGATACTCCTCCAAATAATCCTTAATGTCAACAATTCCATTATTTCCTATATCCTCAATAATTATATCTTTTATGTCTTCAACTTCCTGATCTCTAAAATACAAATAATCTGTCTTTGTATCATCCCTCTTTCTGCGATAAGTCCATATACCATCTTCATCCGAGGGCTTAGCAGAATAACATTCATAATTTTCGTCCTCTGTATGAACATTTCTTTCGTAATTAACAGGACATAACAACCCAGCACGATTCATCAAATCCAACTGTGGTTTGTTCATCACCAATTTGTCTTCAGCAATCTTGTAAACCTGCTCATACGCTGATGGTTCTTTTGACGAAGTATCATATGGCGCTAACAAATATATACTTGTATCAATAGGCATACCCAAAGCAATAACATCGTCCAAAGATCCTGGTCTGTTAATACGTTGTGTTATTTGATCCGTGGATGTTGATGTGAATTGCGCATTTACAACAATACCAACAGTCGCATGACGAATGGTAAAACCTGTTTGTGTAACCTCGGAACCCAAGACAATCTGTACAGCCGATCCATCAGCATTTTCGGACATTGCGACAGTTTTCAAGACACTGTCTATTTGTTTTTCCTTCATCGAACCATCAATGACAACATATCTTTTTCTCTTTGAATATTCCTTGAGACCTCTTGTTCGTGAATATCCTTTCAATTCTTCCAACAATTTAGCAAACATACGAAGACCGGAATTGTTAAGATTGTCAAAATATATGTATATCACCCTTTGTGGATTTTCATCTATGATGTCAAAAATTTTCTTGTATATCGCACTATACTTCCCAAGATTTTTCTTAAATTCTGATTTCAATGACGGAGAAAATTCAAGATTCTTCCCCTTCAATACATTCTTCTCATATCCCTTTCCACCATATGATCCATCAGGATAGACAAACAAAGACGACTCAAGCGCCAAACGGAAAAACGCACCGCCCGCTGCAGATTGATGCTCCACTTTCTCCATTCGAGGTTTTCCTTCAGAATCCAAAACAACATTTCCTTTCTTATCCTTCACCTCTCTCCACAAATATTCAGGAACATTTATTGACCCTCTTTCTGCTTTTGTTTTCTTTTTTCTAAATGTTTTCTGAACTTCAACCAACGATTTTCTATATATTTCCGACTGAAAATCACTCATAGGCAACTTGTATATTGGTGTCTTCATATTTGACATCTTCACATCAGGATTCGTCATAAACGTTCTTGGCGGAAGATCAGTGGTCTGTCTCACGTGAATCACATATCCATGATAATATTTAAGAAGTTCTTCTTCGTTCTTGATTCCTGACTTTCCATAATATCTTTCAATGAATTTTGGTCCGACAGGAAGCCTTTCTTCTTTAGGTTTGAGAAGGTTGATGAGTGACACGCCTTCCCACGGAAGATTTGTAATAGGTGTACCCGTCATAAAAACAACAACGATATTTTTAGGAATTGAAAATAATCGTTCATATTGTTTGTAGACAGGAGATTTATAATTTTTGAGAACTTGTGCTTCATCAAGAAAAAACATTCTGTTCGAATAGAATTCCTCTATCTGCGCATCAGTCATTTTTGACAACTGACTCGCAAAAGCAACAACCGTCTTGAATATAAAATTCTCATTCAATTGTTCTTTCATCGATGCTTCAAACTTATCCTTTTCATCTTTCGTCCATTCTTTCTTTGTATCATTAATGAATCTACGTATTTCTTCATCATCCATATCTTCGTCCACATCAAAGTAAACTTTTTCTATCCAAGGACATAATTCTTTATATTTAGTCTTCCAATTCTCTAAAAGCGAAGGACCCTTTCCAATGAATACCGTTTTTCGAAATCCACCACCATAATAAAGTTTGTTGATTTCATGCATCAATATACCAGAACATGTATTATGTGTAACATAAGAATCTGCAACATAACAATGTGTGTCCTCAATCTCTAAATCGTATACAAAAGGATGATCTCTTTTGTCGTACATGGAAACCAATTCAACGTCGTCCCACTGACCACTCGAATGTAATAATTTGTCACCAACACAAACCTCGGATCTCCATTCCGTACCTTCGTTCACTTTAACCAAAACCTTATGTGATAGGGTTTTGATAAGAACCTTTCCTCTTTTTGTGGTAATCTTGACCATACCTCTCGAAGGAAACGGCTCACGATAAACCTTTAATATTTTCTTATTACAAAACTTTTTACCATCCCATGATTCAACATATATGTCTTTAGTAGGTTGTCTCCAATTCTCATCTAAATAAGATGCATCTTCCCACAACGATGAGATGTTTGTACTGTGACCATTGGAATATAAAACCTGTGTGAGATAATGTACACATTTACCAACACCGATATCAAGATTTAGTAATGCTTTGTTGTAAGGTGTAAAGGGTGACATTATTCTTGCGATATTGACTTGAAAATCGAAATATTGAGGATCCAAAGTTTTTTTGTTGGTTCGATCAACTCTGGATATCTCTGTCTTGTCCAATAGTTTTTGTTGTAGCCTCTTATCCGATATAGATGGATAATTCGGAATAAAATCTTTGATCTCCATTCTTTATATAAATAAAGAATATATTTATTCTATTTTGATTAGGGTTAGTCACATGTGACACAAATTTTATTTATTTAAAATTTATATATCCACATATAAAAATGGATGGACCAACACTATTTCTACAATTTGTCGCTTTGATGATTTTAGGCATTTCAATATTCCTCAAAGACGAGGATCACATGCGTGCTATGTACGCTCTCGGCCTCACATTGGGTCTTTCAATGTTATATAACGCGGTGTTTATATGCCACTGTGTTCATGGAATCTTTGGTGCTAAATGTCCAAAGTAAATTTCTTGACAAAAATTCTAACAAGTATAATAAAATGAATCTCGTTTTGATGATTTTTGATATGATCGCTTTATTTCTCGTAGCAACATTAATCTTTGTTGACGAAAAGCACTATACATACCTAAAATTTGCTATCGCTGTTGTAATCTGCCTATCTATCGTTTATAATATAGCCTTTCTGTGTGGATGTGTAAGACGATTCGCGCCATGGGGTGATTCTTTTTTCAATCGCTTTAGATGTCCAAACAAAGGACAGCCCAAAAAACCTGTAGGTACAGGTATGAAACCTATGGGAAGACCGATGGTAGAAAGACCAGTACGCAGACCGCTGGCTACAAGAGAAAACCTTAGAGGGTTTACAGAAATGAGAGAATAATTTGCGTTGCCATGAATACACATTTAAACTAAATGTGTCGAATAAAATGCCAAAGTGGATAGAGATTAATAATAAATTAATAAACACGAAGGATATGGTTTCAATAAAAAGGTTGGGAAAAATAATATACATAGAATCACGAAATGTAATATCAGTTACAGGTATATCTCTACAAAATAGTAATACAGAGGAATGTTTATTTAATACCAGGAAAGAAGCCAAACATAAATATAAAGAAATTTGTAAAATATTATGCGAATGAAGAAGATTTTATAAAATGTGTTATTAAATGGATAAGTTTCCTTTGGACGATTTTCCTGATTACACTATTCTTGAATATCTTGAAAGATTGCCTGATGAAGAACTTTTAACTATGTGCCAACAACCCATTTCCAAAAGAATTAAAAAGATATGTGAGATGGATGAGAACATACAAAAAAGAGTCTACGACATTACAACTAAGCCCATATATGAAGCGTGGGAGAGAAGAGACGTTGATAGAGAATCGTTTTTGTATGGAGACAGAGGATTTCCTGTTAATTTCACAGGTGAAGATGATGTTGATAGATACCTTACACGAATGTCACAGGTAATTACAAGAGACGACATTTATGAACCGTCCCCTAATGAAATTCCGGAAACATACAAAGATAGTTATCTTTACCAACTTTATATACAACCTTACAATGAAATTATGAACCAATTCTATAAACTTAAGGTAACCGCACCGACCTTGATTGACCAATCAGACATAGAAAGAAAATTAATATATCAATATAATGATAATATGTCTAAATGGAAAAAACTTTCTTATTTTGGTGTATTCCCTGAATAAATACATATTTACAAATATGTATATTTAGATTACGGACCAAGCGTGAATACTTGAGTTAAATCTCATGGCTGGTGAGACGGTAACTTGATTACAAGTTTGGGCATAACTGTGGTGCTTTAGCAAACGGCCTTCCCCCGAACAATAACCTCGGACGAGCGGGTGACATTTGCCATCACCATCAATCAATTCTGGTCTATACAAGTCAGGATATTTGTTTGGACCCCACAAGTATTGTTGAGCACCAGCATTAAAATCCATGTGTGACGAGCCGGTACCGGGCGCAACCTTTGGTGGCTGCAAAGCATCAGCAGGAGTTAGGCTATTGTAATCAAACAATGATTCTACCTTTTCTACACCAGTCTCAACCAACTCGCCCAATTGATCGGAATATCTTTCGGCAGCGGACAATCCTTCTCTGCCTACAGCTTGAAATGTGACATCGTCACCTCGTGCCCATTCAAGAGCCATGTACATGGATACACCAAACACAAGAAGTACAAGCAAAGCGCTAAAGTACATCAATGGGGTACCAACAACACCAAATTGCTTGTAGAAACGTTCTACTTTTGGCATAACTCTTTTGTAGTCAATGACACCGTACAAGACAACTACAATAATTAACAATGCGATGATTAGACTTATCATATTTATTACATTGGATAAAAAATATTAATCATAATTTATTCATTTGGTGTAAATAAATTATATATATTTTTTCCTTTGATACAAACGAAAGCCATAGTCTTTATATTTTTAAAGGGCTTAATTATTCGGTGATCTGAAGGAACCTACTGATTTTCCACATCATAACAGGATTTCCAAAAGTGTCTGTTTCAATTCTGTCAAATACTACGTACACATGAAGATTGTCGTGTATCATCATACCATTAATCGTTTCGTACACCCTAATATTAAAATGGTAATTGTCTCCAAATGGTTTGTGTACGCCGTTTGTGACATCAATACGTATAATCTCACTATATTCAGACAACAAAAGTTTTATATGGTTGTAAGGTTCTGTCGTTTTTGGCATATCTGGTAATGTCGTTAGAATGTCCACTATATTATCCCACGTCTGATTACATCTTTGTTGTACAGGAATCATATTGTATAGATTTGCCTCTGTAGATGACGAACATGTTGTCGAACTGTCACACTCTGATAGACTCATTTTATTTATCAAACGTATAATAAATGTCCGACATTCTTTCAGAGATCGTATCAAACATGGAAAGTTCCCGTGATGTGAACAATGTAATGAGTATTATGTGGGAGCAAGATTATGATGTATTGAGGATATTACAGGAACTAAACCCCAAAGACAGAAAACGTTTGTGTGCTGTCAATAAAAAAATCAAAAGTGTGTGTGAAAAATTCAAAGATCAATTACCATCATTGGAAACCATTCTTAAAAAATATGGTAGACGACCACTATTCGAATACTCCAAGTCTATCGAAGAAAATATCCTGGAAACTTTAGAAAAAGGTGAGGTTGTACGTTTAGATCTTGTCGATTGGAGAACAAACGAAAGAGAAAAGGTAGAGGTGTCCACCGTAAAAGAATTTTATGAGACCATTGACGAATTTTACTCCAAACATCCATATAAAGGACAACCTTCGGTTTTCCGTGACGATAATGAATATCTTTTTGATCAAGAAATGTTGGTTGATGGAAATAATCTGGAATTTGAAGACGACGAAGAAGATTGATATATTTCATAATTTAATTATGAAACGATCAAATGAATGAAAAACTATTTAGAAATGCTTCTTTTGATGGACATCTTGATGTAGTAAAGAAATATGTTGATATGGGATGTGATCCGAAAGCGGATCGTGATGTTGCTGTTAAATTTGCTTGTTACAATGGTCATCTTGACGTAGTTAAATATTTAGTGGGAAAAGGATGTTGTCCCAACACAGATGACAATTGGACGCTTGAAATTGTCAACGACAGAGGGCATAAACACATACTAAAATATTTGCTTGAATTAGGGTATTACAGCCAGTATATTGTAATTTGTCGCGATCGCGACACACGAATAAACGAAATAAAATATGATGTATTTCAGGAAGTGAAACTAAAATTAATGATTTTCATGCATACGATTCCAAATAATAAATATCTCAAATTGGAAATAATTCGTGTAATGCTTCCCATGTTTTCTGTAAATAAGTATGCGAAAAAATGATATTTCATATTTTAAATACGAAAACATCCAAATGTCGCTTGGACAAATTTTAGATAGACAACTTATTGATAACTTGGCGATTTTCATCGCATCGCGAGAATGGAAAAATGCAAAGGAATTGGCTTCTGGGATCGCAAAATTTAGATTGTCAGAGAACCAAGATGATAATTTTGTGTCTTCGGGATGGCCGGTAGGAAAGGTTCAGTCAGAAGAACATTTTAAAGAGTGTTGTAATAAAGGAAGAGAAAAGAAAAAGTTTTACAATGTTTCGACAGGACTTTTGAAAAAAGGCGGTCTTCCTGCTTATGTATATGGAGATGGGTGGTGTGTGTTGAAGGATTCTCCCGAACATATCGCAATTTCGAAAATCATTGATGTTCAACAAGATGAAAAATTAGAATTGGATATGACAGATTCAGGATGGCCAATTCTCAAAGGAACAAGATATATTTGGGATACTGACCTTAATCAGGTGGTTGGAAGATTGGATAGAGATATGGTAACCCCTATGGAACTACAAGAATTAAACATTAAAAAACTTGAAAATCAGGGTGTGCCTTATGAAAAATTTTCGCTACACAACATAAAGAATATTAAATTATAAAATGGAGAAATCTATTTCGGAAAGTAAACAGAAATATACATATGAGGATTATTACAACATGTTGAAAAACATGTCCACAGTCGTCCGTGTATATAGAAACGAATGTATTAAAAACGCCAGAAGAAATTCAGTTTGGCAAGGAATAATAGACTATCCAATAAAACTCTTGTTGGGTACATCTATTTCTGGTGGTGGTTTAGAAGCGTTGGGTAACTTAGATCAAAGTCAAAAATGGGTAGGATACACCAGAACGGGTCTGGAAATTTTTGTTTTCGTTTTGTTATCTACAAAAGATTTCGGCCAATTTGAGAAAAAGAAACAAAAATATAATCAGGCTGCAGCACTTTTATCATCCTTCCATAACATTATTCAACAGCAAATGAAAATCAAACATGGATTTGAAGGCAACAGAGATGAAATTATCAAAGAGTTTACTGAAACATTCGAAGGAATCAAAGGATCAAACGCCATCATCCAAGAATTTGGTATTCAAGAAGATATAGAAAGAGCAGGAAGTTCAAAAGCGTCTCCAAAATATGTAGATGCTGAAACAATAGACGGAACCGATTCCACCGACACAGCCGATTCTGACGTCGAATTGGTTGAAATGGAAGAGGGAAGACGTAAATCAGTAAGATCAAACCAAAGATGTAATACTGCCCTAATCAACGACATGATGAATCGAATGGTCTAATTCGTGGTCTTTATGATCACGTAAGGTCTAATTCGTGGTCTTTATGATCACGTAAGGTCTAATTCGTGGTCTTTATGATCACGTAAGGTCTAATATAAATGACTTTTTCCTTTTATACATAAAAGGAAAACAAAATGTATTATTTAATACTAATAGTATTGGCATTATTTATGTACTATATGTATATTAAAACGGTAGAGTTTGTTACTATGTCAAAAAGATATACACAAGGAATAAAAGATGTAAATTAAATGTGGAAAAAATTATGTGTTTTATTATAAAAGATGCAATCTATTCCAATGACATTGTTAACCGCCACGCTTGGTGCGGTACTAATTCTTACTGGCTTTTTGTTTGGCCAAGACGAACCTCAATATGAGGATCTCAAGTGGTATCAAGTCCTCGGAAAGGACGTTGCTGCCCGCGTTATTCTTTGGATCGCTGGCGCTTTTGCTCTCCTACACGCTTTGTGGTATCAGTTTATGTAAGCCACATTTCATATCTAAATATGAAAATTAAAAATATAATTTATACATTTCACCCAAATATATATTTTTAGGATTTTTATAATTTTTAATAGCACCGATTAGATTATATTCCCAATCATTTATATCATTCCAAACATCTTCTTGCATTATTCTAATTACTGAATAACCATTTTTATTAGCACATTCCATTTTATACATATCTCTTTTTCTAGTTTTTTCAGGCGAAGTCCACTTTCCAACCTGTGAAAAATGTTGTTTTCCATCCAATTCTATTATGAGTTTTGTATCTGTAAAGCAAAAATCAAATGGTAAGTTTTTAATATTTTTACACCATTCAAAACTTTTTTGATATTCAATGTTTCCATATGTATTTTCTAACCAATTTAATAATTTATGTTCGCTTTTATTTTTACACAAACCACACCATCTTCCTCTTTTAATTTCGTACAATCTGATATGAAATTTATGACCAGCATCACATACAAATTCATATTTATGATCGGACCCCTTGGCAATCATACGAGGATTGTCTTTAGAATTCCAAAATTTTGATTTATGATGTGAAGCGAACGATTTTTCAAAACATTGTTTACAATTTGTTTTATTACAAAATAATTTAGACGAACAATAACCACACCACCCGTCATTATTAACATCATATATATTTTTTATTATCTCATGTCCACAATTGCAATTAAATATAAAAGACTCATGAGAATTTTTAAACACTTTTCTGGGATCTATGTTATTTTTTACACTCCAATATTTTGACTTTTCATGAGAAGCAAAAGAATTATTGTAACAGGACTTACATTTTTCACCGTCACATAATTTTTTTGGCGGATTAGAACAATAACTACACCAACAGCCTTTAATAACACTATTTAAACGAATGCCGATTTCGTGACCGCATTCGCAATCAAATATGAATTTCTTGCCTGACGATTTAAACACTTTTCTGGGATCTATGTTATTTTTTACACTCCAATATTTTGACTTTTCATGAGAAGCAAAAGAATTATTGTAACAGGACTTACATTTTTCATCGCCACATAATTTTTGGTGTGCACAATAACTACACCAACGGCCTCTAATAACACTATTTAATGGAATGCAAATTTCGTGACCGCATTCACAATCAAATATGAATTTCTTATTTGCTGTTTTAAACACTTTTCTTGGATCTATTTTATTTTTTACACTCCAATATTTTGATTTTTCGTAAGAAGCAAACGAATTATTGTAACAGCGTTCACAAGTTTTGTCCTCGCATAGATTTTTAGGAGGGGACGAACAATATCCACACCAACTCCCATTAACAATATTGTTTGGAGAAATTTTTGGTTTATGACCACAATCACAATTAAAAACAAATTTCTTATTTGAATGCTTAAAAACAAATCTGGGGGTGATATCGTTTTCATCTGACCAATATTTAGACATTATATGTGAGACAAAAGATTTATTATAACATTCTTGACATTTTATATCGTTACATAATTTGCGCAAATTACAAGGCATTTATTATACATAACTTATAATAAGGTATTTAATAGCACTTGCCCACGCTTCGCTGATTCAGTTCTGGTAAAGCCGTATTTCATATATAAATATGAAAATTAATTTGTGTTCATTACGATGACTTGTGATCTTTTTGCGATGTCGTTCAACTCGTCAAGTAAAATATCTAATTCGTCTATGATTTCTCTTAGTTCCTTATCCTCTTTTATCCTTTTCTGAATATTATTCATAATGTTGTCAGGAAGTTCAGTGATTTCCTTGTTACATGCTGGACAAGCGAGCCTTCTTATTTGTTTGATGCATTCTATGTGGTATTGATGTTTACAATCAAGTGTACAAATATCATTCTTTATTTTATCATGACATATATAACATAGAACCATGACAGACTTTATAGATGAAGATTATTTAGATGATCAAGAATATGAACAATATGTCTTTGATGACGATGAAGAGAAATATACATTCGGCGAACAGGATTTTCAAGAAACGTTCACGGAAATGCAACAAAAAGAGGTAAAAAGATTCTGTGACGAATTTCATACAAACAAAACTGTTGTCGCCTTGTGTAAAGAATATAAGAAATATGGTCTTGATGGAAGTGACATCGTAGAAGAACTTCAAGATAACATATATTTACCTTTTCTAAACCCTCAATATGTAGTTTTGGCAAAGATATTTGAAGGTGAAACTAAAAAAGCAACACCAGAAAACATCAAAAAATTCGTTAAAAAACATAATCTCGATATGGCTGATTTTATTCGATATATTGAAATAAATAAAAATTATCTCAACATGTAAGCGAACGATATAATAATATCCATCTTAGTAAAATGGATACATGTTCGACAAGAATTTGTGAAGATGGTTCAAGGATTTTGAATATAAATACTCAAGAAGGTGAAACAATGACATATTGTATCAATAGGGATCGTATTCTTTTTACAATGTTTAAAACAGCAATATTATATGAAAAGAAAAAAGGCGAACCATGGAATATATCTGACATATTCTGTGAAGATGTTACACAACCACTGTTGGGTGTTATGACACTTGTGGGTACGATGAGAATGATTACGTTTTACAAAATAGATCTTGCTTGGAGATGGTTTTATAAAACAAAAAACAAAGCATTAGATATAGCAAAAGATTTAGAAGATTCACCCATTCCTTTGAGTTCATCTCCATTATTAAAAGTTGATATGGGATCATATACGTCGGATGACGATTCTTCTGACAATGATGATTATATGTTTAATTTTCATGATGATGTTACTTACACACATCCTCGAACTTCTCCCCTTCCAATAGCCACCCCAACCTTCGAAATCGAGCCTCTATAACCTCATCATACTTTTTAATAGTTTCTGCTGTTTTTGTACAAAAGAATAATTCCATTCTCAAATCTGTTCGTCCGCTAATTTGTGACAAACGACAACACATATATGTGGCGTTGATACTATTTTTGCTATCGTCCTTTAGTTTTATTTCGTCAGAGAGTTTGTCTTGTTCTATGTATTTTTCTACGAGTGTGTCCATTACATCACTTAAATCAATGACCTGTTTGCCTGTATACTCACGATAAATCAAATGTATATCCTTGTAATAATTTGATAGTTCCTTATTGAGGTTAAGCACATAATTCAAATCATGTATTGTAAAATCATCCTTGTCTATTTTTCTTCTCATACAAAAATTATCACATTCTTGATACACATAATCAGGAATCTCCTTCTTATGAATACCTTGAACTTTCTTTGTTGTGGCATCGAAATGTTTCACATTGTAATATTTTTGTCTCGTGTTTGACGATACACGCTTTGTATCTTTGTATGCTCCTACCTGATCAAGTGTTTTTGCTATTAACCCACACGACGAACAAAAATATGATCCGTCTTCGTATATGATGGACGAATTGTCACAGCATATCTCACTGGCATCAAGTTTCGAAGAGAGATATATAGGAACGTATTCTTGACATAACGAAATAAATTCTTGAGCAATTTGTTTCTTTTTCAACGCTATTTCATTGTCTATTGTTCTTGTTCTTTTCATAAAATCTATAACTATTGGAACAGTACACAAATCTTTATATTTTTGAATTATCACTTCTGCTCTTTTTTCATATTCGGTTTTCATGTCTTTGCTGTTCAAATTGTTTTGTATTGAGAACAAACGTTCTTGTGCTAATCGTCTTTCAGTCGGATCAGGATTGTTTTCAGATATCCATTTCTGAATCTTAATGTCTTTATCGTTATCTATTCTGTTTGTTGAAATTGTTTTTAGACGTGTAAGTACCTCATTGTGTAGAGCGGTTATATTGTATTCGCCGTTGTCGTTTATAGTGGGTTTAATGGGGTGATCGTTTGATGTTTTACATACTTTTTTGACAGAGGTAAAGAATGTGTTGTCAGTATCAAACTTTGGTTTACAATCTTTTGTTCTCGGTTCCATGGTGCCTCCGAAAAAGTTACGCATTTATTTATAAAGTGTTGATTTATTAGATCATAAATTTTTACAAAATTATTTTATTCTCCCCAATAAAAATATGTCTTGTAAAGGAACAAATATCGCGGCCGTTGCGGTCGACCATTTCGCTAAATGCACTCTTGAGAATATGTTGTATGGTCCATTCCATACCTCAGCCAACGTTAACATGCTCTCGCAAGTTAAGATCTCTCACCAAGTCGCCGTTCACAACTACGTGAAGACTGACGGTCAGCGTTTGGAGTTTGGTGGCTCATCGCAATACCGTATCTCAAAGTCGCTTGATCACATGAACGCTGCCGTCTTGTGTCTCATTCTTCCACAAGTTCGTCTTCGTCACGACTCTAAGATTAACCACTTGGCGTCTCTTCGCTTCGCACCAAACTGGATGGCCAAGTTGGTTCGTCGCATTCGCTTGTATGTTCAGGATTTGCTTTTGACTGAAGCCGATACGTTCGCTCAGTTGATGCACATCAACTCATTTATCCGTCACGAACACCGTGAAAACATCAACGTTATGATGGGTAACACCGAGGAATTTTTGGGTCAGGGCGCTCACAATGGAAGTGAATTCGACCCAGTTGGCTTGAACCGTGAGGTTTGTATGCCATTGGCTCTCTTCGCGGTCAGCCACGGTTCGGTTGGTAACGCTTTCCACAGCGGTGCCGCCATCTTTAACGATATTCACATCGAAGTTGAGTTGAACGAAATCGCTGATGTTTTGGAAATCCACAACGGTCCTTGCGGTACACAGGCTCTTGATGGTACCGAGAACGGCCGTGCTGCCACTTTCAACGATGTTGAGACTTGTGATGGCAACTGCCCAGAAGTTTTGAACTCATACATCATGGTTGATGGTGCCGTTGGTTCGCCTGAGGAAAAGAAGGCTTTGGCTCGTATGGTTGCCACTCGCCCAATCAAGTTGTACTCGTACACTATCACTGATCAGTTCAACCCATACGGTGAGACTGTCACTACTCTTCGCTTGTCGCTCGGTATTGTTGCTATTTTGGCAGCTGTTGTCAACGTCACTCACGGACGTGCGTCTTGCAACTTCTCAACTCTTCCAAACGGCTTGGGTGTCTCGCCATGGGAGGAGATGGAACTCCGCTTTGAGAACACGGTTCGTCACTGCACTACTCCAGTCTTGTCGATCCACTCACACACTTCGTTCGCTGGCACTCCTGGTGAGCAACTCGCCTACTTTGCGTTGTTCCCATTCTCGTTCGACTTTGCGTCACCACACTTGACTTCGTCACTTCAGGCCTCACGTGTCTCAGACCTTGTCTTGCACACTCGTGCTTCAGCTGAAGCCGGCTTGGCTGCTGATGGCTTTGACCAAAACCGAATGGCCATCCCAGTCGCTCAAGGCCACGAAGCCTGCCTTGACTCGCAAGACGACAACGTCAAGGATACGCAAAATCACCTTTTGCCGGGCCAGAAGCAACGATTCGTCATCGCTGCCGTTGCCGCCCAAGTTGCTATCATCAAATATGTCAGAGGTTCAGTGCAGATGATTATTTAAAGCGTTTTTGCCTACTATCGAAAATTTTTCATTTCATAAAAATGAAAATATATATTAGAAAATACTTAGAATACCAAGATGGTAAACTGCAAAGCAATTATCGACGGACAAAGATGTCCCACAAGAGCAAGTCAAGGATTTCATTATAAACATCCAGAATTTTGTGCCAAGCATAAAGAAAAAGGAATGGTTAATGTTGTTTCGCCAAGATGTAAAGAAGAAGGATGTAGAACTGCCCCACATTACAATTTTGAAGGTGAGAAACCTTTATATTGTGGTAAGCACAAGGATAAAAATATGATTAATGTAACATTAAAAACTCCGCCTTGCCAAGAAAAAGGATGTAAGGTAACTCAGCCAACTTTTAATTATCCAGGAACAGAAAAAGCACTATATTGTTCCCTACACAAACTTGAAGGAATGGTGGATGTTAAGAATAAACAACATTGTGTTCACAAGAATTGTACAACCCACCCTTCATATAATTATGAAGGAAAAGAGGTGAGATTGTATTGTGCAAAACATAAAAAGGAAGGGATGATTGATGTTACAAAACCATCATGTAAACACAAAGACTGTAAATTACTTCCGTCATTTAACTATAACATTGGAGACAAACCATTATATTGTAATAAACACAAAAAAGAAGGAATGATAAGTGTGAAGAAAAAATGTCGACATGAAGGATGTAATGTGATTCCAAATTATGGAATCACGAAAGCAACTCATTGTAAAAAACACAAGACAGAAGAAATGAAAGATGTTCGTCATAAATCATGTAAAAACAAGGATTGTGACAAGAGACCAAATTTTAATTATGAAGGAGAAAAAGGTGGAATATATTGTTTTGAACACAAAAAAGAAAATATGATTGATGTGGTACATAAGAGATGTAAATCGGAATGGTGTGATTTACAGGTAACTAAGAAATATGAAGGTTATTGCTATCATTGTTTTGTTCATCTTTTTCCTGATCATAAATTGTCACGTTCATACAACACAAAAGAAAAAGCCGTTGCTAAATACATCACCAAAAACTTTCCGGATGTTGATGTACACTTGGATAAACGTATTGATGGTGGATGTTCACTAAAAAGGCCAGATATGTTGATTGATATGGGTAGTCATGTAATCATTATCGAAGTGGATGAACATCAACATGGAGCATATGACACAACATGTGAAAACAAGAGAATTATGATAATTTCTAAAGATCTTAATCACCGTCCTATCGTTGTTGTACGATTCAATCCAGACAAGTACACGCGAAATAAAAAATTGAAGGTTTCGTGTTGGAAAACAACGATGAAAGGAACGTTTGTGATAAAAACACAAAAGGAGAAATGGGAAAAACGATTGGATCTTTTGAAGCAATGGGTAGAATATTTTATGGAAGAGATTCCAGAAAAATCAGTGTCATACAAATATTTGTTTTACGATAAATAAATATCTATATATAATATAAATTATATATGTCATGCTTCAACAAACAAAGCACATTTAGGATAACACCATGTAAAGACCCTTTAAAAGTTATAATTGATTCGCAATCTGAAGTATTGGACGTAAATATTACAAATGATTCTGTTCCAATATCGTCAGGAGTTCCCTTGGAGGTTATTAATGCTCCTGGAGATGATTTGGATGTAAATGTCACTAATGTCGTTCCAATATCGTCAGGAGTTCCCTTGGAGGTTATTAATGCTCCTGGAGATGAATTAGATGTGAATGTGACTAATGTCGTTCCAATATCATCAGGAGTTCCCTTGGAGGTTATTAATGCTCCTGGAGGTGATTTGGATGTGAATGTGACTAATGTCGTTCCAATATCGTCAGGAGTTCCCTTGGAGGTTATTAATGCTCCTGGAGGTGATTTGGATGTGAATGTGACTAATGTCGTTCCAATATCGTCAGGAGTTCCCTTGGAGGTTATTAATGCTCCTGGTGATGATTTGGATGTGAATGTCACTAATGTCGTTCCAATATCGTCAGGAGTTCCCTTGGAGGTTATTAATGCTCCTGGAGGTGATTTGGATGTTACCGTTCTTAACACCTCATTTGATGTGAACGTAACTAATGCTTCTATACCTGTTGTTTCAAGCGCACCTTTAGAGGTTATTAATCCTGTAGGCGGTGATTTGGATGTTACCGTTATCAATGCTTCTATACCTGTTGTTTCAAGCACGCCTTTAGAGGTTGTTAATCCTGTCGGTGGTGATTTGGACGTTACCGTTCTTAACGCTTCTATACCTGTTGTTTCAAGCGCACCTTTGGAGGTTGTTAATCCTGTAGGCGGTGAATTAGATGTGAATGTGACTAATACATCGTTTGATGTGAACGTAACTAACGCTTCTATACCTGTTGTTTCAAGTACTCCGTTGGAGGTTGTTAATCCTGCAGGCGGTGAATTGGACGTGAATGTGACTAATACATCATTTGATGTTAATGTAACTAATGCTTCTATACCTGTTGTTTCAAGTACTCCATTGGAGGTTGTTAATCCTGTAGGTGGTGAATTGGACGTGAATGTGACTAATACATCGTTTGATGTTAATGTAACTAATGCTTCTATACCTGTTGTTTCAAGCGCACCTTTGGAGGTTGTTAATCCTGTAGGTGGTGATTTGGATGTCACTGTTCTTAACGCCTCATTTGATGTGAACGTAACTAATGCTTCTATACCTGTTGTTTCAAGCGCACCTTTAGAGGTTGTTAATCCTGCAGGTGGTGAATTGGACGTGAATGTGTGACTAATGTCGTTCCAATATCGTCAGGAGTTCCCTTGGAGGTTGTTAATCCTGTAGGTGGTGATTTGGATGTCACTGTCCTTAACACCTCATTTGATGTTAATGTAACTAATGTTTCTATACCTGTTGTTTCAAGCGCACCTTTGGAGGTTGTTAATGCTCCTGGAGACGAATTAGATGTGAATGTGACTAATGTCGTTCCAATATCGTCAGGAGTTCCCTTGGAGGTTATCAATCCCGTTGGCGGTGATTTGGATGTTACTGTTCTTAACACCTCATTTGATGTGAACGTAACTAATGCTTCTATACCTATAACAACAAGTACACCGTTGGAGGTGTTCACATCGTCCAACACACCGTTACAGATAGCGGGCAATATGGATGCGTTTTATAGAATGAGAATATCAGAACCGTTAACTATATTTGACAGTAAACAGTTAGTGGATAGTCAGCCATTGTTTTGGGACGATGCTCAGACATCTGGTGCAGGGACAAGTTCAACATATAATACGAATCAGGCAAGTACATCGATATCTGTAAGCGCGTCCACTGCGGGAACGAGAGTTAGACAGACGTTTAGATATTTTAATTATCAACCAGGAAAAAGTCAGTTGGTTATTATGACGGGGATTTTTGGTAGTGTGTTGGCTGGAATCACGAGTAGACTTGGGTTATTTACAGCCAACAATGGTATGTTTTTTGAGCAGTCTCCGTTGGGTATGGGTGTTGTGGTGAGAAGTTTTACGAGTGGTGTTGCTGTGGATACAAGAATAAATCAGGCCAATTGGAATTTGGATACCATGGATGGAACTGGACCCAGTGGTATCACATTGGATTTCACAAAGACACTAATTTATATTATTGATTACGAATGGTTAGGTGTTGGAACCATCAGATATGGTGTTTATGTTAACGGTTTACCATATTATGTTCACGCTGTACACAATAGCAATATAAATACAGTTGTTTACATGAGTACACCAAATCTTCCATTGAGATACGAGATAAGTAACGATGGAACTGGATTGGCGAGTTCGTTGACACATATATGTACTACTGTAATAACAGAAGGGGGAAGACAACAGACAGGATTAGAGAGAGAGGAGTGAATAGAGGTAACACAAGTTTAGTGGCGTCGACAGCAAACAATATATATGCTCTTGTTGGTGTACGTTTAAAGACGACACATTTGGGCGCGTTTATACAACTTGTTGATTATTCAGCATTGTGTACGAGTGCAGCAATATATACGTATTATATTCTTTTAAATCCGACTATAGTAGGTACGGCATTAACGTGGACACCATTAACAAATTCAGCTGTCGAATATGCGTTTGGAACGTCTGCAACGACGCTCACGGGAGGAACTGTATTGGCAACGGGAGTATTACAGGCCACAACCCAAAATCCTGACATATTGAAGCGCGCTGTAGAATCTGATCTATCTATAGGATCATCAATTGCGGGAGTGAGAGATGAATTGTTTATAGCGATACAATCATTCAGTAGTAACGAAACTTTTTATGGCGCTGCAGTTTGGAACGAATCTTTTTAAAAATGATTTCTTGTATTAATATTTCATTAATCGCATTAATGAAATGTCATTAAGATATTACCAAAAAGAAGCCGAAGAGGCAATACTTAATACCTTGAAAAATAACGACAAATGCCTCGTCAAAATGTTTTGTGGAACGGGTAAAACCAGAATTATGTTTAATCATGTTTTAAAACACAATCTTAACAAATTGTCTGTGATAGTTTTTCCTTCTCTGGCTTTGATTTCTCAATTCAACAACGACTACATTTATAACGACGTGTGGTCAAAATCGGTCAGCAAATTTACTTTCATGAATATATGTTCTCTTGATGAAATTGATGGAGATATAAAATACACTACCAATAAATACAAAATATCAAAATTCATAAAAAATAATGTAGGGGAAAACGTATTTATTTCCGTAACATATCAATCTTTACATTTATTGTTAGACGCCGTAAAATCATCCAACCAAATCATAGATACACTGATTTTTGATGAAGCACACCATATTGTAGGAAGTGAAATTCAAAAATTGGTGTTTGGTAAAAAATTTATAGACAATGTGGACAAGATGATATTTTTTACTGCCACACCCAAAAACGATCAAGGGGTCACAATGTATAAAAAGAGAAAATACACCATTGATTTTGAGAATTTCTTGGACGACAATGAAATAATGTATGATGATGACAGCGAAGATATTTCTTACAATGAAGAGTCTTATCATTCTGACTGTGGCCCTTTAGCGTATGAATATACACATATACAAGCAGTTAACGATGGTGTGTGTAACAATTTTGATATTGTCATTAGTATGTCAATGCAGGAAGAAAAATCCATACATTATAACATTGTAAACACAATCTTGGATACTGGAAATAAAAAGGTTTTTACGTTCCATGGAAGATCGGAAACACAACACGACTACATTACGGATGTATTGTCTTTTTCAAGCAAGAGTAATCATGCTAAATTAACTGATATGTATAAAAATTTATGTAAAAAGAAGAAAAAGGTCGCAAACAAAGAAATCGTTCTACAGGGAATAACAGGACTAACAAAAAACAAAACACATATTTTGGACGAGTTTGACGCAGATAAGAAAAACATTCGCATCTTGGCAAGTTGCAACACCATTGGCGAAGGTGTAGACTCCAAAAATGCAAATATGGTAGTCTTTGTCGATCCAAAAAGTTCTCCTGTGGCAATCATACAAAATATCGGTAGGGTGTGTAGAAAACAAGAAAGAAAATCCGTCGTGTTGATTCCGTGTACAGTAGATTACAACAAATACAAAAGCATTGAATCCAAAGAAGAAAAGGATCTTTTGTTGCGTCAACAGTTTAACAAAAACGGAGATTACAACTATATATTGAATGTACTATCTGCTCTTAGACAGGACGACCAAGAATTGTATGATATGTGTATGTACTATCCAAACACATTCTCACCAAAAGAAATAAAAGATAATTTGTATAAACAGGGTTATAGAATTTCAAAAGAAGGTTCGTCTGAGAACCCTTCGAAAGTAATTGGTTGTGATATCGAATCGTCTGACCTTGACGAAATAGCCGATGAAATCGAGAAACCAATTGAAATCCGCACAGCCGATATGGAAGAACCAATAAAAGTGTATGGAAAAGAATATGATGAAGAACATGTCAGATTATTCTTTAACGACAACAAATATTACAAAATAGAAAAACGTGTGAAAAAGGCATCAGGAAAAATCAAAAACCCAAAAAGACAAAAAGTAAAAATCAATGTACATGTCGATGACGAAATGAGCGTATTTTGGGATGTCGTGGATATAAACGAATCATTCACTACCGCTTACGTGGAATCATTCATCGTTCGTGATGATAATAAATGGTTTGAGAATTTAGAAAAAGCAGGAAAATTTATTGATGAAAATGGAAGATTGCCAAGGCAAGATGCCCCACGAAGATCAAATATGTCTGACGATCTTAAAAAAGAATTACCTTTTGGTAGATGGTTACAGATGCAGAAACATAACTACAAAAACAAAATATTCTCTCTAAGGGAAAATCAAAAGGATAGAAGAAATGCATGGGAAGAATTTGCTGAGAAGTACAAAGACTATTTAGTAAAAGAAGATATATGGTTTGAAAATTTAGAAAGTGTAAAAGATTTTATAGATAAAAAAGAAAGGTTGCCAAGATCAAATAAACCTAAAAACGGACATATATCAGATAATCTCAAAGGGGAATTATATTTGGGTGTTTGGTTATATACGCAGAAACATAACTACAAAAACAAAATATTCTCTCTAAGGGAAAATCAAAAGGATAAAAGAAACGCATGGGAAGAATTCGCTAAAAAATACAAAAATTATTTAGTGAAAGAAGATATATGGTTTGAAAATTTAGAAAGTGTAAAAGATTTTATAGATAAAAAAGAAAGGTTGCCAAGGTATAAACATAAAAACGGACATATATCTGATAATCTCAAAAGAGAATTTTATCTTTGTCAATGGTTATATGATCAGAAGAAAAACTATAAAAATAACATAAAAGCCATGAAAGAGAATGAAAAAAGAGAGGCTTGGGAAGAATTCTCTAAAAAATACAAAAATTATTTGGTAAAAAAAGATATATGGTTTGAAAATTTAGAAAGTGCAAAAGATTTTATAGACAAAAACAAAAGGTTGCCAAGATCAAATACGTCTTGTATTTCTGATGAGACCAAAAAAGAAATTGTTTTGGGTAGATGGCTACGAACACAGAAAAAAAATTATGTCGCAAAAAAAGAATCAATGAAAGAGATTGAAAAAAGAAAGGTTTGGGAAGAATTCGCTATAAAATACAAACATTATTTGGTAAAAAAAGATACATGGTTTGAAAATTTAGAAAGTGTAAAAGATTTCATCGATAAAAATGAAAGGTTGCCAAGATCAAACAAATCTAAAAAAGGACATATATCAGATAATCTCAAAAGAGAATTTTATCTTTGTCAATGGATATATGATCAGAGAAAAAATTATAAAAATAACATAAAAGCCATGAAAGAAGATGACAAGAGAAAAGCATGGGAAGAATTTGTGGAAGAGTATTTTACGGATAAGATTCCCACAAACAAATCCCTTAAAAAGGATAGAATTAAACTTGTCAACAAAAAATCCATGACAAATGGTGATAAAAGACCGTTATCAAAAATTTCCGAACTCCATAAAAAATACAAAACGATGTCGTCAAAAAATCTCAATAGGTTGTTCAAGGATGATCCGAATTTGTGGATTGACTATCACAAGTTAGCCGAGGAAAATGAGAAGACACTTCCTGACGTTCCATACAAGCAAATTATAAAAATGTTGGAAGGTTTAAAAATCAAGGGTAAAACGCATATAGTCGATATGGGTTGTGGATTAGCACACGTATCAAACCATTTTAAAGACGAAAAGAGAATGGTCTTTCACAATTTTGATCATTATGCATGTAACGACAATGTTGAAGAATGTGATATTTCTGATGTGCCATTGGAGGATGAAAGTGTGAGAGTGGTGATATTATGTATGGCTATGTGGGGATCAAATTGTGATGATTATGTGCAGGAGGCTTACAGAATATTAAGTGACGGTGGGATTTTATTTATGATAGAACCAATGAAAAGATGGATTTCAGAGGATGGAAAGAATCGTCTGGAAAGATTGTTGAATGTGAATGAGTTTGAAATCAAATCTAATAATTATGTCAAAGGTGAAGAAGAACAAGACAAGTTCATGAAACTAAAATGTTATAAATATATTTAACGATTTTGCGTAAAAAACACATGACAAGTTTGTAAAATGATGTTATTCGATACTTTGAACAAGAACTAAAAGGACAAAACCCTAACAAAAATTGATATTCATATTAACTAATATGAAATTACTTTCTTTTACTTTTGATTTTTGCGTGTTCCTGTCCCATATTCATTAATATTCTTCTCATTTCTTCCAAATTAATTGCCCCGGTTGCGTAAGACCGATGTAACATCTCTTCTACTACCCACGGATCGAAACCTGGAACGTCCAACATTATTCTTCCTGTTTCAATAATCTGTTTTTGAATTTCGTCTTTTAATTCTTCAGGCAAGTTTTTCAAAAGCGTGGGATGTTTTCGAATACATTCATGATTCAAAAGACGTCTTGTTATATCAAGTTTGTCCTCCTCGATAGATACATGGTATAAATAATTATCATCAACACAAGGATCAGCACCCATATCAAGTAAATAATTAACAATTTTTTCACCACCATCACTATCTATTCCTTCTGATGCCACAGTAAGTAGATATGATGATGGGTAATCTTGCGCAAGATCTTGTCCTTCAAACATTAGCGGACCATTATAATTTAAATCTAAATCTGGATTTTTTTCGTACATATATTTAAATATCTCATAATTGTCTATATTTACTGCAGCAAATAGACTTAGTTGTGATAATTTCACTCTGTCTATGTATTTTTTAGCAATCTCAAAAAATACAATACTCTGATGATGTCTCATATAATCGATTAAATACTCTTCTTTAGTTGTCAAATCATATCCGTATTTGTTAAATATTTCTAAAACTTTCATTTGTCTTTCCTCGTGATCGTCATCCTCATCATTAGTAACACCAAATTCGTGCCAAGTTTTATATGTTCGTTCACCTATTTCCCATCCAGGTTTTAAAATCTCCTCCAATTTAGCAAATTTTTCATCTAATGGTATAGGCAAATAACCCAATACGTATATCTCAGAACTTAACGAACTTAACATTTATAAATAAAATTAAAAAAAATGATATATAATAAGATTTTCAACAAGTCGATAAATGGGTAATTTGTGTGACATGAATAATTGTCCAGGATGCGGTGTCAGTTGGGTTGGTGAGGAGATTCCTCAAGGTCTTTATAGCACAGGATATTATGCTACAATGGAAGATGCTCGCGAAGCAGCCAAAAGTTATGGATGGACAGAGGAAAATAAGAAGTGTTTTCGTAACGAGATTGCTCAATATTGCGAATTAAGAGATTGTGTAGTCGCATATAAATGTTGTGATTGTAATGTTGAGTTTCCTGTAGACGATATACAAATAAATTGATTTTCATATTTGTAATATGAAAAGAATAAAAATGCTGCAAGCCATGAAAAATGCTTACACACGATGTGAAATAAACGAAGAAGCGAAGAGATTGTCACGTGTTAGTCTTATCGAGAGTGCAAAGGAAAAGATTGAAAATGTATTGAAAACAATAGAACATTTCGAACAAGAGGTATATGTTAATCTTCCTGAATTGACAAAGGAAGAACGAATCAATATTGAGGAAGAGATGACAAAAATGCATAATCAAGTATGTGTATGTTCAAACGTGGAAAAAAATCCATACGGGAACAATGAAGAATCACAAGCAACATGGATATCAATAGAATTCTTTCCCAAGAAAGATGCTTAAACAAACACCAATCAATAAATGAGCAATACACAAATGAAAGAAGCCGTGGAACAAACAATTCAAGAAGAAGAAACGTTAATGTTGGAAAGAGAACGTTTGGAGAATCAAATTAGAGAAATCGACGAGAAACGCAGATCTTTATGGCAAGCAAAGGAGGTTTGTGATTTCTTTGATTTGTACAGGCGTGCACAACGAGTATTTGAAGACACTGAGGATATTACATACTTATTGAATCGTAGTTATAACGTAAAAGTTGTTCCTTTAGTATATGAATATATGTCTAACGAATACAAAACTATGCTCGAAAGTGAAACAAAGGCGATTTATCGTCGTAATCTTTCAAAGATCAAGGAATTTATCGATCAAGGATGTCCAGTATACGTGTATAACCCTGTAGCAGTTGGCACCAGTGCATTAGCAGTGGGTAGGTCATTAAATTGATTTTCATATTCGCTAATATGAAAAACTTTACCATATCAAATGACAAATATTTTAATTGGTACGTCTGGGTATGATTACAAGTGGTGGAAGGGCGGGTTGGGTGATTTTGAACCTTTTTATAAAACTAAAAATATATTACAGGAATACAGTACACATTTTAATTTTGTGGAATTGAATTCACCTTTTTACAAAACGCCAACAATAAAAACAGTAAAAAAGTGGTGTGACAGTACACCAGACAATTTTAAATTTGTTGTTAAAGTTAGCAAAACCATTACACATAATAAAAAGTTGGTTGATTTTGAACAATTGTTTCCAGAGTTTTATGATGTTATGAGACATTTGAAGGGAAAACTTGCTGGATTTTTGATACAACTTCCCCCATCATTTAAAAATACAAAAAATAAGAGCAAGATTGACGGGTTAACACCTTTGGAACGTGTTGTCAAGGTGGCAAAACAATATCATGATGTGGATATTTATGTGGAATTTCGTGACGAGAGTTGGTTTTGTGATCATGTGTATGAATCGTTGAAGGGTATGTGGAGTGTTGTTTTCGTGAGTTGTGGAAACTTGGGAAAGATGAAACCTGGATTCTCTCCTACACTCGACAACGACAAAGCAATTACGATCCCTGGTAAGATTTACTTTAGAAATCACGGAACTTGGTTGTCACAGCCATATTGTGGATCGTACACGGAAGATGAATTAAAGCAAATGGTATATATGATTCAGGAGAATACGATAGTAGTGTTTGATAACACGGATAGTTTTGCTGGACAGATAGAATGTCCATTTCCTGGAAAAATGTTGTTGTCGAAAGATGTTATTTTGAAAAGAAAGTTGATTCCGCATGCCGTGGATGATGCTAAAAGATTGTGTCATATCTTTTCACGTACTTGATGTTTTTCATATTATGGAAATATGAAAAATCAATGAATAATAATTTTGATGTGGACAATTTTTTCTTTTTCTATGGTGAATATGTTTGTATAATTTTTTGGGGAATCGAAATGTTTATATTCGACTTGTATATCCTTGTAATCGTAAGTGATTGAAAAATGTTTAATGTTGGTTGGCTGTTTCAATGTCTCTATCAAATACGAAATAACGATATCGCGATCCATGTATCTTTTGGCAAATTCGCCAGATTCTTCCACTTGTAATGTAACATGTATATCCAATATATGTTTTAATTCGTCATCTTTAGTCCAGAGAGAACTATAGAATTTGTTGATGATTGTGTGTAAAGGACCATTCCATAACATTTATATATGTATTTATATTAATAATCTTCTTCGTCTTCGTACCACCAATCCGTGATGAACATCATTATCATGAAGTCGAGTATTATGTCCATTTATCATATAAAACCGTTTTAAACATATTAAAAATAATAAAAAAATTATACACAACTAAAATAAACGACTGCGTGGTGGAATTGGTATACGCGATGGTCTTGAAAACCATTCTCTTCGGAGGTGCAGGTTCAAGTCCTGCCGCAGTCTAACTCGTGTGTATTATCACACGTCGTGATTCGTGTGTATTATCACACCCTTAATACGATTAAGGGTCAACATCGTATAGTGGTATTATTTTTCCTTGTGACGGAAAAGACCAAGGTTCGATTCCTTGTGTTGGCAATGTCCTGAATATGACATTAAACTGTTCGATGCTTCCAGAGCCCCGTCGGCAGAGCGTTCGACTGTTACACATACGTGATTTATCTGTTACACATACGTGATTTATCTGTTACATATATACGTGATTTAACAGTTTATCGAAAGGTCCTTGGTTCGATCCCAAGTGGAAGCGAAATATGCCACTGAGGCGCAATGGATGCGCATGTGCCTTGTAAAGCGTGCCCTAATTTGTAGGTTTTAACCGAAACTAAATAGTTCTTAAATGAGCGGGCGGAACGTAATAATAGTAAAGCACAAGGAAGTGAGATCGATACTCATTAGTGGCTTAATTTGTCTTCTCGCATATTCGAGAAGCGAACAGATTGAGTACGTGGCCGAATACGTACGAATAAATGAATTGTCATTTAAAGAATATAAATATAATGAGCACATACGTGTGTTCACCACCGCCCCATTAGTTCAGATGGAAGAACCGACATGGGTAAACACTAAGCATCCGTGGCTGAGCGGTTTTAAAGCGTCTTGCTTAAGCATGTATTAGTATACAAGATCCTCTAACGAGGGCGCAGGTTCGAATCCTGTCGGATGCAAACACATTATTGTAATAATGTGTCCATACACGGACTTTTGGCGAATTGGGTAATCCCAGTTCGATTCAGGGCAAAGGACGTGTATGGACAAATAGCCCTGTAGTATAACGGTAGTATCCGCGGTTTGGGATCGTGAGACCCAGGTTCAATTCCTGGCAGGGCCCACCACAAGTCTCAATAGTTAAGAGACGTCACGGGTTCGATTCCCGTTCGAGGCATACACATATTAACAATATGTGTCCCAAGCATGACATTAAAATGCTTCATCCCGAAAGATGTAAAATTTCCAAAAGCCCCCTAAACTCTGCTTGGTTGAGTGTCTGACTTTTATCATTAGAATAAATTAATCAGAAAGTCACAGGTTCAAATCCTGTAGGGGGTACGAAAGCAGTGTAACTCAGAGGGAGAGTGTCAGGCCCATAACCTGAAAGTCGATTGATCGAAACTATCCACTGCTAAAGTCATTATATTATAATGACTCTTCGGCTTCGGATATGAAGAGTAAAAGCCCCTGTGGCGTAGTTGGTAGCGCGTGAGATTTCTAATCTCAAGGTCGCAGGTTCAAGGCCTGCCAGGGGCGAATGTCCTGAACATGACATTAAAAGGTTTGAATGTTCCTATAACTCAGATGGTAGAGTATTGCCCTTATATATCAAGAATATAACCCGCCAAGCAATTGGCATAGAAAGACAAAAGTCGTGGGATCAAAACCCACTAGGAACAAACGTTTTATTCATGTAATGTCTAAAATGACATTACACTAAACCCAAGATAAAAATGAAAATTTGCTTTAATATGACAACAACATACAATATGGAATCATATACCAATATTGGCACATTCGTCGACAGTGTAGCAACAGTACAAAGTTTGAATAACCCAATAATTGACGATCTTGCAGGAGGAAAAAAAATTAAACAAAATTAAAGCAGAATTCTTACTGCTAAGATATTGTAAACATGAACCGTTAGATACGGTAAAGCGGTTAGTAGAAAATGCAAATATCTCAAAAAGTATATTAGATAAATGTGTAGTTTATGCGAGTGAAGGTGGTCATTTGGATACAATTAAGTATCTTGTTGGTTTAGGATGCGATCCAAAACTCAACAATGACGCATTTTATGGGGCGTCTCAATATGGTCGTTTGGATACCATTAAATATCTTATTAGTTTAGGGTGTGATCCTAAAGCAGATAACGACGAGGCTATTAAAAGGGCGACATCGGGAAATCGCTTAGACGTGGTTAAATATCTTGTTAGTTTAGGGTGTGATCCTAAAACGGCTGATAATTATGCTATTAGAATAGCATCCTCAAACGGAAATACTGAAATGGTTAAATATCTTGTTGGTTTAGGATGTGATCCTAAAGCGGTTCATAATCAACCTATTAAATTGGCGTCGGAATCAGGTAGTTTAGAACTGGTCAAATACCTTGTTAGTTTAGGGTGTGACCCAAGAGTGAATGATGATATATGTGTGATAAATGCTTGTTTTAATTCTTGTTATAGTGGACATTTAGATGTGGTTAAATATCTTGTTAGTTTAGGATGCGATCCTAAAGCATATGAAAATAGGGCGTTGTTTGATGCTTGTATAAATGATAATATAAATGCCGTTAAATATTTTGTTAATATGGGGTGTGACCCTAAAGCATATGACAATGAGGCAATTGAAATGGCATCAAGTTATGAAAGTGAGGAAATTATTACTTTTCTATTAGAATTTGGATGTGATCATGAAGATGTAAAGCAAATATACAAATACAAAGCCATACAAGAAGTTATACTACGATTACATACATTCATGCATACAGCACCAACAAAAAACCATTATCTCAAAATGGAAATCATAAAAAGAATAATTCCTTGCTTTCCAGAGAGTGATATCATAAAAATGATTTAATATGTTATTCATATTGACAAAGTAATATGAATACAATACTTTCTTGGTTCAAACCACAACCTTCCAAGGTGATGTTATACAACGTGATTGATCGCCAAGGAAAGATTTTATATAGTTGTCTTCAGGAAGATACCGCAGCAAATTTTGTAATGATTTATAGATTGAAAGGAGCAGAAGTGTATATGGATTTAGTCGCACGTTGATAAAATTCTCTCAATTCTTTAATATTCATATCTTTGATGTTTTCTTTTTGTAACAATTCTTCTATGTGAAAATCATATATTCTTTGTTCATCTCGTGAACGAACGATCCAATTTGACCAGTAACATTGTATTTGGATAAAGCCTTTATCGTATTCTTTTACATCGTTGGCACATATACTTGAAAGGAATTTGCGTTTTAAATCTACTTTGTGTGAATTATATGTACATTCAGGATCTTCACACTCACATCTCCTCTCCCCCAATGGAAACTGTGACATTGCTTTAGCAAACCGTTCTGTAAACTCCATTTAATATCTTATTATATAATAAGATGATTCAAGAACCAATACTATTTCTTACCGGTGCTGGGGCATCAGTGGATTCAGGATTGGGAACATATCGAGGAAAAGGGGGATTGTATGAACGACAAGGAAATCCTCAAGACGATTTGTCGATTAAAACGTGGAATAAGCATCCTGCGTTGACATGGAGGACGTTGGGTCCACTTGTCAATTCGATAAGGAAAAACAAACCGGGACCGACATATGAACTAATCAAGAAAATATCTGAAACTCGAGATGTAACCATCTATACACAAAATGTAGATGACTATTCACATTATGCATGTGATAAAGTATGGGAGATGCATGGTAATGTGAAGACAATGAAATGTGAAAAATGTGATGTGGTGTATGACTTGGATGAAGAAAATCCATTATGTCTATCATGTAATGAATATTGTAAACCAAATATTGTGTTTTATGGAGAGAATGTTCGCCCTAATTCTATGGAGTTTAACAAGCACAAAACGGTGATTGTGATTGGTACCACACTGGAATTTTCATATTTGGATCGTATGTTGAACAAGTATAAATCGAGAGGGGCATTGATAATTCACATTAACCCCGATATAAATTATGGTTCGTTTGTGAAAAATGGTGATGTATGGATGAGGATGAAATCGGAAAAGGCGTTAAATTTTTTGTTTGTATAAAAATGATAATATTACAATTATTCTTATTAATAAATAAGAATGGTTAAAGTTAAGTATCCTATATTTCAAGAAGCGTCATTGTACACGAATATACCGTTTTGGAAGGAGATGTTGGAGCAATGTGCGTTAGCGAAATTCCCCAAAGGAATGTCTGTGTCTAAAAATGTGATATACATCAATAATACAAAGACCAAGAAAAACATTAAAAGGTATGATATACCAGAGGAAGCACATGAGGTGTGTGAATTGTGTAAGAAGATTTTTACGGAAATTCTTGGGTTAAAGTCGGCGCAAGACAAAAGTCAAGATTTGGAGGATTTTCGTACGACACAGAAAAAATTTAAAACGAAGGAATTTACTTCGTTTAAGGATGCGTCGTTAAAGGTTCAGAGGCAGGAGTTGATAGACAATTATGTATTAAAAGTTGGAGATGAAAAGGGGTTAACCTCTAAAGAGATGAAAAAGTTTAAGAATGCGATATTTGTGGGTATACATATGAAAACGATTACAGATATAGAATTTGACGACAATGAGATATTGGACATTCCTGATATAACCCTAAAAAAGACGAAAACGGGATGGGTTCCGAGATTTGTGGAATGAATTTTCATATATGTGTATATGAAAAATTTATAAAATTGTCCATGATCTTGGACCGTCCAAATTTGTGTATGCTGCAGTTGCATCAGGTAACCCAACTCCTGTAAGGTTGACAGAGCCAAGTGTATTTCCATTATTTGCTGTGGGTGCTGACCACGTTGCTCCGTTCACAGTGGTATGGGTATTAAACATAATCAATGCTTTATTATAATTAGATTGGTCAAATGCAGAATTTTGCATAAATTCGTCAACTACGACTAAAGTTGTTGGTCTCCACGATGAAATATCAGGATTTGCACTTTCAGCATTACCGAACATACCATCCATATCTGAAACATTAGAAACATCCCAATCAGAAACATTAGGATTAGCATTAGTAGCATCAAGAAACATCGCATTCATACTTGTAACATTAGAAACATCCCATTTGGAAACATCTGGATTTGCTGACGTGGCGCCAAGAAACATTTCTATCATATTAGTAACATTAGAAACATCCCATTTAGAAACATTTGGATTGGCAAACGGTGCCTCTCTAAACATAAGTGACATATCTGTGATTGTTGTATCAGGTGTATCCAACGCACTAAATGTTGTTATGCTTTCATTATTATAGAAATTCAGCCATTTCAAACCTATTTTTCCAAATTGTATAACATCAATTAATTTTGATCGTTGTTGTAATGGAATTAAACTGTTAGTCCACTGTTCAACCGAACCAAATACCACTACATTATACACTCCTGGAATGCTATATGTATGTGTAACAGGGTCCACAGATGATGTATATTTGTTAAATGAACCATCTTCCCCACAAAACAAGAAAGTCTACAACTCCGCCCACAGGCAATCGTATTGATTCGTTAGGGACTGTTGTTCTCCATGTAGTTATGAAAGAATCAGGATTATTTTGAATGTTTTCAAAAAATAAATTTCTATTAAGTCTTTCATCACCACAACATGCTTTCGTAAATGCCATGGTGACAGGTCTTTTTGTACAACCACAAGCGTCAGCACAGGATTTTTTACCTTTGCTCAAGTAAGTTCTTGAAGAGAAACTATTTCCACAAGTGCTCATTTATTAAACAAAATATATTTTATCCAAATTTCCTCACGTGAAATTGAGGAACTCCAAAAGCATCAATTAACGTCAATTTGTCTTCTCTTTGATATATATCTAATATATCCTTGTCGTGTGGAAGGTCCACAGCATAAGGATATTGTTTGTGAATATAATAGGTCATATCACCGTCTCTTTCGTGTAGATACAATACTTTGTTTCTACAATGTTCGGTTGCTGGTGTAAACATTTGTAAAGGAAGTTGGATTTTACGATTATATTGATCTTTCATGAATAATCCCCATATCATTTTCCATTTCATATCACTGAGATATACTGCTTTGTTAGACGACAAGACACGAATAATCATCTCTTCTCCACTATCCACACGGGCTTCTAAAATATAGAATCCTTTATTCGCGTGTCGCGATCGCGACACACTCAATCTATTTTGTGACGTGCCTTTGGGCACGTCACACAAATTATCTTTTCCTACAGTTGTGAATTTTATTCCATAAAAATAATCATCTACATCCATTTTATTAAAATGGAATTACATTAATCCTTCTTTCTCCATGGATTTGATTAAGCGTGTCACACCAATTCCACCCTCATACCTTCTAAACATATCGTGACGAAAATAATCTTCCAACTCCCTCTCCACACGATCTTTTCCAAATTCCTTGAAAAGGAGTTCAGCATATTTTCCTCCTGTCACCGTATGAAATTGGTTACGCATATCATGAATACTAATTGATCTTTCCGCCGTTCCAAAAGTTTCCACACCAGACAACAACACATCTAATTTCTTTGCTGTTCTTTTTCCTGGATTTAAAGCCATATTCCAAAATGGATCGGTATGCATGGGAAAATTCTTGAGAAAAACCACTGGTCCAAAATCCTCATACAACATTTTTTCGTGATCGTGATTCAATTCGTCAACTCCATATTTCTTGCATGCATCAATATAATTAATTTCTTTGAATTCGCCCTTGTATCCCAAAAATTTTAATAGGTCTGAACACATATTTACAAGTTCATAGAAATGACCCTTCGATTCAAATTCAAAGAGAGGAAATGTCAAATCGTGTCTTGGTTTAGGATTTGGTTCGTTACGATAGGATGTAGTCAAGCAATAAAGACCATTAAGTGAAGGGTCGGTGAGGAGATCATATTCCATGTTCATTTGATTTGTTTGAGGCAATGGCCATTTCATACCACCTATATTATAGGATGTTACATTGGGTGGGTCTTCACAAGCAGCCAAGATAGTTCGTCTTTGTTGTGAACAAGATTCGATGAAACCTTTTTGTTGGAAAAAGGATCTCATCTTTTGGATGACTTTGTCTGCTTTTTTGATATCTACGTAACCTTGACACTTTCGCATCATTTATTTCTATTAGGGTTGATTAAGACAAAAAAATGATAATTGATATTGTATTGACGTCTAACAAACAAATGACAGAATACATTACTGTTTTTACATTGGAAGACCAGCAGGAGTTTGAGATTAAGAAGGAGACCGCGATGATGAACAAGGTGATTAAGGAGGCGATGGAAGATGCAGATTCTGGAGTTGTACCTTTGCAGATTACACGACCAATGTTGGAAAAAATTATTGAGTGGAGTGAGAGTGACGATTCAGAATTTTTGGAGAAATGTATAAAGTCAGACAATCCAAATAAAAAGATTAATCAAGAATATTTGTTTCAATTGTTGTTAGCCACGGATTATTTGGATAATGAGAAATTGTTTGATATGTGCTGTAATCGTGTTGCTGATTGTATTCGCGGAAAGACTTTGGAAGAGGTAAAATCAGAAAATGGTATTTGTTTGGAATGTTATGCTACATCAGAAAATAATAGCGAAGTGTGTGAACATGGATTGACAAGATTGTCATATACACGTGAACAAGAAGAAGAAATGAAAAACTACAAGCCTTACGAAGAATGGGTCAAAGAGGTGGAAGCACAATAATTAAACGAATTGTAGGCTGTGGTTTTTACAATATTCATAATTCGACATCATATATGAAAATATTCCATTTTGACATTTTACAACTTTCCATTTTATGGATAGAACAAAAACATTCTCCAAGGATAGAAGGGCGACCACAAGGAACCATTAAACATTTATGAGCGGAGCAATACTGTACCAATGGCGATACACTATTTCTACATTTTTTGAATTGACATCTATGTTGATCACAATATTTCTTTTTTGTTATTTTCCAACATTTATGAAAAAGACAAAACCAATACATTCTTATAACATATAAGAATATTTATTTCATAGTATAGTAAAACGAATTACTTTAAAACGATACGAACGCTTTCTTTTCCTGTTCTTTTGATGACTCTCCATCGGAGATCAGTTGGTGACGAAGACAATGTTGCTTTACCTTCTTTTCCGACTTTGCAGAAACCACCAACAACACAAGTACCATCATCATCAACAACGACCTGACCAACAAGACCGATTGTAGCCCATTCTGGTCGAATTCCACGAGACACATATTCTCTTGAAGGATCCCATTCGTCAGATATTTTTACTCTTTGAACAGGAGTGATTCCTTCCAAGGACAAAAGGTCTTCTTTTTCTTGTTGTGTGAAAAGGTCTGAAGCATTAATGCGTTCTTCTGTTCTTGTGCGAATGGCTTCATAATTGGATTCAAAATACATATCTGGTTTCAAATCGTGGAAAATTTGTTCTTGTACGACTGAAATCAATTGTCTTCTTCTTTTTGGATCGGATTCAACTAAGGCATCAAACCTTTTTCCTATGGTATCTACATATCCTTGTAGCATACTGTCTTCTGAAACACCATAACCATGTTCTGTCAATTCGTATTTTCCTGGCCAATATCCATAATTGTTACCCAATACGAAAGCGTTTGTGGACACGACACCCAAAACATAATCATCTGACGAATTGGCAAGCCTTATTCTTTCATTACAAGTGATTCCGTCTACGCCATTAAATGTGACGAAACGACAAGGTAAATTTTGATCAGCGGATTCAAATTCAAAATATTCTGCAAAATCCGCAGCACCTCCGCCACCTATAAACCCTACTACATCACTATTAAGGCCGGCTGCAGTAACAATAGCAGGCGTCCCGAAAGCAATAAATTGCCTAGCTCTTGCCCTTAAATGTTCATCTACAATTTCATTATTACCATTTACATTTGTGATTGAGAACCCTATTTGTGGGGAAACAAGACTTGTGCCGTTTGCAATAAAAAAGCCGGGGGAATGAATTGCGCCAGGGGCTGATCTAAATTGATGAGTGTTAGACGTTTGGACATCTCCAAATACACCAAATATTGTGTTGTCAGCCTGAGCCGGACCGACGGCGTTTGTTGAAACGCCAGTTCCGTGTGCAAAATCGTTTGTGTGAAATGTATTTGACGAACTTCCACCTGCATGTGAGGCTAACCCGGCTGCTACAGTTTGAAACCCTTCAGCGTGCGAATAATCCGCTAATGCATAGGTTTCAGTTCCTTCTGCATGTGAAGATACACCTCTTGCCGTACACCCTTGACCTTCAGCATGTGAATTCGTTCCTGTAGCCATTGTATTTTGACCTTCAGCATGTGAATTCGTTCCTGTAGCCATTGTATTTTGACCTTCAGCATGTGAATTCGCCCCACCTGTCAAGGTGTCTCTACCTTCGGCGTGTGAAGACTCCCCATAAGCTGTTGTACCACGACCTTCAGCATGCGAAAATTGCCCAAAAGCACGTGTTTCGCCACCTTCAGCATGTGAACCATCTCCTTCTGCAATATTATTGGAACCCTCTGCGTGTGATATATTACCAATAGCATGTGAACTTATACCTTCAGCGTGCGATACAATTCCTTCAGCAATATTTTGGCCACCCTCAACGTGCGATGCTAACCCAATAGCATACGTATCTAACCCTTCAGCGTGCGAACCCTCCCCTGATGCCGTCGTACCACTACCTTCAGCATGTGAATATAAACCTGTGGCTTTTGTGAAATTACCTTCGGCATGAGAAGACACTCCCTCCGCAAGAGTTTGGAAACCTTCAGAATGTGATCTATCACCAAAAGCGGTTGTTCCTGATCCTTCGGCATGTGAAGACACCCCAACAGCGCGTGTTGCTGACCCTTCGGCATGTGATCCTTCTCCTTGTGCCCATGATATATTACCTTCAGCGTGAGAGTAACGACCCTGCGAAATGGTCGAATTTCCTTCTGCGTGCGATCCGTCTCCGAATGCTGTTACCCCTAAACCTTCTGCGTGCGAATATTCCCCTGACGCCACCGTATCAAAACCTTCAGCATGTGAATAATTTCCTTCGGCTGCTGTTTCTTGTCCTTCAGCATGTGATGAAACCCCAAAAGCCAATACATTGATACCAGAAGCAAACGAACTTTGACCAACATTAGCATCGTCCCACTGTGTTCCATCTACCATACCCACACGTAATGCTGTTTTAGACGCATCGTAAAACATTTGTGAACGTGGTCCCGTAACAGCGTTTTCACCAACAACAAAATCGTCTCCGAACTGAGAACCACCCGGAGTATTTTGTCCAATAAAATCTCCAAAATCCTTAAATGGAGTGAGATTTTCATCAAGGTTTATTTCATCGTCAAGAGGAGAAGACATCTTGCTAAAAGCAGCAACTCTACGCTTGCGACAATTTGGATTACATTCCATTTTTCTTCGTGATGAAGAAGCGTGATAAGAGAAATTAGCACAACTCATTTATATATATTTCTTATATTTTTTATATAATATTTCCTGACGTGTAATAACAACGATCACGTACCAAATTCTTACATGAAGCCACTGTTTGCGCTTGTGTCGTTTCGTGGACTCTTCTTTGTATATTTATATATTGGTCATAATTTTCTTCCTCGGCATATACATTTTCCACAATAGTGTTGTATAATCGTGTTGCAGCATCCAATCGAAGATTGTGAAGGTTTTGTGTTGTCGAAAACTGATTGCTCACAACATAACACATCGCGTCACGAACATCAGATTCATAAACAATGGGCTTTTGGCCAGGATAGTTTTTCTTGAACATATGTACAGCCATAGCATGAACTTTTCTATGTGTTCTCTTACACTCCACAAAATTGGCAAAAATTTGAGATTGATATCCGTCCATCGGATTTGGAATTGGTAGATATTCACCGTCCATTTTATTATGTATGACATAATAAATTGATAAATGTAATTAAAATATAGAAAAACAAACAAATGGAATCCATCAAAGTTAAACTCGCAAAAATCCAATCTGAAGAAGACAAAATCAATTGTGAAATCGAAGAATTAAAAAACAAAATAAAAAATTTAGAATGGGAAAAACATCGATTGCTAATTTCAGATCCTGATGTCTATTCATACGATATGCTGTTAAAAATGTGTCTGGCAGGTGAAAGTTTTTTAGGGACTCCCATGAAACAAGCATTGAAAGAAAGCGGTCAAGGATATACATTAGATGTGTGTAAAGCAGTGAGGGACAATTTTATGAAAATTATCGAAATGGAAGTGGATGGCGATAAAAGACACGAGTTGAGAAAAAATCTTAATATTTTGATCGCATTCATGAAAAACAAATAATTCATATACAAATATATGAATTTAAATTATAACACCGTACTTGTCGTTGTGATATTTAACCAACCCAGGGCCATCTTCTATCTTGCGCCCATACGAAACGTCATACAATCCTTTGTCTGTTGGAAGATCTTTTGGTTTTTTCTTTACATCTAAGACCTTTAGTGTAGTTGTATCAGGCAATAGAATATTATGTATAGTGCCGGGATTGTGCTTGATATCTTCCAATTTTTCCCATTGAAATTTACCCATTATTTTTAACAAATCAACATATTTTGACACTTCAGAGACATTGTTCAAAGTTATTATATTTGTGTTTTCATCAAGTTTAATTGCTTGACGAGGAGGTTCTACTTCCAATTCCTCCCATTTATTCAAGAGTTTTTCCGTTTCATCATCAATTTCCACATCATATCCATTCATTAAAGTTATGGCGTCATTTTCAGCATTATAACTTGGCATAAAGAATTTGTCCTCTACAAGAATATATGGTTTAACAAAATCTTCTGGAGGACTGTCATAACCATACGATTTTTTCTTTGGCAAGACAAAATTTTTTGTGTATACACATACATCATCTTCATACAATGCCTTTAACTTTAGCGATTTTAACAAAGCAATAGGTTTTTTAATAAAATATTTATTGGCGATTGGTAGATTTGCTGGAGCAACAGGGGCCATATATACGGATTGGCCATTGATCACAAATCCTCGACATTTTCCGTAAGAGTCAATGTATTGTTTTTGTGCGTTGTTCAAGAGATTTGTGTATTTAGGGAAATTATAATTTGTATCGGAATAGAATCCGAATACTTGTCTTTTAGTTTCTAAAAACTTTTTGATGATGGTTGGTGATGCGTATGTGCTGTAATTTTTCTGATATGTACCAACCACTTCTATTTGTTCAGAATCCTTATGTTTATAGAGTATTACAAGTTTATCTCTTTTGAATAGCGTAGGAATAAAACCTAAACGAGAATCTGGTTTTGGCATATCATCGTTTTCTATCAAAATAATATTGGATTCTAAATAATATTCAATCACTGGTAAAAAATTCTTTGCTTTCAGTTCTATGGTATCATCTTCCAACGCTTCCTTCATGTATTCTATAGTATAACTTTGTAATCCTGCGTTTATATCGTCTGATTTACCAAGATCAATGATAACCATATCACGAGCAGACTCAAAATCTTCTTTCCATTCGTCAGGATATTTGATCATTGCTGCAGCATCAATTATACTTTGCTTTGAAGGTGGTAGACCATATCTCAAAAAATCGTCTGACTTTAGACCGTGAAAGGACATTATGGAGGAAAGAGTAGTTGGAATGTAACCTTTTCTACCTTCACCCAATTTCTTTTGTTTGTCCAAGACACCTGCTGTTTTCTTCGGAACGACTTTTGACGGAGTACCAACTTCTCTGTATTTGTTTAACCCGCTTGAACGTTTTTTGTATTGATCGATAGGATAACAACAAGGAACATATTGATATTTTGTTTCTCTTCCGATCTTAACAGATTCGGTGTCAGGTTTTAATCCGGGATATTTGCGTGCTTTAGAATCACAAATATAAAAATCTCCACTACCTTCAGGATATTCGAGAATTTTTGCTGGATCGTCTCTCTGTAATTTTTTAACTGTCTCCATGTCGGGTATTTTAGGTTGATGTGCTGCAGCACATAGACGAGCATAACCCTTAAATCCGAAGAGTTCAGGGTTTCTTTCTTGTAGCGGACCGAGTTTTTGTTTGGTTTTTGTTGCTTGTGTGGTGGGTTTTTTCATTTGTGTTTTTCTGAGAATTTCGTATGTGAATTCCAGAGATTTGTCTATTTTTTTGTAATTATCTATTATACCTGAAGCAAGTTTGTCATAATCGGAAAACATACCCAATACAAAAACCTTTGTCTTACGTACATCGGATTCTCCGGGGATTTTTGCCATTTTTACAACAATATCATCACCAAAATTGGTTAGTGTAATGAAAATGGGATTGCTATATTGTATGGTATTAGGATAGTATTTCAACGTGAATCTATCTTTCTTACTCAAGACTCTTCCCGATTCATCGAGAAATATTCTATTCTTGTAAAAATTCTTGTTCAAAATCATAAATGCAAAAATTCTTCTGTCAAAATATTTCTTTTTAATGACAAACTCTCCTTTGATTTTTGACTTGCGAATATTCCGAAGTGATGTAGATATTGATTTCTCTATTTCTGATTTTATCAAATCTATCTTTGATGGGTCAGAAGAAAATTCTATATAACCAAGATTATTATCCATGATTCCTTGATTACCATCCTCATCCATAAAAACTATTTGATTTGGTTCTGTGTTCACATATGAAAACAATTCAATGGTTTCAGGATTTCTATATTCCTTCCACACTTTCACAACAGTGCCTTCCTTACATATAGGTATTCTTGCTGACAATGTGAGGTTCACAGGGGCTTTGAAATTCGCACTTAGTTCACTTTCAGCAACTGTGAATTCACTGACATCATATTTTTTCATACTCTCAAGAAATTTCTTTTGTAGTTTCACATTCTCTTTGGTAACTAATTTTTGATTGGAAGCATCTTGATTGTAATCTTTGATAAACTGCTTCAAGGATTCTTTCATATTGTCATTGCTTTGGAAATTCCAAAACTTTTTAATTTTTTGATAATCCTCCAAATTATTTCCAATGGCCCATATCGATGCGATGTTTTTCCTATTTAATGTGGGGGAAACAAAATTCGATAAACTCTTGATGTTTGAATTGATTATAGCGTTTCTGATGTCCTTTCCTTCTTGGTCGACATACATAAAAAGAGGGGTTTCATCCATTTATATGGTGAATATAATATATAAAGATGATAAAGTCGTTATTTTATAATCCAAACGCAAACGATTATCAGGCTGTTCGCCAAGCGTTATTAAAAGCAGGAATTGAATTTGATACGTTTCCGGTCACAGGAAGAAACGTCGCAGAACGTTTAAAAAGAATTGGAATAAATGGTCTTCCTGCGTTATACGTGCGTGATTCGAGGAATGTGAAAATATTTATAGGTCAAGAAATAATGGATTTGGTTGGAAAACAAGAAGTTGAAAGTGAAAGTGAAGAAAACGATGTTCCTTTTAGATATCGTGCTAAACAAACATACGCTCGTCCTACTAAAACCAAGAAGAAAGAACCTGAACCGGAATCCGAATCGGAGGAAATACAAAGTGGTTCGGAAGAGGCTGAATCATTATCAATTATTGAATCGTCGAACGAGGAGATACAATCGAAAGACTTGCCGTTAGAAAATGATAAGGGAAAGATAAATGCGTCTGCAGCAATGAAGGCGTTTCAAGCAGAGAATGAAAAATTATTACCTCCAGAGGACGAAAGACCACGTAAACGAATTAAATAAATTATATCTATATATAAATGAGGCCTTGTGTAAAGATTTTTCAAAATGATCTATTGAATTGTATGAGGGATTGTATTGACATTCTTAATGACGATTTTGCTAATGACAACGATGCTATGATTATAGTTGGAGAATTGGAGGTGGCTATCAATATGATTAGTTCAATCCATGAGTCAATGATGTCTAAATTCATTGAAAGTTTCAACAAAATGATTGCTCCGTTGAAGAAAGAAATAGAGAAGAGAAATAAAGATTTTTTTGAAAGTATAGAAATTTGTAAGCATTGTACGGATGATGAATGTGATGATGAATGTATATGTGCCTCAAGATGTGGAGATGAATGTCGATGTGGTGACACATGTATTCATTGTTCAGACATTCTCACAGAAATGGATTCTAAAACTTTCAAGGCTATAAAGAAAATTATGAAAAAGGGAAGAGAAGAGGATGTAAAAGTCATGTTTGCCTACATGGATTCGTTTGTTGTGTTGGGTGAGACATATCACACCGAAACAAAACAAAAGTTGAGTTAAACATTCCATTTTATATAAAATGGACAATCCACATATTATTGTTATTAGAGATTTTGTTAAGTTTGCTTATGGTGTTGATAAAGTTAAATCTGTTGAACATCTTTATCGTTTTGTAAGCAAGCCCAAAACGCTGTCTGAAGACGTCCAGAGATCCATCAAAGAGGAGGCACGCAAGTGTTTTTCAGAGGTTGATTGGAATGATCTACAGTCATCAGACAGATTTAGTTATAAAACTGGATGGGTTGGTTTGAAAAGATTGAAGGAAAAATGTAATGACGAGGATTTGGAAGATTTCAATGATTTTGTCCAAGCGTTTAAAGTTTTGTATCGCGATGAGGATGAAAGTGTAAACAAACTTTTGAAGGAATTGGATTTGGATCCAAATTCTCCCGAGGCTGGGTTTTTGAAGAGAGTGTTTAATGAATTGGGTGAGGATTTTATGGATTTTGTAAAGAGTCATGAGGGAGGACAAGAGTTTGATTTGACAAAGTTATTGACGAAAGGAACGGCGATTTACAAGAGTGGAAAACTTAATGGGTTGATGACGGAATTTCAAAATTCAAATGTACGTATGTCAAGAATTTTGTTTTCTGTGGGAAAATTGTTGGAAAAGGCGGAAAATGACAATAAAGACGATAATAAGGATAAAGATGGAGACGCTTCTTCGTCAGATGAACACGAATTGCTCGAAAATGTTGCTTGAATATGGTGAGAGAGATCCTGAAATCCTGAAATCTTTTTTTGATGGGTTGGAAAATAAAGCCAAAGCGGATTTGGAAATGTCGAAATTGGTTAGTGACCCTTTAGATGAGAGAATATTAAAAATTGCGTGTCAAAATGGTTTGATATATACACTTGATTGTATTTTAGAAAAAGGATATGAATTGAAAGATGTACATAAAAAATATATAAAAAAATATATAGAAGAGGAAAATGATGATCGTGTTAAAAAGTGGCTATTAAATAAATGAACACTTACTTCGCAAAGATAAGATCACAGAAATGTACGATTAATATTCTTCACGCTTTATTGAAAGGAGATAAATCAGCAACATGTTATTTTTACTTGTGATAAGTTGTTAGAGATGCATCCAGAAAACTATAATGTTATAAGAGAAGGAAACAAATATACAATTTCATTAAAGTAAATTCATAATTATTATTATGAATATGTTTACAGAATAGTCCATAGTTTTGTACCGATGAGATTTGCGTATTCTGCTGTGGCATCTGGCGTTCCTGCTGATCCATCAAGTTGGAAACCTATATCTATTGCTGATCTTGCGGTTGGAGAATCCCAAAATACATTTTGAATAGTCGAATAATCATTAAACATTATTATTGCTCTGTTATAATTGTCTTGTGTAAATCCTGCGTTTCTCATGAAATTCTCAAGTGAAACAACAGATATCGGTCTCCACAAAGAAAGATCTCTATCAACGGCCAACGCCTGATTAAACATATATTCCATATCTTGAACATTCGAGACGTTCCAATTTGAAACATTTGGATTTGCCACAGGTGCTTGAGAAAACATTCTTTCCATATTAGTGACACTTGATGTGTTCCAATTTGTAACATTTGGATTAGCAACAATCGCTTGAGTAAACATTCTTTGCATGGTTGTTACACTTGACACATTCCAATTTGAAACATCAGGATTTGCCGAAGATGCTCCTGAAAACATAAAAGACATATCTGTTACTTTCGATACATCCCATTTTGATACATCCGGATTTGCTAATGTTGCATTATTAAACATTCTTTGCATATTCGTGACATTTGACACGTCCCATTTAGATACGTCAGGGTTAGCCGGTGTGTTATTGAACATAAACGTCATAGATGTGACATTTGATACGTCCCATTTTGATACATCCGGATTGGCGTTTATTGCTTCACTAAACATCGAAGACATGTTTGTTATTGTCGTGTCGGGGACATCCGTAGCGCTAAATGTTGTGATACGTTGATTTTGAATAAAGTTTAATCTTGTCAATCCAACCTTTCCAAATTGTACGACATCCACCAATTTGGCTCTCTGATTTATATCGATTAATACGTTGTTATCCCAACTTGATACAAACCCTGACACAACAACATTATAATCTCCGGCAAAAGCATATGTATGTGTAACGTCAACGGATGAAGTAATCTTATTGAATGATCCGTCTCCCCACAAAACATAAAAATCTACAACACCGTCAACAGGTAATTGTATTAGTTCATTATTTGTTGTTGTTCTCCATGTGGTTATGAAATTGTCTGCGTTTAGTATGTTTTCAAAAAATATATTTCTATCAAGTTTCTCATCGCCACAACAAAATTTCTTGAATGACAACGATACAGGTTTTCTTATACAACGACATCTGTCTTGGCAAGATCTTTTACCTTTGTTAAAGTATGTTCTGGAAGCAGGTGCTTCTCCACAAAAACTCATTTATAGTACAATATATTTTTTTGAGATAAAATGATTTTAATGTATGAAAGAAAGACATATTTATAATATGTCCAAGATAACAGGACTCCAATTTTCTATACTCTCTAACCAAGAAAAAGAACGTTTAGCAGACGTTGATGTTACAGATGCAGGAACTAAAAGTAATTCGTCATCGTTGTATGATGCCAGATGCGGACCGGTTGATAATGGAGATACATGTTTTGAGTGTGGAAAGTCAAATATAGAATGTACTGGCCATTGGGCAAAAATACATTTAGGATGTGTACTTCCGCATCCATATTGGTGTGAAGAGATAAAGATGATTCGTCAATGTATATGTAGAAAATGTTCGAAATTGTTGTATAGAAGGGAAAAAATGGAGATCAATGATATATTGTTATTGAAAGGGAAAGAGAGATTGAAAGCGATATATGATCATATTGTAAACATATGTGAACACTCGCAATGTGATTATTGTAAAACACCCATCTTTAAAATAGTACAAAAGGATTATAAATTTTTCATTGAATATCATGAACTCATTGAATCAGATGAAAAGAAACAAAAATATAAACTCAAAAAAGTAGAAACTAAATATGATACAATTTATTCCAATTTCAAAGACATATCCTCTGAAGATTTTAACCTTTTAGGTTTCAATTCTGAATTGTTAGATCATGAGATCTACAAGGAAAAAGACACATTTCCACGAGCAATGATGGATCACAGACACCAAATGAAACCTGAGGATTTGTTTCTCGAGACTCTTTTGGTTGTACCTCCTTGTATTAGACCATATACAAAAGTGGGAAGAGATATAGCACAAGACGATTTAACTACAATGTCAGCTTCCATTATCAAAAAGGTTAAATTGTTAAAGGCTGCAAAAACTGTTTCTGCGCAAACAAAATGTATAGAAAATCTTCAAAACGAGGTATATAGTTTTATGTCACAAAAAACGGAAACGGGGATGGGTGGAAAACGAACATTAATGACAATATGTGCTCGTCTGAAAGGAAAAGAAGGATACATTAGATCACATTTAGAATCGACGCGTTCTGATTATGGTGGAAGAACGGTAATCGGACCAGATCCTTCACTCAAACCTGGGGAAATTGGTATACCACAAGCAATGAGAAAGATTACACAAAGGATTAGAATTGCTGAATATAACATTAAATTTTGGAACGACCAACTTAAAAAAGATAGAAGATTATTGTTTTTAGCGAGAAAGAACAATGATAAGAAGATTCAGAACGCTAAAAAAGGGATAAGAGTTTTTAGCACATACGAACCCATGACAAAATATGAACCTGAAATCCAATATATACACCGAACAGTTCATGGAACATACAAGAAATTTTCCTTCAAAAGCCCAAACATTAAATTTTTGATAAATGGTGATTATATTGATGCTAAACTCAGAGATGGAATGAAAGTTATTTTTAATCGCCAACCTACAATTCGCGAAGAGAGTATGAACGCTCATACAGTAAAAATCCATCCACATCCTGACAAGAAAACAGTCACCATCAATCCGTCGGTATGTACAGGCTATAATGCGGATCAATAAGGTCCTCAACAGGTAGATCCCATCATGGTTAATATCGATACCATGGTGGATAAAGATTGTAACGATATTCTTGATATAACTACCTAGTCTCATATATGAGGCGAAACATCTTGTTGCGGGAACACCCTTACTCACAATGTGGGACATGTTTAACATGGAGCCTTTACTACTACTCATCTGATAGAAATATCAGATGATACCCGGGGTAATGACCTAGGGCATAGTAAAAACGTAAAGGATTGGGCAATCCGCAGGGTTACTTTCTAAACACCGTTATGGTAAGGTGCAAGAAAGGCTCTCAACGACTGACCCGATGTTGGTTGGCAATGAAGAATTAACCGTTCCGAGCCGGCTTAAGATACAGTCTGGCCCCTTTGGAAACATTGGGGAGTCGCCCCGTTTGACGGCGACGAAGGTAACATTTCAGTCCCACAAGGAGAAATGGCACAAGCAGAAATGGAAGAGCAGTTACATATAGATAATAAAGTGTTATCTACTCAATGTGGTTATAATATTGTAAATAATATTCAAGATGTGATTATTTGTATGTATTTTATGACGTTGGATGAAACAATTATAGAGACAAAGGATTTTTTTGATTTGTGTGTTGTAGTTAATTTGGATGATTGGAAATTTCATTTGAAGCGGGCATCACAATATTTTCCTCAATACATCAAGAAAAATGGAAAACTCAAAAAGAATGCCGTTCCAGGAAAAGTTGTAGCATCTATTGCTTTTCCTTCCACTTTTTCCTATAATTGTTATGGCGTAGAGATTGAAAATGGTATTATGATCAAAGGTGTTTTAGACAAAAAGACATTGGGTAGCAAGAGAAATTCCATTATTCACAAGGTGGCGATCGAGTATGGAAGTCCACGCGCATCAAAATTGGCAGGTGATTTTGGATGGATTTCAAATCATTGGTCATGTATACATGGTTATACATTTGGAATTATGGATTGTATGACCACAAAGAAAAAAGATGTCAAGAAAACAATCAAGGAAGCACAAGAAAAAGTTAAATATATTATGGCAACGAATAAAGGAAAAAGAGAAAAAGAAGCATTGATTGTCGAAACGTTGAATAATGTAGCCTCAATTGGTCAGAAACTCGCAAAAGAAGGTATGGTTGGAGGTAAGAATAATGCGATGGCTGTAGCAACTATCACAGGAGCCAAAGGAAATTATCACAATTTGATGTGTATTTCTGGAGCGTTGGGGTTACACACTGTAAAAGGAAAAAGAATGGAACCAGAATTGTGTGAAGGAACAAGGACACTTCCGTGTTTCAGAAGAAATGACGATCGTCTAAACGCAAATTGTTTTGTTGAAAGAAATTATCTTCAGGGATTGGGACCGGCAGATATGATTTGGTCGTCATGGGCGACGCGCGATGGATTGATTAACACTGCTGTAACAACAAGAAGTTCTGGATATGGTCATCGAAGGTTTGAAAAGAAAATGGAAAATCTTCGAACATACAACGATGGAACAGTAAGAGATTGTAATGGAAAGATTATAGATTATTGTTATGGTGAATATGGTTTTGACGGTACAAAAGTTTTTTATGTTGAGGGAATTCCTTTCTTTTGTGATGTAGAGTCAATTGCTAAAATGTGTAATTCGAGATATATTCAGGAAGGTGGCGATTCAAATGTTGAAATGTTGACACTTGACAATGTTGATTCTATAATGAAACACTTTAAGTTTTTTAAACCTTCTGTGGAAACACACGCATCAATTTCACAAAAGGAACGTGTAAGATATGTTTTGGAAAAAGGGCTGAAAAAATCCAAGATATACAAAGACAAATCTGTCATTTCTGATTTTATAAAAACATTGATCAAAATGTTTAACAAAGCATTGGTTTCTCCGGGAGAAATGGTCGGAGGGAAAGCATCTAATGCTTTGGGTGAAGATGGAACACAAGGAGCATTAAACGCTTTTCATTCAGCGGGCAGATCAACAAAGACGACTACGACTGGTTTACCACGCTTAATGGAAATTATTGATCTCACGAAAGAGCCAAAGATTACATCGTGTTCTTTCAAATATAACGATAAGAGGTTGATAAATGGTGATGAAAAACAACAACTTGAAAGAGTTTGTGAATTGAGAAAAAAGTTTGAATATAAGGAATTGAAGGATCTTGCGGACATTACATTGGAGAAAATGTCGGATGATGAGATAACAAATGATTATGAGCGTTTGCTTGGAATTCATAAAATTCATGATGTTCCTCTCTGGGTTTCCATTTATTGTAAATTGATGGAATTGGATCAACCGGAAATGGATGCTTTTGCTATTCGTGTGACTATGAAAAAGGAAATGATGTATAAATATCGTTTGTCACTTCACGAGATTGTAGAATGTTTAGAATCTACTCAGTATATAGCAATACCTTCACCACCATCAGAAATGTGTATTATCATTTATCCAAACTTTGACAACATTCCAAAAAATATGGTAAAGAAATTGGATACAGGAGATGATGGGTGGAAATATTATTATGCGCGCGATATCATCATGGAGACGATCAAGGAAACTCACATTACAGGAATTCATGGCATACAAGAAATTTTTCATGCTGGAGATAACAAAATTGATGTACAAGGAAATAATTTTGCTGAATTGATGAAATGTTCAAAGGTGATTTTTTCGACGTTGGAGACGGATGTAATCAAGGAAGTGTATACAAATCTTGGGATTGATGCAGTATATATTTTCATTTGTCAAGAATTGAAAAAAGTTTTTACAAAGGAAATATCTCCATGTAACATCATGTTATTGGCACGTGCTATGACGCGAGATGGGTGTTTGACAAATGTCACACGCCACGGAATCAATGATGATGTTGGAGTGATGACCAAAATGATGAATGAGACAGCGATGGAAATCATTGAAAATGGTTCTTTGTGGGGTTCGCACGACGGAATGGAGTCTGCTGCATCTGCTTATTTGCTTGGTTCTCTTGGCAAATTTGGAACATCCAACCCGTCATTTGAGTTGCTCGTATAATTGAAATTTTTCTTTTATATTTAAAAGAAAGTTATATATGTCAACTAAAATTGTAAATCCAAATACTGGTAGGCATATAAAAGTTGGAGGGCAAACTCATTGGAAATTAATAAAGGAAGGGATATTGGAACACAACACATTAAATTTAAATAAAGAAAATATTAGAAAAAATACGCGGGCGAAATATACAAAACCTGTCGTAATATACAATAAAAAGACAACCCAGTTTACAAATTTAATTGTTATAGTGGACGATATAAATAAAATTATAGGCCGATTTGTTGATGATAGTTCAGTTAATCAATATGATATTATTAGACATTTTAAGAAAGAATATCCAGTGTTGAAGATTATTACAGACAGCGATACAAAATTGATTTTCCCAGGAAAAGAGCCTTTTATATGCGATTGTCTCAAAGATTATATTGATGATTTATTTAAGAGTTTTGATGACACTTCGCTTAATCAATAAGAATAAATCAGATTTTTAAGATCATAATAAAATTATGATCAACATGGAGATTTTAAATTATGTATAAATTTGATTTTTAAGATCATAATTTTTATTCTGATCAACGATGGAAATATTAAATCAAGTTCCAGTTATTCACATTTTAAGCGATATATTGGGAGAGAGAATAAGACCTTTGTTAAAAACATGTAAACGAGGGCAAGAATATAACAGAGATTATTATGTTTTGACAAACATATACAAGGATCCATGGCATGTAGCTTGTGTTCGTGGAGATCTTGGGTGGGTCAAACATTTACATGAGACATCGTATGAACCCAAACATCCATATTTAATGAATTATGCTTGCGAATTTGATCATTTCGAGGTTGTTAAATATTTGCATTCTATAGGAGAACCGTGTGATGGAAAATCTGTGGATTTTGCTTATAGAAATGGCAATATAGAAATGGTAAAATTTTTGGCAACTATGTGTTCAGCAGACATTTTTAATGCTATGTGTACAGCATCAATAAACGGTGATTTAGAAATGGTTAAATATTTTCATTCGCTTCCATCTTGTTATAAAAATACGAAAGTTATGTCTTTACAATGGTCAGCGCGCCGTGGACATGTTGAGATTTTTAAATTTATACACTCTGAAGGGACGGAATGTACACCTGCTGCATTGGCGTGGGCAATAAGTAACAGGCGTACAGAAATAATTGAATACATAATGACCCATGAAAAAAGAAGTTTTGTTGAAATTTCATGTGGTTTTAATATATTAAGAATGCAACAATAATAAACATGGAAGAGGAAGAATTACAATTTTTTGCTTGTGTGAAGTGTTTGAAACATAGTTTAGGTGATTACCTTGACGATTTTCTCGACGGTTCGAGCGAATATCCATTATATGTGGTGTGTGATATTTGTAATGAGAAGGGTATTGTACATTTTTTTGAGTATTCACCTTCCCGTATTCTACGCATGGAAAAAAACCTTTATATTCAGGAAGCAAGATTAAAAGAAAAATAGAAACATATTCATCTTTATAAAGATGAATCAGGAATACATGGGAAGAGGACAGTTTTTGTATATATCGAGTATAGTAATGTCTTTCTTGTGTTTATCAGATGTGTTGAGTATGACATCGGTATGTAAAGATTTGCGCGAATTGTTGTATCAATATGAGGATCCCATAAGACCACAAAGATTTCGTGTATTAGCAAGATATTTTTATGGAAGGCTGTATAATCTTGATCTTAGTGGTTTTCGTGACAAAGTACATATGAGTCATTTGTATAAAAATTGTAAGATATTAAATTTGAGTGGAACAAGAATATCATCTGTAAGTTATCTTGATAAGGTGAGAATTCTTGACGTTTCGCATACGGAGGTAAAAGATGTATCAAATCTTAAAAATGTGAGAGAATTAAATATAAATCATACACCCATAAGTAATTTTTGTTATCTTCCTAAACTTCATACATTGAAGGCGTCTCACACAAAACTTGTAGATACATATGGAATGCATGACATAGAGTACCTTTATTTGAATGAGAATCAGTATTTGACTGATCTGTCTGGGCTGGGAAGTAATAAGGTTGTTGATCTTTCAATGTGTTTGAACATAACAAACGTGGATTCGTTAAAGGATGTTCTTGATGTGGATTTGTCATATTGTCTTATGGTGGAAGATGTCAGTAAGTTGACGAATGTGTCATTTTTAAATTGTTCATATACAAATGTAAAATCTGTGAAGGGGTTGAGTAATTTACAATTTTTGTCTGCTGGCGGTTTGAGACTCAATAGTGTAACATGTAAAAATTTGTTTTACCTTGATCTATCAAACAATCAAAATTTGTATACGGTGAAACAATTTGAAGGGGTTGAAAACCTCACGTTGAATAGGTGTTTGAACATTGTTGATTGGGAACTACCAAAATCCGTCTCTGTGTTGAGAGTAAAAGCGTGTACACAAATCGAGGATGTTGATCTTATTCATTTTAAAGACCTTTATTCATTGGATCTATCAGAAACAAATATAACGAATATTGAACATTTGGTTAATATTCGTTTTCTTAGATTGACGAGGTGTTATCTATTGTTTGAACTCAAGCCTTTACAAAATGTATATAGTTTAGATATTAGTCATACCGGTATTACGGAATTGGACGGAATTGAGAATGTAAAGGCAGTGGATGTATCATATACACAAGTGAACGATGTTTTTCCTTTGAGAAATGCCGAATATGTAAATTTGTGCGGATGTGTATATGTAGTAGACATTAGGCCGTTAGTAAATGTAGAAAAAATAATAATCTCACACGCCTATCCAATATATGGATCTCAGACGATGAATAACATCAAGTATGTTTTATAAAAAATAAAAAAAATGGCTTAATATTATTGATTTTATTATAAGTTGCGCCCTTTCATTAGGAATCGCACACCCAGGTCTAGGGTCTTTGTGATAGTAGGCTAATCGGACCGTTTGCCCCAAGATGGGCTTGCCATCCGTAGAGGATTAACATAAGCCTTGAAGAACGTTATGTGGAAAGTACAAAGTGGTATCAGTCGCAAGTGTCGCATCTGCTTGGAATAGTACGATAACCGGAGTAAAGCAATTAAGAAATCCCTCTTGTTAGTCACATGGCTATGTGCGGAAAAGGAGGTGTCAAGTCACTCTCCGTAAGGTGACGTCAAGTCACTCTCCGCAAGGAGATGTCAAGTCACTCTCCGCAAGGAGATGTCAAGTCACTCTCCGCAAGGAGGTTCAAGGAACAGTTCCTCCTTATGTTAGGTTGTTTTTCATAGCATCTTACTACAGATCACTAGTTTGATAACCAATTAACATAAAAGATACTTAGGGTTTTAGTTTGTATACAAAATTAATTATGGCGCGAAAGCGTCATCGGGTTCCTACATCCGTGGGAACGTTTATTTGGCAATTTTAATAAAGGTAAGTTTTGTTTTTCGTTATACGTTTTCAGCATTACTAACATATTTTTTCATTCACAACACCTCATATTATGCGAGGATTTTAGGGTCGGCGTCTTAAAACTTTATCTCCTATGAGATTTGCGAATAACTCGATGTAATATTGACTATTCGCAGATTTTATAGGTAATAAAGTTTATACAGACAAACCAGTGGGCGTGGTATAAACGCATCCTCTTTGGTACGGATAGAATCAAAGGATAATTCTGTTTCGCTTAGCGTAGGGGTTTTCCTTGATCCATATCAAAGAAATACTTTATACATAACCTGTATAATTTCATATTTTATATTTTTTTAATTATAAATGAGCACTTGTGGAAGTTTCACTTCGAGAACTTACTTGAGCAAAGGTAAAAAATCTTGCGCTGACGCATGTGGATGTACGAGAAGACCTGTTACCATGGCATTTACAAAACCTTGTTGTGGAGATGAAAGACTTAATAGAAATATATTTTTCGAAAACATCCAGAACAATCCAAATGCTTTTATCACGACATGGAGAACAACAACTCCAAACGAACAAATACGATTGCCTGTAGGTGGTGAAGTAGATTTTTATGTTTTGTGGGGAGACGGATCGTTCAGTAAAATCACTTCGTCAGTGAATCCTGTTACACACACTTATACTCATTCAGGTGAGTATACTGTTATCATTACAGGTTCAATAGAACAATGGGATAATAATTTAATACCCTTCCCATTAAGAACTAAGTTGATAGATGTCGTTCAATTTGGTAAAATTGGTTTGAAGAAACTAAATTTCGTACAAAATACAAGCATAACCACATTTAGTGCATCAGACGTTCCAGATAAGACTATAACTGATATGTCCGAAATGTTTTTAAATGCAATTGCAGCAAATCCTGATGTTTCTAAATGGGATGTGTCAAATGTTACTAATATGAGATATATGTTTTCAACGGCTGTACAGATGAAACCTAATGTATCCAAATGGGATGTGTCAAATGTTACTAATATGGAAGCGATGTTTTATAACGCACCTTCAGCAAATCCAGACGTTTCAAAATGGGATGTTTCTAATGTGACAAATATGGCTGAGATGTTTCGTCTTGCAATAAGTGCTAACCCTGATGTTTCAAAATGGAATGTATCAAAAGTTACAAACATGTTTCAAATGTTCTGGAATGCGACAAGTGCTGATCCTGATATTTCATTATGGCAACCGTCGTCTTTGACAACATCAGCATCATTATTTAATTTTATGAGAAGTTCCGGATTCACACAAAATAATTATAACAAAGCGTTAATTATGTTTAATGCCCAAACATCTATGAATGATGTTCAATGGCAATCACCAACAGCTACAAGCGCTGTAGATTTGACTTTTCAAATTAACGGCAATACGGGATCACCAAATGGAAACGCTGCATTTATTGCTTTAACAGATCCACCAAGAAACTGGATCATACAACCATAAAAATTGATATATATCACAATAAATTCATGTGTAAAACAAATGAATCCTCCCAAAGACGAAGTTTGGTTTTATTCAACAAAGGAATGTCCTTATGGTGTATTTTCCAATTTTTGGGAATGTAAAATTGTGATCGATGGTGTGACATATCCACACTCTGAAGCATATTATCAAGCAGAAAAGTTTCGGGGTGAAGGCGCTTCAGAAAAAGATTTAGAATATGCCGATTTGATTTCCAAACAAAACACAGGAAATAAATCGGCAATTTTGGCGAGACAGAAAAAGCCTGTTCAAAATTATCCTTGGGCTAAAAAATTGTGGTTGACCATTCAAGCATATCATGATGTCAAATTACGTTCAGATTGGGAAGATGTTAAGGACGATGTGATGCGTAAGGCAGTATATTTTAAATTTAAGCAAAATCCAAAACTTGAAAAAATTCTTTTAAGTACGGGAAACTACAAGATTTTTGAACACACACATAGAGATTCATACTGGGCAGACGGTCATCCAAAGAACGATCCTACTGTACATGGAGATGGTAAAAATATGCTTGGTGTGATTCTTGAAGAGGTTAGAGATATTTTATCAGGAAAACGTGATGTGTATGATTTTCTATAATTTCATAATATAATTATGAATGTTCATACAGCCATTGGTGCCTTGATGTATGATTGTGGATTGTAGCCTTCTAAATGAAAATCATCGATTGTGTAATCATCAATGTTCTCATGAAAGTCGATTTTTAGTGTCGGTGGATCGCTCGGATTTCTTAAAAGTTGTCTACACATTTGAAGGATGTGATTATTGTATATATGTGCATTTCCTAAATGATGATGGAATTTTCTCGCTTTGAGTCCACACACCTTTGCAATCAAATGTGTAAGAATTGAATAACAGAGAATGTTAATCTGAACTCCAAGAAACATGTCACCCGATCGTTGATACAACGTACTTTCAAGAAATTCTCCATCCACATCAAACTGTACAAATGTATGACACGGTTCCAAAACTCCCTTGTCTAAATCCTGTGGAATGTATGTTGTTAGAAGTAAACGACGATCGTATGTATAATCTCCATTTTTGACGGCCTTGATGTTATCTATCAAACGTTGTAGTTGATCAACTCCACCTTCTCCATGTCCATCTCTATCGCCTCTATATCTTTGTGGAACATATTTTGCTCCAGCGCGTCTCCAATGCCATCCATACATTTTTCCGAGTTCTCCGACTTGATATTCATTCAATCCTCTATTGTCAAGGAATTCACGGGATGTGTTACCAACCCACCAATTAATACCCTGTTCTAATAATTTGTTGGAATCCGTTTCTCCTTTGATAAAAAATAAAAGTTCTTTGATTGTGTTTTTCCAAGCCACTTTCTTTGTTGTAAAACATGGAACCTTTCCATCTGTAAGATCGTATGAGACGTTCTTTGGAGAAAACAAATAACGTATTCCTGTTCCTGTACGATCTTTCTTTTCCTTTCCGTTATTGAGAATGTTGCTACACAAACCAAGAAATCCTGATTCGTTATTGTCTTCTTTGTGGGTGATGCTTGGTATTCGAAAATATAATTTGGATTCACGATCGCTATTGTCGACCTCTTTGGGGTTCACAGAAAACATGACGGTGAAAGGTTCGCTATCCACATAAAACACAATCTTTTTGATACTCATATACACAAGTTTAAAATCTATTTGTCGCGCTTCAACTTCTGAATCTACGATAATTGCAGTCTTGCCTTTTTCGGAAAGAACGGTTTTCCAATCACCACTTTTGTACACACCATGGATTTTCAATGTGTTATCAAAATATGTATGAACAGAATCTTCGTCAAAGTAAGTTTCGATATTTCTGTCACTTCTAATGTATACATATATGTACCACATTTATTATAAAGAGGTCTTTTATACCGCTATCCCACGTACGTGGGATAAATAGTTTGAGTACGCCACCAAATAAAAAATGATATTTAATCCTAATAACGTTTTAAACATCAAACTCTTCTTACTAAAATGAAGACTAACAACGTTGATCTTAACAACCTCCTTGCTGCAACCGTGGACAGTGTCGTCATGCGATTTATTGATGTCGTTGGTGAAAAATATGAATTGAATACACAAGAATTATGTAATATTTGGGACAAGACGTCTGTTGGAGGAACTATTAAAACTACAAAAAGAAAAATCGAACGTTTGGAAGATTCGGAATCGTCTTCCGCAAGTGAAAAGAAAACTAAAAAGCCAGTTGATGACGGAACCGAATCGGAAGAAGAGTCTGTTGTCACCGTTCAAAACCGCAAAGATTCTCTGAGTGAATCATTGAGCCCTGTTGCCAAGAAACCATCTAAACACGTCGATTCTTCAGATGACGAATCCCCTGTCAAGCCAAAAGGCAAGAAGCAAACAAAGGTTGAAGAATCGGAAAGTGAGGATACACCTGTCAAGCCAAAAGGCAAAGGAAAGAAACAAGTCAAGGTTGAAGAATCGGAAAGTGAGGATACACCTGTCAAGCCAAAGGGTAAGAAGCCGGTAGAAGATTCTTCTGACGACGAATCCCCTGTCAAACCAAAGGGTAAGAAGCAAACAAAGGTTGAACTTTCTGAAAGCGACGAATCCCCTGTCAAGCCAAAGGGTAAGAAGCCTGTAGAAGATTCTGACGACGATACTCCTGTCAAGCCAAAGGGTAAGAAGCCTGTAGAAGATTCTTCTGACGACGATACTCCTGTCAAGCCAAAGGCCAAAGGAAAGAAACAAGCCAAGGTTGAAGAATCGGAAAGTGAGGATACTCCTGTCAAGCCAAAGGGTAAAGGAAAGAAACAAGCCAAGGTTGAAGAATCGGACGACGAATCTCCTGTCAAGCCAAAAGAAAAGGCCAAGCCAAAGGCAAAGGGTAAAGGTGAACGACGAGATTTTGTTGAGTCGGATCAACCTAAAGGAGGTTCCGATTTTCCTGACCCGCCAAGCAATCTAAAGTTTTTGGAGGGAACTAATTATGTTGTACACGATGGCAAAGTTGTAGCAGGATGGGGTAAGCGAGGTATTACGGCGCTATCAAAGATCCACGTTAAAGCACTTGATGGTCCGTTGAACGAGAATATCAAGTATGAAGTATATAGCAAGGAAAAGTTGAATAAACTTTTGGATATGGAGGATGTGAATGCTGGAGTTAAAAAGGGAAATGTAAAGGCAAAGAAGGGTAAGAAGTAAATATGTTTCATTTAAAAATAAATGAAATCAACCTTGATACCAACTCCACAACAACCACGCTATTGACGCGAGACCAACGGATACGGCTATACAATATTGTATTAATTTTTTATTACATACCTTTCCTTCATGGTTTTTTATTACAGAAGGTTTGAACCACCAAGTGAATCCGACGATGATTAAGCCTGTGACACCTACAAACCCAGCGACGACTTTCCATGGACTGAGCGAGGCTATTTGCATTTCTCTTTCTAATGCTTTTATTCTGTCAGAGACATCTGTCATTTTATTTATAACGTTATATTTCTTTTATGGTTTCATCGCTCCCAAAGGAACATGAAATTCTTGTGGTCTTGGCACAATAACATCTGCGCTTGTGAGAAACTCATTCATCAACACAACATCTCTATTCTCTTTGAAGCATTCTCTCAAATCACGGTTTCTGGCTTCTTTGTCAGATTTGCCGATAGCGGGACCAATGTTGATACGTTTTTTCTGTTCGCCAACTTTGAACTTGTGTTGTTGTTTTCTATGCGTTCTGATTGCTGTATATGCCACTTGTAACAATTCGGCATGTTCTTTCAAAATATCCTTTGTGATATCTTTGCCTTTTGCTTCCTTTGAAATGTTTACAACAGCGTTATTTATAATTTCCGTATTCTCTTTCAAAAATCTTCTAATATCCACTTTCTTGGGGTTCTTTTTATATGCTGTTATCGCTTGTTGTAAAAGTTCTATATGCTCTTTGAGTGTCTTAATTGCTTTGTTGTCCTTGGCTTCTTTACGAATACCCAAAGTTTTATCAGAGCCATCAACAAGTAATTCCGTTTTATCTTTTAATCTTTGCATCTTTTGTTTTTGCTCCTTTCTTTGTTTTGGATCTATACCCAAAGCCGTCATAACATCTATGGCATCCTTTTTGAAGCATTGAGGTAACTTGCTTTTAACAGCACCTTTCTTAGTGTGTCTTCCACCAACCCCAGTCAATACGGGAGCAATAGATTTGAGTTTTTGACCCTTGGTTCTCAGATCACCTGGATTGACTTCCATAACGATATCGTGCGGAATACCAAATTCGTTGACCGATGGACCATCATGAACTGATCTTTGTAGATTGCTTGTCTTTGGACGAGTTCGGATATATTCTAAAACGTCAGCATTTCCGTTAATAAGTTCTTCGTTCATGAATCTATTAACATCAATAGTATCGTTAGGACAAACCCACTGCTTTGAACTAATAGGACAATGTGTATTAGTTTCCTTTCCACGAACAACATAGTCCTCGACGATAACACGTTGTCGTTTTGTACTTTTTAGACCTTGTATCATTTATTATAGATAATTTTATTATGTTTGAAATATACATGAATTTAAAATTGTGTGTTTTTGAGACGATTACCTTTTGATCTTGATGTCAATGCTCTTTCTCCTATTTGTCTTGCTGGAGGGTTTAGTCTTGATGTTGGTCTTGGTGCTGATTGTAGAGATGGAGGCACTGCTGGTCTCGGTTCAGGTTTTGGGGGTGCTTGTGTTATTGCTACTGATCTTTTAGTGACGGGTCGTGGTGCGGGGGTGTTAACAGGTTTTTTTGCGTCAACCTTTCTTACGGGGATATTAAATTTTCTTGGAGCAGTTTTGCGTCCTTTATTACATCCTGTACACATGTTTTTTATTATGTCAAGAATAAGTTATAACAAAAAAATAACATTTTCGATTTAAAGGAAATAATGTTTTAAACAAATGCCTGATGTAGATAAACCTCGCGGTACAGTGTCACTATTAACAATTATGGCTTACCTTGAAGGCGGAACATACGATCTTGAGAAGTTGTTTTACGATTTGCCGTACCATTATATTTCAGACCCTCCGAAACGTAAAAATGGATCGGTAGATGTGAAAAAAATCAGTGTCTTGGCTGATAAAATTGTTTCGATACAGTGGGGTCAATACATCAAAGGTATTGAAACAATTTCGGGGGAAGCGTTGGAAAAGATAAGAAGTGAAGGATTGGAATACGAAATAACCGTAAAAAAATCAAATGGAAAAACAAAAGTATACAAAGATATTTATGACAATATATATAATTACAAGAACGTAGTTCATTTCAAAAGACCTGGTGACAGAAAGAACTTTCCTCATCAAATAACATTGATCTATTCATGTCAGCCAGGAATCAATATAAATATGTTTATATTTAGACAAAGCATGAAGATTTCTGGATTCAAAAATCAAATACAATGTGAGAAAATGGTAAAAAGGTTGTGGAAAAAATATTTATCAAAGATCGAAAAGGGCGTTATAATGGAAACAGAAAATCTCGGTTTCATCTTTGAATCCACAATGATCAACACAAAATTTAAAACCCCTTTCAAATACAAACTAACAAAAGTAAACACATTAATCAATAGAATCAAAGAACTTGAAGGTGATGACACAAATATCATAATGTCCAGATATGAAACAACTGGCGACACAGGAGTCACCATCGAACTCAAATCCGATAAACCCGAAGACTATACATACAACAAATGGACATGGAGAGATAACAAATTTTATGGAACTAAATGCAAAGAAATCAAATCTCAAAGGAAAACAGACGATCAAAAGAAAACCACTATATCCTTGTATGATTACAAATATCTTATGTCCTTTCGATACGGTTCTCTTGTTGAAGAAACATCAAAATTCTTTGACAAGATTCTCAAAAAGTATTCAGATATAATTAATGTGACTATCAACGACGACATTAAACGGTACAAACCAACATTGGTTTAAAGACATTTTTTGTTATAAAATGTCATCAGACAATGAAATTAGTGCTTTAGACATTGATTATGAAGAGGAACTAAAGGAGGAAGCAAGACAGATATTTAAATGTGGGATTTGTCATGGTTTTCTGGATGAGCCCGTAAGTTTAATGTGTCAACATACTTATTGTAAAAAGTGTTTAATGGATGTGGTTAAACATACGGATTACCACCCTACATGTCCTTTGTGTAATAAAAGGTTTTTCTTGGTAGAATTGACGAATAAGAACACTGTTATCGAATCGTCATTGGAAATGGTATGCAAATTAGTCTTTACTGACGAAGAAATGGATGAGATGATGAAAGAGAAACGAAAAGATGAAATGAAATTGTCCATGGAAGAACAAGTTCGTAAGGAACTCGAAGAGGCATTTATGGATCATATGCCGGAACCATCTCCTGGTGATCTCCTTGAAGATATTGGTATTGACGATATGACTTACCCTCCTTTTCGTATACAAAAATCTACATTTATGTCTACACTCAAAGGAATTACTACAGGTGAAGCAAAGTCAACGAATTTTGTTTTGATGTGCTCACTTGTAGGAATTACAGGAGCATATATATATAAAATGGTCAAAAATTAAATTCTTAATCACATTAAGAATTTATGAAAGAATTTTTTTGTATATGGTCTGTACATGTTTATCTTCCCTCTCCACCAATTTTTCCAATGTTTCTCTGTATGTTTCACATTTTGATAATTTCCTATCCTTTAACAATTCTTCCACTTCTTCGACATCTTCCGCCTTGTGTGCGATGATTACTCCTGCCATCTTTTTAAGATTTTTAGCGTGATCACTTTTAATAAATTCGTTATATTCATCTTTCTTACATGAAATGACGAGACGTATATAATCATCTGTTTCAGGAACATATTTCTCAGCCTCTTCCAATGTCATTCTTACGGTTCTTTTTCTTGGAAGTCCAGTTTCAATGCTACGAATTTTAAAGTCTCCTTTGTTAAACAGAATTTCTGTAACAACCCTTTTCCCCGTATAACCAAAAGATTGATCAAAAGGAACTCCGGGATAATACACATTATTCTTAAGATTTTGCTTTTCGTGTATGTGTCCTGAAACGACTTGTGGAAATTTAGATGACCAATCATCACCATTGTATGAAATAACGGAGCCCATCTTTGCTCCTTTGAATTCCTGATGAGCAAACACCATATCTGTATTTTCAAACTTTACACCCTTTAACGATTCCATAAATCTTCCTTTGGGAACATAAGGACACATCGTTACATTAGCATCCTTGGACAATTTGACCACCTGCGGTCTATCAATTATGGTAATCTTTGGCCATTCTTTGAATGCAGCCAATGCATGTCTATTTGTCAAAAATTCATTTCCCGATTTCATATCATGATTACCAACCAATACATACAAATGACAATGATTTGTAATTCTATAAAATAATCGAATAACCATATTCAAAGATCCTTCAGAAATTTTTTCATGCGTATGAAAAACGTCACCCAACAAAATACATGAATCATATTTTCCAACAGTCATTATCTCATCCACCTTTTCAATAAATAGATCGGCTAACTTGTTAGTCTCAGAGAAATGTAGATCACCAACAACAAATACCTTTGTCATTTTAATAATATGACACGTCTTAACACATATTTTCAATTTCCTGTGAGTAATCCATAAACATCCATGGTTCCTGTTGCTGCAGCAACAAACTTGTACTTACGCGTCAACCACACCCAAAACCACGATCCGATAACTATCAATATTGCGAATCCAAACAACATCCACGCAACCCATGTAGGAATTGGTTCAATCTCTGCATCTGTTGGGTCGGCGGGATTGTAATAAACTTTTACATCCATACCTGTTTTTGCATATTCTGTATTTCCTGAGAATGATCGCGTGTACGTTTTTCCATCAACCATATATGAAACTTCTGTGGAACACATTTGTATGGGCCCTTGTTGTGTATTTTGTGTTGTACACATTGAAGGTTTTAGGTTTTTACCTATTACCTGTTTTAAGTGCGATTTGTGATAAAGTATATATATACCCGCTATAACTAACCCAATCGCAATGAAAGAGGCTATGATGGCTTTGATAAAAGACCAGAATTGACCGAATCCTGCTGCACCTGAATATATTTCGCTTCCAACACCCATTTTAAAAATGATATTATAATATATTTTTAAAAACTAATCAGAATGAATCGTTACGATAGTGTTTGCAAAATGATTGATGATTTGGATGACGAAGGGGTGATCGAAATGTTTTATTTCATAGACGAAGAGAGATCGCGAAGACAAGGTAAGTATGTTGAAGTTTGTGAAACTGATGAAGATCTTGAAGCCATACAAGAATTTATTTTTGGAATGAATGATGATGAACATATAGAGAATTTATGTAAATATATAGAGGACATTATGGAAGAGAGAGAGTTATACGAAGATCAGCAAGAAATATCATGGTGTGAATACATTAAAACGTATTTTTGTGTATAAAAATGCAAGTTGATAAAATATACTTGATTAATCTCGAACATCGAAAGGATCGATTGAAAGAATGTGTGGATATATTTGAAAGAGAAGGTTTAACGGGTTGGGAGAGGTTTGATGCTGTAGGATTTTTTAAACCTGATCAGAGAATTGATGCGCATAAAGAGGATTTCGAAAGATATAACGATCCAAGACTTGGTAGCGAAAGACATATAAAAGGATCATTTGGATGTATACTAAGTCATTATTATGTAATAAAAGATGCGAAGGAAAAGGGATATAAATCTATATTGATATTGGAGGATGATTTTGAATTTGTGGAGGGATGGAGAGCAAACATTCAAAAATGTGCTGACGATCTTTTGAAATATGTGTGGAATATGTTTTATCTTTCTATAAATAACACACCTGCTCCACCAAAGGTTGTAACGGAAAATGTTTCCCAACCAGTAATGGGATTAACAACATCTGCTTACATTATAAAAGAAGAAATGTATGATCCTATACTTGATGGTGTGCTAAAATTTGGAAGACAAATAGACGTGTTTTATGCTCAGGTTATACAGAAACGAAGTGATGTGTATTGTCCAAATAGATTGATAGTCAAACAAAGAAAATCGTTTAGCGACATTGAAGGAAAAGTGGTTGATTATTCGCACATACATTAATTTTTCATTTGTCACAAATGAAAAAGTTATATCGTTTAAATAATAACACATAATTAAATGATTCACCAAAAAGGATTTTGGGTGGGTGTTGAATCGCAAGGCCAGCACGCATTTGACCCTCTATTGTCACAATCATTGATTACATTCTTTAAAAAAGAAGGAGGTAAAGTTTGCGACTTTGGATGTGGAATGGGAGATTATGTTAGGAATATGCGTCAAGAAGGGATTGATGCAGACGGCTATGATGGAAATCCAAATACACCTGAACTAACAAACGGTGTTGGGAAAGTTTTGGATCTCTCGTCATTACAAATATTAGAAAAGGAATATGATTGGGTTGTTACATTAGAAGTTGGAGAGCATATACCAAAAGAATACGAATCAACTTTTATTCAAAATATAATGATGAACAATAAGAAAGGCGTTGTAATGTCATGGGCTGTCAAGGGTCAAGGTGGACACGGTCATGTAAATTGTCAAAACAACGATTATATCAAAAGCATTTTTGAATCGTATGGATATAAGAACGATATTGAAGCAGAAAATTGGTTCCGTTCAAACATTACAGATAATTGTCATTGGTTTAGAAACACCATTATGGTTTTCCGAAAGTAATCATCTTCATAATACCGATTATGAATAGTCTAACAAAAAAATGATTTCTATCACAATTATTTTCTTTCCTTTCAAACTATTAGAAATAATATGAACTCTCAATTTACAACTCGAAACGGCGCAATCTACATGGACATGGGAAACGAAAACGAACTTTGTGTATGCAAATCTTATGGACCAACCCCTGAAACCACAATTTCCACTGGTATGAAAATCACTCCTTACCCCGACATCTTGGTTCCTTACACGATCACCGAAGCATCTCAAGGCACAATGCTCAAACTTTTTATGGTGGAAAAGGATTTTGCAGATGGTGATGAATGGTTTATGTTTGGAAAATACGCTGTTTATCTGGTAACTTCGAAATCCATTCGTGGTTGGGAACGTCGTTGGTCTTCCGTCAAGACATTTGGTGAACTGTTTTTGGAATGCTTTTCTCGTGAGCAAATTATGAATTTGAATCCAAAGTTTGCTTACACATTATTTCTGAGACACAAGGAAAATGATATTCTCGGAACACTCACTGAGAATTACATTCATCTTTGCTGCATTTATGATGTGGAAAATGAACGTTTTGTTCCACCAACTGACGAAAATTATGAATTGCCAGAAGGAATCCGCAAACCCACAACATACAAGGAATTTGAAGGAATCCCTGAAGCAGGTCTCGATGAGGAATCAGCTCTCGTGATGGAAGGAAGCGATGAAGGTGTTGCGGTGGAAAATGACCACCCATTGCTCATCACCTTTTATCTCGAAGACCATTTAGTTTCTGTGAAGTACATTACAATTCACGATCACAACGTCTTGTCCATTCGAACTCTGGACAACAATGCTCTTCACTCTTGGGTTCTCGCAATGTGGCTTGGAATGCCAGGAGTTGAAGATTATGTCACGCAATTTGGAATCACACAAAAGGAAAACGATGATTATGTACGCGCACTTGGAAAATTTGATCATGCTTTGTGTGAACGTTACAAGGGTCACTTCTATAAGATTCCGTTTTCAATCTACAAGAGTGGGATTGAAGACTTGTCAAACAACAAAGAAAAATACACACTAAACGATTTCTTGTGTGAAGGTGTTCGTCGTTTGAAATCGTCCGCCAAAAATCGCAAGTTTCGTCATCAAATCGTCAAAGAATTCTTTGACAACTTTATGTAAACCGAATTGTTATATAAAACCAGTCTCTTCTCATCTTATGGTGAGAGGAGACTTTAAACACGTATTATGAATTTACGAAAGGCTATCAAACACGAAAAAACGTTAGAAGAACATGAAAAAGCAATCTCCCAGGAAGAAATATTGTATTGGAATCGCGCATTTATTAAAGACAAGAAATTGAAGCCAGGAGATCTATATTGTGTGGAATATTATTTAACCCCCGACCATTTGAGATGTGAGATTGCTGTATATATCAAAGGTTGTACTTTTGCGTTATATACTGAAAGTTGCTACATACAACATATTTCATTCGATAGTAAATACAAACTTTTAAATATATTTCGCTTTGAGAAACAACCATACGATTTCATCAACATACAAATAGACCCTAAAGCAAAAAATTAATATAAATGATACCAGAAGAACTAAGAATGATTTTACAACGTCTCGAACAAATAGAAAGACGTTTGGATATCCTTGAAGGAAAAAGAAAAACCACAAACGAAAATTCATGGACAGGTAATGACATAACGTGTAAAAAATGATACATATTAAAAATATGTATTTATGGAAGTGCGATGTAATCGGTTTTTCCGATAGGTTCAACAGTATAATTCAAATCGTTTAGAAATTTAAATATGTTTGTTTTTGAAGATCCGTTTATTTCCAACAAGATAACAGGTCTCCATTTCTTGACGGTCTCTATAGAACCACGTAATACCCTCTCTTCGCACCCTTCCGTATCAATTTTAATAAAGTCTACGTTTTCAATATGTAAGGAATCCAACGTTGTGGTGTAAATGGGGATTTGTTTGTAATGATGTGGTGTTCTTTTTGAAATTTGTTGACAAAATTCAGCATCCTTATCAGAACTAATGTCTAATCCTGATGCACCATAATTTCCATCAATCACCCAACTATAATGAGTTATATCTTGTTTATCGGACAAAGCAAAATGGTAAGGAATAGCGTTAATACAGTTTAATGCGATGTGTTGAATCAACTTTGACCAATTTACAAATAATGGTTCGAATGAATGAACTTCGCTGGCATATTTCGCCATTTTTAAGGTTGTTACACCAATGTTGGCACCAATATCAATTGCCACACCTCCCTTTATAAACTTCTCATAATATTCATCCTGATGTCCTTCCCAATTTCCTGTTCTTAATATTTCACCCTGTATAACATCATTATGGGTTAGTATCATTTTACCAAGTCCTGGGATATCTTGCATTTATCATATTAATCGTGTTTAAACATAATAAATGAAATTGTTAGTTTTAGCAATCGCATCACACAGTCCTGTATATGAATATTTCATCAATGTCTTCAAAGCGTATATGAATAGTCGTCCATGGATTAAAAGTTATTTACTCTTTGGAAATAGTAGTACATTTCGAGTTACAGAGGACGAAATTCATATGCCTGTTCATGAATCGTTGATACCTGGTATCTTACACAAAACCATATGGTCTATGAAATGGGCTCTTGAAAACCTCGAATTTGATTATATGCTGAGAACTAATCTATCTACATTTTGGATGTTGGATCGTTTAGAAAATTTGTTGAATACGCTTCCAAAAGAAAATGTGTGTTGGTCGCATAGAGATGCGGTAGGTCACTTTTATCCAGACGATCCTGGTTATTTAACTGGTTGTGGAATGTTGTATTCTCGAGATATATTGGAAAAACTTTCTGATATTAAAAATTGGAATTATCATTGGCCAGATGACACAGAATTTTCTAAAAAGGCCATTGCCATATGCAATCCGCAATTGTTACATACATCTTTCTATCATTGGAAATGTGATAGTCCAAAAGAAATCAACCTCAAGGAACATTTGGATAATATAGATAAAGGTGATTATATTCACATAAGAGTCAAAAATCCATTCTATCAAGGAGTTCAATATAACGAAGTTGACCGTTTAATGATTGATCCTATTATTCATACCGCGCTTTATTATAAGTACGCGTGTCCGATGCCAGTTTTATCTCTAAAAGAAACATCGTTGGTCAGATACTGTATGATGTTTAATGTGAAGGTGGAATCAAAAATTTCTGATCAATTGAAACATTTTATTGAAAACAATCCACATCAAAAAGAAAACATCCAAACTATAACTATTTCTGACACATTTGACGACAATTCTATTTATTTTAAAGATGGAGAAATGATAATCGTTATGAGCCATCCAATGATACATGCCATAAGAGAAATGTATAATTTAAATGATTGTGTTTCTTCACATCGCTTCTAAAAGTCCTTATTACGATTTTATGAAAAGCGTATATAGAATTCATTCAAAAGTATACCCTGAAGCAAAACATTATTTTATGTATGCTGACCCTAATCAGAAAGAAGATATCATTGTGGAAGGTGATGAAATTACTGTGAAAGCCAATGAAAATGTTAAAGATGGTTGTATTACAAAAACATTAAGATCTATAAAATACTTGCTATCTATTTACCCTGACATTCCTTATGTTGTTAGAACCAACATGTCCACATATTTCAATCTTGAAAATTTAAAAAAGGCTGTATGTGATTTACCTCAAGATAGTCCATGTTTGTATGGCTATCATACAGGTGGTATGGCTTATGGATATTATATGGTATGGAATAACAAAGCCATGAAAATCTTGTCGAATGTGTATATAGAATATGCATGTCAAAGAAATATTAATGACGATACAGCATTGTCATGGTTATCACAACAATTGAATTTTCAATGTTTATGGAGGAAGAACAATTCTTCTGATGTGTATGACGATATTTGTTTTAATGGGTTTAAACCTAAAGATGTCAAGGATGATTGGGTTCTATTTAAACAAAAAACCGATGTAACAGAAATAAGATTGTGTGTTGAAAGATATGTTATGACTGATTTCCTTAAAAAGTATGATGTGGATGTGTATAAATTTTTAGATAACGAGGAAATAAAGCCATCTTCTATTATACGTATATTGGATTATTTGTCCTTTATAGAACAATCACATGTAATGGAATACAACATTGATGTGGCGATGAAGTATCTACAAAGGTTTGATGGAGAACAAATTAACAAATTGATCCTTCACATATTAAAGTTTTATAGAAACAATTTAGAAGTGGGCTATTCTAAATTGAAAACTATATCTTCCTTTCACAAACCCAAGGAAATTGAAGCGGAGATGCTATATTTTAATTTTTACACGGAATGGAGAAACAAAAGGTTTTTCGATCTATTCTTTTAATGTACATTTTTATATAAAAATGTACCCAAGTTTGCTTAAGAAATGTCTGTTGGATATTATATACGAACCACAAGAATTATTTACTGATAAAACTGTGAATCAGCATTCTATAGTAGAAGGAACTTATTATCCTAAACGAGCACACACAATGATTGGAATGAAGAGGTTGCAGAATATACAAGATTGTTTTGAGGATGTCATAAGAAATGATATAGAGGGAGATTTGATTGAAACAGGAGTTTGGAGAGGAGGTGCCACGATATTTATGAAGGGTCTTGTTGATTTTTATGGTGTGAATAGAAAAGTATTTGTGGCTGACAGTTTCGAAGGTCTTCCTCCTCCCGACCCTTCAAAATATCCTGCCGACAAAGGAGATAAGCACAGTACATACAAATTTTTATCAGTTAGTTTGGAAGAAGTGAAAGAAAACTTTAGAAAATATGATTTGTTGGATGACAATGTTGTTTTCATAAAGGGGTTCTTTGAAACAAGTTTGGAAAATGCTCCTATCGATAAACTATCTATATTGAGATTGGATGGAGACATGTATTCATCTACGATACAAGTATTGAATAGTCTATATGACAAAGTAAGTATTGGGGGTTATATAATCATAGATGATTATGGTTTGTACGGATGTCGTAAAGCAGTCAATGATTTCCTAATATCAAGAAATATCAAGACAGTACTGTATAAAATAGACCACACAGGTGTGTTTTGGAAAAAGGAATAAATTCGTTTCATAGAAATGAAAATTATAAAGGATAAGCTCAACATCAAATTATTAGTGTGCTTAAATGATTTTCATATTCAAAATATGAAAATAGAATAACCAAAATGAATATTAATGAATTATATGACGCTTGTAAACAAGGAGATCTTGATAAAGTTAAATATTTAGTTAGTTTAGGATGCAACCCAAAAACACTCGATAATTATGCTATTCTATTATCATCTAAACATGGTCATTTAGAAGTAGTTAAATATCTTTGTAGTATAGGATGTGATCCTAAAACACTCGACAATTACGCTATTAGATATGCATCAAAAAATGGTCATTTAGAAGTCGTTAAATATCTGGTTAGCGAAGGTTGCAATCCGAAAGCAGATGACGATTTTGCTATACATTTAGCGTCTGAAAATGGTCATTTGGAAGTAGTTAAATATCTTGTGAGTGTTGGCTGTGATCCTAAAACACATGACGAATATGCTATTCGGTGGGCGTCACAAAACGGTTATTTAAAAGTAGTTAAATATTTAGTTAGTTTAGGATGTGATCCCAAAGCCGTCGATAATCATGCTATTCAATTAGCATCTTCTAATGGTCATTTGGACATAGTTAAATATTTAGTTAGTTTAGGATGTGATCCTAAAGCCGATAGGGATTGGGGTATTCAATGGGCGTCGAGAATGGGTCATTTGGACGTAGTTAAATATTTAGTTAGTTTGGGGTGTGATCCTAAAGCAAATAGGAATGGGGCTATTCGTCGGGCATCTGACGAAGGTCATTTAAAAGTAGTAAAATATCTATTAGAATTAGGATGTGACCACAAAGAAGTTAGTAAAAATATAAAATACGAAACATTACAAGACATTAAAACCAGATTATTAACATTATCACATACCTTTCCTAATCACAACTATGCTAAAATGGAAATATTAAAAAGGATAATTCCTGGTTTTAGACAACATCAAATCATGACTGTATTAAATGTGAAGTGAGTTTGTTAACTTCACATTCCTGTTGACACATTATAATCTTGACAACCCCACAACAGACATTGTTTTTGGATCACATGTTTGTTCTCCTGTACGTCTCCACGCTTCATTCGCTGCATCTATAATACTCTTTTGAACGTCACTCCAATTTGTAGCCTTTACATCATCCTGCGAATCGAATACAAAAGCAATTCCTTTGTCTTGTGCCATTACTTTGACAAAGTATGATGGCATTTTTATATAATAGTATTCAATTAAGAGATTACCCAATCTCTAACGAATATCAGATTTGTATATTCGGCAAATGCGTTTGGTGTACCTGTATTACCATTGACAACAACACCCGCACCTGTTGGATTACCCCAAGTTACCTCTTCGATTGTGCTATTATTATTAAACATAATTAATGCTTTATTATAATTTTCTTGATCAAATCCTGAACTTCTCATAAAGTGTTCCAACTCTGATAATCCTGCCGGAGTCCATAAAGAGATATCAGGATTGGCATTCGTCGCCCCATCAAACATGCTTGACATAAATTCCACTCTGGTTACGTCCCATCTTGAAACGTCAGGGTTTGCTATGATAGCACCTAAAAACATGGAATCCATACTTGTGACGTTTGAAGTATTCCAATTAGATACGTCAGGATTAGCGTTTGTAGCATTATAAAACATTGTATCCATACTTGTAACACTTGATGTATCCCACTTTGAGACATCTGGATTGGCATTTTCAGCATTTCTAAACATTGCTTCGATGGTAGTTACATTTGACATATCCCAATCAGAGACGTCTCTGGATTAGCATAGGTTGCATTGTCAAACATAAAAGACATGTCCTCGATAGTTGATTGTGGTGTATCCAACGCACTAAAGGTTGTAATACTATCATTGTCACGAAAGTTTAGTCTTGTCAACCCAACTCTTCCAAAACGAACCACGTCAATTAATTTTGTTCTTAGGGGAACGTCTAAAACCAAGAAATTATTCCACACTTCCACTGAACCCAATATTACAACATTATAATCTCCTGGGAAACTATATGTATGTGTAAGATTTGCTAATGATGTAATTTTATTAAACGTTCCATCTCCCCACAAAACATAAAAATCCACATCACCGCCTATAGGTAATTGTATTTGTTCATTTGGAGTTGTTGTTCTCCATGTTGTGATGAAAGAATCAGGATTATTTTGAATATTTTCAAAAAATATATTTCTATCAACCTTTTCATCTCCACAACAATATTTTGATATTCCCAATGTAACTGGCCTTTTTAAACATCTACATTCATCTTCACATGATCTTTTACCTTTGATAAAGTATGTTCTTGTTGCTGGCGTTTTTCCTCCACATGAACTGATTTATTATTTCATATTTAAAATATGAAAAATTTAATACGGAACTACAAAATAGTTATATGTGACATTATCGGAAGTAGGCGATTTTGCCTGAAGATTGTAAACCTTTGCCGGTTCTCCTCCATTTCCACCTGATTGACGTGTGTATGTCTTATCAGTCTCACGAAGCACGATATCCAAATCACCACCTGTGAAAGATACACTCTTGGAAGAGACATTCATAGTGGAACCCAAAGTGTGTGATCCCTCTGGTTGTGTAATTCTCACCATTCGCAAAGTGTTTGACGGTTGGTCAAACTTGAAAAGAATGTTGTTTCCTGGTCCGTAAGGATTAGATCCAAATGAACCAAAAACTACATGGAATCGTGTAGACATAGCAAAACGAAGAAAATCTTGCTTTGCTGGAGTAGAATTGCTAATTCCTGTTACATCCACGGTAGATGGTTCTGTTGGTGTCTCACGAAGGAAAGAACCAAAATCTTCATGTACACCGCCTTGGCGATTATAAAGATCTGCTTGTGTGTTTGCCGATTGGTAAAGATCAAATACGTCTTGAGTTGACATTTTATTATTATTATTTTATTTAAACTAATAAAATGAACATTGACAGAAGTGACATATGTAATGTTATACCTTCTCCCTACGATGAAAGAGATTGGGAATATGAAGCACGCGTGATTTCTGCCGTTGGTGATATAACTTTACCAAAGACATTTAAATGTGACAAACTTAGACCTGTCAAAAATCAAGGATCGCGTGGGACTTGTGTGGCAATGTCTTTGTCGTGTATGAAAGAATACCAAGAAGCCGTTGATGATCCACATATGATTAATGAATTGATGAGCCCCAACTCTGTGTATATATACAGACAACCTACAAGTGGAATGTATCCGCGCAATGCCATGAAAATATTACAAGAAAAAGGTATGTGTACAGAAAGAATGTTTCCTTATGACACTAAAGAAGAACCAACAAAAATGCCAAAGGAAGCCGTATATGAAGCAACACACTATAAAATCAAATCGTATGCTCGTGTGACAACCATAAAAGGAGCAAAAGAAGCATTAGTGGAATACGGCCCTTTGATGGTTGCTTTTCCGTATTATAGTAATGGTACGCCTTATTTTTGGAAGAAGCCATCCATGAATGCCAAACTTGGTGGAGGGCACGCCGTCGCCATCATAGGATGGAATGAAAAAGGTTTCATTCTTAGAAATTCGTGGGGTGAAAAGTGGAATGGTGATGGTCATGTAATTTATCCATATGAGGACTGGGGATCACATTGGGAGATATGGAGCGCCATCGATGAAGATACCGATTACATTCCCGACCATCTCAAAAATGCGAATGATAGTTGTATCAAAACTTTATTAAAATTATGTAAACAATGATAAATGGATGAATACCTGGAAGAAACAAAAGTCGCGATGAATGGCATTCTCAAAACATTGAGAAAAAATAAACGTGATGCGGAAAGGTCGGGATGTAATAATTCGTATAAAATCGCATTAGTTACTAATGTTGGTTCGCGAATGATGAAAGTAATCATGAAAGAGATGAACTCAAAATATAAAAATTATACATTTACCATGACGACTTCCAACGTTGAAGAAGGAAAAAATTCAGAATATATCATAGAATTCACCAAGAAAGTGGTAGATGATCCTGTACATCCTGGATGGTCACAAGAATGTTTAGACATAATGGATAAATATAAAGATAGATTTTTAGAAAGATATATACGTGGTGACAGTTTATCACCATCTCTACACAAAGAGAACGATTTCTTTAGAGGTCAACAAGATTACGGAATTTGCGGTTATTATATGAAACCCTCTCTGTTTTATGAATGTTGCCTATACATGAAAGAATATATGAAACGACTGTAATGAGACATAATATAATTATGTCTTTATATTTACCACATATTTATTTACCACATATTTATTTACCACATATTTATTTACCACATATTTATTTACCACATATTTATTGCAATCTTACAGTTACATCTGCAGACAATAAAACAACCGAGTTTAAAGGATTAAACACATTGCTCATGACTCCAGTGTCGGCAGGACTATCACCCACAAGCAACAAACCAACCATTTCGTTTATTATATAAGACGTACCAATATATGAAATAGCCGTCCCTTGTGAATGTACTGAACCGGCTGCCTCGTTTTGTTCATAATCATAACTGTATCCAGCAGGCAACTCCAACATATACTCTCCCGAACCATTAGTTGCCGTACCTTGATTCTCAGTAGCATATATATATCTTATGCGCATAGTTTTACCTTGTATATAATACAAAGCCTTATCTACAGTTGTCGTAGTCGCCTTTGTTGGGTCTGTTGTGACACCGCGAATGGTCAAGGGGAATTCAACCCAGTCAAGTGTGGCAGGGTCTACAGGATCGGCAGGCGCATTGTCAGCGGTGCAGCATCTTCGCGTGTATTGGAAGGTGCTTGATCTCTTGCATGGGCATCCAGTGGATGAGCATGTTTTCTTAAGTGTTGATCTATCGATCAAAGTTCGTGATGAGAATGTACAACTCATTTTAATATAGCAAAAATAAAAAAAAGTTAAATTTCAAATACCATAATTACATTTTATATATAAAATGTATAACTATCGGGCAAACAAACAAGCATTTGGCTTCAAAAGAACTTCCATTCCAACGCTGAAAAACAATTATGTACCAAGAAGAAAACCCTTGCCAAAACAAATCACCGTTAAAGAAGCACATATGGAGAAACTTGATCTCGAAATGATACATGAAATCATAAGTAGTGATTGGAAATGCCCGCACTCACATAACGGAACAGAATTTTATAGTTTCGCATATTGTAAGGAAGGTATAATGATTGAATTTGCAAAAGAAGAATGTAAAGGTCAAGGAATAGTTTACATAAACATGGAAGACTATTCAGTCAACGATATTGACGTAATCATAGAATGCAATGACAATGACGACATTGTGGAGACGATTGAAGTAGACGGCCAAGTCCCTCTTTTAGACTGATTTTAGGTTCCCATCCAAGTTTTTCTTTAGCCAACGAGATATCTGGACGTCTTTGTGTAGGATCGTCCTCACGTGCTTCAACATATTCCACAATTTTATCCTTTCCAATAATATCTTTTAATTGGTTGATTGTGATCTCACATGGATTACCAAGATTTATAGGACCCTTTTCTTTAGAGTCCATTAATTTATATATTCCATCGATGAGATCGTCAATATACATGAATGATCGTGTTTGTTCACCATTTCCATAAATTTTTATAATGTCATTATGAATGAAATTTGTTACAACTCTTCCATCATCCGGAGACATGTATGGCCCATATGTGTTAAAAATGCGACAAACTTTTACATCAACACCCTTCTTTTGAAATTCATAACACAAACTCTCTGCGATCCTCTTTCCTTCATCATAACAACTTCTCGGACCATTACATGACACATTTCCTCTATACGTCTCCTTTTGCGGATTTTCTAATGGCTCACCATAAACCTCAGAGGTAGAAGTAAATAACATTGGACACTTGTTTATTTCCGCCAATTTCAACATGTTAAGCGTTCCCTGAAAACAAGTTTCCATAGTGTGAATGGGATCTTTCTGATATTTTGGAGGAGAAGCGTGACAAGCCAAGTGATATATTTTTTTGATACAAAATAACAAATAAGGTTTTGTCACATCTTGTTTGAGATGTTTTAGGTTTTTGTGTGAAATCTGTGGTTCACGAATATCCATGTTTAAAACTTTGTGTCCTTCAGACAATAATCGCAAACACAAATTCGTGCCTATAAATCCTGAACCTCCTGTAACAAGAATCATTTAGTATTCATTTATGTCTTAAATGAATTTATTGATGTGATCTCCACGCTAGAATACCCAAAACAACGCCAACCAAAATAAGGCCGAAGATAAACATCAAGTAATATTTAAATAGCATACCCAATTCTTTTGGGTCTTTAAAGGCCAAGTATACTATGACTCCCAGTATAACTAGTTGGGTAATCATACTTAAAATAGTCATCCAATTCCATGGTTTATGTGTTTCAAGATCAACTGGTTTAGATTGATAGCCCTGTGCTTGATCGCTATGGACAGCATATGTTACAGCACTGTCTACTCCAGTAGAAGGGAGTGTGTTTCCCCATTCGCGTCCATCCAAGATAGGATAAGAGTGAAAGTACTTTTTTCCTAAGACGTTTCCATGACAATCAACAAGCATTTTATATTAAAAACGAAATAAAAATTTGATAATATAATTTGTGTGACACACGAATAAGAAATAAATGGATACAAAAGTCGAATTGAAAATTTGCGTACCGTGCTTCCACAAAGTAATTTCAGACGCGTACACGTTTACTGAAAGAAAACATGAAAAGAATATTTGTTGTGCTTTGTGCTGTGAAATGATTGATAGTATGGTATATTACGATATGAAATTTAATGTTGGGGAGATTCTACAAAAACTTGTTTCCGAGAAAGAAAAACTGATTGCGTTCACTGAAATCTTTAACAATGATCCTAGATGAGTGAAGATATCAAAGAACTCGCAAACAGATTAAACCTCGAATTATATAAGGTGTCTGTGACATGGCCTGACCAAAAAGAGTCCTTTATTGTTGTGACTCCTGAATCAACAGATTATTTAATATCAAAGCACAGAGAAGAGTTTCCAGGATGTACATATGTAATGACATATACAAGATTAAATTGAATTTCATAATAATTATATTATGAAAGGATAAGGAATGTCATACAATTTGAGAAAACGAAAGCCAATACAATTGATGGGTGCTGCAGACCAAATTTCACACGAACGTTCGTGTGAGGATCCCGATGACGACAAAACAAACTATAACCAAGATTATTTAGATTTGGACTGCGCTGAAGGATGGGACGATTTTATGGCGTCGGATTATATGATGGATGGGTGGAAAGATGATGTGGATACAACAGAAGAAAAAATCAAAGAGATTGAGAGAGATTTGACAAACATTCTTGACGAAATGCGTAAAGAATCTCCAAATGTACAAAAAATCCTTGAATCTGATTTGACTCGTGATGAAAAGAAAGGTGCGCTTTTTAAACTTGACGTTCTCAAAAACATGGAAACCTCAGACATGGAATATGGAAAATTAAGAAGAAGTATCATGAAAAAACTACAAACAAGACACCCTCTCGTTCAAAAATATTTGGCGGACAAGAAAAAGACATGGGAAGATCGAATTATGGCATTGGAAACTACAGACAAGATTAAAGGAAATCTCATTGTTCTCGCGAATCAACTCGGAGATGTTGATGATTCAGAATATCGTGCTCGTTTCAACAAATTAGAAATGCTTTTGAAACTTCCATATGACAAAATCACTCATCCTCGTTCTGAAGGAAAATCTTTGAAAGAATTTATTCTTGAAGCGTCCGAAGAAATGGATAAGGAACTCTATAAAATGGATGCACCCAAAAAGAAAATCTTGGGTGTTATGTCAAATTATGTAATGTCTGGCGTAGATAATGGATGTGTAATAGGGTTGGAAGGAAAACCTGGTGTTGGAAAAACGCACATCGCTCGTGTAGTTGCAAAATGTCTTGGTCTCCCTTTCGCATCTATCACATTAGGAACATCTGACGATATCACAACTCTCTTGGGTTCTGATAACACGTGGGTTGGATCGTCATGCGGAGATTTAGCACAAGCATATATGAAAATGGGATCGTCCAACGGCGTGATTTGTATCGACGAATTGGACAAAAGCGGTAAAAAGATATGGAATGCGATTAATCATATCATTGATCCTGAAACGAATCACGACATTAAGGATTCGTATCTTCGTGATGTTCCTATAAATTGTAGTCGGACAATTTTCATTCTTTCATTAAATGATAAAAATCTATTACCAAAATATTTGTCTTCGCGTATTATTATGATTCCTATTCCTGATCAAACACGACAAGACAAAATCGTCATTACAAAAATGTACAAGATTCCTTCGATGAAGATTCCAGAAGGAATAACATTTTCTGACGAAGCGATCAAATGTTTAGTTTTGCTCTCTGATGAAGATGGATATAGACAAATTAAAAGTTATTTACATCATATCGTAGAAAGTTTGACAATGCATGTCATAATGAATGGAACACCATTCAAACATTGTCCCATCAAAAAATTCAAGTTGCCATTTGTTGTAAAAGCAGAACATATAAGACTCCTCACGAAAGAATTGGGTGTCTCTGGTAAACATATGGCAATGTTTATTTGAAACACTATGTAAGGAAAGTTTATTCGTGTGGTGTACCCTTATGCACGCCACACGAATTATTTGATTTTTTTATTCATATTACACAACATGAATAAAATGTTTAAATCATTCCCGAAAGTGACAAGACTCCGAAAAGACATCTATGACAAGTTTTGGTGTAAAGCCATTAAAGAATTGGAACAGAGATTACGTTATCCCAATAAAACCCTAAAATGGGAGAAGGCAGACCTTTGCAAAGACATGAAAAAGGTAGGTGGAAATGATTTGACTATTGTTTATAAAAAACCTTTAGAATCGTCATCTAAACAGACATCAATCACACGAAAGACAAAAAGCGTTGTAGATATGAGACCCACACACAAGATGACACTTAGGCCAAGAAAGACCGTGACGACAACGATTGCTGCATTGGATCCTGGTGTGAGAACTTTTCAAACTTTGTATGACACGGAGAATAATGTTATAGAATTTGGCGTTGGAGATGTTTATCTTTATCAATTGGACAAGAAAGGTCTGAAAACAAAAATCAAGAATATTCATAAGAGACTCGCAAAATTTTTATGTAATCGTTATGGTTTGATTATGATTCCTCGCTTGGAAATTGAAAATAGCAAAGACCCATATCTTGCGGTTTGGGATCATCCTGGATTTGTTGACCGCTTATTTGATCAAGCAAAGAAAACTAAAAATTGTAAAGTTGTAGAAGTGGAAGAAAAATGGACATCAAAAACATGTTCTTCGTGCGGAAAAATCAACAATGTTGGAAAATCCAAAACACTTGTTTGTTGGAACTGCGCCCTTGTTATCGATCGCGATATCAACGGAGCAAGAAATATACTATTAAAAAATATGAACATTTTAGGAATAGATTTGCGTCGCCAAACGGCGACATGCGAATAGATATAAATGTTTGAAAAATATATTTATAAATATAAATGCCAACGTTGGAAAAACAAATTAAAACACTCTTGATGAGTTTTGATAAAGAAGATGTTATTGACTTTGCTTTTGCTGCAAAGGCCAATCATAAGAAATCTGATTCCAAAAGCAAAATTGCTGATAGCATTGTGGAAGAAATACAATATGATGAAATGAGAGGTTACATAAAATATCTCAAAGAGGAATTGGGTGACCAAAAACCATCAAAGAAGGCCAAGTCACCATCAAAGAAGGCCAAGTCACCATCAAAGAAGGCCAAGTCGCCATCGAAAAAGACATGTAAGGCTTCTGAAATTAGAAATCCTGCCACCGGAAGATGTGTGTCTAAGAAAGGTAAGATTGGTCAGTCATTGTCATCCAAGAAGTCTCCATCCAAGAAGTCTCCATCCAAGAAGTCTCCATCCAAGAAGTCTCCATCCAAGAAGTCTTTGTGTCCTGGAAAGATTACGCGAGGAGGTAGTGTTTTGACTCTTCGTGATAAGGAAAGCACGTCATCTAAATGTGTATATACGAGAAAAACCAAGTGAATAATATTCTTTATTTAGATAAAGAATGGATGTTGTAATAAGAAAAGTTGGCGACGCACTAATAATATTGTGTTTTTGTAAGACGTGTCGAGGGACAAGTCCTCTTGTATTGTCAGATTTAAATGTTGTTCCGAGAAATGTGTGTATCAACGCCAAAAGAAAGATACAAGAATATACACAAAAATCAAAATAAGAATAATATCTTTGACTTCCCATCCTCTTTCGATTGGAATGTATGTGTGACCATACTTATTTAAATAAGACACGGCTGATTCAATTGCTGATTCCATTGATGTGAAAACGTAAGAGGACGATCCATCGTGAGGGCCCAAATGTGTGAATTTCGTGTGCGAGTAATATCCTTCCTTGGTGAGTACGAATGCTGTATCTTTTGTCTTCCACAAGCCATAATCGTCTTTGTATACTCCAGGAGACAATATAATTTTATCAGGATTGATATTTGGTAAAACGGTTCTTAACTGATACATCATTTCTTCTTCCATCTCTTCTTTGGAACATTCATCAGTAGTCTTGTTATTAAAACCCAACTCTTTTGGTTTTGTGATTGCCAAAGACAATACACCATTATTCATGTATGAATCAAGATTTATAAATACTAATCCCCATGGTGTGTTTTCTGTGAGTCCCCATATTTTTTTCTTATCGTGTACAGCACGATAAGAAAAATGTTCACCTCCTACGGAGGTAATTTTATCCATCTGTATACCCTTTTTAAAGTGAAGCGTGTATGGAATGTATGTAATGTAGTCAGATTCGTTAGCCCAGTCTGAGAATTTCTCATCATAAATTCCACTTTTATGAAGAATATTTTTAAGGTTCACAGGAGGAACAGCAAATATAACATTTCTTCCTTCTATCAATTCTCCGTTTACATATACACCATTGTCATCCATTCTTTCAACTGTGCTGTTCATCATAAATTGCGTTTTTGATAAATGCGATTCCCAATCTTTAATTAACCCTTCATCCATTGGTTTGTTTGGTTGATATGTATTGTATAAAGCGTTTTGATTGAATAGTTGTAAAAATTCATATAGGGTGTATCTATTAGAACCTGCTCCGTCCGTTAGTCTACATATTCTATCCAAATAGTTTTGAGTTTTCTTTGTCATGTTTGACGACCATTCTTTGACTGTTGTGTTTTGTGAATATTGTGGATATACGACAAATCTCAAAAATTCTAATATTATTTGTATAGTTTCCCACAATGTGAAAACCTTTGTTAGTGTATTGAATCCTATTCCAGTAAATTCAAAATCGTACGGGACAAAATAATCTTCCCATTTCATATTCATATCCGCCATGACTTTTTGCATCGTAAGATAACGATCTATATAAATTCTCGGACCGTGTTCTGTAAACAAACCTTCGTCCGTCCTTCTCACACGATGACATCCACCCAAGGTTTTCTCTCTATCGATAACAAGAACCTTATATTTTTTCTGTAGATAGAGAGCCAAAGTCATTCCTGTGGGTCCTCCACCAACAATGATATAGTCATACATTTATAATGATACATAAAAATGATATTTTATATTATGACTCATCAACAAATCAATAAATCTACAAATGAAGATTCCGCTATATAAAAAATACGACGGTGACGAGGAAAAAGGTTCATTGTGGAGAGAGTGGTGGGATGAGACCTATGGAAACGATAATGTATCGGTTCGCACTATGTATGGACCGACACAAGCAAAATTGTTGAAAACATGGGACAAAATTTACAAGAAAGGGTATAATATTATGGACGCTGTCAATACAGGAAATATCGAAGAGGTGAAAGAGTTGTGTGATCATTCGGACAGAAAGGCTTGTATGAAGGCTGTTGTGTTGGCTACAGAAAAAGGATACCATGAAATCGCTAAATATTTAGATTCACACATCTGCAAAAAGGTTAAGAAAAACGTAATTGTTTGTGATCCTCCATATATATTTTATATTCAAAATAACAAAATGATGTTTAGAAACAGACGTGTTTGCCTTATTGTTGTGGGTAGATCTGCTGAATGTCCTAAAGAAGCTTACTCTCAGTTTTTTTGTAAGGCTGTATGTTTTCCTGAAATAAAGCATTATTATGTATATGTTGGGCACGATTGGTTAAAGGATATGTCACACGATTCCAATTTCCCTATTAATGTATACGGTAAAAACAAAGATATACAAGTTTATATGTCAGCAAACGGTGTTCTTAAAAGCAAATATGATTCAACAAATTTCGATGAATGGTTAAGTCATAATTATTTGGAACATTTGATTGAAGATGGAGACATTAATTATTTTAAATTTTACTACTCAAAAAGCAGGTCGTTTCCAAGGATGATGGAATTCGCCTCGTCGAAGGGAAAACTCGAAACTGCCAAATTTTGTCATTCCGTTGGTATGGAATGTAGTCCTGATGCGATGGATTATGCTTGTGTTGAAGGACATTTCGATGTTTTTATTTATCTAAGTTCTTGTGGATATCTTTATACAAAGAAAACACTAAATTATCTTGTTGAAAACAAATATGATGAATATATCAAAATGTTGTATGCGCAAAATCCTGTTTACTTTAATGGGATATGTTTAGATGTTTCATCTGATACACGCAAGTATTTATTAGATGTTGTTACACAGGATGACTCTTCTGACGAAAGCGAATTTTCAGCCGAAAGTGAAGAAAATACATCCGATATGTGTGTGGCAAATAGTTGTAAAGAGTTGGTTATTACGCGCGATCACGAATTTTGTAAAAATCATTTTCGTTGTTCTATGTGTCATTCACATCATGATTGTTATGTTATTTACAAAACCATTTTGTGTGACAATTGTAGACCTATTTACAAAAATCATTATGAAATGTACATTGCTTATATCAAATCTCGTTTTCCTTCAAAATTTCAAATGTGGTGTTGGGCAGCAGAATATTTAAATCGTAACAACGCCTTTGATGGTCTCAGACAAGTGGCGTCAAGAACAAATTATAGTAATAAAGAACTTTGTGATCTGCATTCATGTGCGACTCTTTCTGATAAACTCTGTGAAGATGTGTATACTAATGTTAATAGTATTGTTAATAATCGCGAAATTGGCAAAGATATAGATATAGCGAAGGCAGTGGTTACATGGATGATTGCATAAGAACGATTCTTTTATACAAAAATTAAAAGAATATTAAAATGGAGTTGGCTGAGGATATCAAAGAAGTGTTGGTAAAATCTTTTCACCATTCAAACGTCAAGAAAACAAGGAAAATATTAAACGATCTGTACGATCAGGGAGTTATAGATCTTGTACATTTGACGACAGAGTTGTTATTTTTAACAGACTTGTCGGAATACTGTCCAAAAATAAGATGTGCGAACAAACAAGTTAACGACTCTATAAAATCATATAGACCAGGAATCGTACAAGATGCAACATACATGTATGGAACAAATTATGATGGAACGTTATTGATATATATATTTCTATCAAATATAGACGCAAGGAGAAAAAGTACAGGATGTATTGGTGTGAAATCAAAAATATACATGTGTGATCTCTGTATTTACGAATTTGAAATATCCGAAGATAACGTTAGGAAATATTTATCTTAGCGTAAAATTGATGATTGGCACATATAAAAAGAAAGAAACAATTATAACAATGAATTCTCTTAATTATATCGGAAGTAAAAAGTCTTTGATTGACAATATAATTGAGGTGTGTGAAACAAACATAAAACCAAAAGAATTGAAAGAAGCCGTTTTCGGGGATTTGTTTGCTGGCACAGGAATTGTTGGTTTTAATTTTAATGGTTTGTGTAAGCAAGTTATTTCCAACGATCTTGAATATTTTAGTTTTGTCATAAATCGTGGTTTGCTCAAATGTAATTATTCTTCTAAACTCGAATCAATCATAGAAGAATTAAATTCATTGTCTGGTGTAAAAGGGTTAGTATATAAAAACTTTTCACAACATAAAAAATGCGAAAGAATGTTTTTTACACCAGACAACGCCATGAAGTGTGATGCTATCAGACAACGTATAGAAAAACTCTTTGACAAAGATAAAATAAATAACAACGAGTATTATTTTTTGTTGGCCTCTCTTATCGTTTCCGTAGATAAAGTCGCAAATACAAGTTGTGTTTACGGTGCTTATCTAAAGACATACAAGAAAAGTGCTCTCAAAGAATTTGTTGTTGAACCTATACACAAAAACAAAAAGTTGAAAAGAAACAAAGTATACAACAAAGATATAAATGAATTGGTTAAAACCACAAAATTTGACATTGTATATCTTGACCCACCTTACAATCAAAGACAGTATGGTGGTAACTATAGTCCCCTAAATTATATCGCTAAATATGAAGATGTCGAATTGACTGGCAAAACTGGTCTTATGAAAAACTATAACAAAAGCGAATTTTGTAGCAAGGCAAAGGTAAAAAATGCGTTTAAGGAACTTATAGATAACATCGATTCAAAGCATATAATTCTTTCGTATAATAATGAAGGATTATTAGATGTTGATGAGATGAAGGAGATTTTGTTGAAAAGAGGGAATGTGACTCTTCACAGAATCAAGTATAAAAAATTCAAGGCGCAGAAAATAGATGACGATGTAAAATATGTGTATGAATATTTGTGGTTTGTGGATACAAGGCATAAATATCAAGAAATTGACATGTGATTTCTTTTAATCTTAAAAGAAAAAATCATACCCAAGTACTAAATTTTGAATGTTTCTTGTACCATTCATGTTCTCCTTCAACCAACTGATCTTTCCAACCTTCGTGCCACGGAATGTGTTTTGCTGTGAAATTTCCTGCTACTCGTATAGCGCTGACGGTTAGTTTGTTCACGTTTACAATACAAAACGTGGTATCAACGTTGGCTTTATATAGTTCTATTTCTGGTCTTCCTTCCCAAAACATTCTATGTCTCCAATATTGTGATTCCCATTCTGTGGCTTTTGGTGTAGTTTCTTTGTCAATGTGTAAGGCAAGCCCCAAACGATCAATCTTTGAATTACCAAGTTTAAAATACAAATCATACATAGTCTTCATAAAATCTTTTGGTGTGTCAGGATTCAATAACAAATCTGGATCCGTTATGATGAAGGTATCGCCAAATATCTCTTTTAATTTTTTAACCTTGAACCAACAGAGATGTCCATAATTTTGATCGAATTTGAAAAGAGTGTGATCATATTCTTGGTGATACTTCAAAAGTGGAGGGAATGTGCTACAATTATCGAGAATTACGATATCCTTTGTAAATCTTTTTAATTGATCGACCATTTGTTTTGTAAAGGTATACCAGTTATAAGAAATGATTGCTACAGTAGGGTTAGGCTTGTATACATTCAAACCAGGAGGTTTTGGTATGAACGTCCATGGTGATACACAGTAAAACAAACTCATTAGATCTCCTACGTCAGGCAATATACCATAAAACTTAATTTGAAGTACTGATTGTCTAACATAAGCAAAATAAAGCAAATCTTCCAAGACATACTTTTCATCACCCTTGATATCACATTCGATATATACCACATTTTCACCCTCTTCCAAATAATCCCATGCCAATTGTTTTATCGTTATAGCTCTCAAATCATCATCATCCGTTAAATTGTTTGATATTTTTCCATCAACATATTTCACACGTTGACATGTATTATACAAAGGTCTTTCACAAACAACCACCTTTTCATGTGGTGTTATAACATTTTGTGAACCAACAACAATGACTTTATCCCATTGATCGTAGTCATAACTGGGTATATTTCCTCCAATGTCTATACAAGTCATTTTATAAGTATGGTCTTATTAAAACACAACATTTTCTAATGTGAAAGAATAATTTCCCGGAGAACCTGTTATAGCAATGTCTGTACTTTTTATACCCAATAATGATATTTGTGTATTCACCGATGCGACTTCAGCAGGTGTTAATGTGTCTCCTTCTTCTACATTAGAAACATTCCCTATGAAAAATGCAGGGAAAAACAGATAAGATTGTGTTTGACCGTTTAAAATAGTGTCTGCATCCAATAGTTTTCTACTTCTGAATATTTGATTATAAACAGAAAATCCTGTATCATTTTCTATATCTATTTCTGACGGTGAACCGGACGATCCTGTAAATGTTGTTCCTGTTGGTGTTATTGTATATTTTGATCCTGGAGAAATTACAAATGTTGGCGATATTCTTAATAGAGGAGAGTAATATACTACTTTGCTTTCTCCTCTTTTAAGACGAACAACCTGCCAAGCAATAATATTAGTTTCGAAAGGATCGACTATGTTTTTCTGGAATAGAACTATATTGACAGTAAACATGGATTTATTTACAAGATTTAGAGGCACAGAATCTTTATCTATGGGGTATACATTTGGAATTGTAGGTTTATTTTGAATCTTACAAGATTTTTGAAAAGAAAACCCGTTACAATATATATCACACCGAGGAGACGGTCTTTTTGTATATGTTTGTGAACAATTCATTTATATCACAAATTATATTTCATCACTAATAAATGGAACAATTCAAAAACGTCTTAAAGAAATCTCCGGAAGATCACAGAGATTGGGCTTACGAAGGGTTAGCATTGGCTACAATACCAACGGAATTCCCTAAAGAATACGATTTAAGACCACATTTACCACCTGTGAGAAATCAAGGGTCGCGAGGAACATGTGCAGCATTTACATCATGTTGTATCAAAGAATATCAGGAATCTATAGATCATGAAGAATTTGAAGGATATATGAGTCCTGATTCAGTATATTTTTATAGATCTAACAAACCTGATGAAGGAATGTTTTGTCGTGATGTTATGAAAATATTAAGCAAGAGAGGTGTAGCAAGAGAAGCCTTATTGCCTTATTCTGACAGAGAACCAAAATCATTATCTTCAGAAGTTGTACAAGATGCTGCAAGATTCAAAATTAAAAGTTATGCAGCCATACACACAATAGACGCAGCAAAGAAAGCGATAATGAGATCAGGACCATTGTTGGTTGCATTCCCTTATTACGAAAATGGAAGAGCAGAATTTTGGCAACCAAAAGGAGCGCTCGCTGGAGGACACGCTGTCGCCTGCGTCGGATGGGTAGAAAAAGGTTTCATCATAAGAAATTCATGGGGACCTAACTGGAACGGAGATGGTTATGTCATTTGGGAATGGAAAGATTTTGGTATGCAATGGGAATTGTGGTCCACTGTCGACGAAGAAACCGAATGGACAATGCCATCACCAAAACCAATCCCCGAACCTCCGAAACCACAACCTCAACCACCTCAACCTCGCCCTCAACCTCGACCTCGTCCTCAACCTCGACCTCGTCCTCAACCTCAACCTCGACCTCGACCTCAACCTCGACCTCGTCCAAGACCACAACCTCGTCCTCAGCCCCGACCTCGTCCTCAACCGCGCGCTTTGCCAAGAATAAGAAGACGTACAAATCCCTTTAGACGTTAAATTTCTTGTTACACACGAATAATTTGTGTGACGATTGCGTCACAAAATCGATTGAGTATGTCGCGATTGCGACATACGAATAAGAAACTATAGATATTCTCTGGATATCCATTTTGAATCTGCTTTTGCTCTTTCTGATTTTGTGGGTGATGTATTTTTTAGTAATGTGGAAACCGCATTTAATTTTCTAAATACGCTGAGAGCGCCATATTCCTTGATTGCTTTTTTCAAGGGTTTTCTTCTATCTCCCACAAGACGGACAGATAACGAGTATCCGAAATAGGTCAATTCCCCTTTTTTCATTTTACCGATTAATTTGGGACCTTTTCCTGGTTTTCCACGGTCTAAAATACATGAAGGTTTGACACGCGAACCTTTAACTTTAGTACCATCCGATCGCGTATACGCTTTTCGAGTATACCCCTTTCTCAAGATTTCGTTCTTTTTACACGTTGTCATTTAATATTCGTATATAATTTATTTTGTTATATAAATGACGAGAACAAAGATATTAGGGACGGATCCTGACGATACTCGAAATAAGATCATAGCATCAATAAAGAATTTCGAAACAAGAGATATAACTACAAATTTCTTAGAAGAATTGTTTGAAGCAATTGATAAATATTATTTTGGAGGCGAACTGGAAGAGCGTTTGAAAGAACGCGAATCCATTCTTGAATTCAAGGTTTCGCAGGGAACCAGGGTTGCTGGCGTATGTAAAATGGATAATAAAAGGTGTAATTACACGATTTCCATTTCAAAGAAATTGTTTGATGGCCTTTTCAAAAATGGAGAAAAATCTTTGTTAAACAATGGTTTGAAATGTTATTCAAAAAATAAATGTGTTTTGACAACTATGGAACACGAAATCGGACATTTAATTATGTTTTTATATGATCTTTACGATGACCATCACGGACGTGTTTTTCAATGTGTGGTAAAAGATCTTTTTGGTCATACTGATTTTCGCCACGAATTGACTTTGGGTGATCCAGATGAACGATTGAAAAGGGAAGATGTTCGTGTTGGTATGAAGGTCAAAACAAACAGAGGAGTTGGAACAGTCACAAAATTAAATCCCAAAACAGCAAAAGTTGATATTGACGGAAAATTGTGGAATATGCCTTATCCACTTTTACACCCAGTTGTCAAAAAAATGAGCATTGAAGATGAACAACTTGAAAAATTGTTAGAAATGATCGGAGACGAGGAAGATACACCTGTCCGCTCACCACCGAAAAAGACACCACGTAAGACGGTTACAAAACCACGTAAGACGGTTACAAAACCACGTAAGACAACACAAAAGAAATTCATTGATGCATTGGTGGAAACAATCGAAGACGAGGAAGATACGCCTCCACGTAAGAAGACCACGAAAAAGTCTCCTCGAAAAACTGTTACGAAACCGCGAAAAACAAAAGTTGTTGAGGAAGAAGACGATTATGAACCCAAGCCTTTTGTTTGGCAGGGACCTTCAAAAGAGGACGATCCGTTGTATGAAAAGCGTCAGACTATGATGAAAAAATATCCTTTGGATAGTCTTGTGATGACACCGTTGGGTGAAGGAACACTTGAAGGTTATCAAGCATTGGGTAAAGTGCAGGCTGTCGTGAGATTGAAATCAAGAAAAGCCATGGAAGGAGAATCACATGTATATTTCCCCTTTAACAAAATTAAATTAGTAAAGTAATATGTTAAAGTGGTTGTATTGTAAAATCAATCGTATAAACGACGATGAATTTCAAATATTGGAAGATATGTATATGAAAAATTATGAAAACGATTGTGTCATTTTCAAGCCTGTATTAGAAGACGCTTTAAATAGAATCAGAAAGGGTGAGAAGTCTGTCACGATTGATCTCGAGGGTGTCAATCGTGAAATGGTGTCTGACATACGAAAAATAATATATAAGAACACTAAAAAGTTGAAGATTTTTATAAATGATAAACATATGATAATCGAAAGAAGATGATTCATTTTATGTAAAATGAAAGATTGTTCATGGCATCATATAATAGACATGTTGTGGCAGACCCGTTCCGAGAGGGTGTGAATATGGAAGTGTGGGTGAACTTACCGTTGGATAGTTTGAAGGAAGAGCGGGATAGTTTGTTCCAACGTCTGAATTTGTTTTGCATGATGTACATACACGTCCTTTATTGTTGTAAAAATCTCCTGGTTGGCCTCCTGCACATCCACATTTACATCCGTATGGACATTCACACACAGAACATCCACAAGAGCATTTATCACGATACATTTGCGCATCTTTCGATGGAGTCAAAATCATTCTCAATGGAATGTATGATAATGCTAAAGCAATTGATACAAATCCGCCAACAATTAAAAACCATACTTTCTTATCCCCTTCCAAGGTTCTATTAACCACAAGGTAAAATATGGCGTATACTATAGCCAAACAAAAAGAGACTATTGCAAATTCAGCATATATGTCTGACATTTTATATTATAAATGATTTTTCATATTATTTTAAAATATGAAATCATCAAAATGAATTCTTACGATGTGTGTTTAGCATGTGAATTTGGTGATCTTGATAATTTAAAACAACTTGTTAGTTTAGGATTTGATCCTAAAACACATCATAATTATGGGATAAGATGGGCATCCATAAATGGGCATTTACATATAGTTAAATATTTAGTTGGTTTAGGGTCCGACCCCAAAGCAAAAGACAATTATGCTATTCGATGGGCATCAGAATATGGTCATTTAGAAGTAGTTAAATATTTATTTGAATTAGGATGTGATCCAAAAGCAAAAGACAATTATGCTATTCGAATGGCATCTTATTATGGTCACTTAGAAGTAGTTAAATATCTTGTTAGTTTAGGATGTGACCATTGTGCAGTTAATATAAAATATAAATATGAAGTATTACAAGATGTCAAACACAGATTATTAACATTCTTGAATAAAACATATAAAAATAAATACATCAAAATGGAAATAATAAAAAGGATAATTCCAAGTTTCACGGAACATCAAATCATGACACTTAAATTTTGATATCCAAAGACATTTGTTTAACAACATTTCGAATATCCTCAAAATCCTCAGGGTAGTTACATTCAAGATAGTATCCCAATGTAATATTTCCCCTCCATCCTGTATAATCGTTTCTTAAAATAACTTCGCCAGAAAATTTGTTCCACGAAATGATAAACACATGAGGAATAACATCTCCGTTTGGATCTACTGCAGCCTGAACCAAATTATATCCGTGTATTGACGAATTTCCCTTCAAATGAAAAGTTGGCGATCGTATTTCACCATACTTCCAACACAAATTTCTCACTGTAGGCAACATGACCCTTACTTCCACTTCGCCAAAATGCGTTCCAGTAGGTGATCCAAATTTACCTTGCTTGAAATCACGATGTGGTTGTAGAGGAGCCAAATGTGATCTTGGTGGGTATTCAACCAACAATGAAGGGTGATCTAATATCACACGTGGATCAGTAGACCATTTTGGAATTTTTGGTAATGGGTTTTCTATTTGTGATGGCATGACAGGATTTAACAATGGTTGTGTTATGTCAGTCATAGGGTTAATGTGTGGAAGAGCGGATTCCGTTTCAGGCAAAACAAAATCCTCTTTTTTGACATTTCCATCATCACCATCCAACGGACGATCATGATTTGGAAGATGTGTATGAGGGTTTGGTCTCGATGGGTTTGGATAAAATGGGTAAAATATACCCACCACTACTAATATAATAACTGCTAAAAGCAATCCAGCAATATACATTTAATAACACAATTAAAAAATATTGTGTTTTTAAATGGACAAGGGTATCAAGAAAATGATCAAACTTGACAAGCAGATAAACAAGTACAACAAAGAAATCATAGATAAAGCAGTAAAACGCGCACGCAAATTTAAAGGATTGTCTCTTTCTGAAATTAAAGACGATAGTGAATATGTTACGGAAGTGTTAATAAATAAGTGTACACGTAATCACGAAACGACGACAGACTACATGGAAAACTTGTGTAAAGAAAAAGAAAAACTTTATCCTTATCTAACCATCAAAACAGATCCTTACAAGGAAAACGGAAAGAAACGCAAACTCAAAGCGGAGAATGATAATAGATTGTTGATTATCATAGATGTACATAAATATAGATTACACGAAGGATTGAAAATAAGTTCTGGTCAAAACACAAACGTATTGAACTTGGGATCCGAACAAAGATATATAGATATCAATAGACAAAACGAAGAAATCATTCGAAGGAAATTGGCCGAATGTTTATCCTTGGAAAGAAAGTATTCCAAGGTGGATGAAACAGATTTCCCTATTCAACTCGTTCCCGAAACATTATTTAATGTGGTGACAAGAAACCATTTCAGAATGTTTGCTCAAGGAATCATAGAATCGTATGGTAACATTGTACAGATATTTAGTATGGTTGGAAGTGACACAGCGATCATAAGAATAAATTGGAAATTACATCGCGCTCAAGTAGCAGAAAGAATGGAAAACGTTACATTGTGTCTTCCTCCATCTTTCGATTCAAAACCAAAAACCAAAGTACGCAAGCGCAAAGTTCATACTCCTGACGATTTCATGTTTCCATACCCACCACAAACAGATCCATCGTCATTTGAAAAATGTAAAATAGAAGCCATATAAAAATGTACATATGTATAAAATGAGTGATGATGATTCGTACGATGATGTAGAATATGAAGACGGAAAAAGACACAATGTAACAAATTTGTACTCTAATAGATATGACGAAGAAAGAATGTTTGACGATTCGTACGACAGCGAAGAGGACGATGATTATGAAGATGTAGATTCAGATTCCGAAGATCCATATGAATATGATGAGGATTATGAATCTTCTTCGTCGGAGGAAGAAGAAGATGACGACCTCACATAAAAATGAAAATTCGTTTCATATTGTAATATGAAATCAACAATGATTAGCAAAACTAAAAACTATTTTATCATAAGAAATTCGCGCGAAAGGGTTAGACTGAACGATCCACATCTTTTTGTCTGTGTGTTGACGCAAATGCTGATAAATGCAAATCCTTTCTATTATAGGAAATTTAAAAGAAGGTTTAAAAAGCGGTTCATAGCAGAACCGTTTGAACTTATTAGATTTTTCGCTAAATACCCATTGAGAAAACCACCCCCGCTAAAGAAAACACCATATATCTATTTGTTAGAGAGATACAGACCAATGGTAATAGGATCCGTATATATTTGGCCTTTCTTTGACGGGTTTGACGATAAAATCATGACAAGCGTGCTTAATATTCGTGGGAAGACAAATAAAAAATGAATTTGTATTTTATTATTAAAAAGTATATCAAATGACAACGGAAACATATATGTTGCAAACAGCGCAAAACCTACGCCACAAGAAACAGTTTAAGAATTTTATGATTGAGTTGGGAGAAAATAAGGATAGGTTTAATGACAAATTGTGGAATGCACTTTTAGATGAAATCGAAACGCGGATGGATGAAAGGTATCATCACGAATTGTGTGAATATTGGCATCCTCTCACAGGAGAACATTTGGATGGTTGCCATCGAAATTATTTAACCATGGCATCTGATGAGATTGAACAGGATAACGAAGAGATGTCTCCGGGGGTAGAGTTGGGCGCTTTTGCTGTTTATTTGTATGTTGTATGGATCATTTTCGTTTCCTTGATGTTTGCGAAAATCTAAACATTCACTTCCGACGGAAGAGAAAATCTAATATATACATAAAGAAAAATGACATTTCAATTCGAAATGTCTCCAAAATATCAACTTACGAACAAAATGTTGAAAGTTACAGTTAAGGACATGCTTAAAATGATGAAAATGGGCTTGGATGACAAATTTTTAGATTTTTTTGTGATGGACGATAACGAATATGAGGATGTGATGGAAAATATTCGGGATATAAGCACAGAAGATAAATTATTTATGATTGAAAAATCAAAAACACTTTTTTTCACATACGAGGAACTTTTATTTGACACACTTTGCTATTCGTACGTCGCCACACAGCGACGTACTCAATCTGTTCGCCTCCGTAGGAGGCGAATCTACAAGAACCCCGAACATGAACATATTAACACTATATTCAAACACTGCAACGAAAAATATGTACAGGAATCTTTAAAATATTGTGATCCTGATGTTATTTTAAACTTTTATAAAGCAACTAAACGATGGGATTTGTGTAGGGATGCGGTTATGTGTTCAACGAGGCCAGACAACCCCGAACTACACAAAGTATTTAGAGACCATCTCGTCGTAGAAAAGGATTGTGACATGAAAGATGAAAGTGTTTTGTTTCCATATATCCGTTCAACTATAGATTCTTTAGTTTCGCTTCCTACTGAGGCGAACGGATTGAGTACGTCGCTTAAAGGCGACGTACGAATGGTTTCTTTGCCTGTATATGTTATATATAAAATTGTTAGTGAAACATACCACACACACAAATATTTCGAAGAGTGGCAGATCATATCCATGATACAAATGGCCAAAGGAGAAGATACAATATACATCAACCACCCAGAATACGAAGAATGTTTTGATTTTTCAGGATTGACATTGGAAGAACAAAGAAAAATTTGTGACACTTTGTTAAACAGGTTTAAATATTGGTCACAGCCATACCGTTATGACGCTGAGAAACGTAAACGGTACGCGATGGAAGTCTGTTGGATTTTATATACAACTCGAAAATTGTTGGATGAAAAAACCCTGAGAATGCTGTATAAAAAAATACAATTGCCACCATCATTACATAATTTAGAAAAACTATATATGAAAACGTTCGGAACTTGGATTGAAGGGAGTATTTTAAGTGCCTATAAAAATGATTTTTTGGATTGAAATCCCACCCACCAACAAGAAATGCAAACTCTACAAACAATCGAAAACGCCTTGATCGCCATGGAAAACAACGTCAGAATCTACGCCGTCCTTGGAATGCAAAACCTTTTGGAAATTGGAAAATTTATCATGACTAACATTTCGAATTTTGTATATATTGTTAGAGGTTATCCGCGAGCATTCTTTTCCTTGTATTTGGTCTTGTGTCTTATGACTTATTTGAGTTTGGTGTTTGTCAAGTGTATGTCAAAAAAGTGTGATGAGGATACAAAAAAACCAAGAAAAAGATTTATATATGAAAGTGAAACTAATGTGACAGAAATTATTCCAGAAGAAAAAGATTTCAACGAGGAGATAGAAGAAAATAGAACAAAAATCAGAAATGCCGTTCAGAAGTGTATGGATGAAAAAGAGAAAGTCAAAGATTGTGGTGAAGAGTTTGCGGATATGGTCGATGAAGATTTAGAAAAAATTAGAAAGAAAGTTAGACAGGCAGAAAAGGACAATGTGTTATACAATATCACAACGGATGAATACAACAAAGTCAGCACAGTAAAAAAGAATCCAAAAACTTACATTGCAGATTACGAAAAATGTATAGTGTATAAAATCACGAGCACAGACCGAACATGGCAAAAAAGCCAAAAGGACTATTTTGACTTTGTCCGAAAATTTATCTAATCACACACACAAAAACTCCGAATAAAACACAAGCCCTCTCTTTCTAAACGATTGAGAGGGCTTATTTTCATCGTCGATTCTGTACATCCAGAAAATGAATATTAAAATTAATATTTAGATATACACTTTTACAAATGGCTACAATAAAATTTAAAAACCTGATAAAACTGCTTAAAATTAAAGGAGACTTTGAACAAGTTAAATACTTAGTTTCTATAGGCACACATCCTAAAGAGGGAGATATTGGATTAGCATCTTTAAGTGGTCATTTGGAAACAGTTATGTATTTGGTTAGTTTAGGATGTGATCCTAAAGTCAGAGATAATTGTGCTATTCAATATGCATCACAAAACGGTCATTTAGAAATACTTAAATATCTAATTAGTTTAGGATGCGACCCAGAGGCAGATAATAATAGCGCAATTCAATATGCATATAAAGAAGGTCATTTAGATGTAGTTAAATATTTATTGGAACTGGGGTGTAATCATGAAGATGTTGATAATAAAATTAAATATAAAGCACTGCAAGAATACGTATATAAAAAACTATCTTGATTGATTTTATATTCTTTACGTATGTAGTATGTAAAGAAAATTGATTTTTCGAATTGAAATGCTCTCCTCTAACAACTTATCACAAGTAAAACAAACCCTCACAACAACCTATTACCTATACGACAAATAACCTATTACGAAAATGGCTACTATTACTATTGAAAACATTATGAAGATGGCCAAGGACGGTGTGGATACAAAAGTTTTTGATTATTTTGATTTTGAAGAATTGCGTATTGGAGATGTTTTCGAAGAATGTCAAATGAGTGATATTTTGTTGTTCCAAGAAAAAACAAAACAAAAATATATAAAAAATATTGATTTATTGGAAGTTGCATTAGGTTTTGGTTTAGAGGAGGAGATTGCTTTGAATGAGTTGTTGGCGCATTGTGATCCTGACGAGGTGAAAAAAATGTTAAAAAAAGATATAGATTGGGAATTGCTTGAAGTCTTTTACAACGAGACAGGAAGATGGGATTTGTGTCGGGATGCAATTATAAACCACCATCGTTCAGACACAAAGGAATTCAAAAAAACCTTTTTGAACGACCTCGTGACAGACAAAGATGCCAATCTGGATAAGGAGGATTTATATCCATACATTCGTGTGCTCCTCAAATCTTTGATTTCACTTCCTGTGTACGTTATATATAAAATTATCAGTGAAACATTCCATACACACAAATATTTCGAAGAGTGGGAGATTATATCCATGATACAGATGGCAAAGGGAGAAGATACAATATACACCAACCACCCAGAATACGAAGATTGCTTTGATTTTTCAGAGCTGACGTTGGCAGAGCAAAAAAGAATTTTTAATATTATATATACAAAATATAAATGGACAAGCGCAACACACGCTTACGAGGAAAAGCTAAAATATGCAATGGAAACATACTGGATTTTGAATATGTTTCCCGAATTAAAAACACTACCTGAAATCAAAAATAAAGCCAAACAAATAAAAAATAGGCTTACAAGATATTATGGGGTTTTGAATGCGTTTCCCGTGGACAATAGACATTATAGTGTAGATTTAGAAGAACTCGAAGAAACATATATGGATTTGTGTGACCAGTGGATAGTGGGTAATATTTATAAATCTATATCACATATACGAGAGGAAACGACAATTGAAAGAAAACTTGTGGCAGATTGGCTTGTCAATTAACACAAGTAAAGAAAAATGATTTTTCGGATTGATTTCCTCCCTCTCTAACAACTTACTACAAGTATGCAAAACGAAACCCAAACACGCAAACAAGAACCCGAGATCTCCAATGCCGAACTCTATGAAATAATTCAAAAATTAACTGAAAAAGTGCAAGAATTGACATTAACCGTTGAAATCCTCGAAGGCCGAATCGAAGACATTGAAATTCGTAACGATAATACTTTATACTGCTAACCTTCCAAAGCCCCTTTCCTCTATTTAGAGGAAAGGGGCTTTTTTTATTGACCCAAAAAGAAGCCTCAGGAACAAATTACGTACGTAAAGAAAAATGATTTTTCAGATTGATTTACTCCCCCTCTAACAACTTACAACAAGTACCCACAAAACTCTAATAAACCCACAAACGCTACAAACCTACGAAACGAAAAGTACCCTTACGAATACAAAATGTCTGACTATACCCAATTTATTGAAAGCCACAACGAGTCCGCAGTTGCCTTCCTTGACAAGCAATTTAACCAAGCGCTTACTTTTTTTGCTAAAAACCTTGCATCTCACAAATGGGAAGCACGCAAATATACTCAGGCAGAATTAAAACAAATTATGAAGGGAGAGGAGGTGGAGACAAAAACTAAAAAGAACAAAAAGACAAAGGACGAAGACGAAGATTCATCTGCTGACGACCAGCCAAAGTTTCCAAAGGGTATGACACCAGGCAAATGGAGCAAGGTTTGCGAAGCCCTCAAGGAGCGCGAAGAGGACCAATATGTGAATGTCAAGACAGGCAAGTGTGTGAAGAAAACAGCACGCAATGAGGACTACTATTTCCGAGGAAGTTTTTGTGCCCCAGAAGAACTCAAGCAAGTAGTATTGTGGTGCAACCGCAACGAACCCAACGAAGAGGACGACTTTGAGGAGGCACCAAAAAAGAAAGGAAAGGTAGTTGTTGAAGAGGATGAAGACGACGAGGAGGAGGAAGACGAAGAAGAGGTTGAAGAGGAAGACGAGGAAGACGAGATCCCAAAAAAGAAGGGTAAAAAGGTTGTCGAAGATGAAGACGAAGACGAAGATGAAGACGAGGATGAAGACGAAGATGAAAAACCAAAGAAAAAGGGCAAGCACGATCTTCCAGAAGGATGGGAGCAGAAAAAGTTGGACAATCTCCGCAAAAAGGCGAAAGAGGCAAAGGCAAACGGTAAGTGGGTAAATGCAGAGACGAATCGCGCAGTAGCCAAGACAGACAAGAACAAGAAGAAGTTTATCTTTACCAAGCACGGATTTTGTGTTGATCGAGCCAACGAGAAACTTCAAGACCAACTGGGAGAATTATTCTAAATGAAAAACAAAACAACAAACACTAACATCCTTTCTGACAGGTAAAAAGAAGTAAGCCCTCTCTATCATTATTGGTGGAGGGGGCTTACTTCACGTTAAATATTTATGCATAATCTAAATTCAGATATCTTTTATTTCCGTTCACTATAACATAATAACCTCCACGCGGTCCTTTGTGTATGGTTCTGAGTTTTCCAGCGTATTCTATCTTTGCATATTTCACACAATCCCATTTTGGAGGTTCGTCTCCTTTTTTAATGTCCTCAATCCATTTGTATAGACATGCACGTTTTTGCGCAGGATTCTTAAATGGCATTTATAAATGATAAATTATTTTAGTCTCGTTTTTGAAGGATAAATGGACAAATGTAAATATTTGGGATGCTATGAAAAACGTCATGGTGATTTGACAATGTGCGAAGAACACGATGAACTAATAAAAGCAGTTACGGAAGACATAGTTAATTTAAATTACACCGAAGAACAAATCGTCAAAGATCTTAAACGTCTAAGTAATGAAACAAAAGGATACATTACAAAATATTCTTTCAAAAGTGTAACACTGAATGCAAGATCGCCATGGGAAATGCTTGTAAAATTGTATGAAATGGGCGAACTCGACATTCCAGAACCAAAAGACATACTGGACAATTATATTCCTGACGCCAAAGACTTGAAAGAAATGGTTTTGATTTGCATATTAAAGAAAATTGCTTAGGAAGCATTGAAACAAAATAAATACACAAATAAATGTGGACATACTTAATTTCAGGAATTGTTGTGTTTACGATTATGGTATGGATTAATTACCTACCACATAAGTATCCTCAAAAACTAATATTACACTTGGATGACAAGTGTTTTCATATTCACCATTGGATTACTGGACTTTTTTTAATAGGATTTGCGTTTTTGTCAAGAAGGGCTTCTCCAACCGTATTCAAAGTAATTATCGGGGGTTTAATAGGGTTGGTTTTAGAAGATTTTCTGTTCCGAGACGAATTTCGAATAGTTGTGCCTTGTTAGAAAAATGACATTTCGAATCATTAATGAATTTAATGATTTAACTTTGATACAAAACGAAAAAACCGAAATTTGAGACCAAAAAATATACACATTATTAAACATGTCTGCATTTGATATTGCTATGGGATCCATTCTGGGTGAAGAACCAATTGGTGAAACCTCTGTCTCTGAAAAGAGAGTTCTTCGTACGAAGCCGAAGAGTGACGATGAACCTCTTCACAAAAAATCCTCCAAGCAACTCCAGAAAAAATACAACGAAATTTTTCAATTGTGGGATGAAATGCGAAATGCAAAGGGCAAAGAAAAAGCTGAACTCAAAAAGTCTTTTCGTGATTTGTATGATTCACTAACTGAAAAAGAAAAGCAACAGTATAAAAAATATAAACAAGAATTGGAAGTTTTGTCAAAAGACATACGTGTTGCTAAAGATCGTGCCGGCGCAAAGGTAAAAGTAAGCGGAAAGACTGTAGAAGCGTTCAAAGGTTTGGAGGAAATGAAAATGAAACAATTCAAAGCAGAACGCGAAATCATGTTTCAAACAGACATCCCAACAGAAAACAGCAAAATGGTCGAAGATGTCATGTCTGAACTCGACAAAGCATTGGCTTTTATTCCTGACAAAACTGTTACATTACGTTCGTCTTACAGTCCAAAGATGTTTAGCAATATCAAATTTGACATTCCAAGTGGTTACGTCACCGAACAAGAAAAGAAAAGACTCTCAAAAGAAGAACAAAAAACACTAATGATAAAGCGCGCATCTATGGAACCCTTTGAACGTGCTTTGAAAGATGGTGATGAAGTTGAGATTAGATTTGGAAGTCAGAAAAAGAACTATTTTGATTCGCAAGTGTCAAAGGACGAATTTTATTTGCTTCAAAAATGGACTGAGATTAACAAGATTGAACCTTATTTTGTCAAGACGACGTCGTTTAGTAAAAATGCTGAGCGTGTTTTCGAACCCCTATTAAATAAACAGGGAAGACCAGTCATTGGAAAGGATGGAAAACCGGTGATGCGTTCATACAATGAACATATTCGCATCATTGATGAGAATGGACAGAGAAGAATAGAAAAGAAACGCACGCTTGCAACTATGACATCAGTTAATTTGGGTGCGCGCATACAAGCATCACGAGAGTCAGGAATGGACAGAAGCGAGTTGGCAAAGTATGATTTGACATCAAAAGATTTTACTGTCAGACAAAAAACAAGATGGTCGTACAAATTGGCTGATCATGTATATTTGGATATGACAAAGGTAACTAATCCTCTAAACCGTGGAGATATTCGTTATGAGGTTGAGGTTGAATTTAATGATAAATATTATGAGAACCCACAGGCAAAGAAACCATTTGATAACGATGTGGTATATTGGATTCTTTTTATCCGTTCAAAAATGCAAAATGCCACAGCACAAACATTGATCGTTCCACAAAACCTTTCTGTTCTAATTCACAACTACAATTCCATCTTTGAAAGTATGCGTATGAAGGAATTGATGGAAAAGGGTTCAGAAATCGACAATTCAAAACTTTTTAACCCCTTTAAATTTTTCGGTCTTGAAAACAAACCACAACCATTCAGTTTCAAAAACGTATCGGCAGGATATGATTATCGCGTCACTCCAAAGTTGGATGGTATCCGAGTTAGAATTTTCATTGATAAGAATGGTATTTTTGAAGTGAACCCTAAAACTGGATATGCTTCCATGATTTACAAGGGCGAATGGGCAGAGGAGAATTTGGCTGGCACAATCATAGACGCTGAATACTATCGCGGTGAATATTATCCTTTCGACGTATTGGCATACAAGGGAGAAAACATCATTGATTTCCCTTTTGACCAGAGAATTGGAAAAATTGTAAAGGTAGAACAGGTAAAATCTTCAGAAAATGTTTGGGAAAGTCGTACGGTTGGTCTAAACCTTCCTAATTTTAACTACACTAAACCATTTTACGGAGCCCCATTTCAGAATGTTTATGAATCTATCAAATCCGCGTTGAGATGGATTAACGAACATGATAATCTCGGATTTGACGGTCTAATTCTCCAGAGAAACGACGAACCTTATTGGCAACCACCACCAAAGAAAACGACAACTATGAAATGGAAACCTCTGGATGAAATGACAGTAGATTTACTAACGATGGTGACATCCGACGGGCAAGTACAACTATACTCTGTTGATCCATCAGTTAAAGGAGGCGCTCACGAAGGATTAAAGGTTGAACATTTTACAGATTACATTCCAACAATCAAAGATCTTGGAATACCAGAGAATCTTGCGGAAGAAGGAGATTTCATTGCCGAGTATGGCTTTGTCGAAGAAGATCCATACATTGAATTTAGAAATGTTCGTGATGACAAAACAGTTCCGAATTTTCATAAAACAGTTTCATCGAACAAGAATTTGTTTTTCAGAAGCCCAGTGTCGGAAAAAGATATTGTTGGACAAACATTATTGACATGGAGAAAGTGGGCTTCGTCTATTAAACGTGATGTTGTGAATGGGCTGATTCCAAAAGATGCTCGTGTATTAGACATTGGTGTCGGACGTGGTGGCGGTGCTCTTTTTGACATTTCACGCAAGGCAGGAAAGGTTTATGGTGTTGATCCTGATGAAGATAACCTTAAGGAACTCAAGAGACGTTTGTCAGAAAGTTCGTTTACAGATGAACAAAGATCAAAAATCGTCACAGCGAAACTAAAAGGTCAAGATACAGAAGAAATTTTGAGTTTGTTGGGAAAAGATACTGTCGACGTTATCACCATGTTCTTTTCAATCTCCTTCTTTTTTGAAAGCGAGAAGGAACTCGACAAATTGATGGAAACTATCGATCAAACAGCACATAGAAATAAAGGATCTATTTTGATCATTCAATTGATGGACGGAGAGAGAATTAGCCAAGAATTGAAAAAGGCTGCTGAAGAAAAAGGAAAGTATGTTATTGGAAATGAGGTATACACAATCAAAACAAAATTTGGAAAAGACAAAAAGAAGCAACAAGAATTTCAAGAATCAGATGATGTTGTTGGAGTTCCCATCACCATCAAACTTCCGGAAGAGAAGGATGCGATCATTGGTGTTGGTGAGACGCGAGGAAAGCAAAGTGAATGGTTATCACCTGTTTCTGTCCTCAACGAAAAATTAGAAGATATCGGATTCAAAGTGACGTCTGACGATTTCATGGACAAGGGTTCTATACTTCCTTCGTCAAATGCAGAGTTTGCTCGTCTATATCGTTCTTTGGTGTATGTTCGAAAAGGTGGTGTTGGTCATTTGAAGAACGTTCCAAAAACATCATTTGTGGAACCAGTCGAAATATATCTTTCGCCTTTGCCAGAGAACGAGTCTGAAGATTTTAAACAGTGGAGTCGTATTGGTGTACGATCAGATTCGTCAGCATTTTTAGCATCATTACTTTATCACATCAGCAAAACGTATAGAAATTCTCTTGACGATCGCCGGATCAGAGATAGAAAGATACGCGAACTTCGATCTACACTTGTCGATTTAATTGATGAAGAAATGTTTTCGAAACTTGTTTCAGGAAATGTTAAACACAATATTACTTTTGATTTGTTACATTCTAAAGCGTACGACACGATGAAGAAAGGCAAGCAGGTTGATGCGGTTTACAATGTCAAGGAAGCGGAGAAAGCAGCATATGACGAATACATGAACAGGATCAAGTCTGGATATGTTGGATATGAATTGGCTGAGGCAGTTGGATGTCTTTGGGATATGCGTATAAACATTGTGGATGAAAGTGGAAATATCGCATATATAGGAAACGAAAATGGAAAGCGCAAGGAAATCTATATTCTAAAGATTGGAACAATTTCCTTTGAACCACTGATCTAAATTATAAATTCTTTTTACTAAAAAAAGAATTATGTATTATAAATGTCTTCTTATTCACACAAAAATTGTAGATTGACTAAATGCAGTTGTAAAAGATCTGCGTTTATACGAAGACCTTATGATTGCTGTTCGTCCATGACCATAGACAATTTAAGATGTACAGGAGAACCAAACGATGGAAGTCCTGGAGAACCAGGGTTGGTTGTGGAACAGTGGCAACAATTACCTTTGGGTGAAGGATCAACACTTATAAGCACAGCAAACCTTACTTTGTGTAATGATAAATTACGATTTTGGACAAATGGAAGTATGCTTCTGGATTTACAAGCGGGATCAGCAGATGTACGGTTAGAAACTAACAACATTATAGGAATTACTGGTGTTCCAACAGAACCACCTCCAGGTTTCGACGTTCCAGCCATATTCTACAATTATGAAGATGGATCAATGTACGTATGGGACACCAATGGATTATCATGGACTCCCGCTTCGTCAAACGCACAAGGTGTGACAGGTGTCGGTGTAACAGGTCCACAGGGAATACAGGGATTACCCGGTTCTCCAGGAGCGACTGGAGTGGATGGTATACAGGGTGCGACTGGAGTGGATGGTATACAGGGTGCAACCGGCGTGGATGGTATACATGGAGTGACTGGAGCGGATGGCTTGCAGGGGGTGACAGGCGCGGATGGCTTGCAGGGGGTGACAGGCGTGGATGGCTTGCAGGGGGCGACAGGCGTGGATGGAAAAGATGGTTTTGCGGGAAGCGAGTATAATATTTTAAGTGAGTTTGATGGGGATTACACTGAAGACACATCGGGCACTTGTACTGCATTGGTACGAAAATATAGTGATACATGGATAAGTGTTTGGGGTTCACCAACAGCATTAAATTATGCGAGAGCGATGGCATTATCTGGAAACGGAAACTTGGCATTGTGGTCAAGAGTTGTATTAGGTAATGCACGTTTGGAAGGGAAATTTATACAGTATTCTAAAACACCCAATTTAAAGCAGACGGATTTGGATAATAATTACAGTCTTCCATCCGAACCATATTCAATAAGAATATCAGAAAATGCATCAAGAGTTGTTGTCGGTATGCCTTTTGCGAGTGGTGGTTTGGGTGAAGTGCATGTTCTAAGTTATGTCTTTGGAGAGACCAATCTAACACATTTACATACATTTACAGGAACTGTTGCGAATGAGCAAATAGGAAACTGTGTGGCAATAAATTCTGATGGTACAAGAATAGCATTTTCTGGATATCGAAAAACCGTAAAGGTTTACAAATTTGATGGCGCGACATGGACGCAGGTTGGTTCAGATATAGGCACTACATTGACCGAACGTGTTGCTATCAATGGTGTAGGTGATGTTGTTGTGGTTGGATTTCCATCCGAGGGAAATGGAACTGTTCGTGTATATGCTTCCAATTTTTACACTGGTGCATGGACACAAACAGGAAGTAATTTAACAGGAGCGACTACGTCAGATGATTATGGTTATGATGTAGATATAACGAAATGCGGAACACGTTTTATTGTAGGAACATTACGAAACAGGGCTGATATAGTTGACAGAACATATACAACGAACACTGTAACACATACTTTTACAGGAACGACAAACAGTTTCGGCGAATCTGTGAGAATAAGTGCTGGTGGATCGCGTGTTATTATAGGTGAACAAACATTTGGAGGTGTGTCTTTTTTTGGGAGAGTACAAATTTACGAATATACAGATAGTTGGAACCTCATTCACGAAAGAATAGGCTTGGGGAATGACAGATTAGGAATAAGAGAGAATGTACCTTTTAATAGCACAGGAAATTTTTATGCTGTAGCGACTGACATTATAACAGATACCAGAACAATAAATGGTTATTATTCTGATGAGAAAATATACAGAAAACCATGTGGAGAAAGTGTTTCCACGTTAACGGACACGGATATTGCTTCAGCGAGTCATCAACAAGTATTGATGTGGGACGGAATAACAGGAAATAAGTGGGTAAACAGAGAGATTGAAGATGTGGTGGCGGGAGCAAGTGGTGTCTATTCAATTCAAATAGGCATTTCAAGCACAGTTTTAGCTGGAGGAGATGATGCTGTTGTTATTGGCAGAACCGCTTCAGGTGCTTACCGGGGGGTTTGTGTAGGTGCTGTGGCTAAAAATTCAAACAGTTATGGGACTTCAGTTGGTTGGAATACGGAGAGTGGAACAAAAGCGGTTTCAGTGGGCTCAAGTAGTAAAGCGCAGAATAATAGCGTTTGTGTTGGTAATTTAGCGGGTTCAGCATCAACAACAAACAATCTAACAGGAGTGGGATACGAAGCACTTAAAACAACAGCAAAGATACACGCTACAGCCATTGGCTACGGGGCAGGATTGTTAGACGCAGGTGAATCCTCATTTAGCGGAGGCCATCTGGCCAACGCATCAGGAACTCGTGCGATAGCCCTTGGATACGATACAGATGCCCTTGGCCAAGATTCTATTGCCATTGGTGGATCAGCAAGTAGATCAGCCAAAGCAGAAGGTGGTAGTTCAATAGCAATGTCTCAATTGGCTTGGGCACGAGGTAATGCTTCTATGGCTTTGCTGTACGATGCTCAGACATTCAATGATGATTGTATTGCGATTGGTAATTCGAGTAGAGCGGGTGTTACAGGAACGGCTACTAATTGTATTAGTATTGGTAAATCTGCTACTACAGCGGGAATTGATGCCATATCGATTGGCAATGGTGCTCAGAGTGTAGGAAATTACAGTGTTCGGGTTGGTTCAGGTGCTAAATCGCTAACACAAACCGTTTCTATTGGAAGAAACGCTGGTTCAAGCATCACCAGTTTTAGCGCAAGTGTGGGGGATAATGCAGGTAATAGTTGTGGTAGTTTCTCAACAAATATAGGTCCTAATTCTGGTTTAAGTTCAGGCACAAATTCAGTAAGTGTGGGTCACAATGCTGACGGATACGGCGCCAATTCCGTTTCAATAGGTAAAGATTCGGAAGCGGGTGCTACAGGCGCTATTGCGATCGGAAATTCGGCAATAGTGACAGTGTCAGATAGTATTACAATCGGAAACGGTAATAACACGGCAAACCCTAGTTCCGTTATGATAGGAATGGGTACAGTGCGAAACGGTTCGTCTCCAAGTTTAGTTGCAATTGGCACAGGAGCATCATCAGGAGGTGGCTGTGTTGCTATCGGATTATCGAGTTATGCCCACCCAGGACCAGCAGTAGCCGTGGGAAGTGGAGCCAGAGCAAATAATAACTCGGTGGCGATTGGGGGAAGTGCGGGTGCATCAACACAAAATAGTCTAACCGCAGTGGGTTACAACACTTTAAATACAACACCAAACAACTTTTCCACAGCAATCGGTTATAACGCAGGTAATGTAAGCGCTGGTCAATCGTCAGTAAGTGTGGGTCACAATGCTGACGGATACGGCGCCAATTCCGTTTCTATAGGTAAAGATTCTGAAGCGGGTAATACGGGTGCTATAGCGATTGGTGATAGTACAATAACACGAGGTGCCAATAGTTTGTCCATGTTGTACGATGCTCAGACATTCAATGATGATTGTATAGCGATTGGTAATTCGAGTCGGTCTGGTGCTACAGGAACAGGCACAGGATCTATAGCAATCGGGAAATCGGCTTCCAGTATTGGTCTGGGTAGAATTGCTATTGGCCAAGCCGAGGTTGATGGAGATTATGGTGTGGCTATTGGTGCACAATATACAACCGTCTCAGCCAAAGCAAGGACTAATGCGGTTGCTATTGGACGAGGTTCTAAAGCCACAAATTCAAGTGTTGTTCTGGGCTATAGGGCAGGAGCGAATTCCACAACGAGTGAACTTGTTGCGATTGGACAAGAAACACTTATAACAAATCCAAGCCAATACGCAACGGCTATTGGTCATCTGGCAGGTAGAGCCAACGCAGGCGAATCGTCAGTAAGTGTGGGTCACAATGCTGACGGATACGGCGCCAATTCCGTTTCTATAGGTAAAGATTCTGAAGCGGGTAATACGGGTGCGATAGCGATTGGCGATTTGGCTACGGCGACAGGTAATCGTGCGATAACATTGGGCGTTTCGTCTACAACGTCAGGTACCGATTCTATAACAATAGGTTCGTCATCAACATCCACACACAACGGAGGAATAAATTTGGGATACAATTGTACATCCAGCGCGGACAACGAACTCAAAATCCGTCTGGGTGATTCAAACACAACAGAAATAAGAACTAATCTTGTTTTGGATCCGGGACCAAGAACCGCATCAGGCAATTATCTAACCTTAGTCCATAATGGAACCACATATTATTTGCCATTGTATACATAAAAACATCATAAAAATCTTTATATATATAAAGATCATGCAAGAACAATTAGAAAATGCAAAGTTGGACATACAAAGCAAGATTGACGCACTTACACAAAACAAGACTGAAATGGAATCAGTTATGGCACTGATCCAAGCATCAGACTCTACACAGGAGGAAAAAGATTTTGCATCATCACAATATACAAGAGCATATGAGAAAAACGAAAAGATGTTGAGTAGATATGCCGTAGCATTAACAAGACTTGACGCACAAATACAAAGAATCAATGAACCAACTGTTATCGCTAAAATAGATAAAATCGCAAAATGGTTTGAAGACAACTCTGTTTCTGAAATGAATCGTGTTGATGCTAATTCTTTATATCAATCGGACGATGGCGAATTGGATCGAATTATTGCTATTGTAGACAACATGTTCCTCAACACCGAACAAAAAACAAAGTTGATCACAGGAAAACTTATCCTCGAATGAATTTCATATTATATAATATGAAATTAATGGTATTTCTTTTCCCATTTTACCAATATAGGTTCGAAAGTGGCATATGCTCCGTGATAAAATGCAGCCTGTCTCGATATAGCATATAAATCTTTTACTTCTTGAAAGGACATTCCTTTATATTTTATGAGGTATGCAGCCAAACATGTTGCTGATCGTGATATTCCTTGATTACAATGAACAAAAACAACCTTTCCATAAATGTCTCTATGTACATGAATCCATTCCGCGCCAAATTCCAACAATTTTTCCATAGAATCCATATCATCCTCTTCTCTCGAATCACCTAAAGAAATTCTCGCATATTCCACTCCACGAGAACTAAAATAATGAGGAACTTCTGGTGTACAATTTAAAACTGCTTGTATACCCTTGGCTTTGAAGAATTGTGAGGATGCTGCAGCCTGATCGCCTCCTAACCACAAATCAGGGTTTTTTAATATTAATGATGCTGATGTCGATCCCATTTATAAAGAAATAAATGATTTTTAAAGACATATGAAAACATAAATATCAAATGACGAAATTTCCAAAACTTTACAGAATCGGCGCCACAGGAAAAGAGTTGGTGTGGATGATTTGGGTTGAAGATGACACAATTTATGAATCCTATGGACAAGTCGGTGGAAAACTCGTTGACCCTGGATCAGGAAAACTGTGTAAAGCCACAAATGTTGGGCGTTCGAATGAACGGACACCAGAAGAACAAGCACTTTTTGAAGCAGAATCGAAATGGAAAAAGAAATTAGACAAGTATGAACCCAAATGTGAAAAAGGAATCAAAATGGCAAAAGAAGCAACAGATCATAAAAAGACACACGGATCTAACGCAAAAGGAGGAAAAGCACGTGTTAACAAAGATGTATATATCGTCGATAAGATTCCTTCATACCACAAAATTGGAATTATGAAGGGTCCTGAATATAAAGGAAAGCATGATATTTCTGAAGGAGGTTATGTACAACCAAAATATGATGGATATAGGTGTAAGGCGTCGTGTGTGGACGGAAAGGGGGTAATGACTTCGAGTAACGGAAACCAAATCGTGTTTCTTAAACATATAAAGGACGACATTGCTTCGGCAATAGAAACGTTTTGTCGTGAGACGGATTATAAAATAAAGGATATTTGTTTGGATGGTGAGGTTTATGTTCATGATCCTGTAGATGAGGATGGCAAACCGATTACTGATCGTTTCAATGGATGCGTGACAAAATGTTGTAACGTGCGCGCTTCAAAACCTCATCCTTATGAACCACAAATGAAATATTATGTATTTGACATTGATATCGACCTTCCACAAAACGAAAGAATCAAATTACTTAAAGAATTCTTCTCACACGTCAAAAATCGTTCATCTCTTGTGATGGCACCTTCATATTTTATTAAATCCGTAGAAAAGATGGAGAAATATATAGATTATTTTATTGATGAAGGATATGAAGGTCTTATTTTCCGTTACAAAAATGGCGAATATGTTCCTAAAAAGCAAATGGGGTTAAATGCGCCAGTTTTCAAATATAAAAGAATGCAAGATCACGAATTTGAGGTTATCGATGCTAAACCCGAAGTGGGAAAACGATCAGGGCGTGTTGTATGGATTTGTAAGACTGAAGATGGTGTTGAATTTAAAGCGTCACAACCAGGAGAAACGGAATATTGTCGCCAATTGTACAAGGATAGGAAAAAATATATTGGTAAGATGCTAACAGTTAAATTCCAAGATTTTTCCAAAGACGGCGCACCACGATTTCCAATCGCAAAGGCTTTTAGAGATAATGAATAATTTAAGCAAATCACCTATTGGGTGATTTGCAAATAGATTGAGTACGTCATCGAACAACGACGTAAGAATAATTTTCATATATAAATATATGAGATATACATGCAAAGGTTGTGAAAGAGATATGTTGGTTTTACACGGAAATGTCTTTCGAATGATGTCTGAAGGATATCGTCAGAGACACAAGAATAGAACGTCTAAAAAATTTTGGTTTATATGTCCGAGATGTTGTTATGGAAATATGATATCTGAAAAGGAGTTTCCTTTAGGGTTTGGGTTAAGAACTGTGTGTCGATTATATCCCATCAAAGGTGTAACCAAATTCCATCACGAATCGTGTACTATAAATTGATTTCCATATTTGACAAAAAATAATGAACAATATATTAAAGGATGCCTCCGAAATTCACGAAAGCCAAAATCAAACTTGCTACACAAGATGTTTATGCTGAGATGTTGAATACCAGAAATTTTTCTCAGATCATCAATGAAATGCTGATTGTCATTTTCGATCTTAATCCCGAAGACACAGATTTTTATGTATTTCCATATCTTGGAATGTTGAGGTTTGGGTATAGAACAACGAATCAACAGTTTAAGAAAATCCTGAGTGCAAAATTAAATAAAAAACTTTATTCTACATGGCTCAAACCAAACAAAAAGTATCGTTACAACATTGGATATTTGAGTATTCCTCACAGTTATGACGAAGAAGAACATGGTGATCATACATTGGATCAGATTCTGAATGAGGATGGATTGATTGGACATTATCTCGGATATGTGCTTGACAACAAAACGAAAACAGTTTGGTTGATGGATTCTCTTTCATCAAATCCTCTGGAAAGTGAAGTTGGGTTTGATCATTTTCTTTCTTATCTATATCCTGAATATACACAAAAATCATATTCAATCTGCTCTGGGTGTGGAGCATACGAACCTCTTATGGATGTTGTGATGGATGAACAAAACATATTTTGTCACACATGGACTTTATATTACATATATCTTGTGATGGTAGGACATAAGAATGGTATTGAAATTGATCGTGTTTTTGAATACCTTGCCAATGATTGTAAAACCGAAAAAGAGAATTTGATTCTTATTAAGAGTTTTGCTCGCTATCTATGGGATGAATATATTTTGGATGAGGGTGTAGACGAATTGCCTGAAGAATTTTCTTACATATACGTTCCAAAAACAAGAAAAATCGAATACATTGGAGATTTACATCAAAGATTTCACGAAACGGATGAAATAATATAATTTTATTTATAAATGAACACATCGTCTGGTAGCGATTCGTCACACGAGGAATGTAAGGATAAGCGCAAAGAAGATAAGGATAAGCGTAGAGAAGAGAGGGATAAACGTAGAGAAGAGAGGGATAAACGTAGAGAAGAGAGGGATAAACGTAGAGAAGAAAAATCGTCATGTGAGGAAAGTGAATAGATCGAAGTATGTACGAATAAATGATTTTCTATATCGTTAAAATTTCATGTTGTCAACATGAACTTATTCTTGTTACACAAAAATCTTAAAAAGTGTGCTCGTCAGCATTGTGACAAGCACGTTGTGAAAATGATATTGGAATTGGCACAACTTTTATCTACAGCGTGGTGGGTTTTGAACCCTGACTTGGCTGAACGTCATTATAAAAAGGGTCTTATATACAAGAAAACTCACATTAATCATCCTGTGGCTGTATGGACGAGAGAACATTTAAATAATTACGATGTTGTGGCAGAGTTGGCTTATGAACTCACTAAAGAATATACATACAGATATGGTAAAATTCATAAAACAACACCGAAAATAATGTTCATGATGAGATATCCTCCCAAGAATATAGAATATAGAAATATTAAAAAGTTGGGTGGATATTGGAATACAACACCACCAAAGCAATGTTTTGGAGATGGTAATGACTATTTAAAGAGAGAGGATGCTGTGGAAGGTTATAGAAATTATTACAATGTGTGTAAAAAACATTTACATTCATGGAAAAAACGATCTAAACCTGAATGGATTAATACTCGAGGGCTTGCCGTCTAGATTCCAATACTTCAATCAGTTCGTCATACATTTCTGTATCTCTAATGGATCTTGGGATTTCTTTTATACGGGGAGTTTCATGGATGTAAGGAATGTATGTGTGTTCTTCTTTGGACGGAACGTCCATAACAGAAAATATAAACATTCTTTCAATTTCGTATGTTTTTCCCCATATGTATCCGCTAATAGAATTAACTTTGTAAAGGGTGACAGACATATCTTCTGTTCTTTCTATGTACCATTCTATATCATCTGATATACAATTTTGATCCATTGTATCGACAATCTTGTAGTTTTCTACTCTTTTAAAGATTGTCAAATAGTTTTGTGCTTCTTTTACAAGGTTTGTGATGGCTTCGTTTCTGTGTTTGTATTGGGAGCCTCTTGATGAGACATCTCCATTTTTGAGATTATTGCTATATACAATGTACATCTTTATAAGAAAATAAATTTATTATATGAATTATTGTGATGCTTGCGTGATCATTTCTTCAGAAAGTGATCATCTTGTATTAAATTGTTTGTGTTGTGGATGTGAACTTGACGATCCACGTGAAGACTTTTTCACTATAAAATGTTCTTGTGGTGAATTCACTTTTGTGGAAATTGGTGATGTGAAGAAGAAAACTATAAATCATATGATTCAGCCGTCTGTGCGCTCCAAAATAGATGTTTATTATGGCAAATGTAAACATTGTGGGAAAGAAAACGAAATCACACCAAAATCATTTAGACAAATTTGTTACATAAATTTATATAAATGAATTATAAATGTACAGGTGCACGTTAAGAACTTATACAAAACCTACAAGAATGCCTTGCGCGTGTAGAAACACAAGAAGACCATCATCTTACAAATATACAAAACCATGTTGTGGCGATGAAAAACTTGATAGTAATCTGTTCTTCGAAAACATTCAAAATAGTCCAAATTCATTTATCACCACATGGAGAACAACTACTCCTAACGAAGAAATACAATTGCCTGTTGGAGGAGATGTAGACTTTTTTGTTTTGTGGGGAGATGGAACATTTAGTAAAATCACATCATCTGTGGATCCTGTTACCCACACGTATTCTGTTCCAGGAGATTATAATGTGTTTGTTTTTGGGTCTGTAGAACAGTGGGATACAGACTTGTTACCTCCTTCCTCCCCTTCTAATCAACCACGACAGAAATTAATTGGTGTTGTGCAATATGGAAAAGTTGGATTGAAAAAACTAAATTTCAAAGCAAACACAAATTTGCTTAACATTAGCGCTTTGGATACACCAGAGACATCTATAACAGATATGAGTGAAATGTTTGCATTTGTGCCAGCAAACCCAGATGTTTCTCAGTGGAACTCATCAAAAGTAACAAATATGAGTGGTATGTTTGGATTTACATCAATAAATCCAGACGTATCTAATTGGGATGTTTCAAGTGTAACGGATATGAGCAATATGTTTATTGTCAATTCTGAAGCAAATCCTGATGTATCTAAATGGGATGTTTCAAAAGTAACTAATATGAGTGGTATGTTTTCAGGGGCACTGTTAGCAAATCCTAATACAGCAAATTGGGTCACATCAAGTGTAACCGATATGAGTAATATGTTTTTCGGAGCACAAGTAGCAAATCCTAATACTGAAAATTGGGATGTTTCAAAAGTAACTAATATGAGTGGTATGTTTGCTTCGACCCCGGTAGCAAATCCTAATACGGCAAATTGGATCACGTCAAGTGTAACCGATATGAGTAATATGTTCAACTCGGCACAAGTAGCAAATCCCAACACCTTTAATTGGGATGTTTCAAGTGTAACTAATATGGGTAATATGTTTGCTTCGGCACAAGTTGCCAATCCTAACGTTTCGATTTGGAATACATCAAGTGTTGAAAATATGATTGGATTGTTTAGTGGAGCGACCAGTGCCACTCCCAACGTTTCTGCTTGGAATATGTCGAGTGTGACACAAATGGCGTTTATGTTTGCGGGGGCAACCTCGGCTAATCCTAATATTTCTTTGTGGACATTTTCTTCGTTACCTTCCATATATTCACCAACTGTACTGAACAACTTTATGTTAAATTCAGGCTTTGACCAAACAAATTATGAAAATGCTATAGTTATGTTTGATAACGAAACATCTATACCAGGTGTACAGTGGTTATCACCAACTGGTGTTGGCGGGTTAACTATAGCCGGAACTACTCCGGTAAGTAATACAGCACATACCAATTTAATTGGAAGAGTTCCACCGTGGAATATTGTACAATAAATGAATTATAAATTAAAGACAAACACCAATGACAAATGAGTCTATTATCTCGTGAGGCTTGTAAGCAGAAAACATTAAATGTTCTAAACGAAAAATCCAAACAACATTTGAGAACGATGATTTTTATGATCAACGAAGCAAGCGAAAAAGGTTATTTTTCCGTAGAATGTAAATATCAAGATTCCAATTTCAAATATATGTTGGACGAATTAAGACAAAAGGGATATACATGTAAAGTAGACGGTAAACTATATGACGGAGAATTTGTTGTAGGAAATAATATTGTAAAAATTTCGTGGGATTAATTTTTCTATAGAAAAATAAACACACAAATAAAATGACATTTCCATTGATGGATCTTTCCGAATATGAACAATTAGAATTTATAGAGAGATTGGACGATCGCGATCTCTTGTATTTTTGTAGCACATCCAAACAAATGAACGCACTGTGTAGAAAACGAGGATACTTGCGTAAACGTCTCGATGGATTGACCAAAGTCCTACTCCCCTATTATGTTTTGGATGACATACCAAGGATTGTTGGCGTTTTTAATGATATGCAAATCGTACACACAACACCTGTTTACAAACAATTTTTAATAGATCATCATAATGTTCCTATTGAAGGTGTGAAAATTGCTAATATCAACAAAACATACACGTTTGACGAATTTATGGAATTGCCTGATGGGGATATACAGAATGAAAAAACCGGTTATGATGGCTTTCTTTATGTTATAGATGTTGTTGAAGGTGGTGGAGTTGTTGATTATGTTCTTCCTGGAGCATACACATCAAAAAATACTGCGGAAGCAATCTTGGAAGACCAAGTTCAAAATCTCAAGATTGTATCACTCTCAAAAGTCCCAATAAATTACGCATGGGTTGAAGGAATGGTTAATGAAATTGACGATGACAAATACAAACTCGTCAAATCAATCACAATGGAAGACGATGAAAGAGAAGAATCTGACGAAAGAATTTATGCGTAAAATTGACCTTATCATTCATTATACTAATAATGAAAAAATGAACGAACTTAAATTGAGTCCTCGAAGAATATTATCAAAATTGTCTCCACGTACGAATAGCGCACCTTCATCATTGAGATCTTCTCCGTTGAGGGTGTCCCAAACAATTACACCATATTTGTGTCAGTATTATGGATGTGTGGATCCGAAAACACGAAAACCACACAAACTAAAAATAAATGGTGATTTGTTTTTGGGTATCAAATGTACATGTTGTCCCCATAAATTCTTTTGTAGTCCGATGTGTCATAGATCGCATATTGTTGATCCGTCGGAACCAAATTGTGAATTGTACCTATTTAAGGAATTTGATTCGCTGGATTCTGAATTGACATGGGATCACAATATGTACATTCATGATATCAAAGAATACGGCAAAGAAATTTCACGTGAAGATATTGAAAACGAAATTATTACAAAAATAAAAGAAATGGATCTTGATGAATTAAATAGCATCCACATGACAATAACTTCCCATAAAAGGCAATAGTAATGTTGGTAATGCTAAAATGAAAGATATTATTGTATAGTGAAAGGGTGTGAATGGATAAAACCATGCGAGACCGATGAACAATATAGTTTGTAAAATGGAAACATAGAAGGGTCTTGGCCAATCTTCAGCATGACCATATTTGGGGAAAAATGATACAAAGACGAGGAAAAGAATGATGCCTATGGCGATGTCATATGGCATACGATTTTTCAAAAGGTGTCTTGTATCTGTAAACTTGTCAAAATACCCCATTTATAAAATTGATATAAAAATTTATTAATGTTTATAAAGCAAAATGCTTCTGGACAACATTTTCGAATATATTGACAATACCTCATCGTTGGAAATCAAGGGTGATATTCCTGAAAATGATAGATGTATGATTATTATTTTGCTGGCCAGATATCATTTGTCAGGAAACTATCACTATAAAGAATATGTTTTGAGAAAAGGAAAGCACATGAAAAACGATGTTTATGTTGTATCAGAATCAGAAAAGGGAATAATGTTTAGAATTGATACAGACAACAAAGACGTCTATTGGAAAAACATTAAAAAACCAAGAGTGAATCTCATCAACAACGATTACACATTTTCAAACGACGAACATGCATTTTTTGCTGACAATGGTGTATATGAGGGAAAACCTGTAGACGATGAAGTAAGATTGTGGGATAGTTGGGGATTGTGGGTATCGCCTCGCGAAAAGACGCGTTCTGGTGAAATTGATAATGAAATCGATAATGATCTTGTGAAGAGAATGGAAGAAACTGATTTTGATCCGACAATAAGAACCGCGTACATTAATATTTATAAAAAGCATGGAGTCATAACGGAACCCATGAAAATGGCTTTAGGTATTTCGATATTTACGAAGAAGAACGAATTTCCTGAAATGATGTATTTTGACACACCAGAAAACGGGTGTGTCTATTCAGATCAGGGTCCGCGATCTACGATGGAAGATTCACATGTTTCCGTAAGAATATCCGAGGACATTTTTATGCATGGTGTGTTTGATGGACATGGTGGTGATCGTGTATCCAAACTTTTAACAACAAAGTTGCCAGAGAAAATGTATGAGGCATTGTCATATGTTGATCTCGACGATGAAGAAAAGGTTGTAAAAGCCATTAAATCGGCGTTTTTATCTGTGGACGATGATATATACCACGAATTTGATGGTGACGATGGTTCGACAGCAATCGTCGCATTGGTCATTAAAAATAAATTGTACATGATCAATCTTGGAGACAGCAGAGGAATTTTGGTCGATACAAGTGTAATTAATCAAATCCCTGTTGAAACAAAAGACCATAAACCAAAAAATGAAAGAAAGAGAATAGAAAAGGCTGGAGGATTTGTGATCAATGGTCGTGTTGATGGAATGCTTGCAGTTTCGCGAGCATTTGGAGACAATAGTCTAAAAGCCGTAGATGGCGAATATGCTGGAGAGAATGCCAAGGTTTCTCCCGTTCCTGACGTTTACACTTATGATCTTGAGATGGGCAAACCATATGTAATTGTTTTGGCTTGTGATGGTCTGTGGGATGTTATGGATACTAAAGAAGTAGCCAGCCATATACATTATGGAATGACATGTGAATGGTTGGTCAAAAAAGCATTATCTCTAAATTCTACAGATAATGTTACAGTAATGACGATCAACTTAAACTAATATCATATTATAAGGAAATATGATACCCGATGATATAAACACCTATAAAGTTATTGACCAATATGAATTTTATTATAACCACTACAAGGAAATGTATGGAAAAGTTGCTGTTTTGTATCAATCAGGAGCACATTTTAATGTTTTCGGGACGGATGAAATCGGCAATATTAAACATATTTGTAAAGACGCGAATATTGTAATGTCCTACACGAACAAGGACAAAGGAAGAAAAAACACAAAAGACAATGCAGCGATGGCGGGTTTTCCTATAAATTCAAAATCAAAGTATGTTGGAACACTATTAAAGTATGGATATACTGTTGTCATAATTGAACAAGATAAGGACAAGAACAAATGTGAAAACTCTGGTTTGGTGATGAGAAAGGTCACAGAAGTTTTCACTCCTGGAACCTACCCTGATGAATTTGAAGATGATGTCTATATTGTATATGTTTACATTGAAGGGTATAAAGATAAAGATTATCAGCCGATGACTGTTGGACTAACATCAATTGATATAAACACCGGAGATGTGGATTATTATGAAGTGTACAACAATCCAGATGATGAAGGATATGCGATTGATGAAATTTATAGATACATTGCTGCACATCAACCAAAGGAGGTTTTAGTGACAAAGGTCAACATAGATATAGAATTCACATTTGACTATAATGTTCGAGATATAAAAGAATTAAAAACCGAAAACTCCAGAATCAAATTTTTAGAAAAGATGTTTCCAAATCGTGGAATTACGGATGTCTTGGATTTCTTGGATCTTGAAATTCTAATGAACGCACGAACATCCCTGTCTTTGTTGTTGTATTATGTTTATGAACACAATAAAAGTTTATTGGATAACCTCAAAAAACCTTCTATATGGTTTTCAGATAAGTATTTGTTGTTGGCGAACAATGCTATTGAACAACTTGATGTCGTGAATAATCGCACATCCAAAAAAGATTCTATATTCAATCTCGTCAATCACACTTCAACAGTAATGGGAAAAAGATTGTTGAAAACACGCTTGACCAATCCTTTAAGAAATCCCAAAGAAATTGAAAAGAGATATGATATGGTCGAAAAATTCTCCGAATGGAAGAAATTTCGTGACATCCTCGAAGAGTTTCCTGACCTTTCACAAAAACACAGAGACCTCGAGAAAGGAACGATAAGTCCATTATCACTATCTTTTATAATCAACGCATACAAGAAATTCCTCATGTTGATGGATATGTGTCCACAAGGATACATTAAGAATGAAAAGGCTATAAGAACGTACATTAATATCACATTGAACACGTTCAACCTTGACGAATGTATAAAATACAAAAATTTAGATGAAGTGAAAACAAATATTTTTTCAAAAGGTCATTCAAAAAAATTAGACGATCTTGAAAATAATATTCAGAAATACCATGAAAAATTAAATTCTATGGCACAAGAATTAACAAACGAAATTAAGGGTCGGTATAAATATACCGTCGAGATTCTCAGAGATGACGAATTGGGATATTGTATGAAAATGACAAATGCAAAATTTGAACTTTTTTCAAAAAATCATGATTTGGTGGTTTTAAATTCCAGAATGAAATCTTATAAGTTGGTAGTAACAAAGCCATTTGAGAAAATTTCAAACCTTTTAATTGACACAGAAAATTTGTTGTTGGAAAAAACTAAAGATAGATATGTAAAATTTATAAAATATATGGAAAGTGAACATAGAAGTACCTACCGTTCAATTTGTAAATATGTAGCAGAAATTGATGTTTATCAAAGTTCAGGACATGTCGCAGAAAAATACAATTATAAAAGACCTACGATTACGGAGAACGATTATATTTCCGTAACCAATATGAGACATCCATTGATTGAGCAGACGTCTGACAATATTTTTGTTCCACACACATTTTCTCTTGGTAAAAATGATCAGGGTATGCTCATTTATGGATTTAATGCCAGTGGCAAATCAGCGTTGATGAAGGCTTTAGGAGCGAATGTTATTATGGCACAAGCGGGATTGTTTGTTCCAGCAGAAAAATTTCGTTATAAGCCTTATGATAATATTTTGACGCGTATTCTTTCTAATGATAATATTCGTAAAGGACAATCGTCGTTTGCTGTTGAAATGTATGAGTTGAATGGAATTATTTCACGTGCTACGAGTAGAAGTCTTGTGTTGGGTGACGAAGTTTGTAATACCACGGAAACGGTATCGGCTTTGTCGATTGTTGCCACAACCTTGGAATATTTGATTAACAAGGGAACACATTTTATTTTCGCATCACATCTTCATGAACTTGTAAATCTTGATGTGGTTAAGAAATTAAAAAATCTTGGAATATATCATATTCGTGTGGATGTTGATGGTAGGAAGTTGATATATAAAAGGACACTTGAGGAAGGTTCTGGTGATAGTTTGTACGGAATTGAGGTTGCTCGTGCTATGGGACTTCCAGAAGAATTTATCAAAAAAGCAAACAGTGTGAGAAGGAATATTATTAATGACGAGGCTTTAGGAAAACGATCGCGATACAATGCTAAATTATATCTTGACAAATGTGCCGTATGTGGAGAAAAGGCTGTTGATACACATCATATTAATGAACAGAGAAAAGCTGATTCGCGAGGATATATAGATCATTTTCATAAGAATAAACTTAGGAATATTGTAGGATTGTGTAAGAAATGTCATAAAATGGAACAGAAAGGAGATATTGTCATACACGGATATGATGAGACATCAGAAGGTTTTGTCCTAAACTATGAAATAAATGAAAATAAAACATGATTGTATATCATTATATAAAATGCGTTTAGCCATAGTCGGATCACGTAATTTCAACGATTGGGATAAATTCGTTGACTTTATCGATGAATGTTTAAAAGAATGGGGTGATGATATAGAATGTGTAGTATCTGGTGGAGCAAGTGGTGTAGATACGATGGCTAAGAAATGGGCAGGAAAGAATAAAAAGAAATTAGAGGAATTTTTACCTGAATGGAATATATATGGAAGGAGTGCAGGTCCTATTCGAAATTCAAAGATAATTGAAAGGTCTACTCATGTAATAGCGTTCCCTTCAAAGGGCGGTAAGGGTACACAGGATAGTATAAAGAAGGCGATGAAAGCAAACTTACATGTGAAAATATGTTGGGTTGATTAATACATGGCATTGTATATTTCTTCGTGTATGACTTGATACAAGTTTTGAATAATAGGAGGGGATTCTTCTCGTGACATGAGACCCATCATACCAAATAGTGCGAGTATTCTCCATTTTGGAATGGATGGGTCAGCAAGATCTTTTCCGTTAAAGTAAGTGAAAAAGTCTATGAAACCGTTATCTGTTAATCTTATGGTGTCTATTTGAAACGCTTGTGGTATAAGATTTAATGTATCTACGAGATCTTCTTTTCTGAATATATATAATTTAAAAAGTATGCTGTCTTGATATGTTTCTGCTCGATTTTCTTCTACCTTCTCATACCAATCATGATATGTTCTTACTTGTGACATACGTGTCAAAATATAATCAAAACTTTTGGAACCTGTGAAATAAGCATATTCATCATCTGAATAGACGTTATCAAAGTCGTTGTATGGCAGAGAGTGGGCAGTTTTAATAGGTTTAATTTTGATGTTAAAGATTCTTTTTTGTAATTCTGGTGACAATTTACATGACCTGTCAATCTTTTTGGAGATGGGCTGATCACAAAAAGACATTAATTCTTCATCGGGAAGTCTTTCCAAAAATTCGAGAATGTGATATTCGGGTAATGCTTCGAGATCCATTTTATACATGTTATTAAAATATGTATTTAAATTATTTATGCCAACGATTGACCAATCTTACCCTTCTTGGAAACACATCTTCCAGATGCTGGGTTTCTAACCTGACCGGCTTTGCATTTCTTTTCTGCGGACTTTGCCTTCTTTGGTGATTTGGCTTTCTTTGGTGATTTGGCTTTCTTTGGTGATTTGGCTTTCTTTGGTGATTTGGCCTTCTTTGGCGATTTGGCTTTCTTTGGCGATTTACCCAAAAGTGAAAGACCAATCTTACCCTTCTTGGAGACACATCGTCCAGATGCTGGGTTCAAAATCTCGCCTGCTTTACATTTCTTTTCTGCGGATTTCGCTTTCTTGGCTGGTGACTTGCCCTTCTTGGCTGGCGACTTGGCTTTCTTTGGCGATTTTGCCTTCTTTGGTGATTTGGCTTTCTTTGGCGATTTCGTTTTCTTTGGCGAACCAGCCTTCTTTGGTGATCTGGATGCTACAAACTGGGTTTTCTTAGTACCACATACATCACATTTTCCTTGCCACATATCTCTTCCGTTTTTGGATTTTGAGAATTTGCCTTTTCCCTCATTACCGGTTTTCTCTTTGCATTTAACACAATAGACTTTGTCCATTTTACATAATGTATAAATTTTATTTATTAAAATTTATAGTTAATGAATTTTAATGATATAAATGAGAAAGTCAATATACTTTATAACCTCATACGCGGGCAAACTATTACACCCTGAGACCTTCCATACAAGTTGTTATGGTTCAGAATTTGCATTGGTGGAAATTGCTTCTCGGCTCGGAAAGGAATATGATGTTACAGTCTTTTCCGAGACACCGCAAGGATATACAAAAGAGTTTATGAACATTACATGGAGATCTTCAAAAGATTATTCGAATGTCATTCAAAAAGTGCCCGATTATATTGTCATTAGTAGGTACATCAATGTCTTTTTAGATTATCACATTCCTGACAAATCAAAAGTTTATGTATGGCTTCACGATTTGGTTCCACATATGCATCATCATACAGGAAGAATTCCCATTGGATATATGGGATGTGTCATTCCACGGGTAACTAAATGGGTGCCTGTTGGAAATCAAATGACTTATGAAAAAACTTTGGGTGGTGGTGTATATCTTTCCAAGTACGGTATTGAAAAGCATATGTGCTATACCATTAAAAACGGAATAACCATTGAAGATGGATGGGATCCCTTGACATATAAAGGAAAAGTTAAAAATTCGTTCATATATTCATCTTGGGCAGAAAAGGGATTATGGAATCTCTTAAACAACTGGGATAAGGTGTTGAGTATTATGCCTGATGCGACATTAAATGTATATTATAGTCACAGTGAGGAAGAACAACAAAAATTCAAAACGTATAACTATAATTCCGTAACTTATCATGGAAGAGTAGAACAAAAAGATCTTTTTGAGGCTATGAAAAAGTCTGATTATTGGCTTTTTCCAAACGAATTTCCTGAAACGTGTTGTACTACAGCGATGGAAATGGGATACTATGGTGTGATTCAGATCACAAACAGCAAAGGTGCCCTCAAGGAAAATGTAGGAGGATGTTTGATTAAAAAGGAAGAATGTGATGACGCATTTTGGAGAACTGTATTTGACATTTTGGAAACATGTAAAGATGACGAACATTTGAAAGAAGTAATTAGAAAGAAACAGTTTAAATGGTGTAAAGAACAAACATGGGATAATCGCGCCAAACAATGGAAATCTCTATTCAACGATACTTAAAAATGATATTTATAATCACTACTACAGCCCAAAATTTAACAATGGATTTCTATTCACCAGATTCGCTTGTTAACATATTGGAATCGTTTCCATCATATTCTTTGGCTATCAAATTTTTATATTGTGTTCTTGGAAAAACATGTTATATGAAATTTGTCAATTCAAAAGCAGATTACCGTCTAAAATGCCATTTCAATCTTGTCTTGCCCAAATTTAGAACCGTATATGGAAAGGGGGATAGAATTGTCATATGTGGAAAATTCAATTCTGGAAGAACGGAATTAATGAAAAGTATAACATTTAACAGTACGTCTTTTGCTTGTAAGGATGATGGTTGGGAATTGGATATGAGTTACAATAGAAAGACGATGTATAATTTATGGGATACATATCTCGTGGATACATATGTACAAATTATTAAATTGTTTGGAGATGGATCATTTTTGGGTGGGGATATAGAAGACAATGAGATATGTATAATGAATTTGCCAATGTACAAATTCAAAACACCTTTGAAAATCTCAAATGAAATGTATGAAGATATGATAAAATTTCATTGTCGAAACTATACATTTCTTGTCCACGAAAAAGGAAAGTTTTATACATTAAATAAAAATGACTTTATCCACAATAAATGATATAGTTATCAACAACAATGAATATCATTGAAAATTTATTCTTTAGTAAAGGCGGTCGTGTAACAATTTGGAGGGTTGGCAATATAAAAATGAGGGCTCTTGTAAACGATGAAAACAAAATTATATCAAGCATTAATTATCATACATTGGAAAAAGGTCATCCAACATTATATGAGGTCGCATCGCGACCTCATCATCTATTCGGTTCACGCGTGTGCGTGAACACGAATTATCTGCTTTAACCCCGTGTAATTTAGTAACTACGAACAAAGGTGTATTTTTATTAGGCCTTGAAACAGATAATGTGTTTGATACACCAAGGGAAATTTAAAATTTCATATTACCAATATGAAATTATTTGTTCTTTAGTGTGACTTCTCTGTATTTGAGTCCGAGTATTTCATCTTTGTTTACAGAACCAGCATTGCGAAGGTTACACATTATGGCATCGCAATCGATTACGTTATCTTTTACGATTCTTCCTTCTCTTTCAACAAACACTTCCGTGGAAGGAAAGAATTGTTCTTGTAATTGTGATACCTTACCGCCATACTCGCCATAACTCTGGTCACCCAAGGATTTCCTTTCACTTTCTTCCTTTATGTCCATTACTGTATCAATTAGCATCAATATTAAAGCGCGGTTCATTTGGTGTTTGCTTATCTTTCTTCCTATTCTCAACGTATGCCTTCCTTGGCTTAGATCAATAATAATACCATCATCCTTGCTTGGACGAAATTCTGTTTTAGATAACTGTATGAGACCATCAAATTTCTCTTTATTCATTTTAACCATGTAATCTTGAACCTCTGAGATATTCATTTATAAGAACATATTATAATAAATGAAAGAAACTATTTGCTTTATCACATCATATGGCGGTTTAAATATTGATCCCCAAAATATGATCAACGGAAAGGATGGATGTTATGGTTCTGAATACGCACTTTACGAAATTGCCAAGCGTTTAGTGAATGATTATAATGTTTTTATAACTGTGATTAAGCCCAGCGATTATTTTTTGAGAACAGATGGAATCAATTGGATAGCAGAAGGTGATTATAACACATGGGTTCAGTATGCCAAGCCCAAACATATAATCGTTTTGAGATATATATCTCCGTTTATGAGGTATTATTTTCCAAAGGATGCTAAAATTTATTTGTGGTTACATGATATTTTGCCTTTGTTACATGATGAGAATTTCCCCATACAAAAACAATTCATATCATTATGTAATCGCTTTGTAGACAAATATATATCTGTTGGTAATCAGGTGATTAAGAATCATTATGTTCCTACATGGGGAATGGATGAATCAAAGTTTGTCACGATCAAGAATGGAATAACGTTGGAGAAAAATTGGGATGTGCTGTCTACAAAAAGAAAGAGTTTATCGTTTGTATTTTCTTCCAGCGCAGGAAAAGGTTTGTGGGTTTTGTTAGATTATTGGAAAGAGTTGATTAAGAAATTTCCGGAGGCAACATTGGATCTTTATTATGGATATCCACAACAAGATACAGAACGTTTGAACGAATATGTTGAATCGTATCCTTCTGTCAAATATCATGGAAAAGTCTCACAAAAAGAACTTTTCGAAAAATACAAGGAAACGGATTATTGGTTTTTTCCGTGTAAGGATGAAGAGACGTGCTCGACAACTTGTTTTGAAACAGCATATTATGGACCCATTCAGATAACAAACACAAAAGGACCACTTATAGAAAATGTCAGCGGTTTCAAATTTGTAGAGGGTCCTACATTTTGGGAAAATGTTTTGAGAACTTTGGAATCTTTGGAAGAAAACCCTTTCATCAAGGATTCTATAAGAAAGAAACAATACCAATTCGCTTTAGAAAATACATGGGATCATCGCGCATCGTCATGGAAAGAACTTTTAAGACAATCATAAATAATAAGATGAATATATGTATACTTGACAAAGAAAATAATATTAGGAACGTTACTATTGACCAATTGAAAACTATGCAAGAAATGGTTGCTGATGGTAAAGATATATACAAATACATAACTACATTACCGATATCTAAATCATTGGATCTGACAAACGATATCACACATAATGAAAATTATGTTTTAGATGAAAACGATGTAGATTTAGTTATGGTACAAACAGACTGTACAAGAGAAGTTGCTGTGTCAGCACTAAATAAAAATAAAGGAGACATTGTCAATGCCATCATGGACATTACATTGTGATGTACCATCATGGACATTACATTGTGATGTACCATCATGGACATTACATTGTGATGTACCGTCATGGTGTGAAAAATTTCATATTAACGTCAATATGAATACATAAATGACAACTATTGTGAGATCACCAAGAGGAAGGTGGGCGGTATTATCACCGGCGTATCCGTGGCCTATAAAAGATAGATTGAAAACATATCCTTCATTGTTAAATTATTTAGCGGATGATTGTTTTACAAAACCATCTGAACTTTTATCAGAGAGAATATCAGTTTCAAACGATCGTGTTGTGAATGGATTAAAATTGTTGCTTTATCACAATCCACAATTTAAAAATTATTTGCATTCATCGCCAAAAGATATTAGATATATAAATAGATATCATCCAGAACTTGAGGTATATTATACTTCTAATCTTATATCGGCGAGAGATGCGATATCAAAATATCGTGTGAAAGGTGATGAAGTCATAGAAAGACAGAAAGAGTTTGAGATGTTGGGTGCTACGATAAATGGTGACGAGGCAGTTTTTGATTACGATGCTAAGAAAGATGTGGAGAAGATAATTTATAGTGTTGATACAAAAGGTTGGAATGATGATATGATGTATATAGGAGATATGATTGAATCGTACATTTACATTAACAATGAAAATCCTCCATTCATAGAAGAAAAAGAAATATATAATCCTACTATATTTTATGTGGCAAAGAAAAAACATGGAGAGAATGTTGCTCGTCTTCTCACGAAAATAAATATGTCAGAATTCAAAGAAATTAATATGGAAACCCTTGAGGAATTATTGGTTAAAGTAAGAGATTTGAGTGGGTCAAAATACATGTATTACATATTTCCAAAGAGACTTCATTATTCCTTGAAAGAGGACATGACATTATCAGATGTTCGTAGAATGCTTAAATATCACGTTGAAAATGGCACATCACACGTACCCGAGATTATGGTTAGATTGAAACTATTTCAATTCTTGACTTGTGAAACAAAAAAGGATGAGATGAGAAAAATTATCATGGACGAATTTGAAAAACCGAGGGATGAAGAAAATATTACGATGACAAATACGTACGACCAAGAAACATTTTACGTAGATACACCTGAAGAATTAGAAGAATTAAACATTGACGATCACCAAGGACCTTATGTCGAAGAAATTATGGATACTCCACCAATAATCGACGAAGGATCATTGGAATCCGCCCATTCCGAAGAAACACCACCTCCACCCGACTATCCCCCACCACCCTTAGATGACGGTTATGTTCCAAAAATATCTGAAAGCGTGAAATCCATTTTCCAATCAGTAATGTCTCCACCTGTCGTTCCGCAAAAGGTTTCACAAATGGTTTCACAACCTGTTCCGCAAAAGGTTCTACAAAAGGTTCCACAACCCGTTTCACAACCTGTTCCGCAAATGGTTACGCCTCCTTCACCTCCAAGAATTGATTTCGATGAGAAGTTTAAATTGTTGGATAATTCCACATCAATAGGAAAGGTGATTGAGCCGGATGAGAATATTAGTCCATTTAATACAAGGATGATAGTATATGAAAACACTAAATACAAAGGAATAATATCGGCGTTATACAATTTAGCAATAAGAGATTTATTGAATACAGATAAAACATATTCGTCAACACCAACAGCATTAAGAAAAAAGTTATTACAGGAAGTAGAAGAGGATCAGGTTGTCGCATGGTGGAAGGAAAAGGGGTGGTTATATCTTGAAAAGATGGTGTCATCAGAACAGTATGTCGAAAAATTATATTCTCATCGTCACAAAGACAGCAAACCCTTAATTTTTCTTGCTTCTAAAAGAGCGATGACAAATGCTTTATTGGAACCTTATATAGGTGTTGTAAAATTAGGAAATGGTGATGATAAGGCAAATTCCGTGCCGTGGAAAGGAGGAAGGTTAAGAGGATATAATGTCATGGGTTCGTTGTTGTGATTAAATGATATTTTCTTTTTATAAAAAGGAAATTAGCAAATGATTGAAGACTGGAGAAATAATTTGCCGATGATTGGACGTATGGATACAAATAATGGATTGAAGCAATTTTTTGAAGAGGACAGATATTTTGATTTTAAATTTTTATGTAAAAGCAGAAAAATTCATGTAGATAGGGTGTGGTTAAAAGCGTTTTTGATTGATAGGTGTAGAAAAAACAGGTCAAAGGTAAAATATTTAGGTGTGTATAAAATGGTTTTTCAAATATAAAATTGAAAACCCATTTTATGATTGTTTCATGATTGATAAAATGAACAGATTTATTGTAACTGAGCATTGTATTATTCCAAAAGAATCTATCGTTTGTGTATCTGTAACACCTAAACATATGATGTTCGATACTAATCCTGTACTATATGCTATCGTTGCTCATTTATCAGAAGGGAAAACATTCCCACTATATATTGACATTCCTTATAGTCAAATTCCAGAAAAGATGAAAATTGTTGCTGAACAAATGGCAAATGATAATTGATTTTTCATATTTTAAATATGAAAACGACAACATCAAATGAGTAATGAATTGTATGATGCTTGTAGCAACGGAGATCTTGATCGGGTTAAAGCCCTAATCAGTATTGGGTGTGACACAAAGGCAGATAATTACTCTATTCATTTGGCATCACAAAATGGTCATTTAGAAGTAGTTAAATATCTAGTTAGTGTGGGATGTGATCTTAAAGCAGAAGACACTTATCCTATTCGTTTAGCATCTTTAAATGGACATTTGGAAGTAGTTAAATATCTTGTTAGTGTTGGGTGTGATATAAAGGCAGATAATTACTCTATTAATTTGGCATCGTCATGTGGTCATTTAGAAGTAGTTAAATATCTTGTTAACGCAGGGTGTGATCCTAAAACGCAGGGCGATTATTCTGTTCGGTGGGCATCACAAAATGGTCATTTAAAAGTGGTTAAATATCTTGTGAGTATAGGGTGTGATCCAAAAGAAAACGACAATTTGGCTATACGGTTGGCTTCTAAGTATGGTCATTTAGAAGTAGTTAAATATCTTGTGAGTATAGGGTGTGATCCTAAAACGGATGACACTTATGCTATACGGTTGGCTTCTAAGTATGGTCATTTAGATGTAATTAAATATTTATTAGAACAAGGATGTGATCACGAAGATGTTAGTAAAGAGATAAAATATGAAGGGCTTCATGATGTTAAACTTAGAATATTTACCTTCATGAATACGGTTCCAAATAAATATCTTAAAATGGAAATATTAAAGAGAATACTTCCATGTTTTAGCGAACATCAAATTATTAGTGTGCTTAATTGATTTTTCATATTTGAAAAATATGAAAATAGAATAACTAAAATGAATATTGATGAATTCAGTTATGTTTGCAGAAAAGGAGATCTTGATCGGGTTAAAGCTCTAATCAGTGTTGGGTGTGATCCTAAAGCACGAGACAATTGGACTATTCGATTGGCATCACAAAGTGGTCATTTAGAAGTAGTTAAATATTTAGTTAGTGTTGGCTGTGATCCTAAAGCGCAAGACAATTACGCTATTCAATTAGCGTCTGAAAATGGTCATTTGGAAGTAGTTAAATATCTTGTTAGTATTGGGTGTTATCCCAAAGCAAATTATGCTATTCAACTTGCGTCTGAAAATGGTCATTTGGATATAGTTAAACATCTTGTTAGTTTGGGATGTGATCCTAAAGCAGAAGACAATTATGCTATTCGATGGGCATCTCGGAAAGATCATTTAGAAGTAGTTAAATATTTATTTGAAATAGGGTGTGATCACAAAGAAGTTAGAAATAACATAAAATATGAAACCCTTCAAGATGTTAAACTTAGACTATTAACCTTCATGAATACGGTTCCAAATAAATATCTTAATATGGAAATATTAAAGAGAATACTTCCATGTTTTAACGGACATCAAATTATTAGTGTGCTTAAATGATTTTCATACTCAAAAATATGAAAATAGAATAACCAAAATGAGCATTGATGAATTATATGATGCTTGTAGAATAGGAGATCTTGATAAAGTTAAATATTTAGTTAATTTAGGATGTGTTCCAAATCCAGATGATAGTTACCCTATTGAATTAGCATCTGGATTCGGTCATTTAGAAGTAGTTGAATATTTTATAGAAGTGGGATGTGATCCAAAAGCATATAAAATTTGGCTATTCAATGGGCATCTTCTGAAGGTCATTTGGAAGTAGTTAAATACTTAGTTAGCGTTGGATGTGATCCTAAAGCGGAAGACAATGCCTCTATTAAATCGGCATCATTAAAAGGTCGGTTAGAAACAGTTAAATATTTACTTAGTGTTGGATGTGATCCTAAAGCGGAACACAATTGTGCTATTCGATGGGCATCAAGATACGGTAGTTTAAAAGTAATTAAATATTTATTAGAACAAGGATGTGATCACGAAGATGTCGATAAAAAACTAAAATATGAAGCCCTTCATGATGTTAAACATAGACTATTAACCTTCATGAATCCTGTTCCAAATAAATATCTTAATATGGAAATATTAAAGAGAATACTTCCATGTTTTAGCGAACATCAAATTATTGGTGTGTTACATGACAATTCATAATCTGTTCATATTTTCAAATATGAAAAATTTATTCTTTTCCTGTCAATGCCTTCCAAAATTCGGAAAACGATTGAACTTCATATCGATTCCAACGTGAATCACTATATGGCTGTACGTTAAAGGGTGTTCCTGTAACACCTGAATTTCTTTGGAATGGTTTGACACCTTTGATCCAATATCCTCGCGAACACGCCGTTCCCAATGTAACAGAACCGGAAGATTCTCTAATTGGATAGTATGCGGTTGGTTGATCTCCTGAACATCCCAATCCCTTTATCTGAGCGTCAGAAATATAGCCTGCAGCATCAACATACAAACCATCATTGAATGCTTGCTTGATATCGTCCATTGTTGCTACAGTACCACCGTATAGAGTCGCCAATTTGCTTGATGTTTCGGTATCAAAAGACAAAAGTCCCATTTTTTCAAGTTCGGAATATGGAACGGAAACCAAAAACACTTGGGGTTTTCTCAATCGATAAAACACATACCATCCCAAAAGACCTCCCACGGTCAATATGATCACGGCTAAAACTATTAATGTTATTGTGAGTGCTAAAGACATTTTATTACATACAACATAAATATTTTTAATTAATGGTCTCGAACAAAACAATCAGCACTTAATGTTGATTTTGGCATCTCTTGTGGTGGGACATACTCGTGATTCAATACGGCTATAACTTGATTATCCTTACAAAATAGTGGAGCATAAGAACACACTTCCGTTAAATCATAACCAACCGGCTCCATTATATCACCACATGTATCTCTTATATTGACCTTTATAGGAGAACCAAACCATCCTTCATATGTTACTGACACTACTGATTTTGATTTGTATTGATAAAAAGCAATATCTCCATTTTCTTTATAGACAGTACGATCATAATACGCAACCCACGTATTGTCAAGGCTACTAAAATTAGAATTTTTACATTTAGGATGATCAGGCGGAAGACCTATTCCTGTAACACCCGTACATCCCAACTCGCCATTACAGTCTTGAACTAACGCCAATCCAGTCACGCCACCAACTCCTGGTTGGTAAAATGACACATATTGAAATGTTTTAACACAATTACATCTTGTTTGGTCTATTATTTGCTGGCACAAAGAATTGTTACACTTTATCTTAGTCATATATCCCTTGTCTATATTTGAAGGGACACCGTCAAACTCTAAAAATACAACGGGTTCGGGATCAGGCATAATTGAAGCTGGAATCGTTAAACTATCCAATTTCACTTCATATCCACCCTTGTCGCGATTATTTCTTCCGGCAAGTGCAGAAAATGAATGTGGAAGTTTCTTCATTCTCCATTTTGAGGTATCTCTCGAAGGTACTGTAAATTGAAACGGATTTGGTTCGCACTGTTCACAAGTTTGTTCATCATATCTCACCAAACTATTTATTACCACTGTAGTTGACATATTTATAACATGAAACTTTTTATAATATAGAAAAGTGATATTATAATTTTAACGGGTACAACTATATAAATATTAATGATTATTGATAGTCTGCGCGATAAAGCGGTTGATTTAATTTTAAGTTCCGAAAATGTTAAAGAAGCAATGGGTTCATTGTGGGTGATTCCTGAATTCGTTCCACAACTAATCAGAGAACGTCAAAAAACAGCAAAAAACCTCGAAGATAAACTATTGTTTAGTTTTAATCGTAAAATTCTAATTGATATTTGGGGATGCCCAGATATTTATATCGATGAAATCGCTGATGATTCTGATATTAATGATTTGTTAGACAAAATCATCTACAGAAGGAAATTTGACATTTTGAATACACCATTGCCCATTCTCGAACTAATCGATCAAAGAGACCATGAAATTTGCGATACCAAAAAATACAAATCACATTTCAATTCCAAATTTTCACTGGGTTTCATTAATGAAACCCCACAAGTTCGTATCTTGGAAGGCACGCAAGAAAATTGTTGGAGGGTACCTACACACGACTTACATGAACCAATCTCCAGATGTGACTGTGGATCAAAACATTATGATAACAAATGTGCGTGTGATTATGTTGATGGATGTATTTGTATGGATAGTGACTGTACATGTTATGAAGAGTGTGATGATTGTCACACACGATACACAGGTTTAAACTGTCCAAACTGTAATTACAGTTTTAATAGCCACCCAGCATTTAGACGTTTCTAATTATACGTCGTCATATAATATGACGTACCGTTTCTAATTATACGTCGTCATATTATATGACGTACCGTTTCTAATTATACGTCGTCATATTATATGACGTACGGTTTTAATTCTTTATGCGCATAAAGAATCTATATTTCAAGAAATTTTTTCATAAAGGTCTCCATTTTTAGAAATTCTTTATCTTTTGTTTTCAAATATCTGTACGCTTCGAGGATTTTTCTATCGTCGTTTATCAGAGATGTTGCTTCTTCAAGTGTATTGTAATATAAAGGGTAATCTTCTCCAAGATATTCCACAATAGCAGGCAACCTATTTATAACAATAGGCGTATTCCTTACTATACACTCAATCAATGTATTACAAGCAGACACATCTATCAAGTCCAAAAACACTATGTTATTCGTAAGAAGGTCATCATATTCTTCGTCACTCAATGTTTCTATAACTTCTACTTTTGTAACTTCTTCCTTGATATGATCTATCATACCAACAATAAATTTATTACCTTTTTGTCTACCCTCACGACATATACCCATTCCATCATATAATTCCACATTATATGCTTTCTGAAGATCGTTTAGAAAATTATATGGAGGGAAATAGTTTTCCATGTTTTTACCCTTCAAAATGCATTTTTTAACGTTTATTGGTGATGGAAGAGCATATATGCTATAACAATTTCGTAACCACGCACCAACATGTATCACTTTCTTATTGACATTCTCCTTCCACAGTTTATATTTCCACAACTTTGTAGGAAATTCCGTGGGGTGATACAAAACATGAATTGGTACATGAATTTTCGTTTGAAGCCAATTTTTTAAATTTTGTGAGAGAACCACAATCCCTTCACACTTTTTAAGGCTTTTCTTAAAGACGTCTGATTCTACTATGGCTTTGATATTGTTTGCGCTATACGATTCATTTTGTGTATGGTGAAACACACCCATCCATCTTTTCCTGAACGGAAGAATACCGCATCTCTCATAAAATTCTCCTTCCCATCCAAACGTTTTATCCAAATAAGGATCAAAAATAACACCATCCGGATTCGTATAATCATTCAAAACACCAACAACATATTGCCATCCACTTCGGTGTAACCCCTTTAGAATATTTGGGTCAAAATATTTAAAATTGTATATTCTTTGATCCATAGGTATTTTTGAATCCCAATTATCAAATGGTTTTGTTACCCCACCGAGAATCCACTTGATTGATTCTTTCAATGAAAAGTCTTCTTTTGCTAAATTTTGTCTCAGTCCCCATGTAAAAACGTCATCTGTTTTTCTTGTTATAGCGAATGTGATAGCTTTTGATACAAAATCCAAATCATCACTATTCATTTGTGAAAAATTTGTATTATCACCAATATATTTATGTATAGAATGTAATGTGTGTCTATACAATTTTGATCCATAACGAGGTTTATAGAACATAAGATTATTGATTCCATTTTCCATGGCATTCAATTCTTTATCTACATTCTTGTACGATGTGTTTTTCACACTCAGAGAATTGAATCTTCTTAACACAGCCTGAGGATTAAAACTTATAGGTTTTAGAGTATCGTGATCAACGAGCATTTCTACTCCACGGTGTAATAAACCTTCTGCTTCCAACAAATCCTTTACTTTATTTGTGGAATACAATGATACAAACGGGACTCCTGTCATTAAACATAACACATGTGCGTGAAATCTTGTACACACTGCAGCATGCAAATTTGAAAATACGTTCAACACATTTTCTGGTTTTATTTCCTGTGTTTCTATTGTCACATTATTGTACAATACATGCTTGTATATTTCTTTATTTATTCTATTGTCATCTTCTTTGAGACTATTGCTTGTATTCATAGCGTATAAAATCACATGATAAGCCTTGTTACCACAGCCTTTTCCGCTGATACACGCAATTCCATTAACTATATCAGCCAATTTTTGAATCAAAGGGCTGTCAAGAGAACATATAGAACTCGCAAAGAAAATCCCAACACGGTTTGACGTTTTCTTTTGTGGAATTGGTTTCATAAGTCTGACAAGGTCAGGACAATAAAATGATCGTCCGGGCATTATTTCTTGTAATTTAGGATATATGGATTTTGTTCTTGTGACGATTACATCAAAAACGTCTAAATATTCTGAAGTTATAAGTTGTGGATAAGGAAATCCCACGCCTATAGCATATATGGGGCATCTCAACCCTTCCACAAGTTTGCTTATTTTTTCCATAAAATAATTGTTGATGATGTCACCACCTCCGACAATCACGATGTCTGTATCAGACGAAATTCTTTTTACGTCATCAGGATTTATATACAAAATTTTAGCATGTGGATATCGTGCTTCGAAAAATTTATCAAACATGTGTTGAAATAGGTCATCTCCAAGATTTTTACGATTGTAATAACCAAGTATGACTATATTCATTTATTGTTGTAAAAATGATAAATTTTCTAATATTTTTATTTTTGACAAATGTCACGATATATTACAATTCTCGGAAGAGGATCGAGAAAGGATTCTCTAATTAACTATTTAGATAAAAACATGTGGAAACGAAATGGCGTGTGGTATGAAAATCCAACTTTAGGACTACGACTCTCTGAAAAAATCTCACATGAAACACAATTGGGTATGGTCTTTTTTGATATGCCCACAGATTGCGAAAAACATGTAAGAGAACTTAAATCGCTAAATATTCCATGGGTTCGCGTGTGGCCTGATCACATTACTAAACACTCTGATTTTAGTGGTCGTGTAAGGAAAAACATATATTTACCACATGATCCTGATTGGCCAAGTGTCTTGACGCAAGTTAAATAGATTCATCTTTATAAGATGAATCTCGAAGAAGTATACTTGAATCAATCTCCGAATGAAAAGGGATGGTATTTAATTATTAACGACAGTGATAAAATCATTCCTATTAATGTGTATGAAACTACAGAAGAACATCTTGTTGTTACTACGTTGGATGGTGTAGATTGTGTTATAAACAAGAAAAATTGGAAGATGTATCAAATAAACAACGACAAAATGACATACATGTATTCGTTGCTTCAAATCAAACCGTTAAAAGAATGTATTGCGTCAAATGTTGTTGTGGATATGGCACACCGTATGGAACTTACAGGAAAAGATATAGCCTTGGAGGTGGATGGTATTATTACACCATACAAAGTCATTTCATGTTTTCATCATATACATAGTTGGACAATTTTCAACGTTGAGGGAATAGAAAATAGAACACAAAAACAAATTATGGTCACTGGAAGGGATAATATAAAAATATCAGAAAAAGGTGAATGGAAAGAATGCAAAATTAAAAAATAATTGATTTCAAATACAAAATATGAAATACCTATCATATATGGATTATAAGGAATTAAAGAAAGCGTGTAAATATGGCGATATTCATGAAGTTAAACGCCTAATTAAATTGGGGTGTGACCCGAAGACCGAAGACAATTGGGCCATGTGTTTAGCGTCAGGAAATGGTCATTTAGAAATAGTTAAATATCTTGTGAGTATTGGGGTTGATCCAACATCAAACGATAATCGGGCTATTCAATGGGCATCTCAATATGGTTGTTTAGAGGTAGTTAAATATTTAGTTGAACAAGGATGTGATCCGACATCAAGAGATAATTTGGCCATTCGTTGGGCATCTGGATTCGGTCAATTAGAAGTAGTTAAATATTTATTTAGTGTGGGGTGTGATCCTAAAGCAAGTAATAATCATGCTATTCGATGTGCGTCTCATAATGGCTATTTAGAAGTAGTTAAATATCTTGTGAGTGTGGGGTGTGATCAACGGGTGCTTGATGATAGACCTATTCAATATGCATCTCAAAATGGATATTTAGAATTAGTTAAATATCTTGTTAGTGTTGGGTGTGATCCACATGCAGAAGATAATAGGGCAATTATTTATGCTTATCATAATGGTCATTTAGATGTAGTTAAATATCTATTACAATATGGGTGTGATCATAAAATGGTTGACGATAATAAAATAAAATACGGTGTATTACAAGATGTCAAAATCCGACTATTAACCTTTATGCATGGTTTATTCGTGTGTCGTGATCACGACACACTCAATCGATTTTGTGACGTGCCTAAAGGCACGTCACACAAATTATCATCATATAATTATACCAAAATGAAAATATTGAAAATGATGTTTCCTGGTTTCACACAACATCAAATTATTCGTGTCTTACCAAATGGAAAGACAAATTGATTTTCATATTTCAAATATGAAAAGTTTATCAAATGGATTACGTCAGTCTTGTTAATCTGTGGTGTCAAAAGAACAAAAAGCAACTTCCAAATTATGTATTTAAGAAGGATGGAGATTTATGGGAATCGATGTTGATTTCACCATGGGTTGAGGAATATATGTCTGAAAATTTTGTTCAAAGTGGAAAATTTAAAAATCAAAAACTTGCAAAGCAGAATGCTGCAGAAATTCTTTATTCCGTGATCAGAAAAGCGGATTCTTTGCATATATCCCCTGACGAAATTACAATTCTCTTGATTGATGGCGATCAACGTGGTGATGTCATTAATTGGTTGTTGTCAGAAAACATCACATGGGACGATAAATTACATATAAACGTTTATGCATCTCCGCTCTCTTCCGTCAAAGAAACTAACCAATTTCGTGTAAAATTCGCAAAATCGTCAAACAAAGACTCGGCAGACGCATTGATGCTAATGGATATCGGTAAAATGTTATTTCTCCATCAACGAATTCAACGAAAAGTCATTATCGTTTCAACAGATCACATTCTCGAACAGGCTGCAAAGGATAACGATCTTTTACACGCTAAGGATCTGGACTCTCTGAAGTCACTTCTTACATCATGAATAATCTTCACGAAGACTCATCATGAATAATCTTCATGTCGTCGCCATGAATAAATTCCGGCCCTCTTTTTCCTGACGTTTTCCACGCACTCGTAAATAACCAAAACGGATTCCATTTTGTCAAAAATGCAACTATCAAAGCATAATATCCCGCTCTTTCCCATTTTAGGATGTCAATCATAATATCATCAGCCTCGTGACGTGTACAAGGTTTGTCTCCGATTTTGTGTGTGGAATATAAATAATCATGAAATAACCATCCATGACCAAAATCAGGACCTCCTGACGAACCATCACACAAAAACCCTTTTGGTATTTTTATCTGTATATCATGAGTTGTCCATATATATTCTCCTTCGGTAACCCATTTATATCTTGTATTACTTGTTATCAAGGCCAAATCATATTCTGTAAGCCTTCTTAATGATGATGCTATTAACTGCACATCGCCTGATGTACTCAATCCGTTCGAGTTTGTATGCGAACTTAAATTGATAGACATTTTATAATCACATATAAAATGTATGCTGTTATTTCTCATAGTGGTCATGAATTAATGACCGTAAAAGGTAACGACATTCCTCATCTAAACGAATTTGACGTAAAGTTATACCAAAAGGAAAAATATCCATGGATAGCAAACATCGAAAAGGAAACAATAAATAATAATTATTTTAGAAAAGTTGTGAGTACCGGCCCCAATCTTCAAGTTGTCTATATGTCCATCGATACGGAGATAGGGGAAGAAATACATGATGATACAGATCAATTCATACGTGTTGAAAGTGGAGAGGGGAAAGCTATAATTGATGATGTGGAATATGATATAACCGATGGGTGGGCATTTCACATTCATCAAGGAACCAAACATAATGTCATAAACACAGGTGAAGAACCTTTAAAATTGTATACTATATACTCTCCTCCTCACCATGAAAAAGGGTTGGTGGAAAAATAGAATGAGTAAGTCCTGAATGGCGACTTACATAATACATTATTGCTCAATATAATGTATAAATGAAGGCTGATATTTGCTTATGTTTGATCGTTAAGAACGAAAGTCATATCATTCATCAAACGTTTGATGGGATTTTTAGATGTGTGGATGATGGCGGTGTTAAATTAACCTATTGGGTCATATGTGATACGGGGTCTACCGATGGAACACAACAATTAATCCTCGATTATTTCAAAGAAAAGGGTATACCAGGAGAATTATTACAACATGAATGGGTTGATTTCGGTCACAATCGCACATTAGCGTTTCAAGCATGTGAAAACGGAAATGCTAAAAAATATGCCACATATATGTGGGTTATTGATGCCGACGATGTTCCAAGAGGTAAATTTGTCATTCCAAGTAAATTGTTCAAAGACAAATACAATCTCAAATATCGTTCGGGAACTATGGCTTATGTGCGTCCACAACTTTTCAAGATAGGGTTGGGATGGGAATATCTTGGCGCACTTCACGAATTTGCCGAACCTACATTAAAAGACAACCCTACCGTAGAAGAAATTGATGGTGATTATTACATTGATTCCCGTCGTCTTGGCGATCGTTCTTTGAATCCTTTAAAGTATTACAAGGATGGATTGATTCTTGTTAAAGAACACTATAAAGCAATTAATCGTGTACATGAATTAAGTGGTGTAGACAAACTGAACGAACTTTATAAACGCTATGCTGAAATCAGTGGTGAAAAAATATTAGATGATTTGAAAAAACGTTTGGATGAAGTAGACGGTACACGAAAATTAAAACAACTTGAAAATCTTCTCATTAGTGCTGATACAGACACGCTTATTTCAAATTGTAATGATCAAATCAAATCCATTCGAGAAAGAATCTCCAAACATGAAGAATTTGTGAAAAGTCAAGAAAAAAGATTAGAATCTTTAAAATCGCAAATGGAAGAAATAAATGGAAAGGCAGAGTTAAAAAAACTTATCTCTGAATACGTGGAAATGAAAAAGAATGGAAACCGTGTAGATGTCATTCAGAAAAAAATAGACAAACAAAAAGAGATTGTCAAATCACACGAAGACAGAATTAAAGAAATCAAGAGAAAAATGGATATCCCTTCACCAAAACAAAAATCTTTAATTTCCTTGTACAACAAACTCGCACGACCCGATTTGTTAAACGAGATTGAGAAATGTGAAGGAAAAGATAAAAGTAAAATGTTGTCGTTGGAATTGGAAAAAGCATTGTCTACATTAAAATATCATGAAAACAATCGTGGTATGTACAATTTAAACGAAATTAGAAAAGACTTGGAAGATCACAAAAAATATATGGAAAGCAAAGAGAGAGAAGATACGGTCAAACATTATGAAAAGTTGATACAAGAACACATAGAGGAATATAAAAATGCAAACACAGAAAACATTTTGACAGAGATCAAAAATTTAAAAACGATCATCAAATCTCCAATGAATAAGAGACAACTTAGAAACTCAAGATATCTCGCAAATAGATGTGCGTTTTACGCTGGACAAAGTTTCAGAGATTATGGTGATACAGAATATTCACGTATATGGTATAAGAAAAGAGGTGAGAATCCTTTAAGAGTTAATGACGAGGAGGCCTATCAGGCACTTATGGAAGTGGCAATTATAGATATGAACGATGGAGCGTCAGCAGAAAAAGTTGAGGAAATGTTTATGCGCTCTTTTGAAATGTATCCTTTTGTGGCGGAACCGTTTTACAAGATGGCTGTACATTTCAATCTCAAGGAGGATTATGAACGCGCATATAAATGGGGAAAGAAGGCTTGGGAAATTCCTTTTCCCGTAAAAGCACAATTATTTGTACAAAAAGATATATATGAATATCGTGCAGCAAAGGAATATGGGTATGCTGCAAACAAGTTGGGAAAATACGACGAGTCTTATGATGCGATAGAGACTTCTTTAGTTGACAGAAATGTTCCTGTAAACGAAATTAGATATTTGGAAAACATAAGGAATATGAATCATCAGGGAAATAAATTGGTGGATATGTGTTGTGAATATCGTGAGGATATTGTAAGAACGATATCGCCTAAAAAATCTAAAAATGTTACATTTGTGATGTCATATCAAGATGAAAAGTCTTTGAAATGTTTAAATTCGTTTTTGAAATGCTGTAAGGATGTACAGCAAATAGATCGTTGGGTTTTGTATGGTAATGTGGATAACCCTGATCTTGGAAAATATCCTTTTGTCGAGTATGTAAAGGTGAGAGATGATGGTGTAGATGTGTTGTCGTTGTCAAAGACTGAATATACTATTTATATGGATGGTATATGGACATTTGTATATGGAACAGAATATATATTACCACATATTCAATACATGAGAGAACACTCTGAAGTTAAACAGATAAAACTATTGTTTCAAAGTGGAGAAGACAATGGCGATGGATATAACAAATCTAAAATTTCTTTAGATGTTCCTTCAATTATGCAGATGGAAGGTATTGATGAAGATAGTCTTTCTTTATCGCGACGAATGTTCTCGTGTGTTAAAAATAATTAATGTATAATAAATGGATAATAGAGAATTTATTCAAGTATTGGCGGATTTAAAATTTATCTCAAGTGTGAAAAATGGTGATGTTATGTATATAGCAGATAGAGTTGTCGTACCCAGATCAATTTTCACAACATTATATAGAAAGTATATGTGCGAAAATGAAAACGGTAAAAACACGGCGGAATTCTACGCGTCTACATTGAATAGAGCGTACGGATTAATAAATAAATATAAAAAAATGGAAGGATCCAACAAATTTGTTGATCATTTAATATCGCAGATAAAAGAAGTAAGGGTTGCTGTGGATGAAAACAAAAAGACATATAAAAAGTATCCTTACATAGATGCGTGTTTTGATGCGATAAAGATAGATATAGATAGGGCTTTAGAATTGTATAGTGTGTAGAAGGAGATTCATATTTGTAATATGAAAAATATTTTGACGATTAAGGGATGGAGTGTGAAAATTGTAAAATACTTCAGAAGAAATACGAACTTTCTTTGGATCTGAACGACAATCTTTATTATTGGGATTGGGATCCTAACAATCCAAAGGATTTAGTAATAAGTTCTGCATTTAAAAATTTTCTTGATTTTACTGGCGAGGAAATGAAAGACAGTTTTAAATCGCTTAGATCAAGATTTCACATAGAGGATGTGAAAGAGGCGGATAGATTAACAAAAGAATACTTACAAGGAAACATTGATCGTTATGAACAGATTGTGAGATATTACAAGCGTGACGGATCAATGGTTTATTTGATATGTAAAGGAAAGTTAATAAAAGATGGAGACAAGATACTTAGAATGATAGGTGTGAACACGGACATCACTGAATTAAAGGTATCAGGAAAATTCGATTTGATGTCGGAAAAATTTAAAACATTCTTAGATTTGACGGCTGATGGTTTTTGGGAATGGGATTTGTTACACCCTGAATATCAATATTACAGTCCTCGTTTCAAAAAAATGCTTGGATATGAAGACGATGAATTGGAAAACACTCCGGATACATGGCGTTCAATGATACATCCTGACGATCTTAAAATAACATTAGACAATTTTGCCAAACATAGAGATAATCCTAATTATATTTTTTATCAAAAAGTTAGATATACTCACAAATTAGGACACGAAGTAAATATAATTTGCAGAGGAACCATTATTAGGAATGAACATGATATTCCTGTCAGTATGATCGGTAGTCATACAGATATCACAGATATGACAAAGAATGAACGGGAATTAGAAAAACAAATTAATAAAGCCTTGGAATCTTCAAGGTCTACAAAATTATTTTTGGCAAATATGAGTCACGAAATTAGAACTCCTATGAACAGTATTGTCGTTCTTTCCGATCTTATGTTGAGGGATAAAAGATTGTCAGTAAAACATGTAGATTATTTAAATTGT